GTGACTTCTTGTCTAGATAGGAAAATTTTATTTTTCCATCAAGAAAAGATATTCTTTATACTTTTCATTTGAGTTAATCCATTCATTTGTCCATTTCATATTAGCCATTACATTTTTCTTGTAATCAATCTCTGTCATCCGAATAAGTTTCCCGTTCGATGCAATTATATCTAGTAATTCCTGTTTTGTTGCTCGTCCACCGGAACTATACGATAATAACAAATAATGAGCTTTTGTTTGTTTAATTAACTCCCCTAGAGCTTTCATTGCTATGAAATGTCCATCGGTATCCTTCTTATATTCTTCAAAAACAGATGGATTAACAGTATCTTTTGTATCTTCCCGCCTATTTACCTTTCCAAATAATTTTGGTTTATCATTTAAAATAACCGTTGTCCAAATATGGTAATATGAATTATAACGAACCCTACTGGAAGGCATTTTCTCATTATTAGAACCATAAGGTGGATCAAAATATGCTAAATCAAAGGTATTGTTTTGTATAGTATTGAATATGTTATCACGTATAACAGTGTTTGTAGATGTTAATTTAAACCTTTTAGGTAACTTTATTTCCATCGTATTGAACGAACGTGGCGACCATTTCGAAAGATATGATACATAATGTCCCAAAGTGCTATCTACTTCATCCAGTGCATAAATTAAACTGGTTAAAATAACACTTTTATCAATATTATCCAGATTTAGTTCTTCAATTTTATCTCGTATTGCATCTAATTTTCTGGTATTGTGGATTTGAAATGGCTTTTTTGAATCAGAAATAGTTCCACCATATTTTTCAGTAAACCAACCATCATATCCTTTCAAATTATTCAGTTCGTCTATTATTTCTTGATAATAATTATCTGGTTTTGAAGATTTTAAGTAACAGTTTGCGAACACCTCGGACCAAACTGCAATATCGTTTGCAGTCGTATTATAACCTAATTGAGCAAATGTTTGAGCAACACGAGTAGTTCCGGTAAACCCATCTAAAACAGTCTTTATGTGGTGTAATTCAGAAATAAGCTGTATTATAAAAGGGATGATTTTTAACTTTGATCCAGCATACTTTATACCTTCTGTTTGAGGTATAAATTTTGATTGATTAGTAACTAAATCAAGCTGTTTATACGCCATCTAATTCTTTTAGCCTTTTTATCTTTTTAAATACATTAAAATGTAATTAGAAAATAATTTAACAAGTGTTTTATTAAAGCCAGTTTTAACTAAACAAAAGAAAAAGCCACCTTATTTAAAAGGTGGCTTCTAAGAAATTCTTTGGAATTTACTTTCCTTTTCTTTCGAATTCCTTTAAAGTGTCAGAATATAATTCTCCATATTCATTACCTTTTGGACGAATCATTCTTTTAAGAGTTTTGATATTGGTATCCGACAACTGCTCCTCAACGAATTTCCAGATTGCTTCACCTGGAGTTAATGCACGTTCATAATCAAAATCATAATCTGTTACGTAAAAGGCTCCTTTTCCGCTTTTACCGTCATGAATTATATCATAAACTTTGTAAGGAGAATAAGCAAATGTTTTAATCGAATCCTTTGAATCGGCTCTTGAAGGTTTGGTTGAGGATTCAACGTCGCCTTCATATTTTTCTGCAAATTCATCCAATTCTGTGAACAGAATTTTTCCAAACTTTCCGTTACCTTTTTTGAAGTTTTTGAAGAAATTCATAAAACCTTCGAGGTCTTTATCGTCGCCTTCCTCAACTTCGGTTATGAAAAATTCAACAATATCCTCAACAACATCGTTTGGAGAATCCTGAATTGTTAGGATTTCAAACATTCTTGGATTTTTGGTGAATTTTGCAAAGTAACCATCTTCATTCTTCAGAAGAAGAAGTTTGCCGAATTTTTTGCTTTCGCCAAGTTCTTCAACTGTTTGGTCCTTGGCGGCGGTAAGACCAACTCTTGATAAAACGTTAACTTTCATTTTAATTACTCTCCAAAAATATATAATATAAGAAAAATTAAGCTAGCAACTTATAAAAGCTTTGTTTGAAAATTAAGCAAACTAAAAGCCACCTTATTCAAAAGGTGGCTTCTTGTTTAGCTTGGAAACTCTTTACATATATTTTTCAAGGTATTTTTGAATTTTCTTCAGAGATTCAAGATGCCAACCAGCTCGTTTTTCAGCTGCACCTTCTAAATTCTTCACACCAAGTTTTCTAAAAAATTCTTCCGGACTTTCATACATAAAAAGAGGTGAATTTAGATAATGCTCTGTAACTTTTCTCATCAAATCAACCTGAACTTTTTTATCAAGCAATTTGTTGAAAAACGGTGCAACACATAAAAGACATTTTGAAAAATTATCTTTGAAAGCTTTTGACCGAACACATTCACCAAAGATTGAATGTTTCAACCAATCATCTGCATATAGACTGTTATCATGATCAACAGATTGTTTTAGATAATCAATAGCCATATCAACAGCTTTTTTGGTTCTGGTATCCAAAGAGTTATAAAGCTCCAAGCGTTCTTTTTCGGAAACCTCAGGAAGACCACCGGATGCTGGTGTTTTAACTTTTGGTAAGTCTTTAGATAACAGTTTCTCAATGACTTTCTTTGGATCGCAAGGTTTATTCATATCTTCGAACGTATACCACTTTCCGTCATAAGATTCCATAAAGAATTCCACGGATTTACCGGAATCGGTTGTGTAACGAACAACAGGAACATCTGCATGATCAACTTCGTTTGAGCTTACTTCAATTGTGCCATTGTTGACCAATTTCATGAGTTTCTTGACAAAGGCATTAGCTTCGGCAGGATAATCACTACCCTTTATCTGCTTGACTTGAACGGCTGAAACAATTTTCAACCTTGATAAAACATTTACTTTCATTTCTAATTACTCCAAAAAAAACATATAAGAAAATTAAGCTGCGGTTTTATTCTTTTTGTAAATCTTCAGCCAATTTTTCCCAATCTTTACGAACACTTTCCAAACAATCAAGAAATGCTTTACCTTCTGTGTCAATGGCGTGAGAATAAGCAGCAAAAGCATCTGCATATTTCTTCAATTTTTTGATATTTTCAGAATACGGTTCATTCATAAAGCGGAGTTCAAAACCTTCTGTATCTTTTTCAATACCAAAATCAATATAAGCACCACCTTTAAACCGGAAACCAAAGTAACCGTGATCCAAAAATTTACCATTAAAAGGAACTGAAAAATCAGCAGGTTTCCAATTATTGAAAGTGGAACCTTTCATGATTTTATCGGCATCTTTTGAAAATCTTTCATTTAAAATATCAATGAATTTCTTACGATTTTTATTGAACAAATCCATCTCTTCAATAGAAAACCTCAAGGCGGCTTCAATTCTTTTGATTCTATTTAAAACATTAACTTTCATTTTAAAATACTCCTCATAAAAGCTTTGTTTGAAAATTAAAGGTCTTTCATTTTATATAGGATTTTTGTTTGCTCGCAAAAATCGTATTGTTTCTTTTCACACAATTCTTGAACAACAGATTGTTTTGCTTTGCTTGAACAAAAGGTTTCATCTCCAATCATTCCAACAATACATCCGGCAAGAAAGATACCAATGAGTGTAACAATTGCAAGGAAATTGCCAGACTTTTCTAAGGCAATCTTTTTAGCCTCCAATTTTGTTACTTCGTTTAAAAAGGTTTTCATTTTCCATCCCCTAAAATTCAAGCACCAGTAAAGGTTCACCTTTCCTTTTAAAAGTCCCAACCAATCTTCGGATTTGCGTAGTAATCACGTTCATAAAATGCGCATACGCTGCCATCGTTGTAGATTCCAACTTCATATTCAACGGCATTGTCGACAAAATCTTTTTTGCTTTCCGGTTTGTAGGAACATTTAACCAGAAATTTTGCAATACGACTACCGGAAGTTCCATCCGGAATGAGTTCGAATTTTTCTACTTTCAAACCTTTGTATTTTCTTTCCAAGTAACTACCGGTTTTCTTGATTGCTTTCAAAAACAGGTTTTTCATTTTCATATCTCCTTTTCCTTTTAAAAAATCTTGTCTTTCAAATTATCAAGTTTTCCGTCTTCGAAAAGCACGACACGACCGCCAACAATGCGGAATTTAGAAAAATTCCCTTCATTTACAAAAATGAAACCGTGAATGTTCGAATTTTCAATTCTGCGTACTGAATTAACCACGCGAAGCAGGAAATCGTCGAAAGACTCTCCGTCTTGTTGAGGTTTGACAGAATAAATTGGCACTTCTACATAACCATAACAGAAGCTATTTAATTCGTTTATTAAAGCGGTGTATAATTTCATCTTCTTTTTCCTTTTTCCATTTTATACTTTAGTATAATATGGATTCTCAGGAAAATCAAGAGAAATTTTCATATTTTTGAAAATTTTTAATCATCTTTTTTCCATAAAATTTCATCAAGAATTTCTTGATATCCCCACAATCTTCCAGAGATATAAGGGAGTTTTAAGTAAATTGCTGCAAACATTCTATGATTTCCGTCTTTGATAATCAAATCATCACCATTGAATTCAAAATCAATTTCACGAATTTCATCAGGGTGGTGAATAAAATAAGCAATTCTTGATTTATCGTAATCTTCTTTTCGTAGAGATTCTTCAAGAAAATCGTCATCTTTCACAAGATTCCAATCAGTTAAGAACAAATCTTTTGTTGAAAAATTTGATATGGTTTCAGGCTCTACATATCTCAAATTTTGTGTAATTTTTTGAACATCAAAAAGCTGAAGATTATCCTCAAGATAATCCTTTTTGATTTTAATCACTTTTTGAGGAACATTTTGTTTGTAATCCTGAATTAAGCGAAAAACATTTCTTACTTGTTCTGCAGGATCTTGATCTATTACTGAACAAATATTTTCAATACAATCAATCAAAAACTCTTGTTCTAAAGACACTAACAACCTCTTTATCCATTTTTGAGCCAACTTTGGTTTATATTATTTGTATTTTGTTTTCTTTGTTTTCTTTGTCTTTATCAAAGAATTCCTTCAATGTTTCAGCTATCTCTTCCACTTTACGATATTCCAGTTCGTCTATAGCATATCCTTTATCCCAACTATAGACTGTACCAATTATTTCGTATATTTTACCTAGAGCTAAACGTGCCCTAGAACTGTCCTTATCGAGTTTCTCAATAACGATATCTCGTAGATACTTCATAATCATTGCTCCTTGTTCTAAACCAATAACAACCCTCAATTATCCACTTTTTGAGCCAACGTGGACAAACTTTGGTAAAGTTTGGAACCTTTGTCGATATTTGTTTTATCAAGAAATTCTTGACAGGAAGTTTTCTTGTTTTTCTTCCAATCCTTGATTAACTTTTCCTTGTAGGAATCATTGAAGCTGGTCCATAAAGTCCCATCTTCGTCGTCTTGAATTTCATATTCGTATCCCATTTTCCAACCCTTTTTTCTATTCTATACTTTATTATAACAAGAAAGAGAAGGAAAATCAAGAAAAAAGTTAAAGAAAATCCGGTCTATTTCTAAACCGGATTATTTCTTTTCAAAAATTTTGAATGGTTAGCACCAACGAATTTCAAACAACGTATCTGCTTCAACCTGTTCAGTATTTGTAATGGTAACTGTTACCCCATCCTCTGCAAGACTGATATTTTCTGTTGGAACAAGCAACTTTCCATAAATATAAACAAACAGGTTGCTCAATGATCTGCATGGTGAGGTTAATGTGAAAGAAAAACTTGTTGCTGCGGATTGTAATGTATATGTTGCACTATGCCATTCCGGAGAACTTGAAAGCAAAAGCGTGAATTTTGTCGGGTCAAAGGTTGATGTAGTTGTATGGGCGGTGGTTGTAAGATATAACTGATTGTTATATAAAACCAAGTCATTTACGAGCAAGGAAATATCGGAAGCATAAACATAGGTGGTTAAACCTTTTTGCTGAATTATATTTCCATTTATCGTAATACCGTTTCCAGCCGTTAGGATATCCTGTTTGGAATCAACCGCCTGTTTAACTACTTTTTGTGATGGGACAAAATATTCATTATCATCTGATAAGCTTGTTGCTAGTCCTAAAAATTTCTGTGGCATTTTTTCACTTCCTTGTAATTGGAAATTCCTTGTTGAAAATTAAGTTATGTTTGTTTAATTCCGAAAGTTTTTAATTTTTAACAAAGTTCTTGAAACCGGAAGATTAAAAAATGGCCGAATATTCAATAAAACAGAAAATCATCGAAAACCTGGTTAGTGATTTAGCAAGTAAGGCGGTTGATTCAGCGGTTGTCCATAATACCGGAAATGAAACAATTGATGGTGTTAAAACATTTTCATCTTCACCAATCCTTCCGGTCCTTGAAACAACGGATAACTCCGACAAGGCCGCAAGCACGAGTTTCGTTAATGCAGTAATTACTGAAAAGGTATTCACAAATAACCTTGCTCAAGGCTCTTGGAACCTTGGAAATTCTTATACAGGGATTGGATTGGATTGTCCTAATAATAATGCTTGGACGGTTACGGCACCAAAATCAGGTGTTGGATTTCTTCTTATAAATATGGAATTAAATGAGGCTACTGAAGGCCAGTATGAGTTGCAATTTACAGGAACAAGCGGATCAAGAAACCGCTTCATTGCAACACATCCTGATGTTAATATGTTCTTGGTTGCTATTGATACATTCGTTAAGGATCAAGAATATTCTATTCGTTTCTCAGCAACGGAAGGCTCAAATTGCCAATTTCCAAACGACCAAACCGTTTGCTGGTGCAAGCTTTTCATTTTTGGTTAAAAATTTTGAAGAAAAGAAAAACCCCAGTTAAAAATAACTGGGGTTTCAATTTTGTTTGGTTAAATGTCTTACATAACATTAACTGTTGGGAAAACCGTTCATCATAAGGATGTAAGGTTGGTCCATAAACATACAAACATTGACCAGCTTCACCGGTTCCCATTTTGAAGTTTTCAGAAGTCAACTTAACACCACGCAATGTTACGTTGGTCAGGTTGATTGTCATATCCTTGAACATTGCACGTTCCTCGAAACCTTCCTGAGTCTTTGGTTCATTGTAATCCTGACAAAGAATGAAGCCTTCATATTCATCACCGGTTTCACATTTATCAATAATGCAATTTACCATATTGATTGTGATATTCTTGGCAAGACTTTCATTGGATAAAGCAAGAACCTGTTCATCGGAATCGTAGAAATGACAATTGATGATATTTACAACAGCATCGTCAGCAAACTTGGCAGCCCAAATGTTGACGTGGTCAGCAAATTCTTTGAATTCGCAATTTTCAATCGTCAAAACTTTGATTGGCTGATCACATTGTTGACCGGTCATAATTGTATTGTATGTTCTTCCGGTGAATGTCATATTCCGGAATGTAATATACTGGGCATTTTTGATCATAACCACATTTGTATTGCTTGCGGTATCACAAGCCACGGTGGAATCTTTCAAAGCTGCTTCATTAGAAACATCCAACAAAATTGATTGTTTGGAATTTGCTGTAATTTCAGCATTCTTGATTTCAACTGACTTGGCGGTAACCGTCAAGGCCTTATCAAAATTTGATTGAACAATAACGTCCTTGGCTGGGTCATTGATTGTCGTAGGTTCACCAGATGTTGGTGCAACAACCTCAGGATTTGTTTTAGCCAATTCCGAAACACGATCTTCCAAAAATCTCAATTCATTAACCAAGGATTGAACGCTGCGTTCGGAAGCTTTCAAAGAACTTTCAAATTCAGCATCGGCATTTTGACGAGCTTCAGCTTCTTCATTCAAAGCTTCAACACTTGCTTTTGCTTCCAATTTCTGGTCAACCTCAGCATTGATATCGCCTTCGATTTCATCCTTCAAGCCGGCTGTTGCTTCTGCAACCTTTTCATCAATTTTTTCATCAAGCTTTTCATCAATATCAACATTGCAATCACATTTCTTAACCAAAGAAATGTCCAAGGATGATGTGACGGAAACCAACTGCGTTCCTTTATAGGTTTCAAAACCATTAGCGGAAATTTCAACCGCAACCGGACTTCCTTTGAGAACAGTAATGCTGGCTTGCTTTTCACCATTCAATTTAATTGTCGCATTTGTCGTGTTGCGAACATTCACGTTTAAAGTTACATATTCAGTCATTTTCGAACACTTCCTTATTTATAACCACAATTTTTAAGAATAGCCTGAAGCTCTTTACCTGTTCTGTCGACAAACTTTTCAACTTCCTTCCGGAGCTTCTCAAAATCCCCACCTTCATGTTCATGAACATAACCACCATTATAGTCTGCATAAAGAGTGATTTTATTTTCAGGAACATTGTGATGAATATGAAATCCGGTTCCACCGTCATCATTTACATAATAAAAATGATGATGATTACCGGTTGTTATTTTTTCAGATAAACGAGCTTCAACCTTTGAGCTGGATTCGACCTTAACCGGGGTTGCTTTTTCAAGAACCGAAGCAAGATCCTTTTCCGTTAAACCAGCTTACTCAACCAAAAGTGGTAAGAAATAAACCAACATATTCATATATTTGTTATAACCACCCCATTTATAGAGGAGTTTGCATTGAGCGGCATTTTCAGCATAACGATTAGCCAAACCAAGCATTTTGAACTCAGGATCACCAATTTCATATTCCTGACCGTTTTCACGTCCTAATTCTTTGTTGATAAGATTTAAGACGGCTGCAAAATGCTCCGGTTGCTGCATAGCAGAATAGGCGTTAATCCAACTATCGTAACCGGCTGTCACGACATTTACATATTTGCTATCTTTAAAACCTGCTTGAACAGGAAGAGCATCACAAAATGCTTTTTTAATAACCAAAGCCTGATCTTCAACCGGGGCAACAGGATTTTCCGTAATCAAATTTCCCATTTTGCTCGCAATTGAGTCTTGAATCAACTTCTCGACCATATCACGAACACCGGTAGAATCCAAGAGCTTCATATATTCATCATAAGTTAAAATTAACTTCATTTTAGAGATCCTTATTGATAATAATGAATTTACCCCGATCCGACATCGGAAGTTTCAAACTTCGTAAAACCTTGAGAATGTTATAATCAGGAAGATTTGGTTTCATTCTCAAAATAATACAATCGTTTTTAATCAAGGAAGAATCCAGATAGGAACTAAGAATTTGCGAAAGAATACTTCCAACATCTTTCAAGAAAAGATCATCAGCAATGGTAACACTTAAACTACCATTTTCATTCAACTTTGACTTTTCAACAAGTTTGGAAATTACAGATAAATCATAACATTCCATAGTCAAATCTTCCTGTGATTATAACTCTCTTCCTAAAATTAAAAAAGTGGCTTGAAAAACAAACCACCTTTTCCTAACAAAATTTCAAGAAGATTAACCTTCGAGGTATGAGCAACTCCGGTCGATATAAAACTTACCTTGAGTAATTCTTGTTTTAACACCATTCGGGTCTTCCAAAACAATATCATATTTCCAGGTACCTGTTGCATAACCTGTTTTCAAATATGAAGCATCAAGCTGGCAAAGAATTGAACCATCATAACCAAGGGTAATTCTGCCATCATAATCAGATCCTGTTCCTAACCGTGCCAAAACGACGTGACCATCTTTGCGGTCCCTGATTTCCATAAGGGCGGTATAGTTGGATAAATCAATTGATAAACCATTCTTTTTCTGCCAAAGAATTTTGAAATAAAGACTTTCATTAGACTTGGCATAAATGTTGATAACGGAACGGGCTCCGGTTGGGAACTCTTCCTGATCTTGAATTTGTGTTTGGTTATCAATCAATAAATCTGACATTTATTTCACCTTCTTAGCAAAGTGATCTTTCAACCTCATCAAACGTTTTACAAGAAGATCATTACCTTCTTCCTGAGCTTTCTTGATTTTCTCATCAATTGAAGCTGGATCAAACGCTTTGATTTTCAAACGGGATAGGACGTTAACTTTCATTAAATACGACCACCATTTGACTTGGAATATCCGGCTTTCTTCAAAACGGCTTCAACTTTTTTACCGGCTTCTTCGTAAATCTTGTTGATTTGCTCAGCAATGTTTTTGAATTCTTTGCGATCATTTTCAAAAAGTTTCAAAAGTTTCTTTCGAGTTTCATCATCAAGATTTTCTTCATATTTCTTTTCATAAAGTGGATCACCATCTTTTGAAAAATAAACATTACCACTTGAATATACACCAAAAGAAATTTGATTGCAAAAAGTTTTTTCTTTGTAATCATAGTCTGCAGCGGTGCCAATGAAATTCATACCACTTCCAATTGCGGGAAATTTAATTTCGCAACTATACTGAGGACCTTCGGAGTATTCACGTTCCATCTTAGAGGTGGTCGCCAGTCTTTTCAAAACATTTACTCTCATTTTTGTTTAACTCCTGAAAAACCTGTAAGAAAATTAAAAACTTTTTCTTTTCACTAAAATTCGTCCCAAACGTTCATCAATTCGAGCTTGATTGACCGTCATTTCTTCCGAAGAAGGAACCCAATTACTTACCTGAATTTCAGGATATCTGGCTAACGCCAATTTACCTTTTTCAAGATTTTTGCTGAAAGTTTCGTTATTCAAACGATAACCACGATTGGTTAATTCCTTATTTATTTCCTTATAACGGTTCAAAAGGTAAGGGATTTTATTGAAGAAAAATTTAACGTGACCTTTTCCTAAACAATAACGGCTTGGAATATCTTCAGGAATTTTCTTGGATTTCAAAACATAACTAAAAACACGAATTGATTCATGATATTCAGCCATCAACTGTTTGTTGGAAATCTTTTCCACCGAAATAATGTTAATTCTGGTCATTTCTTACTCCTTTTTCCATTTTATACTTTTAGTATAATGAGTTTTCTCTTAATAATCAAGAGAAATCTTTACTTCTAATCAACTGGGCTGCTTCAGAATAATCAACCAAGTAGTTTTTGCATAAATGATATTGTTGTTGAAAAACCCATTCCGAACGATTAACTGGCAGGATTTCCTCAACAACCTCAGGAGTCATTTTAACTGTTTTACTCTCTTGATAGATGGTTTCCATAACCAACTTCAAATCATTAACGTTTGAAACCTCTTGATCCTTTTCATAGCTATTACAGAAATTATCAGCCATAACAGGTAACAAAAACAGCAAAGAATTTCCTTCAACATTTTTCATAATATCCATAATCAAGCGGAAGCGTTTGGCTTTCTTCATTTCACCATCCAAATACGGCCAAAATTTCATATGATAACTGGCAACCGTTTGCATAGGTTTCAAAAACTTTTGAGGAATTTTCATTTGATTGATATAATCAGAAGTTAAAATGTTGAAACCAACCTCATCATGATTGTGATGACGTGGAAATTCCTCAGGATTCGTAAAAGGCTTACCAATGTCGTGAAACATTGTTGACCAGTAAATTGATTCTTCCTCATCTGGAGTCAAATTATACTTACCAATGTTTTGGTCAATCCATCTCAAAGCATTTGCAACATGACCACCTGTTTGACCTTCAGGGTGGTATTTGGTATTTTCCGGACAGTTTGTGAACATCAAATCCAAATCTGAATTAAAACGTTGCAAACATTTCATTTTGTGCATCAATTCAAAAAAAGGACCAACCTTATGCTCCTTCATAACCTTTTTGAATTCGGTATAAATTCGTTCCATTGTAACATTTTTCAACTCATTATGACCAACCATTGAAATCAAGGTTGTCAACAAATTGGTTGAAAATTTAAAACCCAAAACGGAAGCAAACCGGATAGCACGAATTATACGTAAAGGATCTTCACTGAAATGATTTGGATCAACCAAATCCAAAGTTTTGTTTTCAATATCTGACAAAGCTCGTTTTGTGAATTCATTTTCAACCAGGTTATGATTTTCATCCATAACCAGAGCATTGATTGTGAAATCTCTGCGTTGCAGATCTTCTTCCAAGGTAATATCCGGAGTAAAAACAAACTGGAAATCCTGGTGTGAATTTCCACTTTTGATTTCCTTACGAGCTAACGCATATTCTTCATTTGTTTCAGGATGTAAAAATACAGGAAATCTTGAACCAACCTGTTTGAAACCTTTTGACAACATTTCTTCAACGGTTGAGCCAACAACTACCCAATCCTTATCGAAAGGGTTGAGTTTCAGAATAAAGTCTCTTACATAACCGCCTACGATGAATTTCTGCATTTTCTTGATTCCTTCTTTTATTATACTTTATTATAACAAGAAAGTTGAGGAAAATCAAGAGAAAAATTCTTCTAAAATGTTATGAATCAAGAACTATTTTTAGAAAAGTAAACTAAACAGAAAAAGAGCTAATCCTGCACCAAAGGTAAAACCAAAGCCAGCTACAAAGGATTTCATGAAAAAGTCAGATAACATTGATTTACACTTTCAATAAATCCTTAGATTTTCCATTCCTCTAACGTCTTAGGATTCTGTTCAAACCAACCCTCAGTTTCAGGATAATCCATTAAATATTTTCTGTATGCTTGAAGAACTTCTTTTTCTTCGTCACTAACTTCATTCCACATAAAAGGACTTTTAGCTCTATCGTCAATATATTTCTTCAAATAATCGTTACGAACATCACGAACTTCTTGCTCCTTTACTTCCTGCGGTTTTTGAGGAGCATAACCTGCTATATACCAACAACCGTCATAACCTTGTTCTACTTCCATTTCAGTCATACCGATTGAACGATAAGATTCTATATTTGTCCCTGTTCCAACAGCTACTTGCTTTGTTTGGTCATTTAGGATTTTAGAATACTTTTTCATTTTAGTTTACTCCTTTGCAGGGATAGAAAATACAAACAGCAGTGGCATTGTTTGTAATAAAAAAGGTATCTCCAATGTCAACGGGAATAAATTCTTGAACAGTGTCGAAAGCTGTTCCATAAGTTCCACTGCTTGATTTACTAAATTCTATTCCGTTAATCTGTATAACTCCATAGCCTGGTGCTGTTGAAGTTTTAAACATAACCCAACCTTTTCTTGTAGCTGTGTGTGTTATTCCTGCACCCATATTAACGCCTGCTGTATAATCCGGCATGCTCCAGCTGACAACAAGCTCTTTATCAGATACCTTTGAGCGGCTTATCTTGTCACTCAACTGACTTAATGCTGCACCTGCGTTAATTAGACTTGCGTCCTGAACTACATCGCCAACATAGAAGTAAAGCTTCAATCCATTAGAAGACGTTTCGATACCTGATTTAGAGGGGTCACTGGTGATACCGATTGTTTTGCCTGAAACAACAGCACCACCTCCCTCACTAGACCCAACTGGCTTACCATAATTATTAACGCCATATGAAACACCGTTTGTCTGATAAGTCAGACCTTGGTTGTTTGTTCCATCCGTCGCCCCTAACGTCATTCCATTCCCGACAACCGCCGAACCACTTGCAAGTCTTGTCTTTAACGGTAATCTAAATGTCTCATCTGAGATATTGATAATATAATCATAATCAATAGAAACGCTCGTTTCACCTGTTTTTATCACCATAGCCTTACGGCCATTCCACCAACGTTGTCCATTGATGTTAATATAACTTTCATTAAGGTCGATTGAGCCAGTGAACGGAATATTTTTATACCTGTTATCTCCGAGATAAGTAGGCTCATTGAAGGATTCAATTGGTGTAGTTGTACTGAAAGAGAAATCTTCCGTCCAAGTTTCAGCATCTGTTGAGATATAAGCTTTGTATGCTTCTCCGGTAAACTCGAACTTTACATAATAATTCGTATCGGCACTCAGAGTTTGTACACCCAAACCTTCACAAATAAATGTATTATAACTTGAACCAATCAAGTAATACATCCATCCTTCCTTAGTAACAGCTATTCTTAAGCCATAGTTCATTCCATTTTGATGGGTTTTGCTTATCAATCCCTGTTCCGAAAAAGTTTGAGGGGTTTTGAACTTTATAACAATCTCCCACGGATTGTTTTCTGAAGAAAATGTTACTGGAAGTAATACGTTATTTGTAGCACTAAATCCACTCAATACACCATTATCATCAACTATTGAACCAACTTTAATAACATTACTTTCAGTAGGATTATTATATTGTTTCAATAGCCAATCATAATAATCAGGATATACAGATTTACTATTCCATTGATCATTGCTTAACAACCAAGAAGCGTTATTTGGGTCAACATCAGAATACATAGACTGCCCAAAAAAGAACGGAGTGTTAATTTTATACTCCCGAATAGCAGGTAAGGTTTCTTCAATACCGGTGGCCACTTGGATGTAATATGGGTACTGGATTGCTTCTTGTTGAACTGGAGTTTTATAAGTACCATATGTTGAGGAACCATAAACAACTGAAGTATTTGCTCCTACTGGAGAAGCAACTTGTCCTCCTGACTCAAAATAAGCAGAATTTACACCAACGTTTGTAACACCAAAACGTTCCCATTAGTTCCGTTTGTTGAAGTACCAAAGGCTTGAACGTGATAATGGTTTGGCAAACTCTCATTCACCAAATTCCCGATTCCAGTCAAATCAAACAAACCCTGAGCATTAACCACTGCCGGTAAACGAATTGTCTGGTTTTCATCATCAATCACGAACTTACCAACCTGCCCGAACTTGGACAAAGCCTTTTCAGCTTGCCAGTTGTCTTCCGTTGTTGCCAATGAAGGAGATAAAGCAACCGCAGATTTGACTTTGGCTGTGAAAGAAACAAATTGGATCTGGCTGATAATCTGACCGTTTAAATAACGACGAAGGTTTAAGGATTCGTCAATGCCCAAAGGGGCGAAACCCATATCGCCGATTTCACCTGTTAATCTGCTACTCCCATCACTTGAAATAGGTTTATTACCCAGATATAAACTCATTTCTATTCCTCCGTTTCAACAGGATAAGGGAAACGTTCCTGAATATCTTGGACTTTGGCGTCACGTTCAGCAAGAAGTTGTGTGATTTTTTCTTGATCGGGTTCCGCTTTATCACGTTCACGTTGGATATGTGCTGTAATTGGATCAACCTCAACAAGATACGCTTGAGCACGTTTTGCTTCCTGTTCCTCTTTGGTTGGAGCAGGAATATCATCTTTTAGAAGGTATTCACCTTGATATTGCTCGTAATCAGATGTTGTATGTTCCGTATCTTCTTCAACAATATATTCGTCCAAAAGGACTGGTTCTTTTTCTGATATACCAATGATCTTGTTGTCTTTGATTACTTTAAACATTAGTTTTCTCCTTCAGCATAAACAAATCTGAAAACATGAGTTGCTCCCGAGGCTGTATATACAATATTACAAGCATCCCCTTTAATAACAGGAAAAAATGCTGATACTATATAACCATTGGAATTTATACAAGCTTCAAGTCGTCCAGTCATTTTAATATATTGCCCTGAACTAGCACCTTTTCTTAAATCAAAGTATCCATTAGCAGGAGCTGTATAAGTACTACCACTAGCCAACAACGTCAAATCAATATGTTTATCGCTTGGCATACCTAAACCGGACAAATAACTTCTTCCAGCTTGACTGAAATTTGAAGCGTTAGAGTTTACTACGGAATCAACGGATAATTGCTTAAATTCTGTTATTCCAGTTCCCACCATACAAGAACATAATACAACATATTTTTCGTAACTATAATTAGATGCTATATAAACATTATAACCTTTTTCTGCGTCAAAACGAACTAAAGTGGGGTCTATACTTATCAAATAATCATCTGTTGTAGATAACGCATAGCATCTAGGCAAAGAATTTGCTGTAGAACCATAATTCCTCACAAAAACTTTAGTCGTTTTGCTATCAGAATAAACATATGTACCATCAGGATTCTTACCAGTGCTAATTTGACACCTTATTCCTGGTAAAATAAATATTGCATTACCTATATAACCAAAGCCGTTGAAAACTTGGTCGATACTTCCCACCTTTCCAGCGGTTCCAGAACTTCTAACAATACCTAAAGGCAAGGCCTCTTTCTCTATCCAAGATGATGAACTTTCTCTATATACATATAATCTGTTTAAGTCTGTTCTATAACATCTATCACCGTTTGATGGTGAAGACGGGTAACTAGTTCCGCTTGCGCAACGTTCTTGAAGAGTGCCGTCAATACCTGCACCTATTTCGTAAAAAATCATATAATCATTAGTATTAGTACCAAACCACTCCAATCCTGTTTTATCATTCTCAATCTGAACAACATCAAACTTCGGTGTAGTTCCATCTTCTTCAAAACCATTTGGCACATATACTTTCGAACCAGCTTTCAATGTCAATGTACCATCAACAAGCTCTAGGTTTATATCCTGAGGAATCTCAAGAATGCGGTTAGTTGTATAAGGACTATTTGCTAAGTTCTTATCGGCTTTCAGCTCAGTTAATGTTTGAGCATACCCTGCAGTTTGTTCAACAGCTTGAGGAGTATAATTCCCAACGTAGAAATACAAGTACATCTGCGTTCCACGCTGTTGAACAGGTGCGCCGTTTTGGTATGTTGATGAACTGTTGGAAGCGTCAAAGGTTAGTGCAACTTGATCCCAAGCACCTGCTGGAACGCTTGCTGTACCTATAACATCGCTTGATGAGAATACTCCACTCGGATTATCATTTAAAATACTACCACCATAACCAGTAATATTCGGCAAACTTTCCGGAATATACTCACCAACATTTCCGCGCCAACCACTGAACGCATATTTTGTTCTTGGTAACTTAAATCTGTGATTTTCAACATCTAAGATATAAAACCAAGCAACTCCGGTTTCATCATACAAATTAGCAACCGCATCGTGACTTACCGCTGTTGCAATCTTGTGACCATCATCCGCCAGATAATATGTTATTAAACCTTCCGTGATTATGCTTTTTCCCTCAATATCAGCAACCAAGTGATTATAAACTGAGGAATAAACATTACCATCTTGCCAAGAAAATGGATCGGCGCACAAATAACTTAGTTCATAAATTAAATGGTCTGACCAGAAGCAGGATAACAAAGGCTGACGATAAACATTGCTTAAATTCATTTCTGTGAACCAACGAACTGTTATGGTTAAACCGGCTTCAACTGGTTCAGCAAAGGTAATTGTTGTTCCATTGATTCCCAATGTATAAGCACTTGGATCCAAGATTGTATGATCCACAGCAACCGTCATGAAATCTGCGTTGTAGCAAATTCCTTCCGTCAATGTAATTGAACTGACTGGTGATTCAGAAGGTGCAAATTCCTGAACATAGGCTCTGCTACCTTGGCAGGTTGAAACGAATTCCCAATTCGTTCCATCTTGAGCAGGAGGATTGCTTCCATTGATGCCGGTCTTGTTTTTGTACAATTCAAAAGTTCCAACACTGTTGATTGAAAAAACAATTGTTTGGTTGGCAGTCGGATTGATATCAGCATTCCATAATTGGATAACCGGTGTTTCGGTTAGATTTTTGTTACCTTCTACTGTTTGATTACCTGTTAGCAAGACGACTTCATCGGCGTCAGCTTTGCTCTCCAAATCAGCAGGTAAATTCTGAACCGCTAATTGTGGAATTGTTTTGATATTTTGCATTTAAACAATCTCCTTGATGAAACACAAGAGTAATTCTTCTTTCCAGAAAATTAAAAAACAAAACCCCGGTTTCAATTAACCGGGGTTCAAGAAGATTGTTTTTGGTTGCTTCACCAGAATTCGGCGTCTTTTTGGTGAAATTCAATAATCTTAAGAAGATCTTCCTTGTTCAACTTCTTTTCATCATCCTGCAGGATATCTTTCAAATCCTGAACCATTTGTTGATAAGAAACCACTTTGTTTTCCAACCTGTCAACTATAATATCAACGCAGGTGCATTCGTTGTTGTTCAAAGGTATGGAATCCAGGTCCACCGGAATATCATAAGCAAGGCTGGATTTGTTGGTTAGAAAAGTTGCAAGTAACAAAAATAACAGGAATTTTTTCATTTGATTCTCCTTCAGCAAACGATATCAAACTTGCGGATTTTAGTAACCCAATCTTTTGCAACTATACAACTATACTCCTTGGGTAATTTACCATTAACAATCTTGATTTTTTCCAGCTTCACGTTATTGTGAAAAAACTCCGGTTTCAATCGAGCTATACAATCTCCTTTGTAATCGATATTCCCATTAGTATCAGGAAAAATTGGAAAGAGATATTCCTCAACATAATCAATAGATGCTTTATATCTTGAAAGTTTTTCAAAAATCATTGTTTTAACCCTTTCTTTCCGAAAACGGTTCTTGTTTCAGGTTGGTTGTGGAAATTTCCAACGCATCGATTTTAATGTTGTTTTTCTTCAACTCATCGTCAAGGGTTGCTATAAAATCTCCAAGGGTTCCAACCTTCTTTCCGGTCGTGAAATCTTTGTAGATACGTTGGCAAATCTTTTGAATTTTTGAATTATCGGTCATTTTACACCTCGATTAGTTGAATTAGTTGGCATTTGAACTTAAAAATAGAGCTAAAAGAAAGAAAACAAAAGGACGAATTTCAATCCAAAACTTCTTCCAGTTTTCAAGACTCCGGAAGTTGTATTTTCTTTTCTTTTTCGTCCTTTTTCTTTGACCCACCGTGGTTTTTCTAACCGGAATTGGGTCAATTGCATAATGAGGTTGTTTGAGGAAGTCAGCCAACTTCTCATCAAAACTTTTGATTTCGGTGAATTCTGCGTCGATAATCAACATTTTAAGTTTCCTTTCCTTTTTTATTTTATAAATATATTATATAGGGAAAGGTCTTAAAATGTTCTTAAAGAATTTAAGATTTTTACGTTTTTCCAATTCTTTTTCGATTTCTTCGATATCGGTTTTTAAATCATTGATATGTTTGATATAATCTTGGATTTTGTTTTCAAAGAAAACAACCATCTCTTTAAAATCCTGGTGGATTATCTGCAAAGATTCCTTGTCAAACAAAGATAAATCGGTATTTTTCATGATAAAATCTCCCTATTTTCTAAACAAAAGCAATTAGGAAGCAACTAGAATCAATTAGTTCCCGAACTTTTTCTTCAAAAGTTCAAGGTCTTTAATAACCTCAAGGTGTGGCTTTTCCAACTTTTTGTTCAAGACAGCCTTATCATTCTCAAGGGTTGAAATTTTCTTTTTGGTTTCTTCTTCGCTTAACCGGCTTAACCTTTTAATTGGTAAATCCAAAATTATACCAACATCAGATTCTTTCAAACCGGTTAGATTTTCCAACAGGTAGGTTTTTGGATCCGTGGTTTGAAGACTTTTGAAAATTACCTTCAAATTTGAGCTTGCCAGCAAGAGGATATTTTGATAAGCAAGCTCCTTATCAATCTCCTCAACCTTGTTGGTTAAATATCTCTTTTCCAAACCAACCCTGAATTTGCACCAATTCTTTATCAAAGAATAAATGTTGGTTTCATGATACTTACCAACCACAACCCCTTCCTCATCAACAGTATTTTTCAAAATGTTGGTTGAATAAAGGGTTTTGGTTTTTAACTTATTGAGAATTTTATCAACTTGCTTCTGGTCCAACTTGCCATTGAAATAAATGGTAACCTTGATTTCTTTTGAACCTTCATCCTTAACAGCCTTAACCTCTTGCATTTCAAGCAGGTCGTCAGAAATACGTTCAAAATTGAAATCATCTTGCACACCTGTTATAATAATTCTATCCTTACCTAAGAGGTAGGTTGGAGAAAAGGTTAAAACACCTCCACCACTTTTGTAGAAATTCAACTGTTCCTCATTGGTGCTTATACATTTACCATTGTTGATTGTTGTTAGTGGAATAACCTTGGTTTGGTCAAGCTCTTTGGTTTTTAAGAAATCGATACAAAAATCAACCAAGGCGTTCAAATCAAAACTTGGTAAGCCGGTCCTTACAGCTGTTGCAATTCCTTGGATATTGAGCAACAGAATAAAAGGAAGTCTTGCAGGTAGGTAAGCCGGTTCCTTTTCCGTCCCATCATAGTTATCAACCATAGGAACGACTTTAAGATAATCCTTATCCAAAAGACAAACTTGAGCAATTTCCGTTAAACGGCATTCCGTGTATCTTGAAGCAGCTGGACTTTCACCTGACCAAGCTCCCCAGTTTCCTTGACCATCAATGAAATTATATTTTTGAAACGCCTGAGCCATATTACCCATTGCTTGGTATACAGCAGAATCGCCATGTGGGTGGTATCTGGCAATGACCTCGCCGGTCACCTTTGCTGATTTTTTATGGGATAGGTTATAAAACAATCCCATTTTATACATTGCCCAAAGGATTTTTCTTTGGACAGGTTTAAGACCATCTTGAAAACTCGGGACACTTCTGTTTGTAACGGTTTCTGCAATATAAGCTTTCATAGCCTTTTCGGCAAATTCCGAACAACTCATTTCAACAATGTTTTTATCCGGTTGAATAACAAAGTCCGCCATTTTCAAGATGCTCCTTTTTCTTACCTAACCTCAATTCTTGTTTCAGGAACAAAACGTTTGGTCGATTTATCCTTTTCACAAATTATGCAATAATTTGGTTGACCCGGAACGATAAATCTGCGTAATGAGTATTTATCGTGATTTAAGTGGTCGTTGATAAGCTCAATAATTTCATTATTTGAAAATCTCAAACAATCCTTGATATCTTCAATAATGGCCTTTTCAAACTTTTTCAGGCTTTTCGGTAAATCAATTACCAAAGGCTTTTCCTTTTTACATTCAGGAGGACGTTTTAAGGTTAAATTATTTTTTGATGTTTTTGAAAGAAGCTGAGTAACCTTTTCTTTCACTGGATCGTTTTCTTCTTTCTTCTTACATTTCTTGCAGGTACATTTCTTTTCAACTTCCTGCTCCGGTTTCAAACATTCCATAAAAGCTTCCATTGGAATACCAACATGAAAATCTTCAATAAACTGCATTGTATCCTTGTCAACAATCCCACCATCAAGATATATGTAGTTATTGTCCTTTTTCTTGGACCGGTAGGATTTCAGCTTTCTTTCCAATGAAATGGTGTTTGATACCATAGCATCAACAAAATCGGTAAGCAAAGCAAATTTATCAATGTCAGGTAAAACGTGGCAAAAACTATCACGATAAGCCGGGTCCAAAATCCCAATCAGCTGAAGATGGTTTTTCACCTTCGGACAACAACTCTTCTTCAGTTTGACAATAAGTGTTTCGCCTTTTGATAAACGATAAGATAAATCCCTTAAATCTCTGCGCCAAATACTTTCATCCATTTTCTTTTCTCCAAAATTGAAAATAAAAAGGTTGGGGAAACTTAATTCCTCAACCTACATTTTACAAGGTTAAGATTGACGTTTAACCATAACTTTCATTTTGCCTTCTTTGGCTTCCAAGTAATTGGCATAAGGCGAACGCCGAACAACCACGGAATCGGGGCTATGTTTGAAATAAATCGAATCCAAACCTTCCTTTTCCATAATCAGGTTGTAACCTTCTTCGGTTAAATTGTAACTGATAGTCGGGGAAAATGTAACCTTGAACATTTCCGTTTCCAAGGTTGCATCATCGCCAATCTTATCACGACGGCTTAAAATTTCCGCTTCCAAAGAATCTTTCTGTTCCGTAAGGTCTTTAATACGGGTTTTCAATTTTTCCAGCTTTTCCAGCTTTGTGTTTAGCCATTTGACGCGCTTTTCTTCAGTAACCAGCATATCTTATCTCCTTTGCTGTTCCGTAAAAAGGAACCACTTTCCTTTTTCCATTTTATACTATATTATATTAACAATTCTCTTGTAAATCAAGAGATTTTTTAATAATCCTCCTCAAAAATGATATTTTCAAACCTTTTGAGATGTTCCTCGGGTATATAATCCAACATTTCACGTAATGAACGAACATAAACTCGATCCGGATTACTTTCCAAACAATAAACCACTTGAATATCTTCAGGTCCGGAATTGTTTGCATTTACAGCAAAATCCAAAACTTTATAAAGAGTTTTGCTTTTCGTATGACGAATAACCGCATCATTATAAATACCAGATGTATGAAATAACCACTTTGCATCAAGTTCAATCGTTAGAAATTCTTTGATGTGGAAATTTTTATAATGTTTTTGAACATGAAGTTCAGGATTTTTCATTGGAAGCTTTATTTTTAGAAACCGATCTTCCAACAAGTGCAAATCAACACAACGACGAAGATAATACTTGATATCTTCTAAATCGTAATTTTTACATTTACCTCTTACTTCTGGATATTCCACGCAATAAAAGAAATCATCAGGATCTTTATCAGTATGTCCAATTACGATGTTGTAAGCCAACTTCATTCTTATTTCTCCTCCTTCTTTTCCACCCATTTACGCAACTTAATGCAGTTGAAAGTCTTCTGACCAATCATATTATCCACCATAAGACTATCAAGCAAGCTACTTGAGGTTTCCTTTTTAATTCTATCAACAAACATTGATTCCCATTTATTAAATTTATACTTACCAGAGGTTTCAAGATTCTTACCAATTTTACCACGGACATATTTCCAGAAACGGTACCATCTGGTTTTGTATTTAACCCGATAATGATTGGAATCCTCAAAAACAAATCCTTCGAATTTTAACCGATCCCAATTATTTTCATCCTCACAATTTTCAATATAATGAAGGAATTCATCTTTGGTTTCAAGAATCACGACCCTTGTTTTCAACTGAATTGGTTGAATTTGAACAGCCAAGTCAACCAATTCATCGTAACTCAAGATTTTTTCGGTTAACGATTTTTCAAAAGCCTCAAGGAGGAAAACCTGCGTTTCGTTACCATAATCAACAAGATGTGGGTCAACATTACTGTTACAAACTTCAAAAACCAGGTTGATGTTTTTACCTTTTAAAGTTTGTTTCAGTTTATCATACAAAGACATTTCATAGTTTTTGCAAGGGGTGGTTAAAAGCCAATGTTTGAAGAACAAGGCATATTCACTATCATTTGTGCTCTTGCTGGAAACAAACAATTCATCAATTTCTTCATCATAGCTTACAATGCCAAGGTAACCGTTTTCCTTCTTGAAAACCTGGACCGGAAAGATGAACTTATCGGCAATTTCCTGCAAGCTTTCCTTTTCACCAATGTTGAAGAATTTATCAAAACTTCTTGCTACAACTTTGGTGTTACGACAAAACAAACCACGTGCTTTTTCCGTCAACGCATCCCACCGTTTGTCGTAAAAGCATTCTCTGGTGAATTTGTAGCTTTTGATACCGTTTGCTAATTGACCGACTTTAACGAACCGGCTATTTTCCAGTTGGTTTAAAATATCCTCATCGCTTCCTATCTGGCGGTAAATGTTGTTTTTGATTTCAACCGGTTTAATACCATCCTCGGAAATTTCAACAATTCTCAAGGAGCCACCAAACTCAACACGACCTTCGAGGTTCCAAGCGTTTGTTCCTTCCTGATGAATAGGAAGCTCATATAAGTTACGATGACCGTGAACAACGGTAATCCAAGGATATATCCCAAAGAAGTGTTCATTGATTTTATAAATATCGCCATATTCACCAATCCCTTTGACCAGGTCATCTTCATTGGTGAATGAATTGGGAAGCGTTTTTGTGCCAGCGTGCGTAACCAGATATTCTCTATCCTTGAACGTGAAGTATGAAAAGGAAGCTTGACGTAAGCAAAACTTTTTCAACTCCCTTTTATCCAAACCTTCCAATTGTTTAATGGTTCGTTCTTTAAATTCCTTGCTTGCTATCGGCAAACCGCAGCTATAATTCAAGGTATGGATTGAATGGTTTCCTTTCAGAAAAAGGAAATTGCTATCCCGTTTATGTTCCAAAAGGAACTGAAAAACATCTTTGTTTTGAATACCACGGTCTTCATAATCCCCTACAAAAATATACTTGGTTTCGGAATTGATGGGATTTTCTTTGAAATATTCCTTCAAAGGTTCATAACAACCGTGGATATCTCCAAAGATTACAATCTTTTTGAATTTGTTGTAATCCAAAGGTTTGTAATCGGAATAACCTTGATGAATTTGATTAAGAATCTTTTTGAATTCTTCCGAGGTAATAACCTGGCACCAGGAAGGAACCGGAGTTTGCATATTTGTATACATCTTATCAAGAACTTTATCCGGAACAACCTGCCAAGAAGGACGACGGGCGTTACGTTCCTTGCAGGTTTTCAACGAGGTAGGAAATTCAACCACTACACAATCCACATTGTTTTCTTGACAAAAACTTTTATAATAATCAATTGAGGAAACGTTACAATGGGTTGCATCAACAACTGTTGTATGACCTTTTTTCAAACGTTCCTGAACCAGATTATGAAGCAGATCCCAAACCTGCTTGTCGTTATTAGGGTTGATTTTTTCTTCCATCTGGTTTTTAGGATAAATAACCGGAGAAAATAACAAACGCAACTTATCGGCGCTTATTACATATCCTTTATCGGCCAGATTGTTTTTTAAGAAAGTAGATTTTCCGCAACCAGGAATTCCACGCAAGAGAAATAATTTACGCATTTCCATCTCCTTTTTGAATTTTTATAATTTATTATAACAAGAAAGAGAAGGAAAATCAAGAACTATTTTCCAAAAAGTAGAAAAGAACTTTCTCAATTTAAGAATTCATCAAACGATCCAAAGCATCCTTATATTGAAGAGTTGCTTCTCTTGCGTATTTCAAAAATCTTGTTGGATTTACGGTTTCAACTTCATTTTTGGATTCAATTTTTTCTTCCGATTTTTCTTTGGTTTCACTCATCATAAACCTCCAACATATTTTTAGTTTTCTTTCAATTGTTTGTAGCAATACAGAATTGGTTGTAACTGGTCATAACAATCTGTTTTGAAATAATCTTTCCAAATAGCCCAGGTTTTCCACCAACAAAAATCTTCGTAAAAATATGTGATTGGAATAAATAAAGCAATAACAATAAGGCTCATTATCACATAGATCAAAAAGCAAGGAATAAGGATAGCAAGGAAAAAGCAAGTTAACATTTTACTTAAGAACTTTTTCATACTTTTTCAAATCCTTTTCTGCTTTTTTCAATTGCTGGTCAAGGGTTTCCATTTCTTTCTGGAAATCGGAAAAGCTTTTTAAATCCTTGTTTACTTTTTCATCACACCAAATCAAGCAGATTGAGCATTGGTGGTTGCAATTTCCAAATTCGTTCATTCTTCGTAAACAACCTTATAAACGCGAATGTGGTTGGCATTCTCCGGATAATCTTCCTTGATCCAGTTGGCGTGCTGTTTCGCTTTTTCTTCCGACTTATAGATACCTAAAATTGTTGAAAAGGAATCGTTCAAAGAGAATTCAACAATCCAACGAAGCGTTAATCCATCACCAATTTTTTCTTCCGTCATTTACAGAACTCCATTTTAAACTCAACAATCTTACATTGGAATTTATAGAGGATATATCCTAAGTCCGAATTTCCATTGAATTCGTTGAAGTGGTTTTCCATAGATGCCCTTTTGATTAGATAACAAAAGAAACGTTCAAGTTTTTTAGAATCATTGATTTCTTTTGATACCGCTTCAAAGTAACTATGAAGCTTTTCGTCCAACTTTTTTGATTTCAAGTTTTTGGAATAAAGGTCATAAAGATGCTGATAAGACTCTTCTAAAAAATTCATTTTGTTTTCCTTGTTTTCAAAGTGATTTTGAAAGTTTTCTCAAATAATCTTCTATAAACTTTACAAAATTACTATAACCGCAATCCTTTTGTTTCTTGTGTAATTTAATCCATTCACGGTCTGTAAGTTCAACCATCAAAATATGACGCCGTGGGTGGTCTTGACTTGCTGGATCCCAATTTTCTTTTTTACGAAGTTTTGCATCATGAATTGCTTTGACATAAGGAGCGGCCCTTTGAAGATCTTCCCTGCAACTAAACCAATTTTTTGGACCTTTTTTGGATAAGGTGGATTCTCCGGTCATATGAATGGCATTATGGCAATCTTCACAAATGAAAACTGTTGGACCATCTTTTGGACCATCATAGCAAATCGGTGTTATGTGATGCTCCTCAAGATAAGCAAGCCTTCCACAAATTGGACATTTTTCACGGTTTTCGGTTGACACCTTCATTCTCCTCAATTAAAAAGTAAGAATGTTTGATGTGAAATTTTTCAACATAACCACAATCCAAACACCGGACCTTTTCCTCGGATTTTTGCTGAACCCTCCGACTTCCGCATCTTGAGCAGGTTAGCCAAGGAGTTTTGTCGGGGTTTGTTTTCTTTGGATTCATTTTCAAACCTCAATCATTCTTACTGAAATTGAAAGCATATTCCGCATCCTTGATTTTGAATGAAAATTCATTGTTGCAACCACGGATAACAACACCTTCATGAAGATGAGTTTTGACCTTACAAATTTCAGGATCCTTAATAATAAGATCCTTCTGCTCCAAGAAATTTTCCACCATAAAGTAATTCTTTGCGAAAGCTTCACGTTCCTCAATCTTATCCAGATTAAAACTTCCTAACGGGTGGTCGAAGGTTTGGATAGGGACAAAATGCATAAACGGATTTGTCGTATCTGCCCCTAATTCTTTGGCAATTGTAACATTTTCAGGAAAACCAACCAAACGATTGTTGGTCAAATCCTTGATTGTATAAATGAAGAAGTGGTTGGTTTTCAAACCATAGATATTCTTCTGAATTTTAGGACCGCAATTCTCCCCTTGAACCGCAAGAATAATTCCATGCTTTTTGTAATATTTTTCCAGAGCATTTTTAATATCCAAGTTCCTTGCAAGCTCAAATAAATCAGGTTTTGCTTTTGGAATTTCATAGGCATTGTTACGTGAGCAAACCACAAAGTTACCTAAGGTTTTTCTCTTACCAAACCAAGACATTTTCGGTTTGAACAAAAAGGTAACCGACTGACCTTCCATCTTGATTGTGGAATAGCAATTTGTTTCATTATATTTCTCAAGCAAGGAAGGATTATTTTGAATATTTTCTTCATCCGACTTGGAAATCAACCAGGTAGGAAATGCTTTACTTTCCTTAGGTTGTAAGGAAGTAATGAAGCGAATAATTGGACGGGTTAAGGTATGATTCCACATAAAACCATTTAAACCGGTTTGCTTCTTCGGGCTTGCATCCTCAATAGGTTCATATTTCAAAATGTTCATAACCTCGGTAACGTCCTCACCAACCTTATATTCCTTTTTTCTCTTAGGAAGGTAGGATAAATCAAAGACGATTGCCATTGAAATTACATTGCCCATTTTGGTTGGCTTAATACGATATCGTTGTAAGGATTCTTTCCAACATCTTGATTTCAAAAATGCATACTGTGGTTCATTAGGAAGCAAACTATCCGCTTCCACAAAAATACATTTATCACCGACTTTGAATCCTTTTTGGACAATAACCTGGTAAATGTTTTCGTTGAAAGTCGCAAGTTCAATTCTATCCTTTCCTTCAATAGGATTCAAGGATTGGATTGTAACAATCTTCGCCATATCACGCATTTTCAAAACTCCTTTTTAATTCAACCCTCAATTACTACAACTTCATTGATTTTGAAAGAGCAATTTTGATTTGTTGTTTCTTTCATTAAATAGGCATTTTCTTCAATAAACATATTTGCATTATCCACTGAATCACATCTGGCTTCAATGGATTTAACTGCCCTTGTTGAATTATCAACAATCACAACAAAAAATTCGCGTTTAATCATTTTCAATCTCCTTTTTAATTTCTATACTTTAGTATAGCAAAAAAGTGAAAGAAAATCAAGAGATTTTCTTCTGAAAAATCCAAGAATCTTTACACATATCATCAAGACTGAATTTAACCTTCCAACCCAAACATTTCTGAGCTTTGGTTGAATCTGCATAAACGCAATCCAAATCACCTGGTCTTCTTGGTTCAATCTGGTAAGGAATTTTAACCTTGTTAACTTTCTCAAACATTTTAACCATCTCAAGGACGGAATAACCGTGACCGGTCCCAAGGTTGTAGATTTGCAAACCTTTCTTTGCCTCAATATCTTTCAAAGCGGCAAGATGACCTCTTGCAAGGTCCACCACATGAATATAATCCCGAACTCCGGTCCCATCAATTGTATTGTAATCATTACCATAAATATGAAGGTATGGTAATATACCGGCTGCAACCTGCGTGATATATGGCATTAAATTATTTGGTGCACCAACCGGTTCCTCACCAAGGTCGCATAAAGTATTTGCACCAACCGGATTAAAATAACGAAGGATAACAATATTCCAATCCTTATCTGAAGCATAAAGATGGTTCAAGATGGTTTCAATCTGGGATTTTGTTTCACCATAAGGATTGGAGCAAATCCCTTTTGAATGCTCTTCCGTAATTGGTAAAAACTGGGGATTGCCATAAATCGTTGCGGAGGATGAAAAGATCAAATTCTTACAAGGATTGAATTCCTGCATAACCTTCAAGAGATTCAAGGTGCCAACCACATTATTTCTGTAATAATCCAAAGGATGAGCAACGGATTCAGAAACGGATTTCAAACCGGCGCAATGAATGACACAATCAAAACTGTGACGTTTGAAAACCTCCGACAAGCCATCAAGGTCCAAAAGGTCAACCTGATTAAACTCAATCGGCATTTTGGTATAATCCTGAATTCTGGTAAGAGGGTCAACCTTTGAGTTGCTCAAGTTATCAACCACCACTACCTCGGTATCCTTCCAAGGAAGTTGGAAAATAATGTTGGAACCGATATAACCACAGCCACCTGTTACCAAAATTTTCATTTTAAAACTCCTGACTCCAAAATTCGTGTTCCTTATCCTGAGTGAATTGTTGGAAAATCTCACTCAACTCATTGTTTTCACATTCAAGCTGGTCAAGTTGTGCCAAACGTTCCATAGAACGAATTTTCCATTCCGGTACCACCATCTCCGGTGTAAGATCAAATACATTATCCATTGTTTTCTGCTCCTCTAGCAATTTGATTCCATTCATTAAGAGCCGCTTCTTGAGTTGAATGCCAATTTGTAAATCTCCAACATCGGTGGCAACCGACCCTAAAGAGTTCTTTCTTCATATCAAATTCCAGACATACCGTCGTGAAATTTTTCTGTTTACCGTAAAGCTCCTTACGGTCTTGCTTACAACAAGGACAAGGCTCAATAATCATTTTTATTCTCCTTTGGGTTTGTTAACATTGCTATTCCAATCCTCAACAGCTTCACGATAACTTGAAGAAGGTTTACCAACTTTACCACAATTTCCACAAAACACCTGGTAGGAATGACGTGTGGGATCTATTATGACATCAGGGTCAAGAGCTTTTTCATCGCAGGTGCATCTGGCTATTTTAGGTAAGTTGGATTTTTCAAGGATTGATTTAATCCAAGCACGCATTTCAACCTGATCCCCATTTTCGTCCTTGACGAAATTGGTACCAACATTGGTCGTTATAATTTCATCATAGCAAAGCTTTTCCAAAGCTTCCTTATATAAACGAACCTCTTCCAGAAGTTGGTCGGTATCCGTTTCGGCAGCTTCCTCAAGACTGAAAGTTTCGCAACGCAATGTTTTGTTCAAGGAATCAATTCGGTTTAAATCCCGTTCAATTTCCTTGGTAACCTCTTTGCAAAAAGCAATAAACTGATTTCTTGATCTAATCATTTTTATCTCCTTTTTAAATTTTATAATTTATTATAACAAGATTTCCCTAGAAAATCAAGAGAAAAAATAAGAGCCAACTATGAAAATTGGCTCTTTTTCCTTGAAAGATGAACTTAACTTATTAGGAATTTAACAAGATTTAACCAAACTGTTCTTCCAGAATTTCTTGCTGCTCGTTAGCTTCCTTATCAAGAGCTTTTATCAAATCTGCACCATGCTTGTCACAAAATTCTTTCACTTTTGCTATTGAATCCAGAGCTTCTTCAATTTCTTTCTTGCAAGCAATATTATGATCACGATAACCTTTCAGGATATCAGCAAAGGCTTTACCCCAAGATTTCATATCCACATCTTTAGAGTTTTTCATTTTGGAAATCTTATTAAGCAATTCACGATCCGTTTTGTGAGGAGCATTTTCTTTAACCAATGTTTGGAAAGCTTTCTCGAATTGAGATCCTATTTTGAAGATATCATTGTAGGCATCGCTTTCAACTTTAATTGGAGCAGCAACCGTCGATACCTTCTTTAAGACATTGACTTTCATTTTTATAAACCTTCTTAACTAAGTGGAATCAATTTGTTGAAAATTAAGAGAAAAATAAGAGCCAACTATAAAAATTGGCTCTTTTTCCTTGGAAAATTGAACTTAACCCGTTAATGTTTTAACAAGATTTAACCTTCCGAATCTTTAATCATTTAACGATATTTTTTAATCATAGCATTATATTTGTTTTTAAAGATTTTCGAATATTTACCATCCCCGAAGTCAAAATCTTCTTGACTATGAACAAGTTCATAGAAATGATTGCTTTTCTGCGCTGTTTCTTCCAACAAACCAACAAAGTCAGCTATTGCAAGTTCAGGAATATCTTTCCAACCGTCTTTATCAATCAACACAAGCTTTTTCTTTTTGTTGTAAGTGCCAACAGCGTAATCGCTGTCTTTCTCAACTAAAACAAAATAAACATCTTTCAAAGCTTTGTCCTTGCCGAGGTTTTCAACAATTTCCAACTCGTCTAAGTGATAAGTAGTTGAAGTTACGACGGAGGATTCCAGTTTGTAGTCCTTTAATTTCAATTTCAGTTCCGGACTGTAATGTAAAGCAGATTTAAGAGCCTGTTCCCAATCAAGATTTCCAGCAACCTTGAAAATTATATCACGAACAACAGATTCGACTGCTTTATCTTTAATATTTCTAAGAACTTCAATTGAAAGAAATTCCTTAATCGCTTGGTCACGATTTTTTGCTTCTACGACGGAAGACACTGTAGATACCTTCTTTAAAACATTAACTTTCATTTTTTGTAAACCTTCTTAGCTAAGTAGAATCAATTTCCTGAAAATTAAGATTCTTGGAAGTAGCCGATTTCCTTCAAGGTTTGGATTGCCAGCGTTCCGCAAACAACTTCATAACCCTTTTTATTAGAGCCACAATTTACCCAAATTTTTACCGACCCATTCATTAACCATCTCACAAACGGAATCAACTTCCTTATAATGAAGTTCATTGTTGACCAAACCTTCCAACTTGGCAATGATTTCGTCAATTTCTTTATACCAATTTAAGGTATTCTCATCGACATTTTCGGATTTATGTTTGCGGAAGCAAACCAAACGAGGTAGGAACCAAGCGTAAAAGGTTATATCAAGGTCAACAATTTCATCATAAAGCTCCTCATCGGTATCTTTGACGCAGGTTTCAATCTTGACGATTTTGTAACCATCGTAAACATCGCCTTTATTATCAGGCATTGTTTTGTTGAAAACCTCCAAGACTTTCGACTTGGAATCATCGGTAAAAACGACCTTGTTGGTTTTTGTATCAAAGATTGCGAACATTTTCTTATTATCTCCTTTTTTATTTTATACTTTAGTATAATATGTTTTTATAAAGGAATCAAGAGAAAAATAACAAAAACCCCAGAAATTTTCATTTTTCTGAGGTTTGTCGGGTTTCTTTATAAAGAATGAAGAATAAAATTTTCTTAATTTTTCAATGAAATGTTTGTTCCAAGAAATCAGGACTTTCGAAGATCAAATAGTGGTTTTTCACATTTTAAACGGAAGGTTCAAAATGTCAAACAAAATAAATATGAAAACGGTTGACGGTTTGAAACAATTTGTTGCCTTTAAAGGATATGATTCTACAACAGCATATTCTCTAAATGACGTGGTTGTTTCAATTCAAAATGACGAAGTTAAAATTTATCAATCGTTAGCGGATAATAATACATCATCTTTAAGCGATACGACAAAATGGAAAGAAGTCGAGCTTGGTGGTGCCATTGATATTGACAATGATACAATATCCCTTAATTCAAACGAGGAAATTCAGACGATTGGTGTAATTGACTCCAACAATAATACAACCGCTCTTAAATTATGGACCGGTACAAGAAGTCAATATAACGCCATTCAAAATAAAGACCCGAACACTTTATACAACATAACGGATGATACAGGTGACTTGAGTGAATTTGCTAATACCGACTTAAGCAACCTGTCTGTTACAGGTGAAGCTCATTTTACTAATCCTGATTTGAGCAATCTGTCTGTTACGGGTGAAGCACACTTTAGTAATCCTGATTTAAGTAATTTATCATCAACAGGTGAAGCACACTTTAGTAATCCTGATTTAAGTAATTTATCATCAACAGGTGAAGCACACTTTAGTAATCCTGATTTAAGTAATTTATCATCAACAGGTGAAGCTCATTTTACTAATCCTGATTTAAGTAATTTATCATCAACAGGTGAAGCTCATTTTACTAATCCTGATTTGTCAAATTTATCAGCTACTGGTGAAGCAAAACTTAAATCAAACATTCAGCTTGTAAATGAATTACCTGCCAACCCAGAAGAAGGCGTTTTATATTGTATTGCTGAAGGGTAGGTTGTAATGGGCTTTTCGTTAAATGGAAAAGATATAAAAGAGCTTTACTATGGAAACGTAAAGCTATCGGAAGCTTGGTTAAATGGACAAAAAGTTTATGCGAACGTCCCTACTGTCTCTGCTATAAATTACCTGTTTCGTGATATTGACGAAAATGGAAATTTAACTTTACCTACTGGTATACCGGAGGATGCTAGTGAAATTACAAAAATTGGGGATTATGGGCTATATTATGCTTTTCGTGAGTGCACAGGTCTAACAGGAAGTGTATCGTTCCCTAACTTAACTACAGTGGGAAGTAAGGGACTATGTTATACATTTTTTAAGTGTACGGGATTAACAGGAGATATATCATTTCCTAGTTTAACTTCAATAGAAACTAATGGATTAAATTATGCTTTTTATCAATGTAAAGGATTAAAAGGAACCGTATCATTCCCCAGTTTAATTACAGTAGAAAATAGTGGATTAAGTGATGCTTTTTATGGTTGTGAAGGATTAACAGGAATTGCACCATTCTCTAGTTTAACCTCGATAGGAAATTATGGATTACAATATGCTTTTCAAAATTGTAAGGGATTAACCGGAATTGCATCATTCCCCAACTTAACTACAGTGGGAACTGGTGGATTAAGTAGCGGTTTTAGAGGTTGTACAAGTTTAACAGGCGTATCATTTCCCAGTTTAACTTCAATAGCACATACTGGATTAGATGAGGCTTTTTATAAGTGCACAGGTCTAAAAGGAATTGCATCGTTCCCTAACTTAACTACTGTAGACTTTAGTGGATTAGATTATGCTTTTCAAGATTGTACAGGATTAACAGGTGTATCATTTCCTAGTTTAACCTCGATAGGAGATGAGGGATTACACAGCGCTTTTAATGGTTGTACAGGATTAACAAGCGTATCCTTTCCTAACTTAATTACAATAGGAAATTATGGATTACAATATGCTTTTCAAGGTTGTAAGGGATTAACCGGAAGTATATCATTTCCTAGTCTTACTTCCATTGGTTCTTCTGGATTACAAAGTTCTTTTTATAATTGTACAGGAATAACCGAAGTTCATTTTAAATCCTCCTTATCAAGTCATTCACAATGTACAGCCCCAAGAATGGGTTGCACCAATGCCACAATTTATTTTGACCTTCCTTAATCAACAAAATAGGAGAACATAAATGCAAAAAAATACATCATTCTACATTTATCCGGAAGACGGGAAACGTTTAACTGAAAATGGTAAAGATGTCGGTGTTTTAGTTATTGCACCAGAATCAAAAGATTTATCCGTTTTCGGAAACGTTAAAGAAATTAAAAAAGTCGTCGAATATATTGCTGATGAAGGTAAAATTTTCAGGAACAAAAAAGATGGTTCTTTGGAACACATCATTAGTGAAGAATCCTTAGATAATTTTGAGGAAGTTGAATCGGAGGAATAAAAATGAGTTTATATCTAGGTACGACCTCTATTGCAAGTGATGGAAGTCATAGATTAACAGGTGAAATTGGTGACATAGGTATTGCTCCTTTTGGTATTGATGAATCATTGAATTTGCGTAGATACCTGAACGGGCAAGTTATCAGTCAGACTCAGTTTGAAGCTTTCACGAATAAGATTAAATCTGCAATAGTCCTTTATCCTAATTTGTTGGCAACGGAAGAAAACTGGCAAGCGGAAGTAACTAACAGCAAATTAGGTCAATGTGGTAAATTCGTTATTGATGATGAAGAAGGAACAATTCGTTTACCGAAAGTTGTCAATATACAAGGCTTGCAAGACTTGGCTTTGATTGGTGGTATTAAGGCGGAGAGTTTGCCGAATATTACTGGTATGGTTGGCTATGTAGTTCAACATGATTGTCCAGCGACAGGTGCGTTTGTTAGGAACGCACAAACAGTTTTACCAGGTGGCGGTAATTTACTTACAAATGTTTTATCATTCGACGCTTCTCGTTCCTCTTCAACCTACCAAGACGGTGCACCGGTACAACAAGAAGCAGTTCAATATCCATATTATATTCAGGTTGCTACTGGTGTTGAAGAAACCTTACCAGCTATAAGGGAATATAAGGTCAACAATTCAAACTTCTTTGGTCAGTCTATGTGGTCTGATATTGAACCAAATAACGTAAGTTTGTTAGCTAGTAATGGTCAGTATAATCCAAAAACTGTGTATCCTGATTATTATAATTGGTTGTTGGGACTGTATAACAATCCTACTGAAAGCAATGTTATTAAAGTTGGTTCAATAGTTGATGATAATGGTGTATTGAGTGGATTTAGTACGAGTAATTATGTAAAGTTACCTTCTGCTTTTTCTCCAAATTTTAATTCTTGGGAATTTGTACGTAAAATAACAACAGGCAACGATGTTTCAACAGTTCAAGGATTAACAGACGGTGTCGGTTTAATTAACGTAGCTAGCTCAATAGATTCATCAAAATCCCGTTTATATTTATCCTCAAATGGTTCAACTTGGGATATTTCAGCCGGCATTTTAGGAACATATACGGTTCTTGCAAATACGACATATTATGTAAAAATATCTTATAATGGTTCAGCCTACATGTTATCATATTCAACGGATGGCGAAACATATACAACTGATATTACAGTACCAAGTTCAACTCCTATATATAGTAATGTAACTCTGGAATTAGGTGCAGCCCATGGAACAACACCGCCGGCTAGCCCGTTCTTAGGTTCAATTGACCTCAATGAAAGCTACATTAACATCAATGGACAACGTTGGTGGAATGGCCGCAAGGCTGTGGCGATAAAAACAGGTGAAACTAGTATTTCCCCTGATTATGATTATATTATCAATATCTCAGATGAAACATTCAGATTGCCTTTGTTGAATGGAGAACGTGTTTTAGTAGCAAAGAAAGAAGCAACAACGACTGACCCTTCGTGGTGGAATTGGTACAGCGACGGTTGGCTGGAGCAAGGTGGACAAATAAAATCAAATGGTACAAACTATTGGGCGACGGTTACATACTTAAAACCCTTTAAAGAAGAACCTACTGTTTTGATAACTATGAAAGGGTGTTATTACAACGCCGCAATATATGGGCAACATGGTATCAATGCACAAACGTCAACCAGTACTGCTTTTACAACGCTAATGGATAATTCTAATATTCCGTATAAAAACTGGGAAGCTTGCGGATATTCTTCTATTCCAACAACATCCGATTATACGGAAATCAAAGGTTTATATTACTATGTTGGTGATGTAGTTCAGGATGCAAGTCTAATAAATGCAGGCAGAGTGTTGGAGTATTTCTCAAAATTAAACACAGTTCATTGCGTCATTGAAACATTCAAAAGTGGAAAAAGTTGGTATCGAGTTTATGATGACGGTTGGGTTGAACAAGGGGCGACATTAAGTGTTTCTCAGGTAAGCACAGGACAAGCAATAACCTTATTAAAGAATTTCAAAGATACAAATTATTCAGTAGTAGTTTGCTTGAGGACTTGGGCGGCAAGTTGGGCGGGTGAAGCTAACCCAAGAGCCGTTGATCCAACTGTTTCTGGCTTTACAATACAAAGTGGTGGAAATAGAAACCCTTCTGATATGACTTGGATTGCTTGCGGATATGGAGCATAACCCATGAAAGCAGGTATAAACAAACAAGGAGTTCAAACATATAAAAATGTAATAAGACATTATTACAAGAAAATCACTTTTACCGAAAACTCTACTTGGACTGTTCCCGAAAATATAACTTCATTGATTGTTGACTGTGTTGCAGGACAAGGTAGAAGTTTAAACGAGACTGCACTTGGAGGTAAAGGTGGAAGAGTGCAATGTATTTTATTTGTTACCCCTAACCAAACTTTAAAATTGAAAGTTGGGAAACAGTATTTAGAACATACTGATAACAGAAACGACTCTCTTATATCTTTTACCGAAGATGATTTAGACGCAGTTGTTCAAGCTGGCGGTGGAGGTTCAGCTTCAAATCCTGTATGGATTAGAACTAAAAATGTTGTTGGTGGACCTGGTGGAGGACTTGTTGGTGGACAAGGAACTGTAAATGCTCCTGGAGGAGTTTTATCTGGTGGTGGAACACAGACGGCAGGTGGTGTTGGACCTTATTTTAACCAAGGTGGTATTAAAGGTATTGACTATCGAACACAAGGAACTGGCGGTCGCTTAACTGGCGGTGCACCTTACGCAGAAGCAGACGGAAGCGTTGGAGGTTATCGTACTGGCTGCGGTGGTGCTGGATACTATGGTGGTGGCGGTGGTTTAACAAGCTACTATTATGGTGGTTCATCAAAGTATGAAACATATGCTATAGGTGGTGGCGGTGGTTCATCCTACACTGACTCAACTCTTTGTTCCGAAGTTGTTCATACGCAAGGCTATCAAAATGGTAATGGATATATTTCCCTTGATTATGAAGTTGCAGAAACCGATGGATATGATTATTATACAGATACACTAATCATAAAAGCTTTAACATAGGAGATTACAATGATTGTAATTGCTAAATTAGAAAAACCATATAAAGATTCTGAACGTATCAATTTTATCGTCAATTATAACCATCAACTTGGTTATGAGATAAAGGAAACAGATACGGGTTTGGAAGCACTTGCGTTTGATGATGACGAACGCAAAGAACAGAAAGCCGTTGAAGTTCGTGCCGAGCGTGACAGACGAATCGACGCTGTCCGGTGGCGTATAGAACGCTATCAGACGCAAGAAGCCGCAGGATTGGAAACAACTGATACGGCGGAACAGTACAAGGAAATCTTGCTTTATGTTCAAGCCTTGCGTGACGTGCCCGAGCAAGAAGAATTCCCAGAAAATGTAACTTGGCCGGAGATGTTTGAGGAAGAATCTCAACAAGACTAAGCAAAATCAAATACAAAAAAGAGGTTGATTTTTAAAGTCAACCTCTTTTCTAATTTTATCCAAACTTGACTCTGTAAATTTCGTAATTTTTAAATTTATTAACATCATCACTTTTTTCATATTCTTTTTTCTCTTCAACTTTCTTTTCCAATTCCTTTTTAGCTAAAAAAATACTTCTGGAAAGGTCTGCAAAATCATAAGAATTTCCATCTTTTTGATCATTTTCATAACTTTTAATTCTATCTTTGATAGATTGAATATCACTTTCAAGGGCTTTCAATTTTCTTTCAATTTTCTTTTTTGATTTTTTATTAAAATCAGAAATCAACTTTTTTGATTCTTGCAAACTTATAATTCGAATATCTGAAGTATGTGATCCTTGAAATCCATCAAGAGTATCTTGAGCTTTTTCTCTTGAATTATAAGGTCCACCGACGAACAAATCTTTAGAATTGATCAAACAAAATTTATCAGAATCACTACAAAGTATATGTAAACGATTTAAAACATTAAACATATCAGGAATTCCTTATGTTTGTTAAATTTTCATAAAATTAAAAAATTTCTTAATTTTCAATAAACCTAAACAGGGAGTTTTATGAAATGAAAGTTAACGTTTTATCAAGAGTTAAATTAACATCTGATTCAATGAAGGAAGAGCATATCTTATTCAAATCTGCAGAAGGTGGAATCCATTTAGGTACTCAAGCCTTTGCCCCTCATTATATGTTTGACGAATTAAAACATATTGTTTTCAACTATGGTTTTGATAACAAAATGGGTATTGTATGGTTCAAAGATATTAAAGATGGTGATGAAAAAACTGCTGATAAGCATCTTGATGATATTCGTAAAAAGTTGAAAGATATTTACGAAAATGCCGACAAGGAAGCTGGCAAACTTCTTGAAAAGAACGGTTTTAAAAAGAAAGAATTTAATCAACATTAAACAATAGGAAAAGAAAACCACCTAACCTTTTCAATTTGGTTAGGTGGTTTTTTATATAACAGAAATTTCTATTTTATTGATCCCGCATATCAACTTCGATAAGATCATCGGAATTTGTATACTTAATACCTTCACTATCCAAAATTTTCAAGATTTTTGGTTTATATTCTTTTTCAATTGAATCCGTAGTAAAACCGATATAAAATCTAGTTCTATCACCTGGATATGTATAAAGATTATAACCGTGTTCAGTTATCGGTCTATAACCTCTTATACGAGATGGCATATCTTTAAATTTTTTCAGTCCGGCAGCTTTAAACAATTTATGCAGTTTGGCAATAAGTTGTTTTCGAATATTCATTATGTTTTTAGTATTATGCTTCCAAATTTCAGTATTTAAAAATTCAACAGCTTTTAAAGCAGTTTTGAAAGGACGAACGGAATAAATAATTGGAACTTTTCCTTTTTCACTTTCTTTTCGGCGAACATTATACCAACCATTATCTGTTTTATAAATTTCATAACTATCTGATTTTAATAATTTATCAGCGTCAGATTCGACTATCTTTAAGCGGGATAAAACGTTAACTTTCATTTCATAAAACTCCAAAAAGATTTATTGAAAATTAAAAATATTTTCACCAATCCATTTCCGTAAAATCTTCTTTTTCATGAATAGCTTTGTATTTTCTGGAGGCTTCCCAAACCACCTGAGCCCACTCATCTCGAGTTAGCTTTCCGGAGTCAATTAGTCTATCCTTGATTTCAAAATACAGGAAAAGTTGGTAGCGGTATTGAGAATCAAGATTTTTATCCAACAAATCATTTACGATTCTCTGGTAATTGTCGGTAACGGATTTCAACTTCTTTTCAAGCTTCGCAATATCACATTTCCTTGCTTGTCGGACGCCTTTAAGTTTGCGTTTCAAATTTTTAATCAAGTAATTTTCTTGAACTGTTTTATCCCAGGACATTTCAAATCCTTCCTTTCAACAAACTAGTTTCTTCATTGAATAAATTAGCAAGATGAATTTCCTTGTGGTATTTATCCACCAACTTTAAAAAATTACCAGGATTAACCTTTTGGATTATAGGATCCAAGGCTTTTAACAAGGCTTCACCATCAAGTAAGTATCCCAGATAAGAGGAATCAAGGTAAAGGAAATACTTTCCGGTTCCTTTGATTTCCTTTATATCATCACCGTAAAGGGTAAGGTATTCACCATAATCCGCATTGTAGGTAAGGACGGATTTGAATTCTTCAGAATAAGGTTCAGGGTCTTCGTCCTTAACATCCATAAGAATTTCTTCCGTTTCTGGTGAATATAAATCAACGACGGATGCAAAGTATTCTTTTCCTTTATATTCAACCAATTCGTAAATCATTCCTTCAACTCCTGTTCTTTCCGTGGAAATAATTTTTCAACCTGTTTCCTGAAAGGTTCAAGACCTTGGGCTTGGATTGTTTTCCAGATTTCTTTTTGCTCCGGAGTTAATTTGATAACCAGATTTTTGTAAGTTTCATCGGATTCGTCATCGTAATGACCGATAATCCAAGGACAGGTTTCAATCATCTTTTTCAACTTGCAGGCTGGACAGGTGCAATCAATTTTGTTATCTTCCCAACATTCGAAGTTTGAATCACCCATTCTGGTGTAAATGATTGCGTCATAATCTTTTATTTCACAATCATCGGCTTGTAGGAAAATATCCCTGAAACGTGGAAATTCCTGGTCAATTCTCATGTTCAAAATAACGCTGAAAGCAATAACCAAAGCATCATTTCGACCGGCTATCATATTATAAAGGCTCATTTTTGTTCCTCCTTATAAATACAAATCGTTCAAACGATGCTGATTCTTTTCAGTTAAAGGCTCATGCTTGTAGCTCAACTTTTCAACCAAATCATCAAAATTGCGACCAAAAGCTAACCCGATACCAAAGGCATCCAATTTACCGATTGTTTCAAAATGGTAAAGAATACCGCCAAGATGAAGCACATAATCATTTTCCTTTTCAGGTATTTTTGCTTGGGTTGCTTCATCACATTTCTTACGAAGATTATTCCAATCCTCAGGTTTCATTTCTGCAAAATTCATTGTCTTTCTCCGTTATTTGGAAGTGTCCTTAACAGCCTGTTTCATCAAATTATAAATGTATTCCGCACATTTATAAAAATCACCGTATTTAAAATAGGAGGCATCCTTCCAAGATTTTTCAGTTATATTTCCATTCCAATAACCGACATCATCATAAACTACGGTGTCATCACTGTTTCTGTTTTCGGAAAAAGCAATCCAAATACGTTTATCTACATCAATGTAGCGCTTGTTGAAAGTTAATTCCAACGCATAACCATGTTCACGTCCATTTGTATAATCGTGCTTTTCAAAGATAACATCATCATTATCATCAAGCATTGTGTTGAGGATACTTAAAACAATATCCGCATATGTTCTTTTCGCTTCAAAAATTTTCATTGTCTTTCTCCTAGCAAAATACTTTTGAAACTCGTTCACCGGTAAAGATATCTTCCAACCAGAAACCGGTTTCATCTTTAACGCATTGATAATCGTCTACAAAAGGAACTTTTAAATCCCCGTTTAAATGGGCTTGAAGCAATTTTTTCAAACCTCTATCGGAAATTTCCTTTGTTTTGTAATCCTTTTCGGAAATTCCAGTTAAATACTGAATTTGTTCAGCATCTCGCAGGTGAAATTTCTTGGTGTTGAACAGTTTGAAAATCTTCATTTTTTCCAATCTCCTTTTTTTATTTTATACTTTATTATAATAAGAAAGAGAAGGAAAATCAAGAACTATTTTCACAAATATTTATTTTCTTTCAAAAACTCAAGGTCCATACCCAACATGTATGCTATTCTGGTTTCAGGATAGTTGCAATGTTTCATTTCCTTGAGGAATTCCAACTCACAAAGGTTGAGTTTGTGGTTATCAATCTTTTGTTTCCCAACTTGGGAATCCATCTTAAATTTACGCTTTTTGGCTTTGACCTTTTCACGAATTCCACATTTATTCAAACGGTTGAAAATTGTGGTGGTGGAAACGCCGAAGATTCTTGCTATGTTTACGACCCGTTCACCAGATGCATATAACTCAAGCAAGCGTTGTTCATCAACGTTTACCACCAGTCTTACCATATACCTAACAAGCTTTCATTACATCATCATTTTCTGAAACAATTTTCAACTCAGGAGTAGCTGGAGCTTTTCCATAGAATCTCATACTTTCTTCAAGCTGACGACCTTCCGAAAAGCTCGTTATCTTTTTTAAATAACCAATGATTCTTGTAGCCCAAGTTACATGATGGGATCCACATTTTGTACAATGATGTAATGTTCGTTTATCAATATTACCACAATCTTCGCAGCAGGTTACCGCAATATTTGTTGTCCAGTAATTACAACCGGTTTGAGCAGCCAATTTGAATAATTTTGCGTAACCTTCCTTGGTCGGATATTCAGCAAGATTCAAATGTAAGGCTGAACCACCATCCAGATACTGGCAAATTTCTTTACCGTGCAAAATAAATTTCTGAATTATATCAATATCTTCACTTTCCACTGGGTACATATAGGAATTGTAACAATTACGGTTTGGATTAACTTTATAACCATCTTCCTGATCCCAGTGGTAATTCTTAATACCTAATCCTTCCGCTGGAACGAATTCCGTATTGAAAAGTAAACCATACTTTTTTGTTGCTTCACGGTTTTTGTTATAAATCACCTGCAAAACTTCTTTCAGGTAAGATTTATAAGCATCATTATCACCAGGTGTTAAACCTAAGGCTTCCGCTGATTCCAAAACACCATTGATGCCAATCGTTAAGTATTGCTTCTTCATTGAAATGAAATTGGCGTCATAAGCCGGTAACATTTTTGAATCCAGCAAACTGCGGAAATATGCTTCCGTTGCAGTTTGATACATATAAAGATCATCAAGTTGATTTTTCAACTTTTCAACATAAGGAATTCCTTCCCGTTCCGCATTTTGAACCAAACGATTGAAGTTGATTGTAATAACATTAACGGATCCAGCCATAACTCCACCGGCACCCAATGAAAAGCTGAAGGTGTTTGATTTCAAAGGATTGCGTAAGCGGCAGCAGCTTGATAAGCTATCAACATCATCGCTCATGTAATTGAAGAATGAATTCCCTTTTGACATCTGATCACAAAGAAATTCGTTGAATTCTTTATCCTTACATTCTCCATTTTCCGTTAATGAAGCTGCTGTTACAACAGGAAATGTTAGCAAAGAAACTTCACGTTCCTTGTTGAACCATTCCATAAAGAATATCTGGAGTTTTTTCAATGTTTCCCAATTCGGAGTATCCATTTCTTCACCGGGGAAGATAAATTCACCAAACAACCCTTCAAAGTATTCCTTATCGAAGATTGAAATATTCCAGAATGGACATTGATAACTTCTTGCACCAGCCGGCTGATTTAAGCTGTAAACGACCTGCTGGAATTTATCCTTTATATAATCCTTATGAGTTTCAAGATAATTTTCTCCAAAATCTTTTCTTGCGAAATAATCAAAACACATAAGGAATTCAACAGTTGCGATTGCTCCGGCGAATTGACTTGCCAAGCAGAAAATCAAGTTGATAAAACCTCCGCAAAAACTATCCAGATGTTTAGGAGCTTTTGCGTCACCGCCTAAATCCTTCAAGCCATGAAGCAAGAATGGATACATTGAAATGGAGCAGCAATAAGGATAAAAAGTATGTGTTTCATCATGAATATAAATTTCATGATTGGCAATTTGTTTCAAATAACGTTCAGCTACTTCCTTACCAAACTTTTGTTCAATCCGATCGCAAACAAAGCTGCGTTTAAGTTGGATTGAAAAATCCTTGAATAAATCAGGAGTTAATGTTGCAACATTTTTGGTTGTAAGATTAGCGTTTGAATCGAACTGTGAACCGGTTGCCGCGTTTAAAGCACCGATATAAGATCTCACATAATCCTTCTTTTGTTCGATTTGTTTTTTAGATAATTCGGTAAATGACATTGCTCTCACTCTTTTATGAAATAATGATTAAGATTTTCACCGGTTTTAACATCGATAAAAATCTGGTTTGTCGTCTTCTTTTGTAAGCCACCTAGGCTTTCGATATAGGGACCGGTCTTTAGATAATCTAACTGGCTTCGAATTTTTTCGTCCACTTCCAACAATCCGGTATATAAACAAGTTTTTAAGTTGTAAGCTTTTACTACTTTTAAGAACTCCGGTAGGTCGGTTTCCCATTCCCCACCAAGAAAACATACACATGATAAGTAATTTCCATACCGATCCAAAAGATGTTTCAAATCATCGATTGAAAAATTTAAAGCACTTTCAAAACCGGTCCAGCTGCAACCTTTGCAATTCAAAGGACAACCTTTAACGGAAATACATAATGAAAGGTGGTTTGGAACTTCCTGAAAGGATGTAAAATGGTTAAAAATCCTCATATCCAAACAATTCCTTTGTAATCAAAACGATATATTCTCTTTAAGATTCTTGAGCTACTTCAGGTTCTTCTGTGGAATTTTCTTCCTTGGCATCTAGGAAAACCTTTAAGTAGCGCTTAAGAAAATTAAAAATTGGAGGATATGAACCGGACTTTTTAGCCTTGAAATTTTGATAACTTTCCGACAAACCAAAGAGATTTTTCATAGCCGGTCGATATTTTTCGCTAATTTCAAACTTTTCTTTATTACCACTTAACCGGCTATCCAGTTTGAGGATAAAATTCTGAAAATCTCTTGCATATTCATTCAGATGGCTAATGAATGAAAATTCACCAAAAATATCATCGGTTGGCATTCTGGTTTGCCACTCAATTTCTTCAATATCCTGAATCTTTGGTAAAACCCGATCCAAATTTTGATAGTTGAAGACTTTTCGTTCATAAGTATTACCTTTATGACGCAAATCCAAAATCTTGACGTTCAACATCTGAATAATTTTCCAAGGATTATCCACAATACAGATATTTTCCTTTTTCTTAATATCCTTATCCAGAAGGAATTCCAAAACCGTGCAAAAGGTTATTGAACTATCCGGATTTATAGCTTCAAGATTTTCAATCGTTTCACAAGCCAATGAGAAAATTTTCATTACACACGACCTTTCTTACCAACTCGAACATCAAATCTGGATCTTTCACCAGCTACAATCTTACCATCGTAATGTTCAAAATCAATATTTTCATAACTTTCAATCAAGCTGTTGATGTTATCAATATAGGCTTGATCTGCTCTTTCCTGAGGTGCCTTGAATAAACCAACCGTGTTTGTTTTTGGTTTTTCCGTCAAGTAGGATTTAAACTCTTCCTGAGCTTTTTCCAAACCTTTTGATTCAACACATTTCAGGAACCTCAAATTCAACAAAGTATCATTGTCATCGGTATCCTGCAACCTCTTAACCATTTCAACATATTCTTTCCAGCTTAAATTCTCTGCATATTTGTTGATCATATCAACATACTTTTCTGCTTCAATACAATTGTGGTAATAAAACATACCATTTCTAATTGTGGAAGATTTCTTAAGATTTCTGAAAACATATGTATATTTCAAAGCAGTACAAACCGGACATTGACAAGGAAGTGTGCAAAATTCATTGAACTTATCAAATCCGTTATTAAATGCTCGTCGTGAAAAATCAATCTGGCGAACCTTAACTTCGTTCTGGCTTGGACTATATTGATCAAATCCTTCCCAAAGCGACATTGTTTTAAAATATGTCAGATTAGAAGAATTCATTAAAGCACCAGAACTATCCGTGGTAAATCTTATTCCTTCCACTTCAGGAATTTTACTGTTAGCCAACTTAGCAACCGTCAACAACAATGATTTGTTGAACGTTCCCAACAAATGGAAATGATCATAATGACCAAGTTTTTTGGCCCTTCCTAAAAGTTCAATAATGAAATTCAATCTTACAATACTCATTGGAATTCCAACTGACGGGATTGCCAATTTATGAATTTTATCGGTATGGACGGTATTCAAATAATCAAACTTTTGTTTAGGGGTTCCACCGTGGATAATATTTACCAATTCCACATCGTCATTTTTGTATTTTAGCATATAGCCAATGTTGCGTTTCTGAATACAAGCCAATTTATGAACAATTTCATCGGAAAAAGTATCAATATCATTGTAATCAGGAATATCCAAAACCATTCCAATGTTTGCGTTTGAATTATAAGATTTAACCAAATCAATCGGGTTGATTATTGAAACCCTACCTGTTGCAATCTGGAAACCACCGGAGTCGCAAATGATTCCGGAACCTACATCTTTCCTTTTATCCAACCAGCTTTTTGGATTTTGATAATCGCAATAGTTGATCATAAATTCTTTCAAGTTGGAATTTTGAGTCATCAAACTGCAATCTACATATTCATCATAACCGTTTGACATTAAATTCGGTAAATCTGATGAAGCACAAATGCAAATTTCCCTATCTGGTAAAATCATATGAGAATATCGTGTGCAATCTTCAAGAACCTCAAAACGCTTGAAATCACCATATTTTATGTAAATTCCTAAACTTCTGTAATCAGGTGGCGTTCCTGCATTGATGTAAGTTAGAGCCATTTTTCTTCCCTTGTTTAGAGTTTTCTTTCATATAATTTAACATAATTTTCCCTTGATTAACAAGAAGAAAATGGTCGGTTTGAAAAAATCAAAACCGACCATTTTCCGGAAAAATCATGAACAACCAATTTTAACAAATTTTTGCAAGAGTTTTTCCATCATTATTCATGATGAAAATTCTTCCGGCTGTAATGTATAAGGTCCTATCAACAAGAATTGGACGAAGGTCGGTAAGTGATAAAACTCTTTGCATATCCGTCATTTCAAAATCATCAGGAGCAATTGACGGAAGCATTTCAACCTCACCTTTTTCGTTGGCAAGGAACCCATAAAACCGGCAGGTAGGAAATGATTCATAAAGATTGCGTCTTACGTCATTATTATCACAATCTGCCATCAAAATTCTAACACAGTCGTAACTGGATTTATCAATATTCAGATGTTTTTCAATCTCATTCAAAACTTCGTCCTTCAAGAAGCTCGCCACCAAAAATTTGTAAGCAAGGTATCTATCAAGATTCTGATCAACCGAAAGAGCAATTTTTTGAAAATCCTTGTAATGTTGCTGGTTTGGATGATGACCAAGGTATTGCTCAAACTCAAAGTAAAGTTTTTCCTTGCTTTCCTTTGTTATATGACCGTCTTTATATAACAAGCGCATGAAATTGATCACGAAACGATTCATGTTTCGTAAGGTTGAGTTGTAAATTACCGGATTTTTGGTTTCAATCAACAGACTGGGATTTGTATTTTCCCGATTACCTTCATTATCACTCGACAGAGTTTCAATGTTCACTAACATTTTCTTTTCCTTTCATCTAAAAGTCTACTAAAGTCTACTACTAAAACGGTAGAAATCTCTTTCCACCATTACAAAAATAAAAATTGAAACATAAAAAAGGACCGGCTTATTTCTAAACCGGTCCAGTTGAACAAAATGGAGACAAATAAATATATTTTAAATGGACAAGGGAAAATTAAGGAAGGAAAAGCGGGAACAAGCCAAACACTGCACCAGCCAAAAATTCTCCCAAATTTGTTGCTCCAACTAAAGAAGATTTGAACTTTTCAAAAATCCAATGCTCCCTTTCAGAAAGCGTATAAGCAATTGCATATAAAGGACTAACCAACAAACCAATTAAAATGAAATGATGGTCAAGGTGCATATCATAACCAAAATATGTTGGAATCCAAGAAATTAAACAAAGTCCAATGCAAGGGCAGGTGTAACGCAATCCCATATAAATGAAATCATAAAGGAAGCCATACCAATGTTTCTTTGGAACAATCCAATCACAAACATAATGATACCAACGTTCATTGTATCGACGAATTGTGTCTTCCGATGGTGGTTGATCACGACCTTCATCAAAACAGGCACCGTGACCGCGGGACCAGAATTGAACGTAGGTAAAGGCTGTAAAAAAGATTGAGAAGCACCAAAGAGCAATTTGAAGAGCTTTACCGGTGAAAAGCAAACTTAAAGCCGGTTTAACCAAAAAGAAGGTAATTGGAATTACAACAAGAAAGTAAACAACCACCTGAGGCCAACGACGGGTATCAAGAATTTTTTTACCGAAATCACATCCACCAAACCATCTGCGCCAAAAGAAGAAAAATGGAACGGTAAATAAGCAAAATAAGATTTTATATGTCATTTTATTTTCCTACGAAAGTTTAAACCTATAGGAAAATAAAAGAAACCTTACCAAAGATATTTCCGAAAACGAAAATCCAACTTATCAACACAAACTCGTTTTTCAAAAAGAGCTTCACGGTGCCAAGCAGTTACAATTTTCTTTAACCAACCAAAGAAAACTTTGACCGGAACATAAAACAAAGCTGCGAAGTAAATCAACCAACTGAAAATTCCAATCAAATTTTTCAGCCAAACGTTCCTATCTTTATGCATTTTGTTCGTCCTTCCCTACAACATGAAAACCTTCAATGCAATAATTCAGATAATCAATGACTTTCTGATTTAAATCTTCATCAGGATCGCCATCTTTATCCAAACAAAAATCTTTGATATACTCCCAAGCTCCATCTGATTCAATATAATTAAGAGCTTTTTCAAGCTGGGCATTATAATACTCATCATCGTCATAAACCCAACAACCGGAACCACCTGCCAGATGCGGCTCAACCCCATAAGGATTGGAATCCCATCTTGCGCTATACAATGAGCTTTCATCAACCTCAAGATCTTGAACAAAATCTTCAACCTTTTCAATCTCTTTGAGCGTCAAGTCGGAAAAAGCAACCCTCCGAACGCGAATCTGTTCACCATACTTAGGATCCTTCCATTCGACCTTCAACGAATATTTAACGATATCATTGTCCGCTCGCATATCGTCAATCATCTTTTCAATTTGAACTCGAGCACCTTGTTCCGGTTTAATAAATTGCTTTGTTTCCCCATCGTATTTTGAACTTGAGCCGGCATAATATGTTTTATCCTGCACCGTTCCTTCCAGAGTATTTTTTGAACCGTCACGATTTTTAACGGTAAATTGGTACTTAAAATCAACCATTTTAACCTCTTCCTTTTTCCATTTTATACTTTAGTATAATATGAAATCTCTTATAAATCAAGAGAAATTTTCACTTTTTCAAAAAAAATCACAAAAAATAAGCCGGTTATCAAAAACCGGCTCATTCCTAAAAAGAAAGCAAAATTACCAAGTAAAGCTTTCCGCACTACGAATGGCTTCAACCTGCTTATAAAACTTCTGTTCAAGACCATTTTCTTTATAGCAACCACGCAACTCAACACTAGCGGTTGGTGAATTTGCCATCACACCTCTACAGGCCATGCAACCGTGCGCCCCAATGACCATAACAGCTGAACCTGCGCTATTGACACCAGTCAACCAATCATTACCCTTATAAAGACAATCCGCAAGATTCTTAGCAAAATGTTCCTGCAACATAGGATATTTGCAAATTTCCCGAGCCAACCGGGTCAATTTACTCAACCCTAAAACCTTGGCATCTTCCCCCTTCTTGGGAATATAAGAAACAAAAACCTGATACTTAACCGGTAACAAATGATGAGGACATAAACCAATGACACCCTCTTTAACGCCTTGGGTAATCATACCCAACTCTTCACCTTTTTGAGCGGAATCAATCTTAAACGTCTTCATAAAAGAAGCAACATTCCTCGCAATTTCATCCTTAGGACGACACATTTCAGCAAAAGCATCAGCACCACGCTTATCCGTCCCATGATAATTCTCAATATCCATCTCATCAAATTGACCAGCAGAACAAACCTGCTTAATCCATTCCATCTTCAACCGATAAGACTCATATAACAAATCCATGTTCAAATCTGAACGTTCAACTTTAGCCATTCGTTTTTTCTCCTTTGAAAGTTTCTTGGCATAATAAAAATCAAACCACCTTAACATTCTCACAATAAAAACATACCAACGGTTCAATTTCCTCATATCCCTTAACAACTTCTAAAATTAACCAACCCAAAATCTAACCAAAAATTCAAATCTCTAACCAAACTCATAAACTTCAAAAATCCAGATAAAATTCAATATCCCTCTTATCCATTGATTAGTTATTTTTTGGTATTAAAATTCCATAAGATGAGGTAAAAAATTTATGGTATGGTAACTGATGATTGTTTTAAAATGTTTGAATTGTTTTGTGTGTTTTTGTGGTGGTTTGTTTTGTTGGTGGGTGGTATGTTTTCTTATAGAAAAACGAAATAAAACGAATTCGATCGCAACCAAACAAATAATTGGTTATTGTAAGATGAATTTTTTATACACCACTTTTCCTTCATAAACCATCAAACAACCATCTGTTTGGTATGAAAATATCCATTTTTCAATTCTTTGGGTGAAATTATCCGGTTTTTGCATCAAAAATCTGGAAAATGTTTAGAAATTCCTGCTCAAACCAGGTATATAAATATATAGATTCGGTCGATTTTCATAAAAAATCGACTTCAAAATTTATCAAATTTTTAACTTTTTTCTATTTAATAAGAGGAGGGGCCGGCAAGCCAATGTTGATTCCAAAGTGGGACTCAATCAAATTTACCAAACATTTGAAATCATCAAGAATCATATCCCAAGTTGTTTTCACGATTTTTTTGAAAACAAAATAGATTGAAACTGGATGCTTGAAATATCTTTCTTTTTCAATTTTAGGACATTTTTCAATATCCCGTTCATAACGCTCTCTAATTGCTCTTGTTTTAAATATCCTTGCCTTACATTCGTGCTTTGGATACAAAATCTTCAAGAAATTTTGCATGATTTTTTGAAAATCCTGCAAAGAAGCAATTAAGATTGCTTTTGAAAATCCGGTGCAATGGGAAAGATACAAAGTCTTGGTGAAAATCTTTTCACCTTCTCTTCTGTCCCAGATTATTCTCTTTAGTTTATGGAATTCCAAACCGTAGGTATCCACCAATGCATTGATAATATCATCAACATGATGTCCAAGGAATTTTCTTATAGGTTTTATATTATCTTTAAGATTTTCCAGCGCTTCGTCATCCATAGCAAAGTTGAAATATCTATGAAATCTTTCATATTCATCTTTTTGAAAGTTTTCAATTCTTTTCAACAAGTCTTTTGTATATTCCGAAAAATATCTACGGCTAACTGATAAGGTCCGGTTTACATTTTCAACATCAAACAATTGCTTTAACTTCAAATTGTTATTTTGATAATTGTAACGCCAACAATCCATCAATGCCATAAAAAATTCCGGAGCAAGAATTTTCAGGAAGTTTGAAATGTAACCACGTTTCATGATACATTTCCTTTTTTCCATCAAATTCTTTTTGCAAATATCCGCCAAACGATATCCTCTGGTGAAAATATGCTCAATTGCATCTTCTTTAAACGTATTATAATATGAATTGTGGAAAGGAATGATTTCAGGAGTTTCTACGGAGATTTCAACAGACACACTCTGTTCGGCATCCTTCGAATCCTGCAAAACATAAACTTCCCCAACATTTTTATAAGCGTTTTCAATAGATAATTCGACACGCTTTTCACCACTTTTTTCAAAATAAACGGAAGCGGAACCATGATTGAGTTGGTAACGTTCGCTACTTTTGAAATACTTAAGCATTGCTTCCTTACAATCTTCCATAGGAATATTGTTTTTGGCGCAATCCAATGCTTGCTGATACATCATTTTGTTTGATTGACCAGCTTTAAACGGAACACAAATTTCATCAACAGTTTTAAATCTAGATACTTTTACGACATTTTCAACATTACGCTTCCAAACCCTCGTTGCAGGAGCTAATGTCCATTTCTTAGGTTCGAAAGCTCTAAGCTCAACATTTTTCAACAACTTACAAAAAACAGAACAACATTCAGAATAATACGACTTTTTACGATCAAAACACCTATACACAAAATCATACAAATGATCAACATCAACACAAACATCAATTGGGTTAAACTGTTCCTTGCATATTTCAGCGAACTTGAAGCTTCCCAATTTTTCCAAATCCAAAGGTCGGTAATCGTTTGAAAAAATCAAACAGGTATTACCCTTTGGTGACGGAATTTCAACTTTGAATTCCATACCGGAATTTTCTTGAACTTCCAAAACAAACTCTTGAATTTTTTTATTGATTCTTTTACGCTGCTCTTCATTATATTTATCATTTAGCTTGACGCAAAGATGAATTCCACCTGAACCTAACCAAGAATATTCAGCAAATGCATTCTTGTTGTTCAATTTCAATTTTTTAATTAACCGGTTTGCGATAATTAAGGCATTTTTATCGCCCATGTTATCAATATCCAGATACAAAATATCCGTAATTTCTTTCCGGTTAAATCCTAAACGGAAGGCATAACCTAAACGACAAAAGTCGGAATTCAAAAATTCCTTATCATATTTTGCTGGATCATTTCCATACTTACTTAATTCTTCCAGATAATATTGATAAAAATCCTTACCGTTTTTAACCTCTTCCAGATCCTTATGTTGGAAAGTCCATTCAACACCTTGCGAATCTTCCAAATTGATATTCCCATTTTCGTCAATTTCATCTGGATTCGAAACAATTTCCTTGTAACGTTTCTTTAAGATATCTCTAAGATGAGGATTTTTCAATCTTTCCAAAAACCTTTGAAGAGTTTTGGTTTTCGGATCAAGAAGATGCCAGTGCTCAATAATTTGCAGATATTTGATAAAATCTGAACAATCTTGACGCAAATCCTCAGGATAGATTATATCATAAATTTTCTTAAATGGAAGACGTTCCATATCTTCACAGCAATGTTTGTGTTTTTCTATCGGTCGCATGAAAAACGTTTTTTGCCGTTCATGAAACATCATTTCGAATTTATCAACAAACGTGTTTCTTGGGCTTGAATATCTATTGTTTCTCGGACTACCAAGGGCACGCATAAACTTATCATATAACAATTCACCAATGTTGGTGGATTTTCTGAGATGCTTCTTTTTAAAAGCCTCAAGATGATCACCGGTTCTTTTATCTTGGTGCCAACCCAAACCGTTTTGAAAATATGTTGATGTTGCCATAAGGATTGATTTATCGTTATTCACAACATCATAATTTGAAACCGACCAGTTTAACGAATTCCAAGAATGAACTCTTTCCCTGCAGTTTTTTGAATCATAATAGGTGGATTCAAAATCAAATCCAGCCAATGCAGTAAGTTCGGAAAGCAAATTCTCAAATGCTTTACTATATAGCCGGTTGGATTTTTCTTCATCTTCCTGATGCCAAACCGGGGTTTTAATAGGAAATTTATAACCAACCTTCGTAGTTGCTTCTTGGATAGCAAGATTCATCAGGTTACGCAAATCACGAACTTGATGCTTATCAAATTTTCCATATGTTCCTAAACAGGATTTTTGATGTTGATTGTTTGGTTTGGTTGGATTTTTTAAATCTTTGTTTTGTAACTGCATTTTAGCCCCTGCACTACGTATGTTACTTTTTAACCTTTGAAAACTTTCAGCTCGGTCTAAAAATTTTCAAAGGCGCTAGCTATTTGAATGATACGTAGGACATCCAACAGGAGCTTTTCCGAGGCTCTTTTCGCTAGCAACCTAACTTAACAGAAAATTAAGTTGAAGATTCCGAATTAAACCGAAAAGTATAGATGATCACCTAAAGAATCATCAAAAGGCATGAATTTTTTCTTTTCAATGACACAATCTTTCTTCAAACGGATTATGTTTTCAAGTTCGTGGGCACGCTCAGCAAAAGGTTTAACTATATCAAGCTCGTAAAATTCATTATAGTTCTTGACTTTATTCAACTCTGCAACAATTGGTCCACGTCTTTTGCCTTTGAAAATCCCTTCAATCCTATCTGAAGAATCACCAAAACAAATTTTATGCAAAACAATCTTTTTGAAACTTTCCAAACCGTTGAATTTTTCAGCAAGGTAATGAGAATCCTTAACCTGACCTTCTTTGTATGGTGAATATTGAATTGTTTTGGAATCCGTTAGCTGCATTAAATCATTATCCGAGGAAAAGATATAAAACTGCACATTACTTTCTTTGGTTATGTTGAATTTTTTCTTCAACTTTTCCTTTGCTGTACAAATCATATCATCGGCTTCCTCTTGACTATTATATAAATGAAGCCCCGGAAATGTTTTGAGGTAACTTTTCAAAATTGATTTAACCTGAGGGTCAATCATCTGAGGACGATCCTTTTTATACTCCTCAAACATTTCTTTTTTCCATTGAGGAAAACCATCATAGCAATAAACAGGAAAAATTGTTCGACATTCTTGCTCAGCAAAACTCATACATTGCAAGACTTTGCTTCGAACCAAATCTTTTGATTTATGGACGATGAAATTATGATGAGGATCCTTCAAAATAGCAAGCGCCCCATTATATCCAATGTATAAAAATGGACTTATATCAAAAAGAAGAAATCCAACATCAAATTTTTCGTTATTTTCCTGAGGCATCCTTTTCTTTCTCCATTTCTCTTCTTGCAATTTCAAGGGATTGCTTAATCAAAGTGTTATAAGGTGCAACCATCGCATCAACCAAAGCCGGAATATCAAAAGCTTCCACAATTCGGTCATCATCAATACCAGCCAAACGCTTGCAATCTTTCTTCAAGCAATCAATTCCATATTCCAGAGCACGTTGGGTTTGCTCAATTAAAACACCATCACCAATCAAACTCATTCCCTGAATAATTGCGGAGGTTACATAAAACTGAACCGCTTCCCGAACGTTGTTTGTGATTTTCTCCTGTAAAGCTTGAATTGCAAGCTCTTTTTCTTCCTTGTTGATATCAAGCATTTTAGCCATTTTTAATCTCCTGAATTTAAAACTGAATGTAAATAACTAACCTCAAAGGAATCTAACAATTTACCTTTTTCCTTTTTAATCAATTGGCAACAAAATTCACGACTTTCGTCCGTCTTCAACCATTCCAAGAAATGTTCCAAACGCCTTGGATTGATATCGTCTTTATAAGCAAGAATGTTCGGTTGAAAATTTTTCTTGATTCTTGAAAAAATATCTTTGACGATAACTCGTCGAATTTTATCACGATCTTGTTTGTTCAAAATTCCTTTATAAAGAATCGGTTGAATTTCACGTTGGAAAATGCTGGTTTGATAATTTTCCAAAATATCGTAAATGTACCGATTTTTCTCTTTTTTAATCACTGGAATTCCATAGTGTGTTTTGGTTTTGATATATTCAACAAATTGGTCTGAAACCTGCTTGATAATTTGACAACCTTTGATCAGTTTCAAATTTTCCACAAAATCCAAAATCAATAAAACCTTACACCTTCTTCCACTTTTCAAAAAGGAAAATCCATATTTGCGGTAATACTGTAAAGAAGGCACAATTAAAACCTCACAATCCCCGCTATCATTTTCCATAAAACCGACTGTAACTTTTCCTTTTAAGTAATAGAAAACCTTTTGAATTGACGTGTTTGAAATCCCGATAATTTTCATTTTACGCTACCTTTTCTATGACTGAAGCATTGTTTTCCAAGTGAATTTTATATTCCCGAGCACCTTCGATATAAAATTCCTGCTGTGTCATTGGTGTTACAACAATAACCTTTGGGATAATTTCCTGTAAGGTTCGGAAGAAATTCTGAGAAATTACTTTACGGTTAACATCAGAAATTCCAGCTTCCATTTCGTCCAAAACCACGAAATCTGTTCTCAATGAAGGTGGAATAAATGGGAGCAAGCTTATTAAGCTCAATAATATAAAACAACGACTTTCGCTACCACTCAACATACAAACATCACTTGGTGGACAATTATTTCTTGTAGCCATTATGCTGAAGTTGGTTGAATCCACATTGACGGAAAATTCAATCTCCTTGTTGAAAACCAAGTTTTTGAATTTATTTAAGTTTGCACAATATAATTCAGCAAGATGTTTAATTTGCCAAACTCTTATACCTTTTGCAGAATATGCTTTATCCAAGGCTTGATAAATTTCAAGCTGCTCAAGGTCCTTATCAATTTCGGATATTCTATCTTTCTTTTTGGTAATTTGATCATTTTGCTCGTTACCAATAGCAATCTTGCTTGTCAATTCCGAAATTTTATCATTCAGTTTACCTAATTCGGTTTCCAAAGAACCAATCTTTTCTTCCAATTCCTCAACATTCAAATCCTTGATATCATTATAAGGTTCGAGGTTGGTAAGAATTTTCAAATCATTTCTAAACCCTGAAATTTTACCTTCGATTTTCAACTTTTCATTGGATAATTCTTTGATTTTATTTTCATCGACCGGTTCACAATCCACCAATCCTTTAATCAATGACTTGTTTGCTGTTTGAAGAGCTTCAATTTGTTTTGCCTTTTCCATATTGACTTTTGCTTCGGTAACCTGCTCACGAAGCTTTGATAATTTCTTATCAAATTTATCACAGATTTGAATCTTTTCTTGCTTTAAAGCGTCAATGTCAACAAATTCCAGATTATCCGGAATTGAAAAATATTCCTGAACCTTTTCCTTATATATAATGAATCTGTTACATTTTTCATTTTCTTCGGTTAAGGTTTGAATCAGGTTTGAAATTTCTTCAGGATTTAAGGTTTGACCGCAGGTAGGACAAACTTTTTCACCTTCCAAACTTTTCAGCTTTGAAATAACACTTTGGTTGTTTTTCAACTTACCTGAAAATGTTGCATATTTTTCCTGATATTTTTCCAAACCAAGATTTATAATTTTTTCAGGAATTTCGGATTTTAACTTTTCTTTGGTTTCAATTTGATAATTGATATTTTTAGCTTCCGAAATTTTCTGGTCAATTTCTTTGATTTTAACTTCTTTGGAAGTCGCCAATTCCTTACCTTCATCAACAATTTGTGTATATTGATTTAGATAAAAATCCTGATTTTCCGGAACCTCACCAATTCGTTCAATATTCTTTTTATTATCAGCAACCTTTTTGTTGATAATTTCGTTATTATTGAAATTCAACCGATTTGTTTCCAAAGCTTGAATTTGCTTCTTGGTTTCGGAAAGATTCTTTTCTAATTCCTTGATTTCATCCCCAATCAATCCCTTGGTTAAATCTTCATTCGATAAACCGTCCTTCAACAAAACATAAGCACGGTATCTGGAAAGATTTTCATTCAAATTCTTGTAGGTTGGATTGATTTTTGATCTTTTTTCCTGCTCAATTTGAAGCTCCTTATTTAATTCTTCCAAACCTTCCACAAAGGTTAGCTCGGAAATTTGACCCACAAGAATTTCCTTCTCATCAATTTCTCTTTTAAGCTGGTTGAGCCGGAGGTGGATTTTTTCAGCAACTCCATCTGAAATATTCAGCTTGAAAATGCTTTCGAACAATTCCTTACGTTGCGAACTGTTACCACTCAACAAAATGGATGAACGATAAGGTGTCAAATGCACCAAGGAATAATACTGATCCGAAGTAATTGGAAAGATTTTCTCAATTACATCCTTGGCAAGAGCTGAAGTCCTTGGTGAAATATCCTCATCATTTTTTGAGATTTTATATGATAAGGAATTCTTTTTTGAAACCTGCTTGAGTGAATATTCAACCCCATCATTTCGATATTTAATGGCGATGCCGGAGGATTCATTATGCAAAACCTTAGCATCTTTTTTCTTAGCCAGAGGAGGACAACCATCAACAATGTTTGGGATTGATGAAAACAAAAGACTTTTTCCTGAACCGTTTTGTCCACGAATGCAGGTTATACCTGGTTCAACCTCAAAGGTGGTATCCTTATGAACCACTATATTTTTCAAGGCTACTTTTTCAAGCTCAATCATTTTGAATTTTCCTTTTTAGGTGGAGCAATTCTTTTGACTTCATTAACATTCGGTGACGCTTGCTCACCAAGCTCACGGTTAATTCGATTAACTTCCTTTTTCAAAACTTCAACCAAAGGATTGACCTGGTTTTTCTTTGATTTTTCCTGCTTGATGTTAAAATTTAATATGGTATCTTCCCGTAGCTTGTTTTTCAAATCTTCGGAAAAATTCCCACTTTGGATAGCAAGTAGCTTCAATTCCAAACTTCCAATCCTATCAAGCTCCTTGATAAATTCGTCCATATCCAGCTCCAGGGGAACATTCAACTGGCTTGATAAGCAATCTTGAGCCTGCTTAAAACCTTCCACATAACCAATTTTGGTTGAAGCAATTTTAAGTACCACCGCCTTAACCTGCTGAGCAATTTCAATGCTATTTTCAACATAAGGCTGAATATCAACCAGATCTTTTTCAGCAACTTCCTTCTCAAGACCTTCCTTCATTGCATTGTCCCTTCACCATAATGTAGGATTGTTTCAAAGTTGAAATCCTTTTCAAGATGAAATTCGCAAGTTTGAAAAATGTTCTTTGCAAGCAACAAACAATCCTTATAGTAACCCTCATCGTCATATTCCGGAAGAATGATTTCAAGTAGGTATGTGATATTTTTGCCAAGGCAAAAAGAGTTTTCACCAATTATCTTGAAATCTTCTTCTTTTTCAAATCGGAATCGAACCGGACTAAAATCCATAGTCGATCTATCTTTGAAGAAATCTTCAACTATGTTATACACATTAAGCAAGTATATGCCTTCCGGATCGTCTTCCTTAAAGATTTTTTGAATTTTATTGTTTTCAATGAGGATGAGCATTGGTTGTTTTTCTGTTAAATCAATTCATTATTATATAGTGTAAATTAACAGATTTTTCGGATTTCAAATGTCAAGTAAATGGGAAAATTACATAGATGATCTTTTGGCTCAACCAAACTTTTTGCCTCAAGATCTTGTTATTGACGACCGTGATATTCCACAGGCTAAAAATGTTGTAGATTTTTTCTATAACGACCGCTTCATGAAAAATATGGTGCCTGATGGTTTGTTTCCACGACAAATTTCAATCCTGCTTCATTTAATGGGTGAATTTTGTCCACGATGCACCGATATGGAATTTTTTGAAAATTTTCCTGTGGATGAAGACGTTGGGAATATTTTTGATCACGTCCAACTTTTGGAATATGGAAAATGCCCAAAATGTGGTGTGAGAAAATCAGAATTATATCTTTCCGGAGAGCTTGATGTTCCTAATGAATTTGTTGGGGTTTGTGGCCAGCGTGCTGGTAAATCCGCTTTAACCGCTATGACAATTTCATATGTTTTGCATGAATTTTTGAAGGTCCCAAACCTTGCACGAACTTATAAACTTTTACCATCATCACCATTTACCTGCCCTTTGGTGGCTTTATCCTTCAACAAAGCTCTTGAATTGCTTTATAATCCTTTGTATAATTACCTTTTAAATGGTAATTGGTATAAGGAATATCACGAATTCCTCAAGGATCAACAAAATAAATTTGATTCGGAACTTTTCAACGTCAAAGATACCTTTACCAGATACAGACATCGAAACATTTTGGTAACGCCTTTGGGTCCGGATAAGCGTAAACTTCGTGGTAATACGAGTTTGATTGGGGCGGTCGATGAATTATCGTGGATGATTTCTTCTGGTAAGGATAATATCAAATTTGACGCCGATGAAATTTACACTTCCTTGAACAACTCTTTTATGACGGCAAGGTCAAGCGCAAGGAATTTGCTCAAGGAAGGTTATGATAATTTACCACAGCCTATGCTTTTTGATATTTCCTCACCATCTTCAAAAAAGGATAAAACCTGCCGGCTTTATGAAGAATCAAAAACTTCAAGGACGATTTATGGTGTTCATTATGCTACTTGGGAATTAAATCCGACCTTACCTCTTGAAGGTGAGGAAATGCAAAATGAATTGAAAAAGCTTGGCAAAAGATTTTGGCGTGACTTTGGTGCAGTTCCACCAAACAGTGCAAGTCCCTTTATGAGTTCAATTGAATTGTTGAAATCAAATTGCAGTCAAAGACCTAACTTAACCAAAATTGCCAAGAAAACTTCCTATATCCAAACGCAGGAATTTACACACGGTGATTTGATTATTCCAAATCTTGAAAGTGGTAATATTCCAAATCGTATTCTTGCAATGGATGCCGGTTCGGTTGATAACTCGTTTAGTTTTGTACTTGCACATATTGAAAAAACTCAACCTCAAAATATTCTCGACCAAGTTAAAACTACTGTGGTTTTTGATAGCTTGATGGAAGTAATTCCTGATGAAAACCAGCCAATCAACTTCAGTAAGGTTTATGATAATATTATTGTGCCTTTAATCAAGAAAATGAACGTGAAGTTGGTTTGTACAGACCGGTGGCAAAACCTAAAAATTTTATCGGATATTCAAAACAACAAGGAAATCAAATTCTGCAAAACCTGTCAATATTCCGTAAAATATCCTGATTTTATTGAATATAAACAGGCTTTCCTTGATGGAAATGTAAAAATTCCAAAGCCTGAGTTGAAATGGGACGAAATTGAACTTCACGGCGGTGATAATTATCCTTATTGTTTTGAAAACAATCCAATTTCCCATTATATTTTTCAATGCTTGACAGTCGTTGATAGAATGGGAAAAACAGTTGAAAAAGGTGAAGGTTGCACCGATGATATTTTCAGGTCAACCGTTCTTGCCTATGCAAAACTGATGGATCCCGATTATTCCAAACTTTTCGGTGGATTCTCAAATGGAAATTATGCAGCAGGAAGCCGAATGGTTGGTTGTCGAGCAACCGGCTCCGGAATTTCAAGATGTGGGGTTGGCGTTGTTGCTCGAAGGTAAAATGTTAATAATTCCTCAGGAGATACAAGAGAATGTCAGAAGGAATTATCAAACATAAAGTTTATATTCCACTTGAAAATGTGGATATGGAAACCATCCAAAAGTATTATACAATTCCTGTTTTCAATGAACCGGCTTGTCAGGTTTGCAAAAACTTCAAAAAACGTCCTTGCGAGGATTGTGAAGCCTGTGCAAACTTTATAAAAAATCTTGAAATTTTCCAAGTAAAAAGGATAAAGGGTAAGGATTATTGTTTGTTACCGAATGGAAATTTTCCAAGGCTTCACAAGGTAACCGGTATTGATTTTTCCACTTATAAGGATTTACGTTGTAGAGAAAAATTTACTCATCCGTTGAAATTCACCGGTAAGTTGCGTCAAGGTGAAATCGTAAATGATGTAAAATCTGCAGACCAGGTAACAATTGTAAGACAATGGCTTTCATCAGAAAATCGGTATGGTTTTATCCAGGCTCCCCCTCGGACGGGCAAGACGGTAATTGGTTGTTATATAAGCTGCAGAATGGGTTTTAAAACACTAATTTGTGCCCATCAACATGAATTGCTTGAAAATTTCTACAAAACCTATCAAGGAATGACAAATCTCAAAGATTTACAAGCTGAAACCGGTAAAGAAATTGTCAAGATTATTGAAAAACCTAAGGATTTAAAAGAAATTGAAAATCTTGATGTCGCTCTGATAACTTACCAATCATTCATTCATAGCGAGCAAAAAGTCAAAGATTATCTTTACGGAAAATTCGGTTTGGTAATTGTTGATGAAGCCCATCAAAGTGGTGCCGAAGCTTATTCAAAATTTTTAAGTATGCTTGATGCTCGTTACAAACTTGGTTTATCCGCAACCCCTTTAAGAAAGGATTGTATGAATCGGATCCTATTCAATATGATTGGTCCAGTAACGGTTAAATCTGAAGCGGTTGGTTTGGTTCCAAGAATTGAAATTTTGGAAACCGGAATATGCACAAGAAATCATTTTTCGGTATGGGCTTATGCTATGAGATTTCTTCAAAATAATCAAGAAAGAAATGAATTGATTGTGAATGAAACCTTCAATGATTTAAAAGATCATAAATGTATTCTAATTCCGGTCGATACAAAAGAGCATATGAATCTTTTGGTTGAAAAAATCAATGCAAGAGCAAAGGAGGAGCTTGCAGTTGGTTATCATAGTGGTTCATTAAATCGGAAAACCCTTTTAAAAGATATTGATAATGGAAAATATCGGGTGGTTGTTGCAATTCGTTCAATGATTAAGCAAGGTATTGACTTGTTAGCCCCATCAATGATTTATATTCAAAGTCCAATGTCAGCAAAACCCCAACCGGTCGGCGCACCATTCTTTTATCAAATGGGAAATCGTGTTGCTACTCCTTATGTTGGAAAACGTGAGCCGGTTATCAAAATTTTTATAGATGATATTGCTGAAAGTTATGGATGTTTTGGCGGATTATTCCGAAAAGAAATAAAGCCTTGGCTTAAAGGTAGGGATGGTGGCAAACCACGCTATTCAATGGATCCAAAAACTTTAAAATTCTGTGCTCAAATGGTAAAACAGATCAAGGATAAAGAATATTTCCAAAAAGAAGGAACCCATTACAATCCTTACAAGGATCCTATTCGGGAAGTTCCTTTATCAACCGAAAGAGCAAAGTCGATTTTTGGAAATAAACATGTTAAACAGGAACAAAGTTTTACTCCTGATTTCTTTGAGGATTTTTAGAAAATGGACTATGGTTTGATTGGCGTTCCAAAGAAGTTATATCAAAATTTTTCTGTTGCAAATTATGTAGCTTCCGTTGAATATGATCATAGTGTTTTCTCGGCAAAAGCCCAAAAGAATGTCTTCCAAAAATTGCTAAAAAATCCATTTATGGATTCTTATATCTTACTTTTAAGCTCAAAAAGTATAAATACGACGGCGCAGATGGCAGCAAAACTTTTAATGGAAGAAGTTTTGAAAAAAGGAGGAACCCCTTTTTGGTTCAATGTCTTGCAATATCAAAAGGAATTCAAACGACTTGAAGCATTCAAGGATAATTTCAATGGAATTGATTTCCTTATTATAGATGGCTTATTTTCAAAGACAAATATCAATTACATTGATTGCTTGAGAACTTTACTAAGCGTTTATGATGATATTCCTGTTGTTACGATTATATCAGGATGCACCGGCATTGAATTTTTTAAACAACAAGTATTTTGTGGATTTAATAAATTTGTTCATTTTGGTGATGAGGAAAAAACGAGTTTAGAAAGTTCGATTGATGACTTACCACCTTGTGATCTTGATGAATTAGATTGAGGAGAAAAATATGGATTTTAATGAATATCAAAAAGAAGCAGCCAAAACAATTCCTTCCCATTTTACCAAGGAAATTATGCAGGATAATGCCGTATATGGTTTATGCGGCGAGGTAGGGGAATGTGTTGATCGGTTGAAAAAGGTGAAATTCCAAGGCCACGAAAATGATATTGAACACCTGGTTTATGAATGTGGTGATATTCTTTGGTATCTTGCTGAAATGGCAACAGGTGCTGGGGTTACTTTGGAATATATTGCTAAAAAGAACATTGAAAAGCTTCGTAAACGTTATGGTGAAAGATTTGATTCCGATAAATCAGTAAATCGAACGGACGATATGTAAGCCGGCCAATCTGTTAATTCCTTAAAGTAGAAGGAATTGAGAATAAAATGAAACTTTTTTCACAACCTCTTGAAGTTGAAACTCTTAAAGCAATTTGCTGTGGCGATCAAAAAACTTCCAGTGCATTGCTTGGAACGCTTAATGATGATTACTTTTTCACGGATGTTGGAAAAGAAGCGTTTGCAAGGATTCAATATGTAGCCAGCGAACAAACCAAGATTATGTCTTGGTCGGAACTGGTTACGGATCCTTGTATTACGGAATCAAATCGTGAATTATTAAAGGCAGTTTCAACTTCTGATATAAAAGATTACAAAGGAATTATCGGAAACCTTGATAAATACCGGAAATTACGGTTACTTGCTGAAATTTCGGAAGATATTACCAACAAACTTACTTCGGACAAGGTTGATCCTGATGAAATTTTGACAACAATGTCAAAAACTTTCATAAAAGCAAAATCCGGTAAGCAAATTGAGAATTGCTTCACGCATATAGGTAAAGGTTCCAACACAAAGGAAACTTTAAAAGGAATTTTAACTGGTGAAGCAATAAGGTATTTTCCGACCGGATTTCAACAATGGGATGATAAAAACGGTGGTTTTCCTGTTGGAAAACTTGGAACCATTGCAGCAACATCAGGTGGTGGTAAATCTTTGTTTATTAACCAGGTTGCTTTAAATATGGCAAGGAGTGGTGTTGGAGTTTGTATTGTTCCTTTGGAAATGTCAAAGGAAGATATGCTCCATAGATTTTTAGCAAATGTTTCGGATCTGGATATGGGCCAGATTACAAAATCAGCCGATTTGGAAGATGATGCAAGAAGCAAAGCCTACAAAGATTTCCGTCAATTTGAAAAGAAATTGTCAGAATCCGGAACTTCAATTGATTTGTTTCATCCACCAACGGATATGACGATGGAAGACGTTTTGTTTACAGTTAAGCCATTTCATTATGACGTTGTAATCATTGACTACCTTGGATTGTTAGGTGGTTTGGAAGGTGATAATCAGTGGAAGAAAATGATGGATGCAGCCCGTTTTGCAAAACGTTGGGCTGAAACCAACGAAACCACGGTTATTTGTGCAGCCCAATTAAATGATGAAGAAATCATTAGATATTCCAAAGGTATTAAGGAACATAGTGACTTTATGCTTGGTTGGAACGCAGGAAAATTAACGGATACTGATAATGGGATAAAAATTATCAAGATAAATTCCCAAAAAGGTAGAAACCAAGAGCAATTGAGTTTTTATCTTCATGTTGATTATAAGAAAATGATGATGATTGATGCAACTCAGCAGGAAATTGATACATATGAAGCTCAAGCAAAACATCATTCCTCTGGAAAATTCAACAACTCAGGAAGTGGGTCAAGTGGTAATCAGCCACCGAAAAATCCTGGTAAAATTGATAAAGATATGTATGCTGACATTTAATTTTCAATCAGAAAGTTAAACAGAAAAGGTCCAAAACAAATGGCAAAGCTTGAATGGTTTTATGGCTGCATGAATTGTGGCAAAACAACCACCTTGTTGCAGGTTGATTTCAATTACCGGTCATTAGGTTATAATCCGTTAATCATTAAACCTCAAATTGATACCAGAGATGGCAAACAGGAAAATTGGGGAACAATCAAGTCGCGCCTTATTGATGAAAATCGCAGATGTCTTTACTTAAAAAGCATTGATGAAGAATTTCTTCATTATATAAAATCAACTAAGTTTGATGTTGTTTTGGTTGACGAAGCTCAATTTTTCAACAATTCCGATATTTTAATGCTTTCAAATCTGGTTGATTATCTAAATATTCCAGTCCTTTGCTATGGGTTAAAAACCGACAGCAATGGAAACCTTTTTGAAGGTGCAAAAACCTTATTTGCAATTTCTGATACCTGCCGTGAATTGAAACAAATTTGCAAATGTGGTAAAAAGGCAATTATGCATCTCCGGTTGGTTGACGGTAAACCAATTTTGGGGAATAGTATTCAAATTGACGATGGAAGCGTTGAATATGTTGCTGTTTGCAGGAAATGTTGGAAGAAGATTTTTGCCTTGGCTACCAATTCAAATTTTCTAAAAATCTAAAATAAACCCATTTCTTAATTTTTTCCTGAAATTTCACTTCTTACCTTTGCAAAGATTTTAGGAGAAAAATAAATGGTTAAGAGAATCACGCAAAACGAAATCAATAGTTTGCCAGATTTCTTGACGAATGCTGAATTCGTGATGATGTTTGGTTCTATTCCTGGTATGTCTTCAACAAAACGTTTAACCTTGCAGTGTAAATCAACTGCAATTCCTGGTGAAACCGTTGAACGTGTTAGCGAAACATTGGCAGGTTTTGAAAAGGGTCAGGCTGGCGGTCGCACCTGGTCACATTCTTTATCAGTTACGTTTGCAGAAACACGGGATTTGCAGATTTCCAAGGCTTTCAGAACCTGGTTGCAAATGTGCCGTGGAACAAAATCTGGAAGTTCGATGGGATATTCGAAAGATTATCAGGTTGATGTTGATATTTACGTTTTTGATACTGCGGGTGAAATGGTTAAATCCTGCACAATTTATGGTGTTCAGCCAACTGAATTCCCAGAAATTGGTTTGGAAGGTGGCACAAGCCACTCGGTTGTAAATGTATCCATTACCTTTGGTTACAACTATTCATCCAATGACGAAAATACCGAACTTTAACTTTCCAGATTATATGGGTTCGGTAGTAGAGGCACCTGTTTTTCTTCTCTAGCAGGTGCCTCGTGCTTTTTTAATCTAAATAAGAATAACAATAACATTTCACTTTGAAATGTTCGCGCAGGTAATCAACCACCGCTTGAACTGCGGCTTTATTTACTGAATATTCCTGCCGGCCTGTATGACCATATTCCAAACTCAAGCCATCCAAAAAACCTTCCTGACCACGTTCCTTGTTGTAGGCTTTTAATTGGCGGCAAAAGGAGCTTCTTCCGTCTTGGAATTTAACGAAAGAATTTCCATAAAGATCCAAAAGCTCATATCCACAAACCATATATTTTGGACCCTCCTTTTTCAAACGTGCCAATTCCGCTTCAGCTGCGTTGCTGAAAATGTTACGCAATTCGTTTTCCAAGGTTTCGAAATCAATTTTGTTAGCCATCTTCTTAGCTCCCTTTCTTAAAACATGTTGCGGTAATGAGGAAAATCGCTCCAAGCTGATTTGAGGTCGGAATACTTCCACATTTCATCGTCTTCCTCATTCAATCTTGCAATCAGGTATTTTTGGTCCAGTAACAAATAACCCATTGCATAAACATCTTCGAATTCCAAACCGGATTCTTTGATTTCTTTTAAAATCGCTATCACTACTTCGGTTTCGATGAACGATTCTTTCTTATTTTCTTCCAGCTTGCTGATGCAATTACGAACTGTTTCTTGGAGCTTTGTCATTTTTATATTCCTTTCCTTTTTCCATTTTATACTTTAGTATAATATGAAATCTCTTATAAATCAAGAGGAATTTTCACGTTTTTGAAAATTTTTTGTTAACTTTGTAAACAGGATTTTTCTATCTCCAATTTTGTTAAAATCTTTTGAGGAAATTTTATTTTTCAAATGGTTATTTCAAAATGTCAAATACCCAGTTTATTATTTCAGCGGATCCTGGTGTTGAAAATTTTTCGATTTGTGTTCAGGAATTGGATTCAACCACAAATTCTTTAAAAGTTGTTCACTTGGAGCTTCTTGAAAATACAATTAAATCTTTGCTTGAAAAAGCACAGCCATCTTTTAATGATCAAGCAGATTTTTTTGGCGATTATTTTAATCAACTTTTCTTAAAATATAAACCAAAAAATATTTGTATGGAGCGTTATCAAATTCGTGGGTTTCGAGCAAGTGGAAGCGCAGCCGAGCTAATCAATGTTATGCTCGGAATTTGCGTTAACGAAGGACGCCGTCAAAACATTCCTTTTAAATTGGTTATCGCAAGCGAATGGAAAAACGATTTCAATCGTAAATCGGAAATTCCTTTGAAAGAATTATATAAATGTATAAAGAAATTGCCTCCTCATTGTATTGATAGTATGCTAATTGGTTGGTATAACAACAAAATGCCAAAATCTTATTATACCAGCGAAAACCTCTTGAAATATTGTAGTGATTTAAAAAGGATGCTCGACAATGGTTCTATTAGCTAAACCTTTAACCAGTTTTGAGTTAAAATATAAAGAACATGAATCAATGAGTAATATCTTGGTTCCTGAAACCAAAAAATCTTTGTTGGATGCTTTTTTGGAATTAGGAATTCCAATGAATCGTTTGAAACAATATTATGAAAAAGGTTTATCCTTGCTTTTGGCTTGTATTGAAGCTCATACTTTATTTGAACGTTTTGATGGCACCGTCAATTTTTGTCCGGAATGTGGTAAAAACATCAAATCTTCATTGGAACCTTGTAAACATGAAATTGATTATTACGATTTATGGGATAACGAAATGGAGTATTTCGATTACTTGAATTTTATGAGTTTTGAAAGATTTCTTTTGTTAAAGGAACATAAACCGGATTTGCTCGAAATCTTTAGAGTTCACGGTATTGAACAGAAACAGCTTCGAAAGGGAAGAAAAAGAAATGGCTGATAATAAACGCTTAGAAACCTATTTGAACACAAATTCCATTCATTATTTTATGGAATCCGGAACAAAGCATATGTTTGTTTTGAATAATTCATATGAATATTCAACCAAGAAGAATGAATTATGCTCAATTATTTTGCCGGTTGATGATAACCTGATTTGCAAAATTCCGGCTTCGAAATTACCGTTCGATTTAACGGAGCAGGCACCTTTCGATAAATTGATTGAATCTCATTGGATTCGTAATTATTTATCAAAACGTTTGATTTTGATTTGTCCTGAAGATAAGGCTTTTGAAGTTTTGGAAAAACCGGAATCCCAGAAGGAAATGGCTAAACTTCGTGAAACAATGCCGGATTTGTCCGAAATGTATAAGCAGGAGGAAATTACGGTTCAGGATGCACCAATGGTAACAAACCAGCCGGAAGCTCTTGAAGTTGATTTGACGGTTTTGGAAGTTTTAAATAAAACCGACTTGACGGAAGATGAAAAATATGTAGCCATTAAGAACATTGAAGATCGTTTGCAGCCGAAGGATTGGCAATATGTTTATGAAAATGGCGAAGAAAAGTTGAAAGAGTTGGCTACCTCAAAACTGTAAATATAAATCAGGAAAAACAAAGCCGGAAGCACAATTGAAGGCTTCCGGCTTTTAACTTTTTGGAGATAGTTAAATGCAGATAATTAAACCGAGTTGTTCTTTAATTGAAATTGCCAATCCTTTTAAGTTATGTGAACGGGTTGGACGGATTTGTTACAAATCAGAAGATAAAATTACCGAAGATTCTTACAAAACATTTATTATAAATATCTTAAATCGTGGACACTATTCGGTGCTTGAGCATGCGAATTTTCTTTTTGCTTGGCACGGTAATATGCCGGTAAGATTTTTAATGGCTTTGGATAAACCTGGAGTTTATATTCATCGTTTAAGTCAGTATTCATTTCGTATTTCAATGAATTTGAGAAATGCAATTGAATTGGCTGAAAAATCATTGATTTTTGATTTTATTCGAATGATTAGGAAAACCTATAACTTTCCCATTGAATTTAAACTCGAACCATCAGGCAGTGATTTACCTACCGGTGCAAGAATTGATTTGATTCAAAAGCCTGATTTTGATGAGGATTTTACTTTTGAAACTGTTGAGTTTCAAATAGCTCGTGGAATTTGGGATGAATTAGCACGTCATCGTGAAAACAGCTGTGCTTGTGAATCAAGTCGTTATTGTATGTATTCAAAGGATAAATTCAATGGCGAAATCAAATTCAACGAACCTGTTTGGTATAAAGAGGCTAATTGGTTGACAAAATGGCAATGGCGGTCTTGCTTAAAATCAGCAGAAAAGAACTACATGAAATTTTTGTCAAAAGGTTACAAACCTCAATTTGCTCGTGGTTTGCTTCCATTGGATTATAGTGTAAATTGTATTGTTACCGCTAATTTGACTCAGTGGAAACATATTTTCGAATTGCGAACAAATCAAGCAGCACATCCGGATATGCAATTTATTATGAAGCAGGTTCGTGATCTAATGAAAAGAAAACATCCTACTTGGGATTGTTAAATAAAGATTGAATTTTAATCAAATTTTGGAGATACTGATGTCTAAAATCTGGAAAGTTAACAAAGCTTTTGAAGAAGCTATTAAAAATGTAATGGACGTAACAAAAGCATCGCAGATTACCATTGATTTTAATCAAGGAACTGCAACTATATCGGCATTTTTAAGTTATTTTGGTGCTGAAATCAAAATAAAAGTCGATGGAAATGAAAATGATTCCTTTGATATTGATGGTGGTTTGTTATTGAAAGCCATTGGCGGAAGACCTGGATTTATCTTGGAAAAAGAAGATAATTCCAATGTCTTGAAATTCAAATTGGGTAATACCAAAGGTGAAATCCTGGTTCGTGATAAATCCGATGTAAACCTCTTCCATTGTTCGGAAGATTCAATGGATACAATGTCGGAAGCTTTCAAAACATCCTTGTTTGGGGTTTTTGATAAATTGAAAATCAATTCCAAAAAGGTATCCTTGGATAAGTTGGATATTCAAATGTCCTGTCAGGATGGCGAATTGTTTTATTTCATTGGCGATCCGTTTTATATCCAATTATACCAGAAGGAAAATTCCGGTGTTGAAGATATCAAAACCAGAATGTTGCTGAAATATATGACAATCGTCAACAAAATTATGGCTCAGGAAGAAAATTTGAAAATTGGTTTATCGGAAGGTGTTGTTTGTGTTGAATCCGATAATATCGTTTTGAATTTCCCGCAGATTAGTTTTGATGGCGATATTCTTCCAATCGATACCTTGAAATCCTATACTACAGATTATTTCAAGGACGAACCGGAAGGTGTTGTTATGTTCAAAGCAGTTGAAATAAACGATTTCCTGAATCAGGCTTTGGCAATGTTTGACGCTGGTGGACAGTTAACATTCAAAAGCAATGATAATAAATTGCTTGTAACGATTGATAGTGAAATTGGTAAATTGGATAAAACCTTTGAGGACGTTAAAATCAAAGGAAGTATTGATCATAAATTTGATTTGAGCAATTTGAAGGATTGCTTATCAAAATTGTCTGGAACAATCAAATTATCCTGTTACAGCGCATGCGTTTTAATTAAGACAAAGGAAATTCCTGAATTATCCTATATCTTATCTTATAACGCCTAAATCAATTCTCCAAAGTGGAAGTTTGTCCGATGTTAGTTCCAGAAAAAGAAATTATCAAGTATAATGGTGGTTATATAATCTTTTATCGTCAACCATTATCAAGTGTAAAATTGAATTTTGGGGCTAGCAAGCGGACAAACTTTTTTGATATTTGTGAGATTGATAATCTTGGTATAAAAATTGGTTGGTTTTTCAAACCGGTGAAAAATTTTGAGGCTTTTGAGGATTCCTCCTTTGTTTGCTATAAAAAGAGTCAAAATGAAGAAAAGCCTGAACGGAAAATCTCAAACCCCTACATATTTTATTATGAAAGCCAAACCGGTTTCTTTTTAGCAACAAAAACAATTGAACGTTGCAGGAAAGGAGATTTTTGATGGGTTTGCAGGATGATGAAAAGCTTGCTGATTTTCGTAAAGCAATCGAAAATGGTGAATACTCCTTAAATGCAAGGCGTGATATTAAGGAAATTCAAACCTTACATGTTACAAGAACGGTTCGCTTGTTACATTCCGATGAAATTCGTGAAAATAACAATATGGTTATTGACGCTTTAATAAACAACCAAGTTACCAGATCTAGAATTGTGGAAATTAAACTAAACGCAAGCAATCTGGATATTCGTATTAAAGCAAGAATTGAAGCATTAACCAATTACTTAATGCTTACCTATGCAGAAGATTTAAAGAAAAATTACAAAACGCAAACTGAACGCAAATCCGTGGTAAATTCAATGTTTGATTTTACCAACAAGATTTGCGCTGAGATTGAAACTGTTCAAAAATTTGCCGATTTGATTATCAATGATATTGACCAAGCTGCTTGGACTTTAAAATCCATTATTGATTGTTTGAAAATCAATGATGTTGTCGTAAGGAATGGAGTTTAAAATGTCAAAGAAAAGACTTATCGATGAAGATGAATTGTTGGATCTTTTGAATTGTCGTAATACCTTAACCGCTCTAGAACATGGTGGGGTTGATAACTGGGAATGGTATGATGCTAGTTTGGAAAGTATTGAATCAATTGATCCTAAGGTTGAGTTATCTAATTATCCGGAAGCCTCGTAATTTAATTTTTTGAGAGTTATTCTATAAAGGAAGGTTTCTAAAATGTCAGAAAGAATCAATCCACTGTTTTCAAAACCTGAAAAAGTTAAAGTTACGGCTTCTGCAAGTCCGATTAGCAATCAGGAAATGCAAGCAATGGTTATTACGTCCTTGGATGGTCGTGAAATTCCTTGTGAAATTGATTTTGAAAATCGTGTTTGCTTACCGGTGGAAGAGAAGAACTAATGAGCTTGAAAAACTTAGATAAGGTGGGTCTTGGATTAGACTTATCTGGAAAAACACAATATATTCAAAAGATCCAAAATCCAAAAATGCCAACCGAATCCAGTTCAAAAATTGGAACGGTTGCAACCTTTTCTAAGCGTGTCGAAGAAAATTCAGAAAAAGTTGAATTCAGTTCGAATTCAGCAACAACCTTAGAAACAAAAGTCAATCAAAAGAAATATCAAGTTGTTTCTTCCGCAAATGGATCCGATTTATCCTTTGGTGGTAATATTACGACCAGTGCAATTCAACCGGTCTCAATTTATATGGGCGTTTTGGAAGGCATTGTTGGAAAAAATGACTGGAAAACAAAGCATAAGATTTATAGAGATATTTACACTTATGACTTAGCCGGTGCCGTCGTTGATATTATTTCAATGCTTCCTTATAGTGATTTCAATCTGGTTGGAATTAGCGATGATAAAATCCTTCAGGAATATATGGATATTCTTGGAGATTTACATCTTCAGGAGATGCTTCCCTCCATAACTACCGATTATCTAGTAATGGGGACATTCGTTGGTTCCTTAGGTTGGAATGATGCAAAGAATCGTTTTTCATCAATGGTTCCTCAGGATCTTGATTTTTGTGAAATTTATGATCTTGGAATTCCTGGTGTTGATCCGGTTATCAATGTTGAATTGTCGGATCATTATAAATCAATCCTTGAGCAAACCGGTCCACGTTTTGAAAGAATGAAAAAGCAATTGCCGGATTATTTAAGGAATCTTTCCGATAGTGGTAAATTAGAGCTTGATCCATTTTATACATTATATGTTGCACGCCGTGGTTTAACCAGCTCAATGAGCGATAGTAATCAGGCAGATACCGAACATGCAGGTTCAGGAAATTCCTATTTCAATAGAATTTTGACAATTTACCTGTTGGAAAAAGCCTTAATCAAAGGTACAATTGAAAGCGCTCAAAGACGTCAACGTGCAATTACTCATATTACTGCAGGGACCGAAGATTGGGTTCCAACGGATGACGAATTGAATCAATTGTCGGAATTGTTCTTAACGGCGGATCTTGATCCAATTAGTGCTCAAGTTGTTACCCGTTCAGGTGTTGAAGCTAACTCAGTAAAATCCGGTGATGATTTTTGGAAATGGAATGATATTTTTGATTTCACGACCGGGGCTAAGTTAAAAGCATTAGGTGTTAACGAATCAATTCTTTCCGGTGATGCAAGCTTCAATACTTTGGATGCTGCAATTTCCTCATTTATGGAAAGCATTTCCCAAACAAGGGACATTATTACAAATCAGGTATTTTATAACAAGATTTGTCCAATCATTGCCTATAAAAATGATTTCAAGAAAGAAAAGAAAGATAAACAATCCATTTTATCTTCCGTTAAACAAAGAAAAGATGGTTCATTGGTTGGTAGATTGGAAAATCCTTTGTTTTCAACTACTGCTGGAAATATTCCAGAAATTGATGATTTATCTGAATATCTTATTCCTCAAATTCAATTCACGAAAAATTTGAAACCGGAAGTTGATAAGGATTATCTGGAAATTTTGGAAACGCTTGAGGAAAAAGGTATTCCTATTCCATTACGTATTTGGGCAGCCGCCGGTGGTGAAAATATTGATGAGTTGATCAATGCCTTGGACGATGATAATGAACTTCGTCTTGAAATTGCGGAAAAGAAAAAGGATTTAATTGACGACGCCGTCAAAGAAAAATTGCAGCAATTCTTAGGAATCGAAAATATCGAGGAGTTGTTACCGCCGGATTCCGATATTGAAGCAAAATTGAAAACGCTTGGCGGAATGGGAAGTGTTGATAGAACTAAAAAAGCTCGTAACCTTGAAGCTCTTCAAGATGTTTATGATGTTCGTGAATATGATGCAACCGGAAAGCGCCGTATTTTAACCAAAGCTCAAAAAGACAATATAACCGATAAAGTTCATCATCAAGTTGCAGCGGTTTTGGCTGAAAAAGGTAAAGAATATAATGAAAAGTTGAAAAACGGGGATTAGAAGATGACAGATAAGGTTCTAGATAAGTTTTTCAACCACCTTATGAAATGTGAGGGTTGGGATAAAGTTACAAATGATCCTAAGGATCCCGGAGGTCTTACAAAATATGGCATTTCGAAAAAAGCTTACCCGAACGAAGACATCGCTAATCTCACTTTGGAACGAGCTAAAGAATTGTTTAAGCGAGATTACTGGAAGGTTTGCTCTTGTGATATACTTCCTGATTGCCTTTCTGTGGTTGTATGCGACACTGCGTATAACTGTGGAACCGTAGTGGCCAAAAAGATTTTGCAACGCTCCTTAAATCTTGTTGATGATGGGATTTTTGGAAAGAAAACCTTTGCAGCCATTGATGCAATTAAAAGTGACCGCAAGGCTCTGGTTTCCTGCATTTCATTATATAATGTGAAAAGATTGGAATATTATCAATCTTTGAAAACTTGGCAAACATATGGAAAAGGTTGGGCAAATCGTTGTTTGGATACTTTGGAATTTGCTAAACAATTCCTTCCAAAATAAGGTTTTTAAAAATGGGTAAGATTTCAATTGGACGAGGTTTTAGACAACAAAGGGCAATCCTACCACCGGAAAACCGTGGTATGGCAATGATTGCTAAAAACCGTATTGAAAATGTTGTTGCAGCCCAAAATGCAAATCATATGGAAGCATTAAAAGTCCAAGGAAGTAATTTGAAAATCTGGGTTCGGACTTTTGCAGGTCAAAAATGTTCCTGCTGCACAACAGGTGGTCAAACCCAATCAAATCCAGATAAAACCATTTTTATTGATCCTTTTAACGATATTACAACATCAAAACGGAATTTTGATATAAGTGATGGAAATGAAATTCCTCAGAGTTATCAAAATCCTATGGAAGATGATGTTGAAGCTATGAGCGATGAAGAATTTATTGATTCCATAACAAGCGATGATACCTATGCCATTGGAGATGAAAATTCAATCATTTATGGTGGGGATAAGACGCCTTGTGGAATTTGTTTGGGAACCGGTTATAAAAATGGTTACCAAATGTATAATGGAAATCGAATTGTTTTGGATTACTGGAATAATCCGGTTTCTCAAGGTTTTATGTTAGAAAAAACCTACCCTTATTCCTATACTTCGAATTTTGATAGTTCAAATTATATTATCTGGTCTTTCGAAGCTCCAACCTTTTTCAAGGATTTTTTAGGGCTTCGAGTTCGTAATAACCTTTCATATTGCAAGGATTACAAACTTGAAATTAGTTTTGACGGTATCGTCTTTATGGAATATGATGATGCTTTAATAAAAGCAAGGAAGGGTAAGGAAACTCAAATCTTCCTCAAGGTAATTCCTTATGATCATCCACTTTCCAATTCGGTAAACTTCACAATTACTCATATTGAGCTTTATTATCAAATGGGTGATTATATAAAAGGTGATTTTGCACCGATTGCCGATACCGAAAATTTTGAACTTTTCGAAGCCCTACAAACCACCAGTTTGGAGTTAGCTGGTGATATTGCAGGCTTATCACGGGAATCAGTTATTCTTGATGATAAAAATCACAAATTGTGGAAAGTAATTAGTATAACTCCTCATATGACGGAGGCTCGTCAAATTTTTAAAAATGAGATTGAACTTCGTCAAATTCAACCGAGTGAAAATTTATATCTTCTAAATCTGCTCGAAAATCCATATATTATTCTGAATACCAGAGGATTGGAGCAACGTCAAGGAAAACAAACCTACTTTGGTGAATATAATCCTTGATTTATGTTTAGAGTATATCTTTTTTACCGTTTTTGAAAATTTTAAGAAAAAATTCCACTAAAATTCTGTTTATTCTATATACTTTATCATAATTTCTTATCTTTACTATGTTTTTACACAATAGAATAACCGCCGATAGTCGCCGGTTGTTTTTAGAAAAGGGAAATTAAGCCGATGAAGAAAATGAATGAAATTCTTTCGTCCACGAAGTTTCCAATGATTGTTGCAAAAACAGATTCTATCGATAAAATCTGTGTTCGTCGTTATAAAGACAAAGAAAATAATTGCGAAGTTTTGTGCAATTATATGTCTGCACCTTTATCACCTGTTTCTGGTAAAGATTTGATTCCTTCCGGAAATAAAACCACGACATTGAGCTCAGCCGAATTGAAATCATTGACTTCATTGGGTACCTGCCCAAGTTGCGAAGCCGAATTGATGGCACAGGCTGGCTTGGCAGATGAAATCGTTGCTTCTGGCAAAATTCATTGTATTGTTTGTGGCGAAGAACTTGAAATTTCTCAAGAAGAAATTGAAGACGCTCCTGCTGCTGAAGCTCCTGCTGAAGCTGAAGTTTGTCCGGAATGTGGTGAAGATTCTTGTGAATGTCCTGAAGCTCCTGCTGAAGAAGCTGCAGTTCAAACCGAAGCTGTTTCACCTGAAGAAATGGACGAAAAGAAAAGCGCCTATCTCGATAAAATGGATCAAAATTACAATGAAGTCATTGATGATTCAGAAAAAACCTTGGTGGAAGAAGCTGATGCTGAAACTCCTTCCGAGGAAGAAATTTCTGAAGATATCAAAGAAGACATTGAAAATGAAGCTCCGGAATCCACAGAGGAAGTTCGCGTTGATATGTTATCAAAATGCGAATCCAACCTGAAAGGTAAGGAAATGGAAATCATTTCCTCAATGAAAGATACCTATCATTATTTGATGGTTGCTCATAAGCCGGTTGCTACGATTCATAAAGCTCGTGCAGTTGTAGCTGTCCAGAACATGTTCAATAACAGAGATGCGTTGTTGAAAGCTTTGGCTGCTGCTACTGAAAAAGCTGGATTCACAAAAGAAGTCGTTTCCAACTTTGGCATTGTTCCGGTTATTTTGAAAGTTACCGCTAATGATTGTATTCATAAAGCGATTGCTGAAGAAAAAGCCGCAATGGAAGAAAAGTTTGAGGACGAAAAAGCTCAGGCTGAAGAAGATATGGAACAGTCGTTAGGAATGGCGGCAGTTGCATTGAATCGGAACCTGACCGAGGAAAGCAATATCTTGGCTGAAAATTTGATTGCCAAATTTGAAGGTTATGGTATTGAAGATGCTCGTGAAATGGTTGAAAGTTCCTTTGCTGAAGTTGGTGAAGATTATCTTCGGACAATCATTGCCAAGGCAAAAGAATATGCCAAAGAAACTCCTGAAGCTCGCAATGTTTTAGCGAAAGCTATGACGACCGCTGGTTTTCAGAAAAAAGGGTTGGCTTCTAAAGCTAACAAGGTGGAAGCGTCCGTAATTGAAGCCACTGACTTCAATGTTGACGATTTCCGTTCAAAATTGAGTAAATTGATTTAAGGAGAATGAAAAGATGTTAGATATTGCTAACACACGTGTTTTCCAGATGACTGAAGAAGCTGTTCACAGCGCGGATATCGCCAATGTTCAGAATGGTCAGGGTCTGGTTTACAAAAATGAAGCTGGAATCGGCAAAGTTGGTCTGGTTTCTGCTGCAGGTCAAAAGTTCGCTGGCGTTGCTATGGCTGGATATGTTCGTCCTTCCACATTGACGCAGACGGATGAATTTATGCCAACAGCTGACGCTAAAGAATTTGCCCTTTCCTATATGCCTGCCGGTGGCGCTGTTGAAGTTTTCAACGTGACGGAAGGTAAGGCGATGGCTGACGGATTCACGTTTGATGCTGAATCAAACAAGATTACGTTTGCTGAAGGTGGTTTTGTAGCTCACGTTACATATCGTATTGAAGCTACATTGTCACAGGCTCGCGAAGCAACCGGTGACGGTTATCCTGCTGGATACCAGATTGCTCAGCTGAATGGAACAGTTGGTGTTATCGCTCAGGGTGAAATTTCAACAGACATGTTTGATGTTGGTTCTGATTTCACGGCCGATGCCCCAATTTATGTTGACGCAAATGGTTATTTCACAATGTCAGCTGAAGGAAATGTTGAAGTTCCCAATGCTCGCGTTTTGGCGGCTCCTGGTGTTGCTTCTCAGTTCCTGCGGATTAAACTGGTCTAATTTAAGGAGCATAGAAGATGAATTTAGATAATTTGAAAATTCGTAATTCCCGTGAAACCTTGGTTGATGCCAAGTCTGGTGAATTCAATGCTTCTTCTAAGGCTGATTTGAAGAAAGGCATTTTGGCTGCTCTGGGTAAACCTGTTACAGTTGATTCTGAAGTTTCTTCAGCAGTTCGTGAAGAAGTTAAAGCTGCGTTCAATGATCGCACGACAAACAAATTTGCAACAGTTGGTGCTGCTATTGCTGGTGAATTATATACAGCAGAAGAACGTTCTGGCTTTGCTCGTCGTTTGTTGAAGAAAGTTGAAACACAGATTGGTGCTAACATTCGTATGGATGTTAAGTTCCCGAACGTGGTCGCTGTTCAGGCTGTTAGCCCCTCTCAGGTTCAGCCCGTATTCCTGCGTGATAAACATTTCTGGCCTGCGGAAATTGATATTTCCTGCAACCTGATGATTCATAAACAGGAAATCAATACAACGACCGGTGACATTGTTGCCGAAAAATTGCGTGAAGCCAAACAGGCCACGATGGTTCAGGAAGACCGCTTGTGGAAGAAAGCCGCTGATGAATTGGTTGGTTTGTCCAACTCAATGCAGTTGTTGGCTGGTGGTTTAACGCCTGATTCATTGGTTTCAATGAGAACAGACGTTGAACGTTGGAAATTGTCTGTCGATAAGATGGTTATGGCAACGGATGTTGCTAACGACTTGTTCGGCAACAACTTCAGCTCCTGGTTTGATCCTGTAACGAAATATGAATATATTTCAACCGGTAAATTGGGTTCAATTTTGGATATGGAAATCATTTCCGATGCAAACCGTGAACCTACATTGAAGGTTTTGGATCAGGGCGACATTTATTTGATTGCTCCTGCTGAATATCATGGTGGTATGGCTGACCGTGGTCCGGTCGAAGCTACAGAAATCGATGGCGCTTTGAAAGGCCAGAATGCCCGTGGTTGGTATTTGGTTGAAACAGTTGCGATGTTGGTTTCTAATAGCCGGTCATTTGTTCGCGCTCGTCGTATGTAATCAATAATTTGCAAAAAGGAGTATTTATCATGACGAAATACAGTTCTTGCGCAGATTTGTTGATTTTGGCGAAATTGTATCATTCCAAAGGTCGTAAAGTGGATGCCGCCAAGTTGGCTGTTAAGGCTATGGAAGAAGAAGATTCTCAGGAATTATTCGAATCCTTAGACGAACAGAACGATATGGCTGCTGCTGAAGCTAGCGATGATATGGAAGCTTTGACAGAAGAAGATTTGGAAATGGAACCAGCTGCTGAAGCTGAAGTCGAATTCGAAGAACTTCCTGAAGAAGAACCATTGGCGGAATGCAAAGCGGAAGAAGAACTTCCTCCTGTTGAAGAAGCTCTGGCTGCTGTTTTGAAAAATCGCAAAGTTATGGCTAACAAAATGACAATGTCTGGCTCACGTCAATCACGTGCCCAGTTGATTGCCAAGTTGGCTGCTCGTAAGTAATTTCTAATTACTGAAAAGAAATTGAAAGAGGGGTTTAGGCTCCTCTTTCTTTTTTCTCTTTGTTTTCTTGAGGAAACTTTGTTAATAAAAATTGCAGTATTTAATTCAACAACAAATGAAAGGTGTTTTAAAATGTTGATTCGTGATTTGACAAAAGTGGTTGCCGGTAAGTTGGAAGTTACGGAAGGTGAAGCCGCTAAGATGGTTCAGGCAACCTTGGATGGTATTATCAATGCTTTGAAAGCTGGCGAAGAAGTAAACTTGAATAACTTTGGTAAATTTACGGTTAAAGTTCGTCCTGCTCATAAAGCACGCAATCCTCGCACTGGTGCTACTGTTGAAGTTCCAGAAAAGAAAAACATTGCATATCGGACCACATGGAAGATCAGAACCGAATTATAATTCCTTTTATCTTCTTTGTTTTAATAGGTGGTGAAATTCGTTTCACCACTTATTTTTTTTCAAAATTTCTTTTTATTTTTAAGATATTTTTAAGAAAATACCTATAAAATGAAAATATGAAAGGTGGAAATAATTTCCTACCTAAAAGAAAAAAGGATTAAGAAAATGAAAGAAGATTTTTGGAAAAACGTTAGAGAATGTGGTTATTTAACGATATTTTTTGGTATTATGTTGATTGTTTTTATTTGGGCTTTTGAAAACGGTCAGGCAAAAGTTGACAGGTGGGAAGAAGAAACTGGCCGTTATGGTGAAGGTTTAAGATAAGAATTTTAAGGAGGCTCTAAGAAGCCTCCTTTTTCATATAAAATCAAAAACGGAGATGAAAATGAGTGAGAAGATTATCGATGCGGAATGGGAGGAGCTTGAAATTTTTGAGCAACCTATTTCAAAACCTCAAAATCCCAAGAAAAAAGAAAGCCTCTGGTTTGATTTCCTTTTGATGGTTGATACCATTATTTTCTCGTTGATCTTTTCAAGAGTGCTTGGATTTTTTCTTTACGGAATTTGAAAATTCCTCTTGATTTTCTAGGGAAATTCTGTTATAATAAGGTATAGAATTGAAAAGGAACAGGTTATGGATCAAGAAAAAATTGTGAAAAGGTCAAGGTATGAAATTTACTGCTTTGCACAAAAAGTTGGTTTTGAAAATCCTTACACCTTTTATACAATAGATAGTGAATTACCAAGTGAAAAACCACACGTTCATATCTGCGTAAACAAAGATAATAAGAATTTTAAAAAATTCAAAAATCTAAGAAACAAAAGTCCTTTTAAATCGGTTGGTAAAATTGTTCTTCGAAAAGATTGTAATTACACCTTACAAAACATTGAAATTATTTCGGAAAATAATTTTACGATAAAAGATAAGAAATTGTTTGTTGATTGGTTGATGAAAACCGAAGATGGTATTCAAAATGCAAAATTGTGCCTGTTGAACTATACCCGTTCAAATGGTTATGGACTTTTTGAAAAAGAATACCGGTAAGTTGTTAAACTAATGAAAAGGATTTCCAAATGATAAACTATAACAGTGATGAAGAAAAACAAGAATTAAAGGAATTTCTTGTTTTGATCGTTCAAACAATTTTTCTAACCTGCTTTATGTTTGGTATACCTTGGATAATCTGTCTTTACGGCGTAGCTTTACGTGATTAAAGGATGCTTCAAAATGTCAAGTTTATTTGATGAAATTTTTTGCAATATGTCCGGTTACAAAAAGGAAGAATTGGAACTAGCAAACGATGTAGCAAAGGAATTCTTTGGAATTAACTTTTTGGTAGATTTGAAAAAGGATGAAGAAAATGACAGAGAAAAAAGAAAAACCTGCGATTGAGGATACCTTCAAGAATACCGCTTTAAGTATCGGTATTCAATTTAACGAAATCAAAAAAGCAAGTTTTTTAATGGATAAGGCTGTTGGAAAGTTGATTTTAGATGCCAATCATGTTCAGGCTGAATTTTCAATTTTACGTGAACAAAATCTTTGGATGAAGGATTTTCTTAAATTTGTGATTGAAAAATCCTCCGATGAAGAAATTCGTTCAAAGGCAGAAAAAGTTTTGAGGAATTGCGAATGTCAGGTTTAGAAATTGGATCCTTTGGAAATTATCAGGTAGTTTTGGACCTTGAAAAAGCCGAAAAGATTGTAAATCAACAACTTTTAGAAGAAAATAAAAAATTCCGAAAGGTTCTTGAATTTTATGCAAATCGTAGAAATTTTGATTTCCAAAATGAAAAGGAACTTCGATTTTGCAATTCGGATGATCAAGCAGATGTTTTTCAACCGTTTGGAACAAAAGCAAAAGAGATTTTAGAGGAGTTCAAAAGATGATTTTGGTAGCAAGGAAGAAACCGGTCGAAATTGAATGTATCAAATTTACCGGAAATAATATTAGCGAACTTAAAAATTTTGTTGGTGATGCTCTTGTTATGAGTTTTCTTCAAGTTGATGATCCTTGGTCTGGACATTCGGATCCTGATTTTTCAATTCGAACATTAGAAGGTGATATGAAAATTTCAAAAGGTGATTTTATCATCAAAGGAGTAAATGGTGAATTTTATCCTTGCAAACCTGAAATTTTTGAAAAAACCTACGAAGTTGTTGACAAGATTGGAGAAGCAAAATGATTGTAATTGGCTATCAGGGAATTGGAAAAACAACAACCGCAAAAAAATTGAACAATTGTCTCGACCTTGAATCTTCAATGATGAAAATTGATGGGAAACGTGACGAAAATTGGTTTATTCCCTATGGTCAAATTGCTTTGGATTTATCCCGTCAGGGAAACATTGTTTTTACAGCAAGTCACCGAATTTTTCGTGAATGGTTAGAAGTTCACCGTAATGATACTGTCGATAAAATCCTTTGTATTGTTCCGGCTCTTGAATTGAAAGATTTGTGGATTGAAAAATTACAAAAACGATGGGAACAAACAAATCTTCTCAAAGACCACTTAGCTCTTATAAATGCCGAGGATTGTTTTATCGAAAATATCACCGAAATGTATGATTTCAAGAATTGTTTTGAATTTTACGAAATTCAAGAAATGGATTACGATTTAAAAAAGTTCTTTGAAAACCTTGAAAATGTTCCGAAAGAAGAACTTGAAAAATTAACCGGTATCAAAAGATTGTATTGATTTTCCTCCCGTTTTCTTTTATAATAAAGTATAAACTGGAGGTGGAAAATGAAAATCGACTATGGTGAACATTGGAAAGAATTATCAGAAGCCTGCCGTAAACGGGATAACTATAAATGCAAACGTTGCGGTAAGGATTTTTCTCATAATAAACTGGCTCTTCACGCCCATCATATTATTCCCCTTTCAAAAGGTGGAAGAAATACATTATCCAATTTGATTTCCTTGTGTGAAGCTTGTCATAGTAAAACCCACGGTAAGAAAATTCAAACTTCGAACCGCTTCAAAAGAAAATTTTAATTTTCGTTGATGAAAAGGGTCAAGACAATGCTTCCAAGAGATTATCGTAAGTTTGAAAAGATGGTTCCTGATGAGCTTCAAAAAGCTTTCAATCAGAACGACATTGATTCAATCAAGATAATTAACCGCTTGGATTTTCCTTTCAATTTCAGAATGAATGTTCGTGGTGGTTGGTTGAGTAACAACGGAAGTTGGTTTTATCCAATTATTACATCCCAAGAAACCGCCATTAACCATCAGCTAAGAAATGCAGATGGACGTGGATTTTTAATTCGCGCTTTTGAAAATGGAAATTGTCTTCAAACCTTAACACAGCCAAACTTGACAAAATTTGATACCGGAAATGCTCAGAAAATTCTTTCCTTTGCTCTTGACCCAAAATATGCAAAGGATAGAAATATCTACACCAAAATCAAAAATATAGCCAAGTTTTATAATGTGTTTATTCCAAACGCTTCAAAGATTTTAAGATTTGAAATCAAAACACCTGTTTATAAAAATAACCAGGTGGTTGGTTATAATATCAAAAGAAATCAACGGTTGCCATTTTTTATCATGGAAGTTGATCGATTAAAGGATAGTGTATAAAATGTATAAAATTACATCAGCTCTTTCATTGGATCCGAAGTTATTAAAGGAAGATGTTGTTTATCTTCTTGGAATTCTTGACGAAAAAGTTCCTGAGATTGTTGAGGATATTTATTTGAATATTTATGATAAAAATTCAGCAATCAAATTCAAAACTTTCTATGATAAGGATTGGTTCAAGGATTTGAAAATTTCAACAGATTCAAAAATCCGTTTGGCCCAGATTTTGAAAAATCGTTGTGAAAAATTTGAAGTTAATTCACTTATCTGGGACGGTATTGTGAATATGGAACCGGAAATTATCAAGGATATTGATATTTTAGAAAACAAAGGGAAGTAAGATGTCACTAACTTTAGAAAATTTGAATGAAAATGAAAATTTGTGGCAATCAATTAGTGAAGCTGTTATGAAAGTTGGTCAAAGGATTCAATCAACCTTAACCAATGAAGATTTTCAATACAAATTTTTGATTACGGATTATTGCTGGGAAGAAGGTGAATCTTTTATCAATGTAGGTGAATTGTTTTATACAATTCCTGTTACCTATATAAAAGACCGCTTTACGACAAAAGCTAAACAATGGCGCAAGGAAGTTGATAAGATTGAAAGTAGTTTAGGTGCTTTTCTTCCTAATTTCAAACTTCCGGAACAATACTACCTCGGAAAGCCAAATCCTTTGTTGAAGATTGAGCAACTTCCGGTCCTTCAATGTGAAAATATTGAATCAAAGCTTTATTCCTTTAATGAATTACAGGAATTGCTTGGATTTTCATTCAAAACAAAATATGCTGATAATTTGAAATTCAAGCTATCCTTTAATAAGCTTGATTTTACCACTTCCGAACCTTGCGAAGTTGGTTTAAATTTTTTCAAAGATGAGGATATTGTAAACTATTCCATCAAATTACAGGTTTTGATTTCAAGCTCTTTGGAATACTGCCGTTATGTTGAAAATTCAACAATAAATTCCCCCGTTATTTATCTGGAATATATCAAAAAGCAATTAGCTGCATTTTTTGCAGATACTGATTATCCAAGTTTGAAAATCAATGTAACAGCCTTCGAATCTCAACCGTTTGACCTTCAAAACATTGGAAATTTTCAAGGAAAATTTTATCATAATCTGGTTGGCGATATTCTTTATTTGCAAACTCCAGATTTAAGTTTTGATAGTTATATTCGCGAAACCATAACCGGTTATGATCCTTCAAAACGTAAGGTGGTTAAACATCTTAATGAGATTCCTTCCGTTCAAAACAAAATCATCAATATTGATCCAAATAGTTTGAGAATTGTTTATACCAATGAAACCGGAAATATGGAATCTTTTGATTTCAGTGAATTTGCTCAGGTTTCCATTACACCGGAATTTTGCAATTCCTATTTAAGCAGAAAATGTTCTGATCAGGAATTTTCAAATTTCTTGAAAATTTTCAAAATATTCTGTAATCCTTCCGGTATGGATTTAACCAAGATGTCTTTGCTTGATTTGTTTGAAAGTTTCGATTCAAGTAAAATTTCAAACCTGTATAATTCTTGGGATTCTTTAGATTTACCGATTCGATTGAAATTATTCAACAAACTTCCTTTGTATTTATTTATGTTCAAAAATACTTTCAAGGAACCTGAAATTGAAGGAATTTTGCAACCTCAAATGACAAGACGTTATGCGAATATCGGAACGGTTGATTTCCCATTACGGTTATCTCAAATTTTGCAAACTCCAATCCATCGTTTTACGGTTGTGGATTCTTCAGAGTTTTATAAGCTTGATGTTTTGATTGACCATCTCAATGTTTTGAAGGCTAATTCCAAAACGAAAAAATCTTGCATTATAACGACAAGAAGCAAAGATGCATTTACGAAATTATATCAGTTTGCTGATTCACCGGTTATTGTTGATAAAGAAACCTTACCAGAGTTACAGCGTTTGTTTGGTTCCAATCTCATTGCTTATTTCAATGAGCTTTCAACAAATTCACCGGTTATTATAAATCCAAACTGTTTTGGATCATCAGAAATTCTTGGTGAAGATGTTGGATTCATTGGCGATGAAAAAGTTCCCCGTAATCTGGTCTTGGAACTTTTGAGAAATATTCAATTTGATTATGTAGGTGTTGATCTTGATTCCTTTGGTGATGATGTTTTTGATCAAATCATTCAGATTTGCAACAAATCAAAATATCTGGTAATTTCAACAGCCACAAAAACAAACCGGTTGGTTGATATTATGAAAATGTTTGGAATTGAATATGTTTATTCAATGACGTTTGATGAAATTCAACCAATCAATGATGCTCCAATCCATTTAAAATCCTATGCTATTCAAATTCCAGAAATTCAGAAGGATTTTTATGCTCAAACCTTTGTTGAATCCAAAAACATGATGGAAGGTTCCGAAGATTACCTGAATGTTTTGAACAACAGCAATTTGATTAACTTTGGTGAGCTTGAACCGATTGCTAATAAATATCTTGGTTTTCCACAACAGTTTTTAAACACGCCAGCTTCAAAAATCTTTACTTATGGTGATGCCTTTGATGGTGATATTGAGCAAAAGAAAATTGATACCTTGCTTCATTATTTGTATTGTTGCAAGTTTGGTGGGGTTTTTGAGGATACCTTGTTCCGAGGTGGTGATAATTCAACAAAAATCCTCCTTTTTTCGAATAAGGAATCCTTATCGAAATTTTCAGATGCTTTCAAGGAACATTTCAAAGCGGTTTTGGATCAATATAACCTTGGAAGTCAAGTACAACTTTACTTGGATATTGAAGATGTTTTCGAACTTAAATCTTTGGCAAGCATTTCGGAAATCATAACTTTTGATATGAAAATTTCCAAGAATAATTTGAAAAGAATTTATAGTACCCTTGAAAAGTATTCCATTTACAAATTGAATTTGGAACAAAATTTTTCAATCACAACTTTCTACTTTGGAAATACCATTGAAAGCTCAAATTACTACTTAAATTTGAAGGCACTACAAAAACTCCTAACGTCTCAAATCAATGGAACGCAAGTTGATATTGATAACATTCTTGATTTGTTGGATTTTGAAGGTAAATCAACAGAAGAAGTTCAGGAAGTTGAAAATGCAACAGCCGATTTGCTAAAAATTATTTTTGATAAATCAATGTCAAAATTCAATTCCTTACAATCTTCAATCCTGAAGAAATATGGTTACAAAGTTTCAAAGGAAACCTTGAAAAAATTCTATCGTAAGGAATATATGGTTGTTGAAGATGTCTCACAACCAATTTTATTCCCCTTCAAGAATTTCATGAAATTGGATGTTGGTCTTGGAAATTTTGAAGCCAAGTATAAAAACCTTGGGTTTGTTGACGAAAATGAAAAACCTTGTTATTTCATCAACAAAAATTTCCTGAATGATGACTTCCTTACTGAGCTTGGCTTTGGTAAAGAGATTTCAGCTCAGGCTTCCACAGCAATTGTTGATGTCAATGATTATAAAAAGGTTGTTTTTGATAAAGAGCTTTTATTTGCTGAAATTTCCTTTGCACCAAATCTTGATACAATGAAAGAGTTCATCAAGGATTATGGGTTAACCATTCAACCGAATTATTTGAAAATAACCGATTCGGAATCAAAACAAGCTGCTGAACAGGTTGAGGATGAAAATGAAGCGGTTTTGAATTGCGGTTTTATCAATGGTTATCCAATGTTATATTCAACCAATTCATCAACAAATCTTGCGAAATATGGTTTCAAATATTTCAAGAATGTTTTTGTTTTGGAAGAAGATAATATGGAAGTTCTAAAATCCGATTTGAATAATATGCCGCTTAGTGAAGATCAGAAGGTTCAAATTATCAATGTTTTTGATGAGCTCAAATCCGGTAATAAAATCAAGCTTCCTGCTCAAATGAATTATTTCATAGCAGGGAATATTCCGGATAAGAATTTTAGAGCCTTTCCTGTTATCATTGGCGAAAAATTCTATTTATTCATCAACGGGTATTTTTATCAAAAGGAATGTTATAAGTTATCAAGGAAATTGATGACTTTGAACATGATTGAAACTTTGTTTTATCTTATGGAATCTTCAATCAATCTTTTGAAGAGTCAATTCTATAAAATCAGCAAAACATTGAATATTCAAAATCTTCAGGAATGCGTTGATTTCTTCAATACAAAAGCTCCGGTTTTCAAGGAACTTCCAAAGGCAACACCTGAAAAGAAGGAACCTGAAAAGAAACTTGTAAATCCATTATATAATGAGAAGAAAGTTGAGCAACAGAAATCTCAGAAATTGGAAGAAAAATCCAACAAGTTGAAGGCTGAAGTTGCAAGAAAACGTAAAATGCTCGGAGTATAAACTACTATGTTAATTAAATCCATTCAAAAGTTTTTAGGGATTGAAGAATCTGGGTTTTTTGACCCGAAAACGAAAAAAGCTTGGACAGATTATTGTCACAAAACACCTGGTATGGTATTTTATGCAAGTCAGGTTCCTAATAAAGACTACCTTCCAAAGACTTTTCTTGATATGTTGGAAAGATTAAATAAGAAAGGTAAAAAGACGGTAAAAGCTAAAACTCCTAAACCTGCTTCTGCTCCGGAACCAAAAAAGGAAGAAAAACCTCAGGAACCAGAAGTGAAAAAAGAAGAACCAAAACCTGCAAAAATAGTTGTTTTTGGTGATGTTGTTCCTGGTGATGTGATTGAGGAAAATATTGTTACCGATTTGGCGGTAAGTTTTAATGAAACAACCAAAGCCGCTGATATTGAACCTTTGACATTATCCAAAGAGGAAACAACCAAAGAATATGAACCTCAACTTGCCGATATGGTTTCAGATGAAATTGTTGAAGTTAAGGTTGAAGAAGTCAAGGAACTTCCTAAGAAACGAGGAAGAAAAAAGAAAAATTGAAAAGACAAAACTTGAAAGAAAGCCGGTGAAAACAAGCCGGCTTTCCTGTTAATTATCTTTGAAAGAAAGAAGTTTGGGGGAAAGAATATGCGCAGACAGGTAAGAACATTTCGTGATGTAAATCAATTATTAGCGCAACGTGGTTATTATATTCACGCAATGATTACCAAAAAAGGAAAACCACTTGTTTTCTTAAAAAATGAACATTTTGATCAGGAAAAGAATATTCTTTTCGTTTCAAGAGATTTTTATGGTTTAAGTGATATCAATGAGGAAACAACACTTATTCCTTGCAAGGCACCTGGTATTGAAATTGTTTCCAACATTATGAGAAGACAAAACATTGGAAATGCCGCAATCATTGGGATTTATGATATTTACCAATGGAGGGAATCTAATGCAAAGTTGGAATTTGATCCTATAACGCAAAGTGGTAAACCAACTCCAATCAAGGTATTGACACCTGGTGAAAAGGTTGAGTTGGTAAAGGATTTCTTTAATTCTCTTGAAAAGTTTGTAGAAGCAAAAGGTTTTACCGGAATTGTATTTTGTGGTGCAACCAAAGAAGATCAAGATATAACCACCGGTGATTTTGAACTGAATTGGAAAAAATGGGGTAGAGTTTGGAACCAGTTTGGTGTTCCTTGCACTTTAACCGTACCTTTGAATTATATTTCAGTTGATAGAGATAATGAAGAAGCAACAAATATGGCTGCATTGGCGGGATTTATGAATGATCATACCGCTTATGTTATTCACGGGAAAAATTATTATACCTTGGATATGGAAGGCGTTAAAACCAGGTTGGTTAAAAATATTAAGCAATTTGATAAGTTTATGCAAATGCTTCGTGAAACAAAACTATCATCTTGGGATACGGAAACCACAGGATTATCAAGGACTTGTGAAGATATTTTGACAATTCAGGTTGCTTTGGATGAAAAAACTGCTTATGTAATTCCATACAAACATAAGCAAACTCCTTTTAATCAGGAAGAATTGGATTATATATCAAAAACCTTCAAAAAATACTTTGAGGAGGAAGCAAAAGGAAGCATTCATATTTATCAAAATGCAAAATATGACTTGAACCAGTTTGCTCATATGTGTGGTTGGAGATATTATTCAGCTTTGATTTGGGATTGTATGGCTGCTGAATTTCAGCTTAATGAAAATCGTAAATGTTTGAAATCCTTTGGCGTTAGTCCCTTTTCATTGAAATTTTTCACTTACAATTATGGTGGTGCAGAAATTTATGAGGAAGGTAATGTTGGTAAAAATGATCGTGATGATTTGAATAACAGGAGCTTGGAAGACGTTGCCGAATATGGTGGAAAAGACGTTGTGGTTCCTTATCAGATTTATCATTTTGAACGAGCGGAAGCTAAGAGAAAAGGTGACGAACATTTTGATAATGTTGTCCTTCATGTGATTGGCGATATTATTTATGATACGACAATTTTGGAACAAAATGGTGAAAAGGTTGATAAACCCTACTTACTAAGCCTTTTAGGAAAAAGTTCCGATTTTGGTGGACAGATGGAAACCTTGAAAAAGGAAATTTACGATTCCAAGGAAGTGAAAATTGCAAATGATATTGTTTGTGAAAAACTTGGATATTCATCAAATGGAAAAGCCGGCCTTTTTGGTCAGAAAAAATGGGCTTTTGACATTGGTAAACCGGAACATAAAAGAATTTTATTTTGCGATGTTATGGGTTTGGAAGCGGATAAAACCTCAAAAGGTTCTGATTCCATTGGTAAGGAATTTAAGGAGAAATATAAATCAAATGAGCTTGTTGCAAAATTTGACCGTCTTGAAAAAATGAAGAAAGCCGAATCAACATTTATTTTAGGTCATTTTCAACGGTATGAAATTGATAAGGATTTACGAAATGATGATAGAATGCGTTCAAATTATCAATTTACCGGAGTGTTAACCGGTCGTATTTCAGCAAGTAATCCAAACCTCCAACAGATTCCATCAAGAGGTGAGTTTTGCAAAATAATTAAAAGACAGTTTATTGCAAATCCTGAAAATTTCTTCCTCAAAGCAGACTATTCAGCTCATGAAGTTAGAAACTGGGGAAATGTTTCCGGTGACGAAGGGATTGGTAATGCCTTTGACATTGGTAAGCAAATTCGTAAACAATTGAGATTATATTTTTCTCAAGATTATGAAATTCTTGATAAGTATGAAAAATTCAAGAAAGAGGTTAAATGGGAGGTTCCAAAAGGTTCCAAGGAAAAGGCTTTAACTTATGAGGAAAAGAAGGTTTTGGTTGAATCCTTACCAACAGGAACAAGGGAAGAAAAACGTTTTCATAAATTATGTGATTTAATGTTTGACCTTGAAAACCGTGGTGATGTTCATAAAATGAACTATGAATTTTTCTGTGGGGTTCCTGCAGCTTTGGTTACGCCATTACAAAGACAATCCGCAAAAGGTTTGGTGTTTGGAACCATTTATGGTCGTGGTGCTGCATCAATTGCTGCTGAAATTGGTGTTAGTCCTGAAGAAGCGGAAGATTTGCAACATAAAATGTTTGATAAATTTTCGAACGGCTCAAAATGGTTAACCCATTGTAAAGAAAATGGTTCAAAAACTTGTGAGGTTCATTCACCACTTGGAAGAATTCGTCATCTTGATTCATATATGAATGGTAGCTCAAATTTAATTGCAGCAACCGACCGTCAAGGACCAAATAGTTGTATTCAAGGAGCTTCTTCCGACATTGGTTTTGCAGCTGGAAAAATTATGCAAGATATTTGCTGGAATTGGTTTTGGAAACGGGGAATCAATCTTGGTTTCAAATATTGCAATGTGGTTCACGATTCAACTGAAACGGAAGTGGCTCTAGCACATTATCCTATTGTTATGTATCTTTTGGAACACGCTTACACGACTTTGGTGCATAGAAAATTGAAGAAACTATATGATTTTGATTTGAGTTGCGGTTTTGAGGTTGAAGCTGATATTGGGCCTTGTATGTCTCATATGGAAACATTTAAGAATTTCTTAAATTTCCAACCAATCATTGAATCTTGTATTGATTGGGCTAAAACGGGATTTCCTAATTGGTATGTATCCGAAGATAACCTCAGGAAATGTTGGAAAAATTTCAAAATTCTTGATGATGTTCGAAAAGAGGAATTGAAGCAAAGCATTGGGGTTAAGGTTGATACCTTGATGTTGGTTAACAGCAAGAATATTTTAGACCTTGGTTTAGAATTCTAAAAATTTTAATTTTCTTAAAAATCAAGGAAAAATTCTTATGGCAACTGTTGACTCCAGATATAATACCGAAGAAAAATGCGCTACAATTCTTGAGGCATCTATTGAACATTTCAAGGAAGAATTGTTCAACATTTATCCGGTTAAAAAGAAAATTCCAGTTGTTGGTGTTACAAGCTCGGATATAAACCGTGAGCTTGGAAGGACTCAAAAGAATATATCTTATCAGGAATACTTTGCAATAAGTATAGCTTCCATATCTGAAACTGAGGATAGTTGGAATAGTTTTGCAACCAAAAAATATGGAGCTGGATTGATTCCAAACAAAACAGAAGGAGTTCCGGATTTTTATTATAAGTTATCCTTTACACCGGTTGCAGCGGTTTTGAATTTGAGTTATTTTACTCAAAGTTATCAAAATGTATTGACTTTTTCAAACTACTGGATTTCAAATCGTAGGGAAGGAACCTATCAATTAAACCTGAGCAAATTTCCTATTGATATTCGTATTGAAACAGAACCAACAATATCAATAGGCGAAAAGGATCTTGCTGGTGGAACTCCTTATAAAATAGATACAACCGTTACGATTAAAACCTATGTTGGAAGTATTTATAAAACTCCAACTGCAACGGCTTTAAGTGGTGATTTGATTTTGGTTGATTTGAATGGTAATGAAAGGTTACAAGATGTGGTCAAAGATGGTTAGTTGGATTAAAGCAAATCTTACAATTGAAAATATCATCAATTTGTTTGACGGAGAATAAAAATGGCTGCCCCTTTATTACACGGTAAAGATAAAAATGCGATTCCAGTTCGCAAAGATCAACGATTCCCTCCTCGCTATCACAAGCGCTCTGACCAACAGCAAAAACTTGGACCTGGTATGTCAGCTGTTCAAATTTTAAGAAAAGTTGGTAAGGTTCAACTTCAGAATAGTAAATATGTAAGAATCAAACGTGTTCAATATAATGAACGTTCAAATCTTTATAAATTTACCACGGAAACTTATGATCCGGAAACAAAACAATACAGAATTCATATTCAACGTATTTATCCGGCTGATAGGGAATATAGAGGAAAGTTAAGTGAATGTCCGGCAATTAAAATTACTTGCTCATGTGGATTTCACCTTTTCTTTTCAGAAGTTTCATTATCATATCATAATGCTTCCGATGTAATTTATTCCGATGGTAGTTATCCTATTATTAGAAACCCATCTTTAAAGCCTTGGGCTTGTAAACATTTATTGAAAGATTTGTTGTTTTTAGTCCAAAAAGGTCTTTGATTTTGATCAAGCAGTACTTCATCTATTTGCTTCGTTGGCAGTTATCGACTCCAATTTTGTCAATCTGCTTGATCAATCTTCATTTTTCTACCACCATCAATACTATCATTGCAAATCTTGTTGGAGGTTTGGTCTTTTTCTGGTTCGACAGATTTATTTTCAAAGGAAATCATTGTGCGAAAACTCAACAACCATAAACGTGAAGATTTTGAATGTCCTTGTTGCAAAACCTTTGGTGTTGCTGATGAAAGTTTAGAAAAGCTTTTGAAGGCTGAAAAGTTGGCTGGTTTTGATTTCAAAATTTTAGCGTCTTATCGTTGTGCTTCTTACAACAAACGTTTGAAAAAATCCATAACCAGTTCCCACCTGGTCGGTAATGCTTTCAACATTGATTGTTCCTATGAAGACCGTGGTTGCAAAATGTTTGATAAACATAAAGCATTTTTGATTGTTAAGTGTTGTATTGAATCTGGATTTACCAGAATTGGGTTTAACTTCCACGAATGTTTTATTCACGTGGACGATGATTTGAAAAAGAGGCAAAATGTCATTTTCGATATCCACAACTTTTAATCAATACAAGGTATATTTTTACTTCGGTATTGCTTTTGTTTTCATTTTTCTTCTTGGATCAACAATTTCCTTGTATATGTTGAATGACTCTAAAAATCAAACAATTTCCGAATTGGAGAAATCAAATGATGAAAAGAATCAAATGATTCTCAAATTGCAGGAAGATATAAAGAAAAAGGTTGAGCAGCTTCAAACGGTTAATGATAGCTTTTCAGAAATTGAAGAAACTTACCAGAAGGAAATTTCTAATCTAATGCAGCAATTGATTGTCCAAGAAAAGGATGTTGATAAACTAACCCAAACAATCAACCAGCAATTCAATTCAACTTTGAAATTTTTAGCAGGAGCAACAAACTATGTTGAAAAAAGTTCTAATTAGCAGTTGCTTACTTTTAACTGCTTGTTCAACACCTAATGTTGTTGTTCAGGAACCGATTCAGATCAATACCCCTTTACCAAGCAAGGTTGAACCAATCAGTTTGCATCTTGAGGTTGTTGACGTAAATGGCGTTAAAAAATATGCCATTACCAAAGAAGAGTTCGTTATTTTGAATAAATTTCTTCTTGAAATTTCAGAATTCATTGAAAAATCCAATTCCGTAATAAAATTTTACCGGGAAAAGTAACTTTTTAAGGATTTTTTAAAATTCCTCTTGATTTTCTTCCACTTTCTTGTTATAATAAAGTATAGAATGGAAAAAGGGAAAGGAGGAGCTATGGAAAGGATTTTTGAAGCAATGAATGATGATATGATCTTCTTTTATGATTCATATTATCCTGTAACCAGGAGTAGCTGTAAATTCTACAAAATTTCACCGATTTTGCAGAAATTTCGGTTAACCAAAGCTTGGATAAAAAAGATTTGGTTGAAACGTTTAGCTGGTTGGCCAAGATCAATGCTTCGTAAACAGTAATTCATTATGCCCTCGTGGCGGAATTGGCAGACGTGCAGCCTTGAGGTGGCTGTTTTCGTAAGGAAGTGTTTGTTTAAACCAATTCAGGGGCACCAAAATATAAAACAAAAGGATTTTGAAATGATTTTTTGCTATATAGACACAGAAACAACCGGTATGGATAGATATCGAAATGGGTTGATTCAACTTGCTGGCTGCATTGAAAAAGATGGTAAGGTGGTTGAAAAATTCAACTGGAAAATGAAGCCGGTTAAGGAGGATTGTATTTTCGATGATGGTGCAGCCGAAAAAACCGGTTATACAAAAGATCTGATTCTATCAAGCGATGAATTTATTCCACCTCTCCAAGCATTTAATGAATTTTTTACAATGCTTGAAAAATATGGGGATCGGTATGCCAAGAAAGGTGATGAAAAGATTATTCCGATTGGTTATAATGTTTCCTTTGATACCGATTTTTTAATCCAGTGGTTTAAAGATTTAGCAACAAGTGAAAGGGAAAGAATGTATGGTAACCATTTTTTCAACTTTTTCACTTTACCTGGTCTCGATGTTATGCAGTTGGCTTTGCTAAAATGTTTACGATTTAAACATGAAATGCAAAATTTCCAGCTTGGAACAGTTTGTCAAACATTTAAGATTGGTTGGAACGAGGAAGAAGCTCATGACGCAATGTATGATATTAAAAAGACTCGTCAGCTTTTCCACGTAATAACAAATAAGAAGTTTTTACCTCAGGAGGTTCCAGAATGAAAACACCTCTTGATTCGAATCTGAAAAATCAACTTTTTAAACCACTTGGTAATCGTATAAAACGTTATCGAAAATTACGTGGTTTAAAACAAACTGATTTAGCAAGATCGGTTGGAATCAAATCCCTTCAAATTCATCATTATGAAAATGGAGATTGTGATCTTCCACTTTCAAAGGTTTTTAAAATCAGTCAAGTTCTTGAAATTCCTTGCGCGGAGCTTCTTCCGGAGCAACTGGAGGTTTCAAGTTTACCTGATGATATTTTAGCCTTGGTTTCATTTATTATGTCTGAAAATATCAACGCAATTCAAGTTTTGAATATGGTAAAAGTTAATAGAGGAGAAGAAAATGGTTCGTAAATCAAAAGATACAGAAGCTCAACGGAAAATCAATCAAGCAGTTGCAAAAAAGCTAGATAAGTATCTAAAAGATAATAATGTAACAAGAAGTTCAATTGCAGCTCAGCTTAATGTAACACCAATCATGATAACCCATTACCTTCATGGTGGTGTTGCTATGAGGACTGAAAACCTCATAATCCTTGCCAAGCTTATGAATACAACAGTTGATGATTTGTTGAAAACAGAAGAAGTTTAAAAATTCCTCTTGATTTTCTTCATCCTTTTTGTTATATTAAAGTATAAGTTCAACTTTGGAGATTGAAAAATGAACATAGAAGATATCAAAGATGCCTTTGAGGCTCTAACCGAAAGAGAAAAACATTTCGTTTCGGATATTATCAATAACATTCACGGTATTGATATTGAATCCATCAAAATTCCTGAAATTCCGGCCGAGCCTGATCCGGTTATTGAAGAGCCTGAAATTGCTTCCAAAAAGATTGAGCAGGATGATGGTTTTGATGAATTTGATGAAGATTTTATTGAGCCTGAAAATCCGGTTTTAACGGTTGCCAAAGATGAATTTGATGAAGATTTCGATGAAGATATTGAATTTGCTCCTGATCAATTGGTTGAAGTTGAAGAAAAGCAGGAGCAGGAACCTGAAATTGTCAAACCTGTAATTTCCAAAGAAGAGCAGGAAGATATTGATGATTTCAATGAAGATATTGATGATTTAGACAAACCAGATTCTTCAATGGAATTTTTGAAAACCTTGCAGAATGGTTTTATGGATAAACTTCCGACCAACATTTTATCTTATTTGGATATTAAAATTGGAAGAAAACCTTATGGTTACAAAGATTTTGATAAGAAAAATCGTAAGGAATTGGCAACAGAAATTTTCACCTTAGGTAAGGCGATTGAAAACTTTATGGATAAGGAATTAGCAGATTATCATTTAATTGCCGAAGGTGCTATAATTGAACGCGGTAAAAACTGGAATTTCAAAGTAGCAGGAAAATACTTATTGCCTTTATATGGTTACGAAGAGTTAGCTAAAGAAATTTAAAATACACCGACGCAGAGAGAAAACCGTGGAGCCTTTGAGTTTCCACGGTTTTTTCTATGTTTCTTTTCTTTTTTAATTTTCAGTGTAAGTTTGCAAACTTTAGTTAAAGGAGTCATTAAATGACGTATAAAATTTCAGCTGGTGTTTATCAGCAAGAGATTGTCAAAGGTTCAGGCTCTTTGGCTGCGATTAGTGGGACGATTGGTGCTTGCGTGTTCGCTTCCAAAAAGGGTCCATTAGGTCCTCGGGCAATTACAGGTGGCTGGGAAGAATTTGTTTCTTTGTATGGAAATGGTGATACCGCCTGGTCACCGGCTCATTTAGTTTTGAAGCCTGCTTTGAAACAAATGACATTGTTTTATGGTAATCGTATTGTAAGTGATGCAAAATATGCTGGTTTATCCGTTTATTATGATGACCAGAATAAAAATTTCTTCACGCGTCCATTTACGACCGGCACTTCAGCAGATTTTGAAACAGCTTTGCGTTCTACAAAGTTAATAAGTTTTTCAAATTATCTTGTTGAAGGTGATGTTGTTACGGTTGATTTAGGTACAACACCTATTTATCAGGAATTTAATAGCACCTCAAATTATACTTTGGATCAATTATCAAAGAAAATTAGTGCTGCCCTTGATGAAATGGGAGCTGGTGGTGAATGTTCCGTAATTAAAGCTTGGAATTTGAGCGACCGTAAAGAATCTATTCAGTTAACGTTTAGTCGTAATTTTGTGGAACAGGATCTGGTTTCTTTCAAAATTTCCGGAGTCAATATTACGGAATCCACAATTTCAGCATCCTATACTGAATCTTCCGATGGAATGCTTCAGGCTTTGGTAACCGCTTTAAATGAAGTTGATGGTTTGACGGCTACGGTAATTATGGCGGAAGTTCCGTCTATTAAAATTACCTGCAACAAAGCTGGTCCTGCTAATTTGACAATTTCCGAAGAACAGTTGGTTCCTGAAGATTTGCTGATGGAAAAAACAGTCCTGACGGAAGGTCATGGTGTTTACGATGATCGTGTTTTGTTGGTTACCTTACCAGAAACCATTGATGATTTGGAAATTGGTGGAAGCGTTGAAGGTTCCAGCGTAACGGTTGAAGTTGAATCCGATCCCAAACTTATGGATATTTTCGCAGAAAATCCTGGTGCTTGGGCTTCCGATATGAAAACCGGTTTAGGTATTAAAATTACCGGTTTGGATGAAGGAACTTCCCAGCGCTTACGTTTGACAATTTCAAAGGCAATCAAAGCTGGTGAATCTTTTGAAGCTTCGATTGGTTATGGTGCTGAAACGTTCCAGATTGAACCGGTTGAATTTGCAGAATCCTCAGATAATACCTTGAAGTTGATTGCAGCTGCTATTCAGAAAGTAATTGACGAAAGCATTGCACCTGGTGCAGTTGTAACTGCGGAAGAGGTTGTTGGTGGAACTGAAAATGACCGTTCAATCTTAGTCATTGGACCAAATCCAGATGTTTCAATTTCAATCAATAATCCAACGTTTAGTGGTAGTGATACAGCTCCAAATGCGGTTGTTAAAGAAATCATTCCAAACACTCCTGCAAATCAGCAGTTTATGTTAGGTGTTTATGCGCGTGATTCTTTGGCAAATCCTTTGGAAAGTTGGGTTTGCAGTATGAACAACCAGTTGGATTCAACCGGCAATCAAATGTTTGTTGAGGAACGTGTCAATAAAGGCGCTTATGAATCAGCAAATATTCGTGTCGTCGTTCATAATCCGGACTATTCCAAGTTGCAGGAAATTAGTTCAATTGCTTGGTTAGGTGGTGGCGAAGATGGCGTCATTCCAAGCAATTCACAGATTATGGCTGGATGGGATGCTTTCGCGGATCGTGAACAAATTGACGTTCGTTTGCTCATTGATGGTGGTTATACCAATGTTAATGTTGCTCAGAAAATTGCTGAAGTTGCTAAAAACCGTAAGGATGCCGTGGCTTTGTTATCAATTCCTTCCGATAAACAAAAAGCAACGGATGTAGCAGATTATCGCAAATATGAAATGAATGTCAACACAAGCTATGCTGCTTGTTATGCTCCTGACGTTTTGGTATTTGACGAAAATGCTGGAACAAATGTCTATATTGCTCCTTCTGGCTATGCAGCAGCGGCAATTTGCTACACGGAACGCAACTGGGCTATTTACTGGGCTGCAGCTGGTTTGACTCGTGGTTTAATGGATGGTGCCTTAGGCGTTCGTTATAAATATAACGAAGGTGATCGTGACCTGGTCGAAGGAGTTCATGTTAATCCGATTCGCGATATGGGAACAGCTGGGGTTGTTATTTTTGGTGAATATACAACACAGACTCAGGTTGACCCATTAACCGATTTGCATTCAAGATTGTTGGCTAACAATATTGAAATTTATCAGGATTTGCAGTTCCGTTTTGGATTGTTTGATCCTAATGATGAATTTTTACGTGCAGAGTTGTGCAAAAATATGGCCAACTACCTCGAACCTATTAAACAAGGTCGTGGTATTCGTGATTATCAAGTCATTAGCGATATCAATACGGAATCTCCTGCGGATGTTGATATGGGTGCATTGGTTATCAAGGTTAAATGGAAACCAACCAGCTCAACAAAATACATTTTGGTTAAAAACTATATTCTTGGTTCTGGCGTTAGCTTCGACGAAGAAATTGGTTAATCTTAACCAAAGAAAAATTGAAGACCCTCTAGAAATAGAGGGTTTTCTTTTGTTTTCTTGGATTTTTTCTTGATTTTCCTAAGATTTCATTTTATAATAAAGTATAGAATGAAAAAAGGGATAATACAATGAAGACATTGGAACAAAAAATTCGCAAAATAATAAAACAACATAAAGGTCATATATCTTATGCGGAAGCTTTATTAACCGTTGAATTGGAAGAACAAGAAAAACTTCTTCAAATCTTAAAAGAAGAACATAAAACCTTGGGTAATTACATAGAAAAATTGAGAAAATAGTTTCCATTTTTGTGATTTTCCTCTTGATTTGTAAGAGATTTCATTTTATAATAAAGTATAAAATGGAAAAAGGAGAATAAGATAATGAAATGTTACTGGGGATTTAAAATTCTGGAAATGGAAGTCGTGAAAGAAACAAAGAAAACATTCACGATTAGATTGGAAAACAAATATGTTCCTATTTTTAAGCTTCAGTTAAGAAATTGGAAATCGATTCAATTTGATCCAATGATTCGTAGGGAATTTCTTTATGGTCACCGTGAATCCCTTATTTCCACAAACAGGGATTATTCCATAACCGGATATCCTATGGAATTGAAAAAGTTGAACAGACAGGAATCCGAAATTACCTTTACGAAGATATCTTTTTAGAAGCTTTTTAATTTTCAATTGTGTTTTTTTTGGAGTCTAAAAATGAAAGTTAATGTCTTATCCAGAGTTGGAATTAAACCAATTCAAGCAGGCGGTCCTTCTAAACATACTTTTTATGAAGTTTGGGATGAAAAACAGCGCAAAGAATATATCGATAAACATCCTGATTCGAAATATTCAAAAGAAAACCAAGATTCAAATTCTCCTTCTCCTTCAACTACTAAACCAAAAAAGGAAGCGAAAAAATTCCGCAAGGTTTCTTCTAAAAATCCAAAGGATAAACCAGTGGTTGATGCTTTAAATGATCATCTTCTTCCAAAACTTGCATCGGTTGGGATTGGTTCCAAAGTGAAATCAAATTGGGGTGCTGACGGTCAAATGCATTTTAGATTTTCTTCTACCGATTCTTATGATCCTCTTGAAGAAAACCCTATCATTCCAGATTTTGCTTATGATCCAGAAACTAATTCTTTTTCAGTTGATAGTTGGTCGGATTCTCCTGAAATCAAGAAATTGGAAGGTAAGAAGTTGAAACCTGAACAGCTTAATGAAGTTGTTGATATGGCGGTTCGTCAGGCTGAAAAGAATAAAAAGGAAGCCAATGATAAAGGTTTCGTAACAAAAGTTGATTTGTTAGATTCTCGAGGAAAAGATCCTATTGAATTTTATAAATCAAGAGTTGAACATTGGTCTCATAGACCTTATACCGATGAAGAAATCAACAATGAAAAAGATCCTCGTGAAAAACGTTATATGAAAGAATTTAACCTATATCGTGAGGATAGTTTGAAAGAGTGGAAAGAAAAATTGAAAAGAGCGGAACAATTGAAAAAATAGCAAAGAAATTCCTTATTCCACAAAAGCCAAGGCTTTTGAGTCCTTGGCTTTTTAATTTTTATTCAGGTTTTATAAAACAAGGAATCTGAATAATGTCAACAACTCTTGTTTGTGATGAAAAGATTTATCAAAGTGGTCAAAATGTTCGTCAATTGCTTCTTGATAAAAGATTTTCAGCAGAATCTGAATCAATTTGTTCAAAAACCCAAACTTTAGAACCTCATCAAAGTTTGGTAATTCCAACTTGTAGCTTTGTTCACGTCCATAGCAACAAGGAATTGGTTTTCGATTTCAATGTTGGAGGAAATATTACAACCAGAAGAGGTTCTTTTGTAACCTGTGGTTTTGAATATGACGAAGTTACCGTTACCAATCCTTCCAAAGAATCAGCAATTGTTTATATGGTTTATCAAATTCCATTTCAATATAAGGCACCTGAAATTGAAATGGTTCTTGATCCACCAGCTGGTACTATAATTGAAATGGGTCAGGAACTTGAACAGGTGGTTTTCGATATTACCGCAATTCGAGGAACACGGGATATCGAAGCAATTAAAGTTTATCGTGATAACATTCTAATTTATTCAAAATCTGATGTTGTTACGTCACAACATTTCAGCTTCACGTACAAACCAAAGACTCCGATTGCTGAATCCACAAAATTCAAGTTGGTTGTTCTGGATGGTAAAACCGCTGTTGAGAAGGAAGCCGAATATTGTTTCCGGTATCCTTTATATTATGGTGAGGTTCAAAGCAATCCTGTCGATGTTAATGAAGTTGCTCATTTACCTAATATGTATATTGATAAGCAAGATTTTTCATTGATTTATAACGTCAATGAAGCTTATGTTTGCTGTGCAATCCCAACAGAATGGGGACGTTTAAGATTGATTGAAGACCCAAATGGTTTCAATGTTACGGAATCTTTTGATGTTCAGGAGCTTATGCTTCCTCTTGGAACGGTTGAAAAATCTTTTTACGTTTATGTTTTGAAAACCATTACGTTGATTGAAAATTACGAGTTCCACTTTAAGTTTTAATCTTAATTTTCAAACAGAAATTCCCAAGGAGAAGAAAAAATGGCTATTATTTCAAATGTTTCAAAGTTTCCAATTACATTGACATCCGCAGATGGTGATTCTTGCACAATTCCAGTTGGTAAGAATATTCCGGTGGCTGATAAGTTTATGGTCAATATTTTACCTGGAATTGTTGTAATTAAAGATGTTGAAAAACAAGTCACTTACAAAAAACCAGAAGCTCCTTTAAAAAAGTCTTCCAAAAAAGGAAGCTAGCTTTTTAATTTTCTAATGGTTTTTGGTAAGAGGATTTAAAAAAATGACTGTAAAAACTGGTGTATCCCTAAAACAGTATACAGCTCAAATCAATAGCGATATTTCAAAAAAGCAAAATATTCTCATTGCTGGGAAAAATATTACTATTGACCTCACCGATCCAGAAAATCCCGTAATTAGCGCTACTTGTGATTTCTATGAACATATACAAGCAACGCCTTCGAAAACTTGGATGATTGTCCATAATCTTGGAAGATATCCAAGCGTTACCGTAGTTGATAGTGCAGGTTCTGAAGTAATTGGTGATGTAACCTACCTTGATAGTTCTACGGTAAAAGTCTCATTCGAATCTGCGTTCGGTGGGAAGGCTTATTTAAACTAACTTAAACACGTGTTTGATAAAGGAGAATATAAATGCCAACAGTGTTAACTAATTGGAATTTGAACGGTAATGAAGTCCAAAATTCCGTAATGCAAAACTTAGCTTCAGCACCCTCTACCGGTCTGAAGGAAGGTTTACAATACTTTGATACTACATTGCATGCTTATGGAATGTATATCAATAACACCTGGGTTTATTTTGCTACAAAAGCGGAAATGGACGCAGGTTTAGCTCTGAAACAAGGTAATTTGAAAACTGATTCAACATTATCCTTGGCTACAGCTCCAGATGCAGAAAACAAATATGAAATCAAAGTTGTTACCACAGCTTTGGATAAAGCAACAGCCAGCACGGTCGGTGTTGTCAAAGGTGGTTCCTATATTGAAGTTGATTCCAATGGTGAATTAGACTTGGTTGATGGAACGGTTGCGTTTGATAAATTATCCTCTGATGCTGTTGTTGATTCAACAACCGGAATTGCCGAAGCCGCTACTGCTTCCGATGAAAAATTGCCGACAGAAGCTGCTGTTCGTGCTTTGTGTGATGAAGTTGCCGAAGCCGCTCAGACAGCTACAAAGATTGACGGTGAAACAATTCAGCGCAATTCCGAAGGTGAATTGTATGCTCGTTCTGCTTCTGAAGATGCAGCCGGTGTTATTGAAATTGCTACTGAACAGGAAGCTTTGGCTGGAACAAACGCAACGTTGGCCATTACGCCAGCTACCTTGAAAGCAGCTATCATTAAGAATATGGAAGGCGGCGTTTAATATGTTGGACCTTTGGCTTCCATTACATATCCGGTTCAAAAAGGTGATTTGTTCCTTGTTGCTGCTGATCAGACGTTTGCCGACGTTTCCTTAAAAGCTGGTGACTATGTTTTGTTCAATCAGGCGGTTGCTGAAGCTGCTGATTTGGATTCCGGTGATTTTGATGTTATTGATAACACAGAATCTTCCGACCTGGTTCACTTAGACGCAGCTGAAACGTTGACAAATAAAACAATTGATGCCGATGACAATACAATCTCTAATTTGAAGATGACGAATTTGGATTCGGCGGTTGCTGATTTTGCTTCAACAGAAACAACGGATGAAGACAAAGCAGCTGCTAAGATTGCTTCCGAAGCTAAAGTTGCGGAAATGATTGCAGGCGGTGTTGCCGATGTTGCAGTTGATGATGTTACGATCCAGAATTCCGCTGGAACGTTAAGTGTTAAAGATGCTGGTTTGACGATTGGCAAATTTAATGCTAATGCGTTGCAGCTTGGTGCTTCTGAACAGCAGGCAGATGCTAAATTGGCTTCTAAAGCTTATGTTGATGAAGCTGCTGCAGCTTTACCTCATAAAGTGGCTGAAAACAATGGCGCTTTAACGGTTACAGGTGGCGTTGCTACTTGGACAATTGAACATTCCTTAGGTGCTGATGTCGTCGTCCTGATTAAAGAAGTTGCTTCCAATGATATGGTAATTGCAGACGTTAGAAATACTTCTACCGGAACGATTATCAAAATCAATTCAAGCGCTGAATCGATTGCTGCTGATACATATCGTGCAACAATCATTGGTTAATCTTAACCAAAGAAAAATTGAAGACCCTCTAGAAATAGAGGGTTTTCTTTTGTAAAATTCTAAAGAAATTCTTGACTTTTTGAGCGGGTTTTGTTATAATAAAGTATAAAAACTTACAAAAGGATCATTCAATGTTTTGTATTATCAATAGTGAAACAAAAAATGCTATTTCATATTTCAACGATTCCAAAAGCGCTATTTTAACTTTTGAAAATTTGTTGAATCAAAACCCAAACTTAAAAATTTCCCTTATTGATGGTTACAATTTAACCAATCCAAACGACAAGAGCACCTGGAGAAATCTTTCGGAATCTGTAGTAGTTTGTGGATTATGTCACGATACATTACCAAAATATAAATTTTTGAATTCTTATGATAAACAATGTCTTTATTGTTCTGATTGTAGGGAAAAGGAAAAGGTTAAGGCTCATATGCGAAGAGCAAAAGACTTAGGAATTTCTCTTGAAGAATTTGAAAAACAATTGAAGGAAAAGAAGGTTACCCAATGCAAATCAAGGAAAACCGAAAACAAGGAAAAATCTGAAATAACCATTTTGAAGAAAAATCCTGATAAACCGGTTACTTTGATTAAAAATATGTCGGCGGATGAAAAACATTCTTATTATAAGGATTTATATAACCGTTATTATCGTCGTCCTGAAAATGAAAAGAAAATAGTAATTCCAAAATGCAAATCTGTATCTGTGGAAGAAAGCACAAAGAATTACCTTCAATATGTTACAAATAAAATCGATGAAGTTAAAGCAAGAATGGTTGAGGATGGTAAAAACATTTTCAGATTTTCCTTTTATTTTTTATATAAGGATTCCAAACCGGTTTTAACCAAAACAATTGATTGTGATACCGATCATGAAAAGATTTATTACATTCAAAACGGTCCTATTTGTGGAACTTCTTTTACTTTGGTTTGTTATGATACCAATGAAAAAAGAGCTCGCAAACGAATTGAACAAAAACTGAAGGAATTGAAGGCAAATGGTTTTCAAAAGTAGGAGGTTCAAATGTCGAAAAAGAAAAAGTTGAAAATCCCTAAACCAAGGGATCTTGTAGCAAGGGAAATGCTTTTAAGCGGAAAATTCAAACAAAAAGTAATTCCAAACAAGAAAAAGAATTGGAAATCAAAGAATTGGAAAGCGGAATTAAGAAAAGATTCCGCTTCCTCCTTGTTAATAAGGAATAAATTCAAAAAGAGGGTTTTAAAATGTGTTGGAAAATCAAAACAAAAGATGGAAAGTTTCATAAGGTTAAAAATGTTGTTATGGATGCAAGCCCTAATGAAGAGGAAAGTTTCTATACCGTAACATTTCAAACCAACATTGAAAATTTTTCAATTTTTTCAAATCCGGATACCGATATTCAAGGTATTCAAGCTTTTGGAATTTTTGGTAAACCAAAAACAAGGTTGCTTTTTAGAGATGACGAACAAATTCCAATCTTTTCAATAACAAAAGATAAGGTTACGGTGATTTTTAAGCTAGTTGAGTTTTAATTTTCTTTAAAATTTTAACAGCTTAGGACAAAGGAAAAATGAATCTTAACCTTATTTTCTTTGATCCAAAAAGTCCATACCATCTTTTAGTTTTGAGTTCACCCTCAGTAAAATATCCACCAAGCTGGTTTGAAGCTTTTACATTACCAAGTTCTTTAGAGGAAAAATCAAATGAAGATTTGCTTTCATATATTCGAGAAATATCAGAACGGAATGACAATCTTTGATGCAAGGTCCGATTATATAAATCTTACCAATCAAAGAATAGCAAATTATGCCTTGAGTTTTCTTCCTGATAATTATATCGGTAAAGCAAGGTTTTATTATTTTGGTTTGGATTTGAATGTTTATAATCACATTTTTCTTGGTAGCCCAAATTGCTTCCTTATTTTAGCTCTTCCAAATTCTGAAATTTCAAAAAAGCTTGATAACTTGTATGAGTATAAATTGAAATTTAAGTTTGCAGACCGTGAAGATTTTGATAAAAATGCTCCGGATAACCTGGTAATTGATGATTGCAGAAAATACTACCTTGAAGTCGATGTTAAGGAAGAAAATCTTTTACCTGGTTATTATCCGGATACAATCAAACTTATTCTGGGCTCGGAAAAATATAAGGATTTCCTTGAAAAAATGACTGGAAAAACTCAAGGAATTGTTAATATTGAAGGAAAGGATTATACTTATTTCTATAAAAATGATGTAGAAGAGTATTTCTTGGAATTTTGTTAGGTTTGAAAATGGTTACCTCTTATAACGAAAAAGATATTGTCGTAACAAAAGGATTGGAAGGTTTACGTTTACGTCCAGCAATGTATATCGGAAATCTGGAAAATGGTAGGTTTTCGATATTGAAAGAAATTCTAGACAATGCTCTTGATGAGGCAACCTCTGGCTTTTCCAAAAAAGTTGGTTGCATTCTCTATGATGATGGTAAGGATTCCTGCTTGGTTTATGACGAAGGACGAGGAATTCCTGTTGGTCCACATCCCGATGATCCTGAAAAATCAACTATGGAAATTGTTTTCACTCAGCTTCACGCTGGTGGTAAGCTGAAAAAAGGTGCCTATTCAAGTGGTTCCGTGGGCACGCACGGCATAGGGTCGAGTGCAACCAATGCCCTTTCCGATTATTTTCAAGCTTGGACTTTTCGTGATGGTAAATGGTATACTCAAACATATTCAAAAGGTATTCCGACTTCAAAAGTAACAACAACACCATCAACAAAGCTACCAATTTCCCTTAAAAAAGGAACAATCGTTAAATTTACACCGGATTCTTCAATTTTAAAGAAAAGGCTTGATACCATACAGGTTTCTGAATATATGGAAAATTGTAGCTTTTTGAATTCAGGTGTAATTTTTGAGCTAACCGATATAAAAGGAAATTTAAAAACTTTTAAATCAAAAGGTTTGATTGATTTCGTTAAGAAAATTACATCGTCAATTGATGAAAATGGTGAATCAACCGAAAAGTTTGAAAACCTTGGTAATCCTTTCATTTTTTCCAATGAACAGGTTGACGTTGCTCTTCAATGGTTTGAAAGTGATGATTCAAATCTAACCAGCTGGGTCAATAGTAACAAAACAATTGAAGGTGGAACCCACTTAAATGGTTTAATTCGTTTAATAACAACCAGCTTTGGGGATTTTGCAAAAAAGAAAAATTACAAGCCTGAGGATTTACGGGTTGGTTTATATGGTGGTTTAAATATAAAAATTGCTGAACCTCAATTTGATAGTCAAACCAAGGAAAAGTTAATCAATCCTGAAGCCGATAAGATGGTTTTTGATATTTTAAGAAAAGATTTCCTGAAATATCTTGAAAAGAATAAAAGTTTTGTCAAGCGTGTAATTGATCGTGCTAATGAAATGAGGTCAATTTACAACAAATTTGCCAACGAAAAGAAAGCTTTATCTAAAATCAAAACCAGAGGAAAACAAGCTCTTCCTCCACCGTCAAAATTTATAATCAGTAACTGTAAGGATGATTCCTTGCGGGAATTGATGATATGTGAAGGAGATTCAGCTGGAGGGTCGGCGCGTCAAGCTCGTAATCCATATTATCAGGAAATCCTGAAACTGCGTGGTAAAATTTTGAATACAGCAAAGGCACCTTTATCTAAGGTTTATGAAAGTGCCGATATTATCAACATTTTAAAAGCCCTTGGTTTTGATCCGGTTAATAAAGAGCACCGTTGTAGGGTTGGAAAAGTAATCTTTTTAACGGATGCAGATGTTGATGGAGAGCACATATCCACACTCCTTCTAACTTTGATAAAAATGTATTATCCGGAGCTTTTAGAACAAGGTAAGGTGTTTGCGGTTGATGCTCCTTTATTCATTGGAAAAACAAGAACAAAGACAATCTATGGTGAGGATTATCAGGATTTAGTCAAAAAAGCAGGAAATGAAAAGATTCAAAGCGTTACGCGATTAAAGGGGTGGGGAGAAGCGAATGCCGAACTTCTTCATGACCTTGCTTTTAATCCTAATACAAGGAAGTTAATTCGAATCAAGGATGTTTCCGGTGCGGATTTTGAGTATTTCAAGAAAATTGTTGGCGAAGATTCCGAGGTTCGTAAACAACTTTTGGAAAGTTTGTAATTAGAACAAAAAGGTGAATGTATTATGGAAAAGGAAATTGCTGAAAATTCAGGAAAAAAGATGACTCCTCTTTTGGCTATTAAAATTCATTGCAAGGAATGTTCCGGAGATGAAATGCCAAAGAATTGCATTATCCAAGATTGCGTTCTTTATCGATTCCGTCTTGGTTTCGATATGGAGAAAAAAGGTAGGGTAATGAGTGAGGAAAATAAGCAAAGGCTTCGTGAGCAGATGGCAAAAGTTCGTGATTGCAAGAAAAGTTAAGATTCTTCTTTGTTAATAAGGGGTAGTTACAAACTTTTGGAGATAAGAAAATGCAATATGAAGTTCACGATTATATCCTTTTCAAAAATGGTCGTAAGAAAACCAATGGATTTATTGAGGCTATCCTGCCAAATAGTATTTCCGTTAGCTTGGCTGAAGATCCTCAGATTTTGGTAAATCTGGATAAGCCGGAGCTGATTTTAGCCGATTATGGTATTCAGCCGGACTTTGATGATTTAAAAGCTAAAATTTATAAAAAGGATTTCACCAAGACTTTCTTTGGTAAAGTGACAATCTTTCGTGATATTACCTCCGACGAGGAAAAAGCAATTACCGACGCTATGGATTCAATTGCAGCAACAGATGCTGTAAATGTTTTGTTACATCCTATCAATGTCGAAGTTACCTATCCAAAGGGTGGTGAAGGTTCTGTCAAAACAGATGATAAGAAGCAGGAAACAAAAATCACCTTATGTCCTAAGGCTTTTGATAAGGAAAATTGCAAAGAAGTTTTGCTTCACCAGATTGGTAAGGCAATTTGGTCTCAGAAATTATCAAATGCAATGAAGGAAAAATGGATTAAATTTTACGACAAAAATATGAATCGTAAATCCGTTGCCGATGCTTCGTTGGATCAGTTGCGTTTGGATTTTATTAGTTCCGGAATGACAGTTTCCGATTATTGTAAGCAAATGTCAGATGGCGATGTTTTGAAAAAGGTTATGAAAGTCATCAAACAGGATCATAATTTGGATCCACGCCACGTTGATATTTTGGCTCAAAGTGGAAATGATTTGGTTTCAATCTGGCCTACAATGTCTTTGAATGTTGTTGAATATACTGCCTTGGTTTCAGAACGTTCCACAAAATCGGTGGAAGATTTCTTTGCAGAATCCTACATGTTCAAAATGATGGGCTTGGATATTCCTACTTCGGTTGATAACGCCGTAACAAAAACATTGAGCAACATTTAAAAGTTAAAGGTTGATAATAAATGACAATAAAGGAAGAAGCTTATTCACCGGTGCAGGTAGATCAAAACCCGATTTTATTCGCTCCGCAGATTGATATGCATCTAACCGGTGGTAAGGTCCAAGATATTCTGGATGATACTTTGCAGTTTTGTTATCAACCTTTATTCCATCTTAATTGGTTCAAAAGAAAACTTGCCTTGGTATTTTGTGATTTTGAAGTTAATACCAAGGCAAAATTTTCTAAAAAATCAAGGCAGGAATTTGCCGCTGATATTTTCAATCTCGTTCAAATTGAAGACGAAGAAAATTTTGTTTTCAAAATGCGTGAAATGGGTATGCATCGAACCTACATTCAGGAAATTGTTGATTGTTTTCTAACTGAAACAAAAGATATTGATTCAATTGAATGTAAACTTTTTCAAAATATTCGAGATAACAAGATTGACTTTGAAATTTCAGAGGAAATTTCCAATCTTGAGCAACATTTTGACGGTATTCCTTTTAATAAACTTTCTCAAATTCGTAAAAAGGTTCAATACTGGTTTGATGTTTATATTCAATTTAAGGATATGGTGGCTGCCAAATATTACCGCCTTTGTTACAAATTTGCAAAAAGGGAATGTGCAACCCGTGGCACTTTGGAATTGGATAGTTTGTTCAAAAGCTTGCTTATTGCATTAAATCTTGCTATTGATAAATATAATTCCGAAAAAGGTGCACTTGCATCTTATATTCAAACTTGGATAACCGGTTATATTAAAAATGAAAGTTATGCTCTTGAATTAGGACAAGCTTTCAAATTAGCCTCGTGGAATATAAGAGCCTTAAAGAAAAACAATATTACTACCTATGCAATTTCCACTGATTCCGAGGAATATAAAGAAATGCGCAACAATGAGGTTGATGAATCAAGTTTAGCCATTGAGGAAGAAATTGGTAGAAATGTTGATGTAAACTTGTTAAATACTTTATGGAAAGTCAATGATTCTAATGTAAATTTTGTTCTAAAGATTCTTGGCTTACCAAAAGTGAAATCCTGAACGGATGCAGGATAATTCATCCGGTAAATTGGTCGTTATTTTGTGAAAGGTTTATGTAATTATGCCAAGTTTAAATTCGTTTCGTTCTGTTGCTGAGGAAATGCCTCGTTTGTCAGATTTTGTTGATGTCTTGAAAAAAGACAAAATGACCGGGGATGGAATTCGGGTTCGTTTAATTGGACCTTGCTATCGTTATAAAATTCACAATATCAAAGGACAAAGTAAAACAGGAAAAGATTTTTTCTATTCCATACCTTGCCCTGATCATAATTGTGAAACCGATGGCAAAAATGGTGTTGAATGCCCATATTGCAAAGCAAAAGTTCCAGCAGGTTTGCGTTTGTTAGTTAATGCTATTTTGTTGGATAATGTCAATTTAAGTATGATGAATCCGGAAAATTTCAATGAATCCGAACGTGAAGTCGTTGAATTTGAAGGTTTGAAATTCCGTTGTAAGGATCTTCATTCCAATTCTTATACGCCGGCGGTGGTTCTTGATTTGCCGAATGGTATGGTTTCCAAACTGCAGGCTTTGGCAAATACCAATTATGTCAAGGATTCTGAAGGTCATAGAACTTATTATGAATTGACAGATTTAAAGTTTGGTTGCAATTTGTTGATTACCTTTAATCCAAAGGCAAACTCCCCCAATGAAAAATATTCCGTGGTTTTGGATCCTGAAAGTGATAAACGTAGTGCAATTGATCCTGAATTGAGAAAGCGTTTATTGATTTGGAATATTCCGGAAGCTGTCAAAAAGACTTTTATGCCGCTTGATGCTTTGGAAGAAAAGATTCGTCGGGATGCTGAAAGAATTCAGAATGCGGATAATATCCAGATTTATCTTCCGGAAGGTGCAACTCCAAAAGTCAATACCGATGATTTGGATATGGAGGACCCTCAGCCTCGTAAAATTGGTGCAAAGAAATCAATTCCTTCTTTGGATGCCGATGAAGATGAAATGGATGTTTCAATACCAGGTAAGGTTGTTGAAGCTGATGATCTTGATGATCTTCCGTTCTAATTTGTAAACTTATCGAAACCTAACTACAATTTCATTGTTAATCAATGAGTAGTTAGGTTTCTTTTTCAAGGATTAAAAATATGGCTAAAAAAGAAGAAGAATCAGCCCCAGTTGATTTCAATTCCATTTATGAAAACTTCATTTCAAATATTGTAACGGAATGTGAAAAAGCTGATGGTATCAATAATAGCCTTGATGATGGTTATTATGTTCCAACCGGTTTACACGTTTTAGATTTTATTCTAAACGGTGGTATTCGAAGTGGTTGGTTTACAACAGTTGGTTATGAAGCATCCGGAAAGTCAGCATTGGCTGTAAAAATGTTGGGTGGTTTGGCCCATGATAAAATCCCCGGATATTATCTTGACCCGGAAAATAGTTTAAATACAGAATCCGCTTGCTCCATTATGAACATCAAAAGCGTTGATGAAGTGTTTGGCGTTAGATCACCAACCGGTAAAGGTTGGGAGATTCCTCCTGTAATTCGTTATTCACCGGAAAATATTTTGGAAACGGTTTTCACCTTTATGAAACGAATCCTTTTGAATCTTCCCGATAAGGTTTATCGTCAGGAAACCAAAAAATGGTATTATGTTTTTACCAAGGAAAAGAAAGAGGTTGCTATGATGAAGGCTCTTGGATTAAAACCGGTCCAAAAGCTTTATAGCGAAACAGGTAAATACTGGTGTGAAGCTCCAAACGGAAGATTTCAATATGCTTTCTTTATTGATAGTCTTGCAAACCTTACAACTTCAGCAGTTGGGGAGGAAGAAGATGGTGGAAGCAATGCTATGGCTTTAGATGCCCGTGCATTTTCAAAATATGTCAAAACCGTTCGTGGTTTATTGAGAAGAAAGCATGCAGTTGTTATCGCAATTAACCAGTTACGTGATAAACCTGGTGTTATGTTTGGTTCACCTCAATATGAACCTGGTGGTAATTCCTTGAAATATGCTTGCGATTGTCGTAATGAATTATCAACTCGAGTAGTTCCACCTGGTTGGGAATCTGGTGTTACTGATGCCGGTGGTAAAACAACATCCTTTGGTCAAGAGGATTCGGTTGAAGGTAAAGGCGTTGATAAATACGTTTATAAAAACATTAAAAACACCAAAAATAAAGCCGGTACGCCATTCCGTCAAGGATGGTGTCGCTTATGGATTAGTGATTATCAAGGTTTAAGACGTGGCTTTGACCCGGTTTTTGATTGCTTGAAATATCTGGAATCCACCAAACAGTTGAAAATCAAAAATATAGCCGGTCGTAGAGAAATTACCTTTGCACCTGGTATTATTTCCTTGAAAAAGGTTATGCAATATGAGGATTTCAAAAAATTGATTATTGCTGAGGTTTTTAATAAACCTGAAATTGCTGAACCGGTTTTGAAGGATTATGAGTTGGAATCCAATCCAAATTTCAACAAATTATGCGATGAGCAGTTAAGATCTGGTGAAATTTTCACGAAAATGTTAACCATAGAAGATAGTGATTCCTCAATTGAAACAAAGTCTTTGGACGAGTTGAATGAAGATGAACTTCAGGAAGAGGTTGACGAGCTGGATGAAATGGACGTTTCCAGTAAGAACAAAGATCTAGATTCAATCGATGATGATATCGACTTTTAAGGAGATAAGAAATTGAAAATTCGTAAATTGTTCAAATTTGAAGCTTCGCATATTGTTCGTAATTGTTCAAGCGTGCGTTGTAGGGCATCTGTTCATGGACATAGTTATAAAGTGGAGGTTTTCTTTACTTCAGATAAATTGGATAATGGTCAAATGATTTATGACTTTGGTTTAACCAAGGGAACCGTTGGAAAATTTATTGATTGTTTTGACCATTGTTGGCATTACTGGAATAAGGATTGCAAAGAGCTTATTTCATCCGTCCATACATTAAACGAACGATGGATTGAATTACCATTTTCACCTTCGGCAGAAAATTATGCCATTTATTTCATGAAGGTAATCAATTATTTCCTTGAAAATATGGAAATGAAAAACGGTGAAGGAAAAATTGTTTGTTGCGGAGTTCGTGTTCATGAAACCGATACCGGTTATGCAGAATCCGAACCTGGAGATGAAAAATTGGTTAATTATCAATTATCTGAAGTAAAATTTTCTCCGGCTATTGTAAAAGAAGTTGGTGAAGATATTTTAACGTTCAAAGATTAAAAAGGAAAGGTATACCAGATGAACGAAAAATTAGTGAAAGAATTGAAGCTGGAAATCAACAAGGTTTTGGATATGTTGAATGAAGAATCCTTGATGCGTATTTTCTTGGATATCAAGGAAGAACATAGACGTATGGTTGACCTTCTTGAATCCGTCAATTACACACCGGTTTTAATGGGAACAACAAAGCCTGCTGAAACAAAGTTAACGGAAGAAACAGTTAAGAAAGTTGTTGAAGAAATCAAACCTGCTAAAGATCCTAAGAAGGAAGAAAAGGTTGAAGCTCCAAAAGCCGCTGAAAAAGTTGATGATGATTTCGATGATTTTGATACCGAAGAACCTAAGAAAAAGGAAGCTCCTAAAAAAGCTGAAAAGGTAGAAGAAAAGAAGGAACCGGTTAAGAAGGATGATAGCTTTGATGAATTTGGAGACGATTTTGATGATAAACCTGCTCCTAAAAAATCCGAATCCGCTAAAAAGGTAACGAAGGAAGAACAGGACGATATTGACGATTTTGATGATCTTGCGGAACCTGAAGCAAAGCCTGCCGAAAAAGCAAAGCCTGCACCTGCTAAGAAGGAAGCGGTTGATGATGAGGATTGGGATGATGAGGATTTTGACGAACCTGCTAAACCTACAAAAACTGCTAAAACGGAAGAAGCAGATGATTTTGATGATTGGGGTTAAAAGTATATCCTAATAACTAATTGAAAAGAAAAGAGGAAAGTTAAGTTACTTTCCTCTTTTTAATTTTACGATATTAAAGTTTTGTTTAATCTTCGAAGGAAAACAAATATGTCAAATACAATGATTTTACAGAGCCACAAGGCATTGGATAAAATCGCTTACAAAATTGTTTGTAAAGCAAGTGGTCCTATTGACTTTGTTTCAGCTCAGGAAAATGTTTCCGCCATGTTTGAAAATAAATTTCACGTGGTTCGGAATTCTTTAAAACATCAAGGTGATAACCTTTATTCAATGATCGTCAAAGCCAATGTTAAATCCATTGCAGCTGATTTGATTGGACCAAAATCCAACAAAGTTGAAATTACTGCTGGAATTTATACAGATGCTTCCGACAATTCAATTTGGAAAATGGAAGAAGTTAATGGGGAACGTCGTTTAGTTATGGCGGAACCAGAAGACTTGGAAGCGTGTTTCCATTATGGAAAATCAATTGCAACAGCTGCGTTAAATACAAATGTTGATGTTGCATCCGGTGATTTTATTACATTTTATAATAAGAAAACCGGATCCGTTCAGGCCGGTTTTGCTATTGTTGCTGAAGATGGTGAAATGGAAGCCATCAATGAGGAAATGGAAGAAGTTCCTTTGACGGAAGATGATATTATCAATGCCGCAGATTTAACGGATTGCGATGCAAATCCGGTTGAAGCAGCTTTAAAAGGTGGTGAAGCTTCCAAAGTTTTGGATTATATGCGTAAGATTTATAAGAATTCAGAAATGATTTCTGAATTAAAACGTATTATGGATTTCAAAACAGCCGAAGAAAAGAAATTTTCAACAACAGCTTCTTTGGAAGATATGGATTTTTCAGATGTTAAAAATGACATCCAGAATTTCATTTTGAACCAAGCGGTTGATGAATTGAAAACTTCCCTTCAGCCAGCTCAGGTTGAAGAAACAATTATCGTTGAAGAAGCAAATTCCGATGGCGATATTGATTTTGCTTCGCAGGAAGAAATGGATGAATATCTTGAAAATCCTGAAGCTCCAATTTCTGAGGAAGCCACAAAGTTATCAGCGGAAGCCGATGATGAGGAAGATTTTATGGATATTTCCTTTGAACCGGAAAAGCCTTTTGAGGAAGAGCTTACAGCCGAAGACGAATTCATTGATACTGAAATTGGTGAATTATTGAATGAGGAAGATGTTGGTGTTACAACGGAAGCAGAACTGGATAAAGGTGAATTTGTGGAAGTTGAACCAGCTGAAATTGATGGTGATGACTTAGTAGCTAAATTATCAGCTTTGATTGGAGAATAAAATGAGCTCAGTAAAAGAAATTTTAGCTGGAATCAAAGATCCGAAAATCCTTGGTGAGTTGAAGGAAATTATGGCGTCAAATGATGACGAAAAATTGAAATCCTTCCTCAAAACCTTATCTGCTGACATTAAATCAAAAGTTAAAGTTAAAGCCTCCGTTGAAGAAGCTCCTGCTGAAACAAAGGCCGCTTTAATTCCAAGCGATTATGAATGGTTCCGTTATAAAGGTTCCCGTTGCAAGAATATTCCTTATGCTGATGCTATTGTTTGCGTTCAGCCTGACGATGTATTAGGAATTTCTTCAATTGTTGATTATCTTGGAAATTCAAAGGTTATTTTTCCAGCCTACAAAACAACCCCAATTAGCTTAAGTAAGGATGTTTTGGCTCTTTTGAAAAATCGTTGCAATGCTTATACCGGCGATGTTGCTAAACTTCTTTCAACGGTTGAAGCTTCAACCGAGGTTGTAGCAAACAAAGGTGAGCAAAATGAATATATCAAAGGTCTGAATGGTATTCCTACCTTATTGCCTTGTTTTAAAAAAGAAAAGGATGAAATGCATCTTGTTTTAAGAGCTGCATCAATATTTTGTCCGGTTATCATTGAATCAAAAATCAAACGTCCTTTCCGTGCGGAAGGCGCCGATAATGTTATTAACGAGATGTCCAAACGCTTGAAAGATGTTGAAAAGAAATTCAATGAAAAATACAAACAATTGTATCGAGACTACTTCGATGCTTGTCAGAAAGAAATTGATAAGCTTGAGAATGATATTGACAGTAAAAAAGTCAATTTTAACTAAGGTTATCAAATTCTAACCATTCAGGGAATTTAAAAATGACGAAGTTACCTCCGGATTATAGTGATATAGAATGTGAAGTGGATAAGGGTTTTGACGGAGCTCCACAAAATTCTAATCTACAATTTAGTGGTATTCCGGCGTTCGATTCCCTGATTCAAAAACTAAGTAAGGAAATCGATATTTCGAATATCGAATTCCAGAATGATAAGATGGCAGGTAATGTTCAAAGGACATTACTTGCCAATCTTCTTCCATTAGTCCCGGTTGCCGTGGACGCTTATAAGAAAAAGCCTAGTATGGGTCAAGCAACAGCTTTAACCAATCTTATAAAGCAGGCAATTGATTTATTTGAACAAATCCGGTCTGTTCAAAATCTAACCGGACAGGTAGATTATATCTCAGATGAAATCATAAATCCTTTGATTAAGATTTTCATCAATATAATTTACGACCAGATCTTCTTTGTGAAAAAGAATCTACAGCAAAGCAAAGATTTTATGGGAAAACAAAAAGAAATTGACGTTGTTTTCAAATTGCTGGACGATATGTTACGAGAAATTGGTAAGAAATTGTCCGAGGAAGAAGAAAAAAGCGTTGAAAAGGTTAAACAATATTTCTTAGAGGTTTAAAGAAATGCCTACCAATGTTAACCTAACTGATGATAGCTTTAAATGGTTTTTGTTCCAGTTAGTTGAACATCCAATTTTGATGTGTTTCAGTTTCGCTTTTTTCTTATTCATTTTAGGTGTTTATAAAGAGCGTGTAAAGATTGTTGCTGCAATAAGAATTTTACCAATTTTTAGGAAAAAATCTATTAAACTTCCGGATATTTTAAATCATCAGTTGTTCAAAGATCTTGATTTTTATGTCAAGGAAAAGATTGGTCAAGCTTATGATCCTGAATTGAATACAAAAACCGATCCGGTTAAAATGGAAATTGCTCGTGATTTTTTGATTATCAAATTTCAAAATAGTTTGTCTTGGTTATATGAATTCTTTTGCAAAACAGATTTTGAAGATCCTTATTTGAATATAAGAAGCCTTTTCATTCATCGTTATGAAAAGAATCTTGCCATTCAATATTCCCTTTATAAGGAGCAAGGAATTCCACCTCTTTTCATTGAAAAGTTTATGGAAGTTACAAAGCCAGCTTCTGATTATGTATTACATAGTATTGATGATTTGTTAAGCGAAAAAATTCCACTTGCTATTTATGAAAAACTCTATATGGCTCTTGGAAATTTATCCTCATATTTTTCCACAATTCTGCTGGATATGAAAGATGTAATTGCCTGCATTAACGGTGATTTACGTGGTCAAATTTATAATGGAAAAATTGTAGGCGGTAATGATTACAAAATTTATCCTGTCCCTGATAGAGCATATATTCCTCTGGTTGAGCAAAAGCTTGAAGCTTTATGTTTGCAATTGAATGGTTGTCGTGCATCCGTTTGCGTTTTCCACGATGTGAATAAAGACGATTATTTTGATGGTTTGTTTTCAAAAATTTACGAATATGAAAACCTTGGATTTAAACCAGCTATTAGTGAAGTTCAATACAAATCCAATTCCTTGTTGTTGGAATTTTTACCAAAATTGAAACGTCATGAAGGCTGTCACGGAATTCTTACCAATGTAAATGAACGTCTTCAAACCATTATGATTTATACCGGAGTTAGTGCCTTCTATTGTTATCCTTTGTTCAATGATAATCAGTTAAAAGGATTTTTGTTGGTTACATTTAATAATATGGAAGTCTATAAAGATCTTAATGAAGAAGCGACTTTCGAAATCTTAAAAAACACCGCATTTCTTTTAAACCATTATATTACATATGAAAACGGTTTGAATTATTGCGGAAATAAGTTGAAAACTCTTGCTAACTGGGAAAGTCCTATTTCTTAATTTCTTTCATAAAGATTCTTAATTTTATTTTAATTTAATATAATAAATTCATTAACAGGAATCTAAGATGAAAGCTAAAGAAGTTTTGAGATTGTTGAGAATAAGTAGACCTACTTTAACAAACTGGGTTAATTCCGGTAAGATTAAGGTTACCAAATTACCTACAGGTCATTATAATTATGATGATGATTTTGTATATAGTTTACTGAATAAGAATGTGAAACGTAAAACTGTTATTTATTCCAGAGTATCCACAATTTCACAAAAGAAAAATCTTGAAACTCAAATTGATACCTTAAAGCAATTTGCTTTCATGAATGGATATATGATTAATGAAATTTACAAAGATATCGCTTCTGGAATTTCTTTTGAAAAAAGAAAAGAATTTTTTGAAATGTTGGATGAAATTCTAGAACATAAAATTGAACGGGTTATTATTGCGTATAAAGATAGACTTTCTCGTGTAGGTTTTGGTTTGTTCAAAACTTTGTTTGAAAAGTTTGGCTGTGAAATTGTGATTATGTCCGAGGTTGGAAATTCAAAATTAGATTCTGAAGAAATTTTTGAAGAAATTATCTCAATGCTTCATTGTTATTCAATGAAACTTTATTCTAAACGAAATAAAGATAAAAAGATTTTGGAGATTGGTGAAGAGCAATGAAAGCACAATATACTGAAATAATTATGCTGAAAGGTAAAAATTTAAAAGAGGCACAACATTGGTGTCATCTTGCTAAAAATCTTTACAATGCAGCAAATTATGAAATGCGTCAATCTTTTATTGCTGGGAATAGAAAAGGAAATTATATAATTTCAACAGAGTTTGCTAAAAACAATCAGCCAGATTATAGAGCTTTACCAGCACAATGTTCACAACAAACAATAAACCTTTTGGAAAAGAATTGGAAGTCGTTTTTCGCCTTATGTAAGGAATATAAAAAGAATCCAAGTAAGTTTAGAGGAAGACCACATTTACCAAAATATAAAGAGAAAAATGGTTGCAGTATTTTGGTTTTTCCTTCCCAAGCGTTAGGAACAAAACTAACAGAAAGTGGTTATATAAAATTCCCAAAAGGCATTTCTTTAAAGATTAAATCTACTATATCTTTGGAAAAAATTCAGCAAGTTAGAATTGTTCCAGAAGCAACTTGCTTTAAATGCGAAATTGTTTATGAAAAGGAGGTTATGAAAAATGAAAACTTGAAATATGAAAATAAAATGTCAATTGATTTAGGAATCAATAACTTAGCTACTATGTATAACAATGTGGATGGAAAATCCTTCATTGTGAACGGTAAACCATTGAAATCCATAAATCAATTTTACAACAAGAAACTTGCTGAATTAAAATCTTTCGTTGGTGATAAATCTTCCAAACGTATCAGGAATTTTACGAAAAGAAGAAATAACAAAGTGAAAGATTACATTCATAAAGTTTCAAAACTAATCGTAAATCATTGTGTTAAAAATAACATTGGTCACTTGATTGTTGGTCACAACAAAGAATGGAAGCAAGAAGTAAACATTGGATCAAGAAATAATCAACATTTTGTTGGAATTCCTTTTTCAATGTTACAAAATCAGCTTCGTTATAAATGTGAGGAAGTAGGAATAGTTTATCAAGAAACTGAAGAATCTTATACCTCAAAATGTGATCATTTTGCTAATGAAGAAATGAAACATCACGATAAATATCTTGGAAAAAGAGTTCATCGTGGTTTGTTTAAATCTTCAACTGGAAAAATAATCAATGCTGATGTTAATGGAGCAATTGGAATTATGAGAAAGGTAACCAATGATGTCGCTTGGCGACCAGTTGGTAGTGTGGTTGCGTCAAACCCAGTTAAGATGAATGTTCCTTATGGAACAAGAAATCTTACAAAACCTTTTAATATGAAGTCTTAATGAATTTTAAGATTTTAGTTAGAAAGTATGACGTCTCCGACGATAAATAACCTGATCGTCACGATTCAAAGGTTTGAATCTTTCCTTTCCATCAGAATCAATAATCCAAAAAGTTGTTGAACCGGGTCTTGGGCAACTTTTTTGGATTAACGGAAATTCTTTTAAATCCGCAAATTCACCATCCGTTATGAAAATGGTTATATCAGCAGGTTTTACATCCCCATTTTTGTACAATTCCATTGTTGGACGTAAAAGTGTTCCACCTCTTGGAAATTCAAACTGTTTCAAATCAAGCTTCTTTTGGAAACTTTTCAATTCAATGCCACTATCATAGGCTTTATCTGTAAAAAAGTAAAAATGCAGTTTGCTGAATCTGACAAACTTGCACATACTTTGCATTTCAAGCATAATCTTTTTCAACATTCCAGAGGAAACACTACCACTGGTATCAATATGAACATTTATGCTTGGATAGGTTCTTGCATCAAAATTACCAGGTAAAATCATTCTGGTTTTTGAAACCGCCTGCAACATATAGGTTCTTCGATTCAATCTTGAGTAAGAAGATGTTTTTCTATCAATACCTTTTCTTTTTACCTCAAGTTGAATTTCTTTCATCCAGCTTGGCAATTCAATAATCTTTAAATCATTTTCAATTTTTTGTTTTGTGTTAGGTGAATTACCGCTAGCAATCGGTCTTGTTTTTTCGCTTTCGATAACCTCAATACTTCCTTGCTTGCTTAAACTGTCAACAATTGAAGCCATTGCGATATCAATCTTTTGTTGCTTTTCTTCTTCAAAAGGTCGCAAACCTGGTATTTTATTTTCTTGGATAATATCAATCCCTCTTTCAAGAATCTTTTTCTTCAACTTTTCCTGTTTATCCAAAAGGTATTGATAAAGGGATTCGGAAACAATTTGTTCGACATCCATTCCACCGGAATATGTTAAACCAAATTTTTTGCAAAACTCAAGAAAATCATCATCGTTTTCAAAAATGCTTGAAAATTCAATTCCTACCTCAGGCATTTTCAAAATTTCCGGAGAAGCTTCTCCATAAATACCTTTTTTAATACCTTCATTGATTACCAAGTCGTTTGCTATATTCCAGATTAACTGGTTGCGTTCACCGCAACGTTCTCTATGTGCCAAAATTTCGTGCAAACATTCGTGCATTAAAACAAAACCAACTTCACTTACATCGTGATCAATGAGCCAATCACTGTTCAAATATAAACCGTTTGGTGAAATTGCAGCAACTTCAATATCCGGATAATCCCATATTATGTTGATGTTTTCCAAAATAGGAATATATTCCGGATTACAGCTTTTGAAAAGTTTAACAGCCTCATTATACTTATGGTTAAGCAACTGTTTTCTGGTTAAATTCTTGGTATTCATATCCAACCCTTTTTCAATTTTATAATTTATTATAACAGAATTATTCAGAGGAATCAAGAAAATTTCTTATACTTTTTTGAAAATTCCTCTTGATTTTCTTCTACCTTCCTGTTATAATGAAGTATAAAATTTAAAAAGGAGCGAAAAATGGAACTTGGAATTCGAAGCATTACGACCACAGCATCATTAAGAAATATGATTCTTGCTTGTGCAAAGAGCAAGATTCCTCTTTTAATTCACGGCAAACCTGGGATTGGAAAATCCTACACGGTTAAGGATACTGTTGAAAATGTTATGAATGTAAAGTTTCTGGATATGCGATTTTCCCAGTTGCCACCTGAAGATATTTCTGGTTTACCGGTTCCGATTAAAGTAGGTGACCGTCAATATGCTACAATTCGTTCCTTACCGGATTTTCTTCCAAAGGAAGGGAAAGGTTGCTTGTTTATGGATGAAATTAACCAAGCAAGCCCCGCAGTTTTAAATGCTTTGTTCCAGTTAATTTTAGATCGTGAATTGTTGGGTGGTTCCTACAAGCTTCCTGATGGTTGGTTCATTATTGCAGCGTGCAATGATTTCGAATTCAATAAAAATGTAACAGAATTTGAACCTCCTTTGAATGACAGGTTCCTTCATGTAAACTTTAATCCGAAAGCCGAGGAATGGTTGAAATGGGCAAAGGAACATAACATAAGTCAGCTTATTTGCGATTTCATTTCCGCAAATGCAGATTGCTTATATGGAAGTGATTCAATGATAACCGAAAATGTTGTTTTCCCAAGCGCAAGAAGTTGGGAACGGGTAGATATTTTCGAAAAGCAATTTGAAAACAAGGAAATTGATTTGAATACCTTGAGCTGGTTGGTAGCTGGTTTGGTTGGTCAAACCGTTGCTGAGGATTACTTCAAATATACAGATGTTTATCGTGAAGATCCGGAAGGAGCTAAAAAGCTTCCTAAGGAAAAAGATCCTTTAATTGCTCAATTCTGGGATCCTGACTCTAAAAATGATGGTGATTATTTCAATCTTGAAAAATGGTACAAGGAAGCAAAATGGTATTATAAACGCGACCTTGAAATCCTCAACAAGCTCATTGAGAAGGCGAAAGAGCTTGAGTTGACAGATCCGATAATAATCAATTATAAGAAAAGCGCTTTTGACATTAGAAGGTATATATTCTTGCCGACCCTTCTGAAAGAGTTTATGGAGTTGAAAGTTGAAATGGTTGTAAGAGTCTTTCAGAAATTGTGGGGTTCGGATAAAGATAATGTTATGAAGATGATAAGTAAAATGCTTCCTTCGTTTGCTGAAGACGTTTTTGAATACTATCCTGAATTGAAAAGCGTTTTCAAGTTGGAGGATTTGAATACCGCTTCAAATCTTTCAACTGGGTCAGTTGCTACTTTTTCAAATGTCAATAGTTTGACATCAATAGGTGTAAATACCGATTTGTATACAAAAACAGATAGTAACTAAGGTATGGCTTAATCATATCCAAAGTTTTGTAAAGAAAGAATGTTTAACTTATGGCTGAAAGAGTTGTTATGGAATTTTGTACGGAAACACCAAAGCTCATACGACAGATTGATAATGATATTAAAGGTCAGAATCTGTTAACCATTAGAAAGCTTCTGAATGAAGTACGTTCTGACATGGCTAAGTCATTAGGTGCTATTAAAGATGAAGCATTGAAAGCGGAGATTGTTGAAAGATACTTCAATGTATATGATACAGCATGTGCATTATATTATTCCAATGCTGTTGATCAACAGACATTCAGAACACTATTTTTTAATGAGATAGCAAATCTCACAAAGCAAGAATTAAAAGAGGAAGATAGAACTCGCTTTCCTTTCGTATGGAAATTTGTATCTGGTAAATAAGATTTTTTAGTTGGAAGAACTATCTAGAAAGTATAGGGCTAACTAGAAAGACCTGCAGAGTCTTTGTCATTCTTCCTTTTATAAATTAAGGATGAAGATGTCTTAATATCTTCTTAAAAGTCCTCTTAAGACACCAGGATATCTAAGTGGATAAGTGGAATTTGATACACTCGAGATCGAGATGCCCAAATTGCCAGCTGAATTACGGCTTCGAATCATCAATTCTTTAACGCCTTTTAGATTGTTATCCAACCAACCATTGATTTCATCCATCTTAGTCTGAATGGCTTCCTTACGAGAATTGACATTTAAGGTAACTGAAGCACCTGTAAATTCAAAACCACGCATACCTTCCGCTAAGAACATAGCATTAAGAAGCTCAACCTCAGCACATTTTTCCCAAACATAAAGGAAAGCCTGAGGAAAATTACACATTGTATAACTGGTTATATTTGGAGGTGCCATATTGATTCTTTGTAATCCAACAGTCAAAAAATGAATATAATCCTCTTCAGTTAACCGTAGGTATTCATCAATATCCCAATTCCTTGATCTATCAAGATATCGGCGCATATTATTTATCAAAACAGTAGCCAGATTATTTACCGTATAAATCATATGGATTTCATTTTCAATCTGACCATCTTCAAATTCCAAGGTATAAACAGCTTGGAATGGTGCAAAACCCATACAAACATCTGTAATACCGTGAACTTTTGTTCCGGTTGTTACTCTGGTTATATAGTTGTTGTTTCTCAAAACAAATTTTGGATTTCTTACCGTTTTGGTAAAATAGGATTTTCCATTTAAGTCTTGAATATTGATTGAATAGTTGGCAAGAGGTGCCGGAGTAATCAAGTTATCAATAATTGGTTGACCTAAAAGGGCTAAAACAGTTGAATCATAAGGAATTGGTTCAGCTTCTGAAATAACCTGAATTTGTTGACTTGCCTGTAAACGTTCATTTTCACCTTGAGCAAACCAATCAATTCTATATTGCTGGTTATTTACATCATCGGGAACAGGAGCACCCTCTGGAATTGAAAAGCTTGCATACCAGATGCTTGGGTTTTTCAAATCTTGGTTTGCCAACCCTTCAACAATGAAGGTGTTATCAAAAGCATAAACTTTGAAGGATATCGGCATTGTTACTTCGAATGGTGTTTTGTCCTCATTCATAAAGGTTGCCGAAGTTGTATAATTTTTTCCGATAACTGCTGCTACCATCTTAGAGCCCTCAAAAAAAATCCTTTGTTAAAATTAAAAAGAAGGAAATACTTGATTTTACTGAAAAGAAACCTTATAATAAAGTATAAAATCAAAGAGGGAGATATGTGATGGTAAACGATTCTAGAACAGAAGTTCAAGACAAAGCAATTGTCTATTCATATAAAGTATTTCAGGAGCTCCTTGGTCCTGATCGAAAGTTAACTTTTGAAGAGGATGTTGATAATCCAAAGGTTATCGGTGATGCTTATGATGTTGCCTTGTTTGAAAATATCTATAAGTGTGCGTTGTATTCTATGGCTTATTTTAAGAAAGAAGACCTTGAATGTCTAAAGAAATCCGGAATGAATTCAATTTCCAGAATGATTCACTAATTGCTGAAAAATTGTGCAAGAAATGAAGCGACAAACTAGTTTGTATTTAAGTAGTTACAATATACCACAAGCTGAAATTCCTGATTTGTTTCGTGGCGAAAAACTTTCGGATTCCTTGTTAAACAGATTAAAATTAAACCTTTTAGGAGATTGAAAATGGGTATGAAAATCCCGCATGTTGTAGAAAACTTCCAATCAATTCAAGGAGAAGGAAAGCGTTCAAATCGTCCTTGTACCTTTATTCGTTTCTTTGGTTGCACCTTACCTGGTTGCCCCGGTTTTGGACAAAAGGATCCAGCTGATCCTTCAACTTGGAAAAATCCGATTTTATCTATGGAAAAAGCTCCCGAGTTTGGTTGTGATAGTCCAAAATCTTGGCACGAACCTTTCAAAAAATATTGCAAGCATTATGATAATGTTGAAGATTTATACAACGATACCATAGGAAAAAATCCAATACATTTACGGAAAGAAATTATTATAACCGGCGGTGAACCAATGATATGGCAGGATTTTTTGATTGAATTTATTAAAAAATGTGCTCAGGAAGGTTCAAATTATTTTACCATTGAAACAAATGGTATGATTGGTCCTAAACCGGAATTTATTGATTATCTTGAAAATTCAACCATTAAAATGTTGTTTTCAATTTCACCTAAGTTGAATTGCGTTGCGGGTGTTGATGAATCCAAATCAATTCAGATTGAGGTTTTGAAGGAATATCTTGAAATCCTCAAAACACATTTCAACATTGATTGTCAATTCAAATATGTGGTTAACGAAGATCCTCGAGCTTTGAACAAGATTTTTGAAATCCGTGATAGAATTTTGGAAGGAAGAAATGGGGATTATGAGTATTTCAAGGAATTGCTTACAGAAAATACACTATTGATGCCGGTTGGTGCTTGGGAACATTCTCAGGAATTGAAACAGAAAACCGCTCAGATTTGTATTGAAAATGGTTTCGTTTATTGCCCAAGAATTCATGTTGATGTTTGGGGTTCAAAAACTGGAGTTTAAAAATGAATTACAATTTCATTGTGAAGAAAATAAATGATGAAGAAAAAGCGGTTGTTCGCTCAACAAACAATCGGATAGTTGTTGAAATTGTTGAAAATCCTTTGTGGAATGTTTCAACTTCCGATATCAAACTTTCCGATCCAAACATCATTGCTTGCGTTTTCCGGTATCCGGAAGGGGTTAAGGTGGTGGTCGAGGAACATAGCTTAATTCCTTTTACCAAAGAATATCACAAACTGTTTGGTGAAGAAGCAAGGAAAACAAATGAAGATGTTTATCTTGTGAATATGGATGCAATTTACTTTTAAGGATTGAAGATGCAGGATATAGATTTAACCAAGGATATTTTATCCGGAAAAGAAATTCGTGCCAAGTTAATCAATGGTGCAAACAAGGTTGCTAATGCAGTTAAATCTACATTGGGGCCAATGGGTCGTAATGTGATTTTGGAATTGAATAAATATGGTGATTCCAGAATCACAAAAGATGGTGTTTCTGTAGCCAAGGAAATCTTTTTGGAAGATAAGTATGAAAACCTTGGTGCCCAGCTTTTGAAAAAGGTTTCATTAAAATCAGCAAAAGATGCTGGTGATGGAACAACAACCTCAACGGTTTTAGCTCAATCAATTCTTACAATAGCTGATACCTTGGAAATCCGAAATGTCCATAAATTCAAGGAAGGTATGGAAGCAGCGGCTCATGATGTGATTGAAAACATCAAACTTTCTTACAAAAAAGATATTGAAACCATTGAAGACATTTATAACGTAGCCTTGATTTCTTCTAATCAGGATAAAGAAATTGCCGGATTGATTCAGGAATGTTATGAAAAACTTGGAATCAACAAGGATGTAATTATCAATTTGGATAATTCAAATTACTATAGTAAATCCTTTGTTGATGTTGCTCAAGGTTTCCAGTATGATAAAGGACTTCCAAGCCCTTATCTGGTCAACAATACAAGGAAAATGGAATTGAATCTTGAAGATTGCAATATTTTCTTGTTTGATTTTGAAATTCCTGATTTTGATTATCTAATTCCAACCATAACGGAATATTTCAAAGCAACCAAAGAACCTGTGGTTATTATGGCTCAAGGTTTTGGTGGAGATTCTTTAGATGGGATTACTCAAAACAAGAACAAAAACAATTTGCCAATTTATGCGGTTGAATGTCCCGGTTATGGATCCCGTCGTTCCTTATTTATTCAGGATCTTGCTGTTTTAACCAATGGCGTGGTTTTATCAAAAGAAACCGGAACAGCTCCATCAAGACCTGGTGAATATGCAAGTATTGATCAAACTGGTAAATTGAAAAGTTTGGTTTCAAACCAATTTACCACAACCTTAACCTTTGGTTATGGTAATGCTGATAAAATCAAAGAACAAATTAAAATGATCCAACATTCCATTGATAAAAATATGGAATTTGATGTTGCGGAAGCCGAAAGACGAATTGCAAATCTTACAAGTGGAATTGCAATCATTCATGTTGGTGGGACAACGGAATTGGAAAGCAAGGAAGCTTATGATAGATTTGAAGATGCCGTTGGTGCAGTAAGGTCGGCTTTGCAGGAAGGAATTGTTCCAGGTGGTGGAATTACCTTGCATAAGGTTCGAGATATTACCTCGGAGGTTGAAAGACCTGAAGACAATCTTGATCCAAAGTTTGATTTTGCCCTTGGTTACAAAACTGTTTTATGTGCTTGCAAAGCTCCAATTCAACAAATTTTTGAAAATGCAGCAGACCCAACCTTAAATCAAGTTCTTGAAAAATGTGAAGAAAGTGGTAAGCTACGTGCTTATGACTTGGTTAACCGTTGCTTCACGGATAATTTGATTGACCCGGTTAAGGTTTTAAGATGCGCTCTTGAAAATGCAGTTTCAGTTTGCGGGTTGATTTTATCTACAGATGTTGGTATTGTTTATCGCAAAAACCTTGATGTAAATTCCGAAATTCAAATGTAGGAGAAAATTATGAAATACTTGAACTTTGGAAACCTTATTTGTTTCAAAGATTATGACTTTTATCTGAAATATGAAATCAAACCATCGATAAAAATCATTTATGAAAATCAAGGTTTATCCTTGGTTAAAAAAGCAAGCTTGAAATATGGCGTTTATTACCAAAAGGATTTAATTCCAGGTTCGGAAAAAGAGGTTTTTCTTATTGAAGCTCCTCATCAAACCATTTTCTTAAACGAAGCTAATTTCATAGGAAATTTGATTAAGGAAGACCTTGAGCTAAATCAACCTGTTATCAAGGAAAAAGATCAGAAATATGAATCACCATTTTCAAAATTGAAGTTCAATATTTCAACCTATCTATCAAAGTTCAAAAATGGTAAATCCGATTATCTTATGAAAATTCAAGATAAATTGGAGCAAATGAATGAGCTTTTGGAAGAATGTCCTCTTCCATTGGTTGTTAAAGAGAAAATGGATATTTTAGATAAAATGCGTAAAGATCCTAATCTGGTTAAAAATACATTGGAAAAAATTATTCAAGGTTTGGAATTTGGGGAAAACTAAAAATGGTTGAAATGATAACGGAATCGCTTGCTACAAAATATCGTCCGGTTTTAGCAAAGGATGTAATTGGTCAGGAAGCGTTCAAAAATATGCTGAAATCTATCAAGTCAAGTGGTAAGGTTCCAAAGGCGGTTTTATTTACCGGTGAGACTGGGTGCGGAAAAACTACATTGGCAAGGGTTTTTGCCCGCCATATCAACAAAATTCACGATATCAGTATTGCCAATGATGTTTACGAATACAACATTGGAACCAATGGAACCGCTGAAGATATTCGTGACTTGGTTTCAAAATTGAAGTTTATGCCAAGGAATAAAGATCATAAATCCATTTATATTCTTGACGAAGTTCATAGATTGACAAAAACATCAGCAAGCGCCTTATTGAAGGAAATTGAGGAACCACCAGCTCATGTTGTTTTCATTCTTTGCACAAATGAACCAGGCGCTTTACTACCAACCATTAGAAATCGTTGTCAAAAGGTTGAATTGAAACCTTATACCATTGAGCAGATTATTCAGCTTTTGAAAAGAGTTTGTGATGGTGAAGGTTTTTCAGTTAAGGACGAAATTCTTCAAAGGGTTGCGGAAGGTTGTAATTCTCAGTTAAGAGAAGCTTTGGTTGTTTTACAAGGACTTTTTGACCAATTGAAAGCAAACAAAAACCTGAGCGATGAAGAATTGAATGATTTACTCAAGGAAGTTGTCAAATTTGACGAATACAACAATGTAGGTCGTTTTCTGGTTTGTTTGTATATGGGTAATTTGAGAGTAGCTTATCAGGAGCTTTTGAAAGCAACCGATATGGATCGTTTTTTGAGTTTGGCTCAAAATATGCATCAACGTTGGGTTAAAATCTTGATCAATCCAAATAATTTAAGCAAACAAGACTTGATTAAAAGTGGAATCGGATTTTCAACCGATTTTCAATCTGTTGAAGTTATTCAGGATAAAATCCAGAAAAAAGGTAAAAAGGTTGATGTTGTAATTCCTTATATCATTGCACAGATTACGCAACTCCTTGTTAAAGTAAAAGAGAAATCATTGATTGCGGCCTTTAATTTGCAGGATTGTTTTCTGGCTGAAGCTGGAAAATGTTGTATTGAGGTTCAAAATCTTTTAGCAACCGCTTAGTCATTGACTTTCTGGAGATAAGAACAAAATGGTTGAAAAACTCTACATTTCTTACCAACAAATGGAAGAGGATTGTAAAAATCTTGCGGAACGTGTTTCAAAACTGGAACCAAAAATTACCAAAATTGTTGCAATAACCCGAGGCGGAATGTATCCGGCTTTAATGTTAGCTCAATATTTAAACATTAAAAACATTGATACAATTTGCTTAAAAAGTTATACAGATGATAACAAACGTGGTCAAATTGAGGTAATTAACGATACTTTCAGTGAAAAATGGGATGACCCCAGTGTTCTTTTTATTGACGACCTTTTTGACTCTGGAAATACGATAGCTTACATTGGTAAAAAGTTTAAAAAAGCCTTAAAAGCAACCATTTATTACAAAAACAACTCCAACAAAAGAAACCTTTCTTGGTTATCATTTTTCCAAGTTATTGTTCCGGATACTTGGTTGGTTTTTCCTTTTGAAAAAGATCAAATTTCTTTGGAAACTCAGGAAATTGTTGAGGAACCAAAAGAGATTGAAAAGTCTGAAGAAACCATTCAATTCTTCCAACCGGAAGATATTGAAAAGGAATTTCTTGGCGGTATTTTCCTTGGAAAATCAAAATACAAACTTGATCTTGAAGAACTTGAAATTGTAACCAATCCTACTTTTACCGATATTCCATATGAGGAACCGGAGCCGATTATCGATAATTATGATGACGATGATGATTGGGGAGCTAATTGGGATAATGAACCTTCACAATATTCTAAAAAGGAACCTATTGTAAAAGAAAAACCGGAGCAGGTACTTCAACCAAAAGTTGAAGAAAAAACCGAAAAGAAAGAAAATGTTGATTGGGTAAGTGAACCTTTTATTCGAGAAGAGGAAGAAAGGTGTAAAAAAGATCCAGTATATGCTTGCCAACAAAAATTGGAACAGGTTTTGAAAACAAATCCTGATAGCTCCGATTTTAAACCGGTAAAAGAGGATCCTGAAATTATTGCGGAACGGGAATTTCTTTCATCAAAAATCAAAACCATTTCCGAGGATGACGAAATTACCATCAATTCCTTAAATGAGGAATCCAATGAAATTGTTACGGAGCTTCAAAGAAAAGCACAAAAGGAAGAACGTAAATCTTTAACCGAAGAATTGGCTGGAATTACCTTATCCCAAGAGCAGAAAAATGCTATTGCGTTGATTATGAAAACGAAAAAGGATGTAATTTTAACCGGAAAAGCAGGTGCAGGTAAATCAACTATCATCAAATTTTTGAGATATTTTAACCCAAAGTGGGCTGTTTGTAGCACAACAGGAAAAGCTTCTGTTTTAATTGATGGGACTACGGTTGATAGATTGTTTTGTATTGATAGGACCAATGGAAGTATTTGGAGTGATAGCTTTCTCAAATCAAATATGCGCAGTTGTGGGGATGTAATTATTATTGATGAAGCCTCAATGATTGGAAAGATTATGTTTCATCCAATCAGAAAAATTGCTGCAACTTTTGGAAAGCGTTTGGTTTTTGTTGGTGATTGGGGTCAAGCTGCACCGGTTAAGGATAATTGGTTTTTCCCAATTGATCCTGATGAGTTTGAATTCGTTAAATTGACTGAATGTTGGCGTCAAAATGGTGGTGAATTTTTGGAATGTTTGGATAAATTACGGGTTGGTAAACAAGACGACCAAGTAAATCAAATGTTTTCCTCAAGAGTTCGTCCAACAATTCCAAAGGATGATAGCTGTTTGGTTATTTTCGGAACAAACCGCCTGGCTGACAAATATAATGCCGGTAAGATTGAAGAGCTTCTTGCTTATCAACGGTCTCAAGGAAAACGTGGTAAAGGTTTTATCTTAAATTCAAAACTAAAGGGTGGAACCGTTCGAATTACCGATAAGAATTATGATGCAATTATGGCAAACACACCTTTTGCCAATGAAACAAAATTTGCATCAGGTTGTAAAGTTTTAATAACCAAAAATAGTAGTAGCACAGATGCTTGTGAATATTGCAATGGAGATACCGGATATCTGATTGGTGCAAGAGCTTGTAATGGTGAAGTGGTTGAATTAACTGTATTATTAGATAGAACAAATTCACCGGTAACCATTTCTAGAAAAACTGCAGAAATAGTCGATGTTCAAGGTCGTCTTATGTATATCTACGAAGGGTTCCCGATAAAAGTTGGTTATGCTATGACTGCTCATAAATGTCAAGGAATGACAATTCCAAAAATCTGGGTTGATATTGAATCCATTGGTTGGATGCATACACACGGATTGGTTTATGTTGCTCTTTCAAGGGTTAGAAAACTTGAAGACTTGTATGTAAGCAGTTGGTATGATAATCTTGCCGTTGTTGACGAAGTTGTTCGTCCATATTTGTAAGAGGTAAAAAATGATAATTGGAATTAGCTCTTATCTTCCAAAAGACAAGGAATTGCGTGAAAAGAGGAAAATTCATATTAAAAGACAATATGATTTCTTCAAAGAAAATTTTCCTGATGTAAAAATTGTTTGTTGCTCCCAGCAATATGATGAGGAAGATTACCTTCCAGGTATTAAATATATCAAATTTGATCACGGAATTTCCTTACCTGGTGCAAGAAATGAACTGCTTGAGGTTTTCTATAAAACAGACGAAGATTTTTTCTTGCTTGCGGACGATGATACAATTGTTTTTGATTATTATGGCTCCTTGGATTTGTGTAAAGAAATTCACAAAAACCCAAAGAAATTTCTTGAGTTTGATTTGATAACGTCGATAAATCCAAGATATATGCCATTCAAGGAAAGTATGTTGGATCATAAATATGAAAATGAACGGAATTATTGTTTTATTCCTCTTTCCTGCAAATCAAATGCATTTTGCTTTTTGAAAAATTTGAAAAAGCATTATGGAGTTGAGGTTTATTATGATAATAATGTAACCAATGCTGTTGGTTGTGAGGATATGGTTTTTGATGCTGAGCTGGTTTCAAGAAAATATGCTGTGGTAACCTGCAAGGATTTAATTATGAAAACTCCTGCTGAAGATTCCACTTTGGCAACTGACGAAAACCATAGGAGGGAAATCCTCAAGAAAAATGCTGAATTTTTGGATAAGAATTTTTCAAAGTTTGGTCTTGTTTTAAGAAATGGGAATGTAACTTGGAACAATTTCAATAAAATCTGCAACAAAGTCAAACAGCCTTTGGTTTGGATAAAGCGTGAGAATTTTTATGAATTTCCTGAAAATCTTCTCAATTGCAAAAAAAGGAAAAAGGAAGAGGAAGATAAACCAAAAAATCTTGGTTTGTTAGCTGGTTTGATGAAAAACTGTTAATGTTTTCTTGAAGAAATACAACAAAAAAGAGGATTAAAATGAAGAGAATTTTACTATACAGTGGTGGAATGGATTCTTGGTTAATGAACAAACTCTGGAAACCGGATGTTCTTGTTTATGTTGATTTAAAAGGTCGTTATAATAAACAGGAAATTGCTCATTTACCGGAAAATTGCAACATTTTGGATTTTGATTTATCAAGATATGAGCGTCCCGATAAGATTATTCCTTTGAGGAATTTGTTCTTGGTTATGTTGGCGGTTATCAATTATGCCGATGAAGAAGGTGCTAGCGTGTTAATCGGAGCTGGGAAGGGTGATAGAGTTTTGGACAAATCTCCTGAATTTGCGGAAAAAGCTAGCGACCTATTAACCTATCTTTATCAATCCCAATGGTGGAATCCTATTGCTAAGAAAATCAATGTTTGTTTGGATTACAAAAATTTAACTAAAACTGAGCTTCTTCAAAAATTCATTGATGAAGGTGGTTCAATGCAAGAAGCTTGGGAAAAATCGTTTAGCTGTTATGAACCTGATGAAGAGGGTCATGTTTGCTATGCCTGCAAACCTTGCTTCCGTAAAGCTGCTGCATTTTTTGAATGTGGTTTTAGGGATTTTGAACCGGAAGCAAAAACAAAACTCTTCAATTACATTGGTAAGGAAATTATACCGCAGATTGAAGCTGGGACTTATGGTCGCGGTGAAAAGGAAGAAGAAACAATCAAAGATTTTTATAACTGGTTAAAAGAAAACCACTAAAAATCTTAAATGTTGTTAAGAAGTAGGAAGAAATTCCTACTTCTTTTTTAGTAAAAAGGTGTGAAAATGAATAGAAGACCCATTATAGCTATTGATTTTGATGGAACATTGGTTGATTTTAGTTTTCCGGATTATGGAAAAATTAAACCTGATGCAAAAGCTTGTTTGTTGAAACTCCAAAAATTTTGTGATTTGATTTTATGGACTTGTCGGTTTGGAAAAGACCTTGAACGGATTGTTTCTTATTTAAAATTTGAAGGAATTTCTTTTAAGGCTGTTAATGAAAATGTTTCCTACCTCCCTTTTGAAACAAGCAAAAAAATCTATGCAGATTACTATATTGATGATCGTGCAGGTTTTGATGGGGATTGGGAAAAAGTTTATGAAAAAATTTCAAGCTTGAAAGTGGAGCCTTTCCGTGTTCTTTAAAGACGATTTTGCATTTTTGTCAAATATGTTTCCTTGTAAGATAACTTACAAAGGTTTGACCTTTTCTTGTTCGGAAAGCCTTTATCAAGCTTCAAAATGTAAGGATAAATCCCTTATTCCGAATTTTTGTGATTGGCATGGTGGAAAATCCAAGAGAAAAGGGAGAAAAGTTGAACTTCGTGAAGATTGGGAACAGATTAAAATCAAGGTAATGAGAAAAATCGTTATTTTGAAATTTACGCAAAATCCAGAACTTTTGAAATTACTTAAACAAATCAAAGGTCCAATTTCTGAAGAAAATACTTGGGGCGATACCTTCTGGGGAATTTGTGAAGGTAAAGGTGAAAATAACCTTGGTAAAATTTTGATGGAGGTTAGAGATTCTTTAAATGTTTGACTTTGCCGAGGAACTTTTACATAATGCTGAACGTTATGACCCGGTTGTTCGTGGTGATAGCGTTTGGTTGAAATGTCCTTTTCATGGTGGTGGTCAGGAAAGAACAGCATCTTGCAGAGTCAATCTTATCAAAGGGAAATATCCAGCTGGATTCTTTTATTGTTATGGTTGTGGTGCCCATGGAGATTGGAATAAATTGGCTGAAGAAATTGGCTTGCAAAAAATCGAGGGGCAAAGTAAAAGGGAACAAGAGGCTTCTACAATACGTAAGATTTCTTCCAAGGAAAAAGAAGAACTTTTTGAAGATATTCCTTGTGATTTTGATTTTGCTATGTCGGTTCCTTGGGATTCGGAACGTCAATGGCGTAACATAAGTGGAAAACTTTTGAACGCAGTTGGTGGAAGACTTTTTTATAATGCAAAGGTTAAAGACCAAAATCTTTTCCTACCTTGTTATCAAAATGGTGAATTAAAAGGTGGAATTCAAGCCTTGATGAATAAACCAAAAGGTCAAAGCTGTTATAGAAATACAGCTGGTTCTTGGGTTAAGAAAAGTTGGTTTCTTTATGATTATCAAAAGGAAAGAATAAAAAAGAAGGATAATATCCTTGCAATCGTTGAAGGTCCAAGAGATGCTTTGAATTTCACGCAATATGGCTTTCCTGCTGTTGCAATTTTAGGTTCAAAAAATTGGTCAAACATAAAATCGTCCTTAATTCAAATGCTTGACCCTAAGTTGATTGTTTTAGCTCTTGATCCTGATGAAGCAGGTCAAAATGCTTTTCAAAAAATTGAAATGGATTTGAAAAATTGTAGCAATCTTTTGAAGGTTGATTTCCACGGTGATGAAGATCCTGGTAACTTACCACCTGAAAAAATCAAAAAATTATATCAAAAAGTGGTAAAGTATTCTGAAAATCTGTAATTTCTCTTGATTTACAAGAGATTTTTTGTTAATACTAAAGTATATAATTTCCGAAAAAGGAGAGAAAAATGGAAAGAAAATATGCTTTTGGTAAAATTGAAATCAATGAAGATTTTGAAGTAACCGGTTTAGATCCTCTTGAATTAAAAGATGGGTCTTTTTTATTAAACCTTTCAATTCATAAGGTAAAAAAGGAAGTTAAACCTCTTATGAATTTGAAAGTCAATGAAGTTAAAGAAAAATGTAAACGGAACCGACCAGGTGGTAGCAGTCCCGATCGTCGTAAGGAAACTTTTTCACTCGATAATAACCTGATTTCTTGGAAATCAGAGTTTGATAAATTTTGCGAAGACCTTCTGACGGAGCGTGAAGCTTTTGAAAAGGAACATCCGGAGCTTGAATTTGCCGCTTATTTAATGGTGGTTGAAGGACAAATGATGTCCAAACGTAGGGCTACTGACGGTCTTTTGATTCCTTCCAAGGAAGTTTACGAAGGTTGGGCGACCGAATCCGGAATTCATGAAGCAATTAAAAATTTACGCAAGCGCCGCAAGGCTTTTGTAGCAGCTGGTGGTAAGGTTGTAGGTTATAATATTCCTACAAGCAAAGCAAATATGGTTTGTATTGCCTATCAGAAAAAAGTTGAAAAATCGTGAAGATTTTTCTTGATTTCCCTTCTATTTCCTAATATATTCAAGAAGTAGAAGGGAAATTCCTTTTTACCTCCTGAAGGAAAGCAGGAGTTTTGCACAAAGACATTAACGACTATGGAGAAGAGATCATGAAACATATACCTTTATTCGACAATCTGCTCAGCAAGATTGAATTCAATCCGTCTGAAAACGAATTACCGGAAATTTACCAAACGATGGTAAATTTGTTGGTATATCCCAATGTTAAGCGTCGTGAATTTTATCCGACAATGACGACACTGATTCCCAAACAAATGCAAAAAGATGTACTCAATGTAACAACCGATAATCCGGAATTTATGATGTGGATTCAATATTTGAACTACTTGCATATCAACGGATTATCAGGTGTTAAGGCAATAGCTGCTTTGCAGGATTTTAAATGTAAGCCGGAAGATCTGGAAATTTTCACCTATTTGAAAAATGTTCCTCAGGACATTCTTAAAAAAATGAAAACCTTACCAGCTCCTTTGAATTACAAACAATTCCAGAAAGAAGTTGAAGCCTGTTATGAACGGGTTGAAAAAATCGTAACCGGAGTCATTTATTCCAGAGCTTCCTTTTTATCCGAACGTTCAAAAGAAAATATGCGTGACATAGTAGCGGATATTAAAATGGTTTTGGTTGAAAAAATTCGTTACCACTTGCACTTCTTGCGTGGTGAAGATTTAGATAAAGCGAGCGTCAAAGCAACAACAAATTACCTGATAAATTACATTCATTATAATACCTCAGGAAAGCGTAGTCATTTTACAGTTTCCAGAGATGAAGATGGAAATTATAATTCCTTCGTTAATACGACATCAGCAACAATTGAACATGATGGTGAAAGTTCCGATTTGTTTGATACCTTAAATGTTTCAAATGCTTGCGATGAATATAATGAAATTACAATTCGCAGCAGTTGCAAATCTGTTGTTGAAAATTACGAGATGAAAAATATCAACAACGAAGCTGCAATGATTGAGGTTATGAAAATCATTTCTAACGAAAATGATGAATTCCTTACCTGGTATAATGACAAAACAGGTATGGATATGACAAGTCCGATTGATATTCTTGAAGAAAATCCAAAAGGTTTCATGAAAGAGGTTTGTGCTTATTGTAAAGTTCCAATGACGACAATGAACAACCTGCTTCGCACTTATTTGAAGCCTTGTTATGAAGGAATTTTGGAAGGATGATCAAGGATATCATAACGAAATTCGTATCTGGGGAATTTATCCCCGGATATGAAAGTAGATTTACAGGGATTTTAGGTTTTGATGGATTTTCCTACAAGGAAATCGAAGATTTTATAGGTAAGTTGAAAACCAGTGGATATAGTGATAAAAAAATTTTCCTGTATAAATTCCCGAAATATACGGTTGATAATCCAAAGTTATATCGAAGAACCTTATTTTCCTACCTTGAATTTTGTGAAGCAATTTTCAATAAATCCTTTGCAGATGATGAAATTGCTCTGCTTTATGACATTGGAAATTTCATTCACAATGATGCTTTACGAATTGCAACAAAAGAAGATATGCGTTTTGTAAATTGGTATTTGAGTTATCAGCTTCCGAAGATTCCTGTTGCAATTTTTCAAAAAAGTGAAGATTTTAAACAAATCTTTCCGAGCAATAACATTGTTTTTGATACCTTGGATGACGTTGAACCAGCTTTGACGGATTGCTTCAATGATATTTTGAAATCCCTTGAAGAAATGAAAGGTAAAAAGAATGTAGGGTAAGATTGAAATCCCTTCCTTTCAAAACAAAGAAAACCGATAAATTTCTTCGTCAAGCAGAGGACATTCGTAAGAAAAAAGTTCAAATGACAAAACGTGAATTTTTAGCCGCTTTCCAAAAGATTGAAACTGAATTCCTTGGAAAAATTACATTAGATGTGGTTAGTTCTGTTCACGATCTAATTTATAAATAAATTTCACTTCTCCCAAGAAGTTAATGAAGCCTTGGAAATTCAAGGCTTCTTTTTTGTTAATGAAAAATAGTTTTTGAGGTTTGTTATGATTTTTACTCTGGTTTTCCTTATAGTTGCAGTTGCAACATTTTGTTTTTGTGTTTTAAAATCTATGAAAAACCGAAAATAGTTCTTGATTTTCCTTCTCAATCTTGTTATAATGAAGTATAAAACAAAAAAGGAGATGGAAAATGCTTACACAATTTGAAATTCGGTTACCAGACGCTTCCAAAGGGTTTAGAAATCGGGATTTTCTTGTTTATAATGTAAAAACAAAAAGATTCTTCGAGCAGGATGAGGAATTTTCCACTTGGGAATTTTTCATGGACCAGTTTTACGATATTTGGGTTCGTAAAAATGATGGTTCCTTTGAAAAGTTAGATTCTAAAGATTACCAGATTTGCACAAATAGTCGCTTTTGGGGTTATGCGGAAATCAATGGTAAAAAGGAATCTTTCGATATTTACGAATATGATCGAATTATTTCGGAAGACGAAGAAGGTCATCGTTATGAAGGAATTGTTACACAAGACGGTTGCTCGTTCTTCTTGGAAACAAAAGATGATGATGCTATTCCATTATGTGACCTGGTTGCAACAAGGACAACAGTTTTAGGAACAACCTTAGGTGAAAAGGAAGAAAAATAAAATGCCAATCTATATGCTTATTTTGGCTGCAGTAGCAGGATTGTTTTTCCAAGGACTTTTAGGAGTCCTTGGAGGAGGAATTTCCGGTTGGATTGTAGGATTATTCTTTGGAGATGCCTTCCTTGGAATTTTCAAACAAATTGGGATTGAAAATGTAACAATGTTCCAGATGGGTGCTTTCCTTGGTTTTATTGCAAGCTTCTTCAAACCTATTATTAAATACAAATCAAAGGAGGACAAAGAATGAAGTTAAATGGAAATTTCAAAATGAACTCCGTTACCTGGAATTTCAAAACCGTTCCGGAGCAAGATAATGAATTGGACGGTAATCGTGGTAAATGTTTTTATCGAACTAATTCAATCGTAGTTTCAGAAAACCTTCATGACGATCAAACCAGAGTAACACTTTTTCATGAATTGGCTCACGCGGCTCTTCATGAAACCGGTTATAACGAAGAAATTCGTGATGGTTTGGGTGCTGAGTATGAACGTTTTGTAACGCAGCTTGGTATGCGAATGTTAGAATTGGTTGACCAATTCAAATACTTTGATAAAATTTTCAAAGATGAGGAGGTTGGTTATGAGGTTTTACGGTAAAATAAGAAATTTTTTCTGGAATTGTTACTATTTCTTGGATTCAATTTCAAGGTTTGTTACCAGAAAATCTCTTTGGAACTGGAAAATCCTTTTTAAAGATTTTGCCAAAGATGTTTACATTTTCTTAACTCCTTGGTTGAAATATTGTCACAAAACATTGAGATTAGCGAACCAAAACTTTGAAAAATGTTTAAGTTGGGGTTGGTTTTCAACCAGTTCACGTTCAAGAAAAGATTATTCCTACCTTTATGTAAATTTCAACATTTTCGGTTATATGACAATCAAAACAATGAAATACTACCATAATGGTGAACAAACCAGTTTGTTTTTAACCGGTATGGTAGGTATGATGAAAGCTTTGAATGTTCCAGAAGAAAAACGAGATGATATTCTTGAAGATTTATATAAAAACGATGAATATAAATATACCACCATCTTTAAAGGATTTTGTTTCCGTAGGAAAACTTTTAGGAAAATCCAAAAAATCTTCTTTGATTTACCAGAGTTTAGTTGGGATTGTGGTAATTATGTCATCATTGATAATTGTCGATCAATCAAAAATTTGATTGAACATCCAAGAAGAAAAATTTACGTTTCAGCAAAATACGAACCAGATTATATTGAAGGTGATCTGGAGCGTTATCACGCAGGTTTACCGACCAAAGCTGAAAATTTTAAAGGAGGTTCAAAGAAACAGCCTAATGCAGAGCAACGTAAAAAAATGATTTATGATTACCTTGAAGAAATTGTAGTTGAGGTTTATCAGCAAGCTTATGCAGATGCTTTGAAAATGAAATACTTCAACCAGTATGATGAAAAATACAAGGATATTGTAGAATTGGCTGAAAAAACAGCAAAAGAATACCTAAAAGTTTAAATTTTTCTCTTGATTTATAACAGATTTTTTGTTATAATAAAGTATAAAATTTAAAAAGGAGATTTGAAATGCTTACAGAGAATACCAGACAGCAATGTGATACCAACATTCCTGAGGATTCCTTCAAGAAGTTTGGAATTGAAACAAACGCAACTGCGTTGAAGATTTGGATGGATACCTTATATTCAAACAAAATTCCAACCATTATAAGGGAATTGACGTCAAATGCTCGGGATAGTCATCAGGTTGCTGGAACCTTGGATATTCCTATTGAAATTCATAAACCGGATTTTGTGATTGAACGAACTTTTTATGTTCGAGATTATGGAACCGGTTTAAGTGAGGAAGAGGTTCTTAATATCTACTCGGTATTCTTCAAATCTACAAAAAATCAAGATAATGATCAGATTGGTGGTTTTGGTTTGGGTTCAAAAACACCTTTGGCTTACAGTGACCAATTTTACGTTACCAGTTTTTATAACGGTAAGAAAATTCAATATATGGTCTTTAAAGATGAGGTTGGTTATCCTACCTTGGCAAAGGTTGGTGTTGAATCCACGGACGAACCGAATGGTTTGAAAGTTGAATTTGCGGTTAATGAAAAAGATGTCTTTGCTTTTGAAGAAGCAATTTGCTCCTTTGTTCGTTCATCTCATAATTTCAACATAAAAATCCTGAATATGAAAAAAGACATTTTAACCGGAAGGTATGGGGATTTTGGTTATAAGGAAATCGGAAATATTCCGGAAATGAATGTCCAGATTTTAAAAAGAAAATTTCCGGAAACCGACCGAGGTGTTTTATTAGGTGGGATTTATTACAACCTGAGTGAAAGAATTTTTGGTTATCGTTGGAGGGGAGAACAGATAATGATTTTCCATTCCAATGATCCACTTCCTTATGATGAGGTTGAAAAAGAGCTTGGTGTTAAATTTTCACCGGTAATGAAGGAAAAAATCGAAAGTTATGATATCTTATTTAACTCCAACGTTTCGCCAAATTTTGTTTTGGAATTTCCGATTGGTTCTTTGGAAGTTACCGCATCAAGAGAATCTTTATCTTTCAGTAAGAAAACAAGTGAAGCAATAAGAAATGCTTATATGCTTTTTATCAATCAAATTTTCACGGAATATGAAAAATTCAAACAAGATGGTAGTTGGATTATTCCGGTTGAAACTCTTGAAGATTATGTAGAAAACTTAGAAAAATTCAACATCATTACAAGGTTTGATGCAGTTTATTCCTTCAAATACCTTGGTGATTTTTTCAAACCAACAAATTCCTCGTCGGTTTCATTTTCAACCAGTGACTTGAGAAAAATCCTTGTTGATGATAAAGGTCAACTTTTAACCTCAATTCGTGTTTTGAAATATAGTAAAAACGATGCTAAGTTGAGATTGCTTGGTTCCAATGTTGGTGGTTCCTTTTATTGTAATTATTGCGTTGATTTGACTTGGATCAAAAAATCTACAATTCAGGATTATCATCCTATTAAAATTTTCATAACGAAAACCAACAACAATCTTTCGAAGTTTGATTTTTCTGAATTTATATCTTTTGATAAGGATTCAAAATCTTGGGATGCTCCTGCTTATTATTTCCTCCAAACCGGTGAAGAAAATAATGAAAAGGTTTGGGAAATTTTGAACAAAAACTTCAAGGATTCAAATCTGGTTCAGTTGATTGATGCCGATTTATATGATAAAAAACCGGAGAAACGAGCTTCGGAACGTTCTTCTTTTATTGAAAAATTCACAAGACGTGAACATCGATCCGTAAAGAATTATGGTTATTATGAGTATTCCTATATGTATCCGGATCTTTTGAATCCAATTTTTTATATTCCATATACAGTTCAAGCAAAATATATGAGTTTCCTTTCAAAAGCCGTTAAAAATGGTTTCCTTGATAATTGTCTTGATTTGCTTGGCATTACAGATAAAGGTAATTTTCTTGCAGATAGGGTTAATGTTTGGAGTTTAGGGGAAGGGGATGTCAATGGTTTGAAAAAGGCCGGTTATAAGCTCATTAACCTCAACATTTTTAAAGAGCTTGGTCCTACCAATGAAAATGCAAAGGAAATCTTCAAAAAACTTCGTGCAAATTTCTACCTCAAATTATTTCAATATCTTGACGGTCAGATAACCTCAAGACCTGTTTTGTATGGTTATGTGTTGATTGAAAATACATTAAGCGATCCTTATTGTTCGGTAAAACATGAACTTGACTATATTGAGGATCATTTTTACAGGGTAGCAAGATTGGTTGTTAGTCGCCGTCGTAAAATTGATTTCCAGAAGGAAATTCAAAAACTTCCTCTTGATACGGCACTTGATTACTTACTTCAAAATAATATTGAGTTTACAAACAGCAAAGGAAACGTCCAATGTTTCAACATCAACAAGGGTTATTTGTTAAATAAAATCAAGGAAAAACTGGGTCAAATTCAGCTCAATGAACAGCTTGGAAATTTGAATGGTTTAGATCTTTTGGTAGAATAGAAGCAAAAAGGAGAAAAATTATGGCTTCAAAATCTAAGAATTTTTACCTGGTTACACCTACCGGCATTTCATTAACAATCAATAACAAGGCTTATTTGGTTGATAAAAATCACGAAATGTTTAATAAGGTTTCAAAAATGCTAACCTGGTCCCGGATTCGTTGGAATGATATTGTCAAATTGTTGGATACCAAGAAAATCCTCTTAACTTACCTTGGTAAGAATTTGAAAATTGTTGATGGTGAGATTATTTACACGCTCAAAGGAAAATCAATCAAAGCAAATCCTTTGTTGCAGCAAATTTTTGAAGCTGTTAAAAATAAGCAGGATCCTAAGGCAATGTTGTTGTTTATGGATAATTTGTTGGCAAATCCTTCAAAAGATTCCATTGATGAATTGTTCCTGTTTTTGGAAGCAAACAATTTACCAATCACGGACGATGGTTGCTTCTTGGCTTACAAAAATGTTGATAAAGATTACCTCGATAAACATTCCCATACCTTCGATAACCACATTGGAATGACAGTTTCAATGCCAAGGAAGGATGTTAATCCAAATCGTCATGAAACCTGCTCAAGAGGTTTACATTTTTGTAACGAATCTTATTTAAGCTCCTATCCAGGTGAGCATACAATGATTTTGAAAATCAATCCGGCCGATGTTGTTTCAATTCCTGACGATTACAACAATGCAAAAGGTCGTTGCTGTTCCTATTATGTGATTGGTGAATTGAAGAAATATGAAACCTTCAAGGATTGGTTCAAAACCCATAAGAAGGATGTTTTGAAAACTGCAGAAAAGAAGAATCCTACAAAGAAAAAATCTTCTGCTAAAAAGCCTACTGCTAAAAAGGTTTTGAAAGCGTCTATCAAAAAGGTTGTTGATACCAAAAAGAAGGATTTGTTGAAAGGTAAGGTTTTCAAAGCGAAAACAACAAAGCCTGCTTCGGGAACAAAAAAGGTTTTAAAAGTCAAGGATTCAAAATCTGCAAAGGTTGAATTGAAAACAATTTACACCTCAATCAAGGATGTTTTCAAAAGATTGCCGAGGTCGAAAAGAAAAGTTGGAATGACAGTTTTAATTGAAAACAGTAAAGGTAAAGCAACCTATGTTTTCAAAAATGGAATTTCCAATCGGGATTTGGTCAAAAAATAAAGGAAGTAAGAAATGAAAAATTACGTAACATTTTACGTTGTAACAGTTAAACATGAAAACGAAGAAGAAAAGGAATTAACCAAACCTTTGAAATTGATGTATGCTGAGGAAGAGCTTAAAAAATACAAAAAGATTTATGCTGGTGCTCAATATACCGTCAAGTTGAAAACAATCATTAAGGAATGTTGATGATGGAAGATATTTTCGTCATTTATAACGAAAAGACTCAAGGTATTTATCGGGCGACTAACTGGGCAGGTGGTCGCCCTACCTTGGAATTGAAAACTTGGAAAACTCTTGCAGGTGCAACCAAGGCTTTATCAAAAATCAACAAACCAAACCTGGTTATCAAAAAGCTTGCAGTTAAAGACATAAATGAGGAATAAGATATGATCATAGGAATTTCCGGCTTAATAGGTAGTGGAAAAAATACTTGCGCAGATTTTATCAAAGAAATTTTACCGGAGTATCATTTTGAATACTTAAGCTTTGCAGCAAGATTGAAAGATATGGTTGCCGTTTTGTTCAATTGGGACCGGGAAATGCTTGAAGGTAAAACAGAAAAATCAAGAGCTTGGCGTATGGAACCGGATCCTTTTTGGAGCGAAAAAACCAACTCCGAATTTACCCCGAGGAAGATTTTGCAAAATTTTGGTGGTTCAATGAAAACCTTGGTTTGTGAAAATGTTTGGGCTTCCATTGTTGAGCAGGAAATTATAAATAATCCCAACAAAAACTACCTAATTACGGATTTACGTTATCAGGATGAAATCCGTATGGTTGAAAAATATGGTGGCTATTTGTTGGAAATTCAACGTGGTGAAAATCCTTTTTGGTATAAAGATGCTCTGGAATACAACCAAGGTAAGGTTAAAACTATGAGTGATGCTTTAATGAAAATTCATTCTTCAGAATGGAAATGGATTGGAGCTTCCCCAAATTATATTCTTATTCATAATGATGGAACCTTGGAACAATTTAAGGAAAATATTGAGCATACTTTACATCTTCTATCGTTAGGTGTTTAAATGTCAAAAGAAACCATTGACAAAACGGTTGACCAATTACTCGAATGTTGCAAAAAGATTCAAGAAAAGGCCCCTCTTTTGAAAAATAATGGAACCATAGCTCAGGCTTTTTCTGAAATTTCACACCTATATCTTCAAATTCCTTTTGCTTTGGAGGATATTATTGATGAAGCTGAGGAGGAAGGTAAGGCTTGGGTCAATGACATTTGGTAAATTTTAAAAATTCTTTAAATAGTGCTTGATTTTCCTGAGAATCCATATTATACTAAAGTATAAAATGGGAAAGGAGATAAGACCATGAAACTCGATCAGTTGTTTGCTAAAATCAAGCCGATGCAGAAATTCATCAACACGATGGATTTAAATCAACAAGGATATTACTACCTCGAAGAAGGATGTTCTACTGTTCGATATGTTGCTTATGAAGGCTGTCCTGCATCAACAATTCCGTTGAATGTTAATATGTTGTTTTCCGAAGCGTGGGAAATAAAAGATGAATATCAACGTAAAGTTTATATGGTTAAACAGATTGAATGTCGGAATAATGAACTTATTGATGTAAAAATCAAAGCGGTTTTCGATACAATGGATAATGCAAGAAACTATCTTGATAAATGTCAAGCAGAAGATCCATATTCCAGAGATTGTGGAATATTTTACAAAATTGAAGATTTTGAAGTTCAGTAAACAAAAAGAAAGGCTTAGGAAATTTTAAATAACAACTTGTTGAGGAAACAATGGAAATCGAACGTAAATTTTTGTTTTCAAAAGATATTCTTGAAATTTACCCTCTTGAAGAATGGTGGACGGAAAAGACTTGGTATTTACCAAATACAATGGATTATGAAATTCGCCTTCGTTGGAAAGAATTGTTTACTTCAAAAGGTGGTGAGTGGAAACTCACCATCAAGAATAAACTTTATCTAACCGGATCAGCTTTGAATCGTTTGGAAATTGAACTTCCAATCAAAGATGAAAATCAGATAAAGGAATTTATCTCAAATTGTCACGGCTGTTTGGAAACAAAAAGGATTTGCTTTGATTTGAATCATTTTGAACTACAATCTCATTTTGAACCTATCTGGTGTGAAGCCAGAATTTTACCGGATGGTAGACAATTTGGTGAAATTGAATTTAAGGAAATGAAAGAAGCAGAATCTTTTGATTTCAAAAAATACCCACTTTTGAAAGAAGATATAACCAATGAAAATGATTATAAAATAGGCACAGTTTACAGAAGAATGTTTGGAGGATAAGAAAATGAAAATTTTAGAAAGATTGGACTTGGTAGAAAGTTCTAGCTTATCTCGTTTATATGAAAAAATGTTACGAGCAGATTGTGGAACAATTAGTGCCTTTCGAGGTAATTATACCAGAAAAGAAAATCAAGTTAGAACCCAACAATTAAAAACACTTTTAGCTAATCCAAAACTTGATATTACAGTTGTTGATGGGGTTTGTCTTGAAAATTATAAAATGTCTAATGAAAGAGAATCCCGTGAAATTACATTTTTTGTTACAAAGGCTTTACCTGATTCCGATATTGATATTAAAAAAATTTTAGTGGAAGCTGGTGAAAAATTTGATCAAGATTTTATTCTTTTTATTCCAAAGAAAGGTGATTTTGCTGAAGTAATTGGTACAAATACTACTGGATGGCCTGGTTTTCATAAAATCGTTAAGATGGATAAAAGAAAGTTTGGTCAAGGTAATCAATTTATGACAAAAGTTTCTAATAGACCTTTTTACTTTTATAGCAGCGAAACAAAAAGTTGTATTGTTAGTCCAAAAACAATGCAGTTTGTTCAAATTGAACGAAATAAACCGGTTGAAGAAATTGAACCGTTTATTTCTTCGGAATTAAAATTCTGGAGTAAATAAGGAGGTTTAATTGGAAATTTTATCCAAGAAAATTTTTGAAGTTGAAGAACCTGATTTAAAAATTCAATTTCCAATTTATCTTGTTTCAGGTAGGGAAGAATTGAAAGGTTTAATCAACAAATTCAAAGTGGTTCGGGGTCTCTGGAACGGTGAAAACTTTTATGCTTGGGAAGCAGGTTGTTGTGATCATTTGTATGTAAGTGGGTATCTTTCTGAATATGAACCACATTTCAAATACAAACAATACATTGGAATTACTTTAGACGAAGATGGTCCGTACAATGATTATGTTGTAAACACCAAACGTCAAAACCTGTTAAAACAATTCAAACAAAAATTCTTTTAAAATAGGGGTCGGAAAATGGCAATTGAAAAAGATGCTTTAATTCAAATCTTGAAAAACGAATTGAATAACAAGGATTCGGAAATTCACAAAGCAATTGAAGAAATTGTTGCTGAGCAAGTTAAAGTAAATGTGAAACGTTGCGTTCGTCGTGGAACTGGAAGAAATCATTATGGATTGAAAACAAGATGACGGTTGCTCGTTTTCTATTTGTCGGTGATATTCATTACGAAGGAATTGAATCCTATTTTCCAAACAATCATTTATCTTTGATTTCTTCAACTTTGAAGCAAATCTGGCAATATGCAAGGGAAAATGGTGTTGAAAATGTTGTGATTGGTGGGGATATTTTTGAAAATCCCTTTCCAAAGGATGAATCTAAAAAAGCATTCCTCAAAACGCTTGATAAGCGTTTGAATTATTATATTATCCTCGGAAATCATGATTATGCAAATCCTCAAGAAAATTCCTTGAATCTTTGCAAATACTTTATTGAAGATCTTGGTTTGATGGATAATGTCAAATTCTTTATTCAACCAGAAACCATTGAAATAGAGGGTGTTCCTTTTGATATGCTTCCATTTCCTTTTACCAAATCACTGACAAAGGAAAATTCAATTTGCATAGGTCATTTTCAGGTTAAAGGATATCTTGGTGATAATGGAAGAAAATTCAATGATGGTCCGGTTCTTGATGATAAACATATTTGGTTGTTAGGTCATCTTCATAGACAGCAAGATCGTTTATATCCAGGTTCGGTTGTTCAAACAAAGTTTGGTGAACCGGTTAATAAATACTTTTTCGATTGCAAAAGTAATGGTAAGGAATTAAAGCTTAAAAAGGTTTCAATTGATACTCCATTCAAACTCATTGACTTGGTTGTTCAAAAGCTGGAAGATCTGGATTACCTCAAACCTGAAAATTGTTACCGGCTTTATGTTCCGAAACATCTTGACAGTTTGGAAATCCAAAAGCGAACAAAAGATTTCAACATATGGCAGGTTAAAGGTTTAGACTCCGGTAAGAATATTGAGCAACAAAAGATTGATGATGTTGACGTTTCCTATATGAAAGCCAATCTTTCCAATGAAATTGATTTTTTGAAAATGTGGCTTCAAGATCCTGCTAATTGTAAATTGAATGAAAATCAAATTGAGGAAGCTGTTAAAATTGTTGAAGATTTACAAGGTGATTTGAATGACGGTAACGGTTGAAACCAAAGAATGTAATTATCATTTTAGTGCAGATTCCGATAGTATGGGAATTCGAATCCAATTTGAAAAGAAATTGGATAATGATGTTCGTCAAATTACCTCTTATGGAACACTTTTTGAAGACGGTAACCTTGCTTTGTTTTCAAAATGGTGGATGGTTGAAAATGATTACAAAAATGAGCAGGAATTTTTTGAAAAGCATTTTCAAAACAAATTTAACTATGAAGGTTTTTACTATCTTTGTTTAAGAAAAAGACTTGGTTATGTTGATTCATTTGAAGAAATTACAAATGATTGGATTCTTAAATGTCTTTCCAACAAATCATATAGGGAAAATCCTGCTGAAGAATTTATTTATGAAGAAATGGTCAAAAAACACCGTCAAGAAAAGATATTCCAAGGTTAAGATTTCTCTTGATTTTCCTTCTCTTTCTTGCTATAATGAAGTATAAAATTTAAAAAGGAAAGTGAAATGAAAATAGAAGCAAAAATCTTGATGCAGTTATCTTATCCAAGGCAAACTGAAGAAATTCCAATTTATGAAATTTCTGGTAAAGAAGAGCTAAAAGGCTTGCTGAACAAATTCCAGATTATAAGAATCCTTACGGATGGTAATGTTTGTTATGGTTGGAATGCTTTGTATTTTGAACATGAAGAAATTTTAGGGCATTTGAAATCTTTTGGAAAGAATGTTTCAAAATTGTGCAAATTCAACCTAACAAAAACAACGCTTTTCTTTTCAATTCCTCAAAAGGTTGAAGTTGGCAAAGAATTTTTAAGAAAATTCATTCAACCAAAATCAACGACAATCAATGATTACGGAATTTCATATGGAGAATGAAAATGGAAGTTAAAGACCTTGAAGCAATCATTAAGAAAGCAAATCAGGATTATTTCACAAAAGGGTCTTATGACCTCGAAGATGATGAATATGATAACCTCTTAAAGCAACTTGAGGAATTGGATCCAAGTAATCCTTTGTTGCATCAGGTTGGTGATAATACTTCCACGGAAAACAAAGCAAAGCTTCCGGTCATTATGGGAAGCCAGAAAAAATTCCGAATTGGGGAATGTGATTTGAAGAAAATCTTCCCCGAAAACACCATTTTAACCAAAATGTCAAAACTTGATGGTTTATCAATGTTGATTGAATATGACGAAAATGGTGATTATCAACATCTTTATACCCGCGGAAATGGTTTGGAAGGTCAAGATATTACATATCGCGGTTCTTTAATGAAATTCCCTAAAAAACTTCCAGAATCTTTGATGGTTAAAGGTTCTCATACATACTTATCCGGTGAAGCTGTAGTTTCTGAGGAAAATTATAAAAAAGTCAAAGGTTCATATAAACATAAAAGAAATTTCATAGGTGGAACATTACGACCTATTTTAACGGATGAAAAATATAAGGAAGCAAGCGATGATGTGAAATTCAATTGTTCCCTTATTGATATTGTTATTTGGGAAATGCCGAGTGCCGAAGACTTGGGTTTAACCAGCTTGTTTGAAACCTTGGAAAAATTGGAACAGGTTGGTTTCAAAACAACCTTCCACGAAAAAATCAATTCAAACGACTTGGATGATGAAAAGGTTGAAAATTTCATTAAATATCTGAAAAGCGACGATTATCCGTATTTATGTGATGGTGCCGTTTTCAAAATTGATAACACCGAAATCTTCAACAAATTGGGTAAGGAGGCAGATGGTTTAAATCCAAAAGGAAGCAGAGCCATTAAATTACCTTTGGAAAAACAGTTTGTTGAAAAAGGTGAAATTGCTCAGGTAATTTGGGAAATGTCCAAACGTGGTTTAATGAAGCCGGTAATTATCTTAAAAGAAGGTTTGAATTTTGATGGTGCCACCATTACAAGAATCAATGGTGTTAATGCAAAATACGTTGAGGAAGGTAATTGGCAACCTGGAACAATTATTCAGATCATCAGAAGCGGAGACGTGATACCACGTATCATTTATTCATATCCAAACTCTAAACCGGTTCAAATCCCGACCACCTGTCCATTTTGTGGTGAATCTTTGAAATCAACAGGAACTGATCTTTATTGCGCCAATGAAAATTGCGCAGGTAGAAACCAGAAAGAAGTTGTTGCGTTTTTCAGTGATTTGAAATTGGAAGACGTTGGTGCAACAACCATTGAAGATTTGTTCGAAAAAGGCTTCAATACTTATGAAAAGCTTCTTGAAATTACTTACGACCAGATTATCAATTTACCTGGTTATCAAGCAAAAAAGGCTTTGAACATAAGCAAGAAATTAAACAATTGTTTGAAGGATATTAGTTTGGGGAAATTGATGGCGATTAGTCAATGTTTCCAAAATGAAAAGAACAGCTTATCCGAAAAACGTTTTGAAATGATTCTGGATTGTTTAGGTGAAGAAAATGTTCGTAACAATCTGGATGGTGTTTTGGTTAATGGTGAAAAGGTTAAGTTGGCTTCATCAAAATTGATTGAGGTTAATGGCTTAGGGGAAGGTATTATAGATTTATTCAAATCAAAATATGCAAAGTTCAGAACTCTTTATAACCGGATTAAGCCTTATGCTAAAATTGTAAGTAAAAGAGTTTATACTGGAAAGATGGAAGGTATGAGTTTTTGCTTCACACAATTCCGTGATAAAAGCCTTGAGGAATTGATTATCAATAACGGGGGTAAGGTTGGTGGTTTAACCAAGAAGACGACCTGCTTGTTTTTTGCTGGTGATTCAGGAAAGATGAAAAAAGCCAAAGAATATGGAATTGAAACAATTCCTGCTATTAAAGCTCGTGAATATCTTGAAGAAATTTTGAAGTAAGTTGAATTTTCCTCTTGATTTTCCTGAGAATCCATATTATACTAAAGTATAAAATGGAAAAAGGGATAAGATATGAAGAACGCTTTTTTAGATGCCATTAAAGAAACACATAGTTTCAAAACATCACATTATAGAGAGCTTCAGATTACTAAAATAGAAGCTCAACCGGATACCTGTAATGGTGATAGGGTTTGCCAATTTTTGGTACAGTGCAAACATAAACCGAATACCAGAATGAAATATGCAGATAATGCCGTAGAATATAAGGTTGCAGTTTACAAAGATGGTCATTTGATGGCTTTTTATGAACGTGATTACTTCATTCAATAAAGGGAGATAAGACGATGACAGAATTTTCAAGATTTCCTCAAGGAACCAGAATTGTTCAGGTTGTTGAAATTGAAACACCGGCCATTCCTGAAGTAAGTTATATTTGGTTGAAGGAAGAGCTTCAGAAGGTTTATGGGCAAAATACCGGTCTTCGAGAATTGTCTTTGGAAGAAATTGAGAAAATGTGCGACATTTATGACGCGGTAAATTACCGGATCAAGAAAGAAAATGAAGCTCGTCCTTGGCAAGAGGTTGCTGTTGAAGGGTTGCGGAATTGGGTCAATGAAATGTATAATTGCGACGATTTTATGGAAACCTTGAACGCAAAAATTGAAATTGATTTGAGCAGGATAGTTTAAATAGGAATTAAAATGGACGAAGCAACATTTAACAGCTGTCTTAAAGCTTTCTTCTTTATATTTACCTTACCGTTTTTACCTGTAGCGATTAACATCTTGAAAGATACCCTTCAAGAGAAAGATGTTTATGAAAAAGCGGGAATGTATGCAATTGCCTTTTTTCTTTTAAGTATTGATGTTTTTACTTGGATTATTTGTTTCTCTTAGGATGGTTTAAAATGGTGGACGAAAAAGAAATCAGAAAATTTCTTGAACAAAGAAAGATTGATATCCTTACGGAAGATGAAATTCTTAAAAATTCAATCATTCGGGATATTGTTACAATCATCAAAAATCTCAAAAAACAAGAAATTTTGAAAATTCAGAAAAAACTTGATGATCCGAATTGTTCGGTTTTTATGGATCCTGAAGTATATGAAATGTTGGAAACCAAAAACTTTTTCTGGACTTACAAGGTTTTCAATCTTGCAACTCTTTATGTAAAGGAAAATCGCAAATCAAAGAAACGAATCAAAGCAAAACAGTTCAAAACTTTTTGTTTGAAACATTTGGATAACATCCTTTACCTCTTGCAATATGACGATGAGGGAGTCGAAGAGCAACTTAAATTGATTGAGCAGGAAGTTCTTACTATTCGCAAACAAATAACAACAGGAAATGTAGTCTATGGAAGCAAGGTCGATAAATGATTCGATAATCAAAACCGCAATTGAGGAAGCAAAGAAATCTACCTGCCACCCTCGAATCGGTGCAGTAATTTTCAAAGGAAAAAGAATCCTTTCCAAAGGCTTCAATGATATACGAAGCTCTTCCATTCCTTTGAAGCACCGTAAATGGGTTGAAAGTTTGCATGCTGAACAATCGGCCTTGTTGAAAGTTGATTGGAATACATTAAAAGGTTGCAGCATTTTGGTTTATCGATATTCCAAATCAAAGAAAGTTGGTTGCGCCAAACCTTGTCCAATGTGTGAAAAAATAATCAAACACGTTGGGATTAGAAATGTTTATTATACAGAGGATGATGGTTCAATAACTCATATCAAGTATCATATCTGAAATTTCCTCTTGTTTTACAAGGAATTGTTAAATAAAGCTAATTACTTAGAAGAAGGATAAAGAAAATGTTCAATGAAGCAAAAGTCAAAAGTATTTCAAACAAAATCATTATGATTCTGGTTTTGTCATTTTTAAGCTTTCAAGTTTTAAGGGTTATTTTTGGAGCAGGAATTAGCGGATCAAGAAGAGTTGTAGAAAATTTCGTCAACGAGCAAAACCTTAAAAACCAGTGGCAAAAGTATTGTGATGCAAAATTGCTTTATGTAATCAAGAATCATAAAAAAGATGTAGTTATTGAAGGGTTATGCGCAAACAAGGAGGAAGAATGAAAAGCTTCATTGAAGATTATAAGGAAGTCCTTGGTTTTACAATCATGACGGTTGTTTTGATTTTCTTTTTCAACTTTTTAACTGAAAATTCGGATTTTACACAGGATAATGCTGCGCTTGATGAATGTGTCAAACAAAAATCTTGCACGCAGGAATGTAAATTGTTGCTTTCCAAACTTCCAAACCGTAGTAAGGGACCGGTTAAGGTTGTTATTGATAGTAATGGATGTTTGGATGTAGTTCAAGGTGATTAGAAATGGCAGATTACAATGACCTTGAAAAGCTAACCGAAGATATTGCAAGATATACCGCACCGGAAAACGGTATAGCAATTTTTAAATCCGCTTCTAAAAATATCATTGTATCACCAGGTTGTGCAATTCGAATGAATGACGATACCGTTGTTCAATTACCTCTTAAAAAAGATGATATTGTAAAGTCATTATTTCCTATTGAATTGTTTACGTTTATACCGGCTCAGGAATACTTAGAGCATATAAGCATCTGAAACAAAAAAATTCAAAATAGTGTTTGATTTTCATAAAATTTCATTTTATAATAAAGTATAAAATGAAAAAAGGAGACAAGACGATGAGTGAAGCACTTGACAATTTAATCAAATTAACAAACGGGTTACGTTTACGTTGGGAAGTAAAAGCACAGATTGAAGACTTGGCTCATGAAATTGAGCGTGAAATTCGAAGTCAAATTGTTCATGAATACAAAGAAAAAATTCGACAAATTGAAGAAAGAAATGAACAGGAACTAAAACGTCAACTGCAACCAAACGTTGCTTTAGTTAAGCAACTGGTTTCTTTGTTGACTGAAAACAAAGAAGTTCGTAATACCGTTTTTGGAATTATTGACGATCGAGTAGTCAAGAAATTATCCAAAGAAAAAAGCTACAGCTGCGAAGAATGTGACAAGTATTTTGTAACGGATATCACGTATGACGGTAAGGCTATTTAGTAACAGCAAAGCTAACTTTTCCAATCTTTCCTTGGTAGGAATAATAGATTGAAATAATATAACCTTGAACGTCATAATCAATTTCATATGTAATTGATTGTCTTGTTACATAAATGATATCCGATAACCAGGTGGTAACCTGTTCGTAAACAAAGTCACAAATTCTTAAACCAATGGATTCCGTCAAAGGTTCCATAAGAAAATGTTCAAGATTTGCACCATAGGTTGGTTCAAAAATTCGTTCACCACAACCAACCCCATCAAAACTTGTCGTTGAAAAGAGGTTGAAAATTTGATTATCAATTGCTCTTTTTCCGGTTAAAACCAAATCTGGTTTACCTTGCTCAAAACTACCATCAATGTCAATTAAATATGTTGAAAAAGCCATTGTTAATCTCCTCCCTCTTCAGGTTTATCTTCCTCGCCACGCTCTTTTTTCCATTGAGGATCGACAATTTCTGAAAAATCTTTTCGAAACAAATCTTTTTTACAGGATTCACTTTCGCTATCTTCTGCGGCATAGGCTTTAAATTTGAATTTATAGCGTGGTTCAATTTTTGAAATTTCCATTATTTCAGTAATGATAACTTTCGAATCTTTAAGAAATCTTCCAACGGAACTTTCGAAATCTTCATTCAAAAAGCATATATCACCAACCTGAATTTGCAAATCATCATGAGAAATAAATGGCATTTTTAAATTCCTCCTAAAACATTGGTAGTGGAAGTTTCAAGTTTACCTTCCTGACGCGTTCTTGCTGCAGGTTGTTGTAATTGTTCATTTTGAATAGTCTCAGGCGAAGAAGCGGTTGGTGGTGTTGTAACAGCTGGTGGTGGCACCTGAGGTGCAGCTGCGTTTGGAGCTGCAGGACCAAAACAGTTAAACATCCAAGGAGTTGATGCCGTCATGTTGGTATCAACAATTGTTGTAGGCGTAAATGTCAAGCCATTCAACGCTGCGGTTGCTCCACCCATTGTCAATGAACCACCGGAAACCAAAGTTAAGGAACCACCGGCATTTAAGGTATAACCTGTTGCTGAAACATTGCAAGTTGTTGTATTTAAGTTATATGTATTTGCAGAATAGGTGGTAGTCGTTGAATTCATTGTATAGGTTGGAACATTTTCTGTTTTTGTTTGAGTTGAAACATTTATAGCAGTTCCGGATTTGATGTTAATGGTTTCATCGGCTGATAAGGTGAAATTCTTACATTCCATCATTATATCACGATTTGCTTTAATGCTTACATCTCCAAAGACCTCAATACTTATACCTTCTGGATTTTCAGCGGTTCCATTCATATTTACCTGATTGTTGGCAACCTGAATTTTCAAATTACCTTTTGCGTCAATCAAGAAGGTTGTTCCGGAAACATGTTGGAATGTATAATTATCGGTATTTGTATTTGCAACAAAAAGACTGCCACTTCTATCAATATAACCATAACTATTCGGATAATCAGTTAATAGCTCCTCGGTTATATTTGGTAAACAACCAAGATATAAACCATTGTAAATGTTATCGTCAACAAACATAACCCAACATTTGCTTGAAATATCAGGAATTTCAACATTCCCTTGACCGCTTGCACTTGAAAAAAATCTTGTGTTCATAATCCAAGGAAGTTCTGAAATTTGCATATTTTTGGAATGCAAACCCTCAACACGAACCTTAATACGACCAAGATGCATTGGATCTTTGTTATCCTCAACAACGCCATTGACAATTTTTCCGGTTAAAAGTGGTAATCTGAAATCTGTTGAATTGTTTAGCATTAGACCAAATTCCCAAATAATGAATTGTTTGTTCCTGTTGAAACGCCGGTATATTTTTCATAATACTGACCGTTTGTTATAGCAAGGGTTTTTCCAATCAAAACACATTCACTTGGCTTTGAGGTATCCGTTTGTTTGCTTTGAGGATCGGTATATGAAATATTGACTTTTTGAAGCAAATCCAAACCAACCTGACCATAGAAAGTAAACTCTTCCTGTAAGGAAAACAAAGCACGGTTTCTAAGGTTTTGATATTCTGCTTGAGCCCAGTTTTTATGATAATTTCCTATATCAGGATTGATGATTTTATTTCTAACATAACCAATGTCATCCAAAAGTGTTTTCGATAGATTGAAAACATTGCTTCCGAATTTTGTAACAGTTAAACTATCAATCAGGTGGTTATCTTCGTAACCATATTGTGAAAGTTGATTTTTATAACCATATTCCAAGTTGTATAAGCCGGAATTATTCTTTTCGTCCATAGAAAGAAAAACAAAACTATCTTGCAAGACAGTTTTTGAATTACTGAATGTATATTTTGGAAAAAGGTTATTAACATTTCGATAAAGCAATTTCCCATCTAAGGTTACCAGACCAACCATACAGGAATTTCTATCAACATAACCATGATTGATAACATTTTGAGCAAAACTTGCATAATCCTTTGTTCCATTGCACCAAGTCATTTCGTCGAAAGTATAAACACCATCATATTTCAAATTGCATTGTTTGCAAAGAGATTTTAAGGCATTTGAGGATGTTCCTGTATAGAAAAATGGTTCGATACATTTTTGATATTTCAATTTATCTAAAACGCCATAAATCCGGTAAGTTTTAACTGCTTGATTTTCTGTATGTTCTGGAACCCCTTGAATAATAAAATCATAAGTTTTTCTTGCTGCGGTATCTTGATTGTTACCAACTTTTATTGAAATTTTTGAACCGGCATTTAACATCCCGCTTCCAAAAGAATTTCTGGAATCCTCAATAACCAAACGCAAAGCTGGTAAAATGGAATAAATATTTTCTGTAATATTCAGGTTTTGAACGTTCCCCAAACTCAAAGAAAGTTGAACGTCATTTAAGTAAATATCACAAAAAACACTTTCATTTACGTAAAATGCCATCTTAGATTGTCACCGTCTTGTTTGAAGCACCGGTTGACATTCCTTGAACCTTGTTGATTGCCTTGGAAATGTCGCTTATGCTTGGAATTAACAGAATAACACCAGGTTGAATTTCTTCCAAAGGAAAAATGAGATGATTAAATCTACCAAGGAGCCACCATAAACTTGTTGTTTGATAAAACTTGTAACTTATGTTTGGCAAATATGATGGAACCTTAACCTCAAATTGCTGACAATTCATTGTTTCGTTAATAACGAATTGTAACCTTGGATCATACCAGTTCAATTTTTGTAATTGTTTGGTTATCTTACCTTTACCTGTAGTAAATGTTGCATTTCCAATGAAGTTTGAAAAATCCAATTCTTTGTTTTCTGTTGTGCTCATTAGAATAATCCTTTACCTTTTGCTAACCAAGATTTTGCAGAAGCTGGTATAATTTTATTTGTAGCTGAAAGCAAATCTTGAACCGGATTAGCATTACCAGCACCGGAAAACCAACCAAGAACCTCTTGCTTTGATGGGGCAATCAATGTTCTGAAAGAAACGTCAGCTCTTGCCGAAATTGGATAACCATTTGCATCAAACCGTGAATTGTAAACCGGATTGACATTTGTTACAATTATACCTGGAATTGTCATAAATGTCCCAAGATACAAAGTAAGATTATATTTTGCATCTTGATAGAAATTTCCTTTATTGCTTAGTTTAATTCTAGGACCAGGTGCTTTTAACCATTCACCATCTTTATCCGGACAGGTTAATTCAATCAATTGACGCATTGGATCAACAACTTCCTTTTTTGAATCAGACATTGCATTGAATTGAAAAGGAATTTGAAAAGTAATTGGGGAATTTCCTAACCATAGAGGAAATTGTGAAACTGCATTTGCACTTTTACTTTGCATACCGGTCATTTTTGAAGCACCGTGATATGCTTGTGATAAATTTTGAAGAATTCCCTGACCACCGGAACCACCACCAAGAAAGCTATCAAGGAATCCACCCATCATATCTTTTCCTAAAGTTCCCCATTCACTTTCACTATTGATTCCAAAATCCCTTGGTAATGGTACTGAAATATCAATACAATCTGGTGAATTGGGATTACGAATTCCGTTGGCAAGGCGCATAGTATAAGCCGGCTGAACAGAACTTGCTTGTCCTGAAACAAAGGAAGTTATTGCTTTTCCTGAAGTATCATTTTGTCCAGTTGTTAGTGCCATATTAGAAGCCTCCGGTTACCTTATGAAAAATTAAGTTTTAGTCGGCACGGAGTGCTTTGTTTGTAACATTCAAACCAGCTTCACCAAGATTGTTATCAATGGAAGTTTTTACTTGCGGAGCACGTGCCTTTGCCTTGGCAGCCTGAGTTAACTGAAGCTGTTTAAGTCTTGCACGTTCAGCTTCCAAACGTTCCAAAATCTTTTTCTTAACCTCCGAATTGGTATCATCCTGAAGATTAAATTCATATTCTGTTTTGGTTGTTTTTGGTGTTACCTTTTCAGCGGTTTTGATGTTACCTTCTTTTTGTGAAGCAGGCTTTTTCAAGGCTTTTTCAATCTGGTTAATAACCTCGCCTTGTTTTTTCGTATTAGGAAGTTTGGATATCTGATTAACCCCATATTTCTTGTATAATTCTATATCCTTAACTTCCTCAAGTGTATTTGTATCAAAATTGACCCGTTCCAATTTTTCTTCAACTTTAGATAAATCAACCTTCTGCGGTTTTTGTTGCTCCTCGATTTTCTTGGTTAAATCTTTGACAACATTTCGTTGGATATCCTCTTTCCGTCCTTCTTTATCGGCTTTAACCGGTTCCAATTCACCTGTTTCAAAATTCAACCGTTCAAGATGTTCTGTATCTTTTGTAATAGGTTCAAGCTCTTTTTCACGTTTTTCAGATTCGGTTTCAATTTGAGTTAAAACCTCAGCTTCGGATTGATTAGATTTTTCAGCCAATTCCTGAACCTGCTTTTGAAGGTCATTGTCCAACTTTTTACCTTCACTATCAACGGTTACCTGAATATCCTTTTCTTGTTTGGTTTCCTTAGGTTCCAATTCCTTGGTATCTTTTTTATTCCACCAATTCAAGAATTTTTCTTTAATGGTTGGACCAAAAATCATAACCCCACCAAGAATTGATGCAAATAAAGCTAAACCTACTTTACTGCCAAGAAGGAATTTTGCAAGACCAAAACCTTTTGAACCAAATTTTCCAATTCCGCTTGAAAGATTTTTCAAACCACCTAAAATATTACTCGTTGGCTTGGATTTCTTTTTCATTTCGGCTTTTTGCATCTGAGTTACTTGTTCGTAAAAATCAACCAAGGAATCCTCAAGCACGATTTTATTTTGAGCATCAATGTTTTTAGCCTGTTTAACGGCATTTGGATTTGCAAAGAATTTTTTACGTTCTTCTTCACTCATACTGGATTGAATAAGAGCATCTTGACTGGTAAGAACCGGAGCTTGTTGAATTTGTGTAGGAATAAATTGAGATTCCGGTCTACTTGATTTTATTTCAGGAACCTCAATATCCTTCTTCAAAATATTCAAAGCTTCCTCGTTAATCTTAACGCCGGAGTCGATCAAATCCTCAAACCTTGTGAGGATTTCTTCTTTACTCATACCTTCGTCACGTTTTTGATTGATGTAATCCAAGGTGGTTTGAGCTTCCTCAAGATTATATTTACGAACTCCTTCAACTTCACCGGTAACAAGGTTTTTAACCTCGTCATAAAGCTTGCTTCCTTTTATAAAAGCTTCACCTTCCAATTTTTTGTAATCTTTACTATATTCGGCAAAGCGTGATAAATCACCAAATTGAAAACGACCTTCCCGCCCCCTTCCAGTCTTTTTGGTTAAAATTTTTTCCAAGGCAAAGCTTGTTGCTTTTCTTTGAAGTTGCCCTAAGGATTTCAAACCTTTTTTGGTAACATCGGCAAAACGGTAGGCTTTTTCACCAGCCATAACAGCAGCACCAAGGAGGGGAATTTTATGAATAAAATCCTTTGCAGTTTCTAAACGTTCTCTTCTTTTTTCTTCACGCTCCTCTTGCTCTTCCTTATCTTTTTCATACTGTTCCTTAACTCTGGAAAGCAAATATTCAAAACGTTCCCGATTATCTTCCTTATCGGTATAAAGGCGTTGCTCAAGAGCAAGTTTCTGGGATGATAAAATTTTATATTTTTCAGTGTTGGGATTTAAGTTACGGATTTGAAGATCAAGACTGGAAATTTCACTCTTCAGGTCATCCTCTTGTTTCCTCCAAAGCTCCTTTCTTTTCTGGAGCATTTCATCATAATCAAATCCAGCCATTTTCTTTCAACCCCATTATGTCAAAATTGGTGCATTTTGACCATCATTACCATAAGAAATAAAAGAAGCTTGTTCGAAATCTTCTTCCTCAGGATGTTGCTCCAATTTTTTATATTCAAGCATTAAAGGACAGGAATCACAACCAGCCAATTTCTTTTTTGCTTCTGTTACTTTTTCTTTTAAGGACGATCCCCAGCTTTTTAGCTTGTTCATTGTGCCTTCAACGCCACGACGTGCAAGTTCATCAACGACAAAACCAAACTTGGTTAGATTTGTTCCTTCTAATAACAAACCACCTAAGGATTCTTCCCGTAATTGCTTTTCAAGATCATCGGCGTAACCAAAAATACCTCTTTCATAAATTCCTTTACCTGCAATGGCTGCATCCCAAACCATATCAGCACTAGCAAGAGCTTTACCTGCTAATTTTGTAGCACCTTTGATAAGAAGTTTTCCACCGGCCTTATGAGCACGTTTTACACCTTGAGCTGCAAGTTTGCTTTGAACTTTTTGAATACCTTTTTTGGTTAATTCAACAGCAGGTTTCAAACCTTTTGCAGCTGCTTGAACACTTTTTTGAACAACCTTTTTCAGCTTTGCAAGCTGTTTGGTAAAGAAACCACCCATTGATTTAAACTTGGAAATAATAGAGGAAAATTTTGATGAAAATCTGGTAAATAAATTGCCTATCTTCCCACCTAATGTTTTAAAAACACTGGAAATTTTATTACCTATTTTTCCAAAGAATTGTGTTATTTTGGAACCAACATCTTTGAACCATTTTGAAATTTTTGCACCATACTTTCCGAAGAAGTTTTTAACTGAACCCCAAATCTTCTTAATACTTTCAAGAATATGAGCCAAACCTTCCTTGATTGGCTTCCAAACCTTATCAATACCTTTTTTGAAATATGCAATACCTGGTTTGAACAATTTACCAAAAAATGAAACTGGTTTTTTCAAGAATGAAAATCCACCTTTAACCACTTTCCAGATTAAACCAGGAATTTTATTGAAAATCAAACCGGATAATAGACTCAAAAGCGAACTTCCAAAACCACCTTCTTTTTTCAGATGGAACATATCAAAATCAGGATGTTCCTTCAAATAATTGTGATATGTTTCCAAAAGAAGTTCACTTAATTCCTCTTGATTTAAAATCCCTTTTGTTGAAATCAAGAAATCATCCTCAAAGGGTAACAAGGATAAATCAAATTTTTCATTGCTTTGAGGTTTGCTTGGTTTAAGTTTTGGAGCTGAAGCTAAACCTGATTTGAAATTCGGATCAAAAACTTTAGGTGGTAAATCAATACCTTGAATTGTTTTTCCTGGTTGAATATCCGGATATTTTTCCTCGAATTCAGCTTGCTTAACATCAACCTTTTTCTTTTTCAAAGCAGGTAGATTTTTAAGGGATTGACCAAGTTTTGGATTCTTTTGAAGAGCAAGTATTCTGGTATTTTTTCTTGACTTTTCGACAGTTTTCTTGTCAAGCTCTTCCTCAAAATCTTTAAGTTTTCCTTCACGATAAGCAATGGTTTGCCGCTTCAATATCTCCATATCCTTATCGGTTAGATATTGTTGCTCCACTTGTTTATCAAAGGATTTAAGACTTTTTAAAGAATTGTGTGATTTTAAAGAAGTTTTCTTTTGGCTTTTATCAACCAAAGAACCAATCAAATCTTCAAGGTCGTCAATTCCTTCAAAAGTTCCAAACTCCTCAGGAATTGATAAATCTTTTTTTGATTTCTTGGATTTTGATTTATCCTTGGATGGGTTAGGTTGAGGTTTACGTTCAGGAGCAAGTTTTTTGATTTTAGGCTTTTGTAAGGATTTGAGATCTTCCTCAGGAAGATTATCCTCCCCAAGAAGTGATTTCATTAACGACTCAGTGTCCTGGTCATTAAAATCATCAAGAAGATCGTTCAAATCCTTTTTATCCATTACATTACCTTACAAATAGCCTTGATCAAAATTTCTTGCCAAAGCTCCTCTTTATTATAATTGTTCATCAACTTATCTGAAACTCCTAAAAACATTTGAGCATCACTTGTTTCTGAACAAAACACTCCGGAACCATACTCCGCAAGGAATGCAATCTTATTGATTATTTCCTTTGGGGAGTATAGGGGAAAGAAGTTCATCGGGTCCCATTTCGAGAAAGATTTCCTCCGCTTCAGGGCGGATTTCCTCTCCTTTCTTTAACTTATCCTTCAAATTATCAAGTTCGTTTTGAAGGGCAATCAATGTTGAAGAAACCAAAAGATAATCGTCATCATTTTTATCAAGATTGTTTTTCAAAATCTTGGCTTTCTTGACTTTTTCCTCCAATTTCTTTTTATATTCCTCAGGATTGAAATTCAAATCAAAAACTTTGAACTTTTCCTCAACCCCGTGGTCAATCAACTTATCCCATTCAGCAACATCATTCAAAGCTTCCAAACCATTTTCGTTCAAAAACTTTTCCATATTAGCAATTTTTTCATCCCAAGTATTTCCTTTGAAATATTGAGCATTACTATACATGTAATCATCACCTTCGGATAAATTTTCATCTTGGAAAATACTTGCAAACCGCATCGTCGGTGCCGTAAATCCTTTATCCAACCAAGGTTTCAATTGCTCTGGAGTTGCATCCATTTCCAATGTGGTAATTGTATCTTTTGTAACTTCGCTAATACATTTATTCCCATATCTGGAAGTCCATTCAATTCGAATTGGGGTCCTTGTATAGGAATTTGTTCTTAACCAGTAGCAAAGATATTTGAAATCACCAGGCGTTAAATCATTGATATCGACATCAATACATCCTTGAATAACATCTTTGAAAGCATCATAAGATCCACTTTGAACTGCATTGAACATTTTTGAAAGGTCGCGAATTTCAAACTTACGAACCATAAGTGCTTTAAAATCATAAAATGCAAATTTTGATGGTAGGTAAATGGATTGATATCTATCATCAATTTGTTTCTTAGCATACGGTGCTTTTTTAGCAGGCTTTATTTCTTCCTCAGGTTCCTCATGAACCTCTTCCACCGCCTTATTAAATTCCTGAGCACCAACATAATCATTAGGATCAGGCTCTACCTCCTCAATAGTTGAAACCATTTGTTTCTTTGGTAGATTATCTACATTTTCATATAATGGCATTTTTTAGTTCCTCTTCTCTATAAAACTAATTTTACTTGAATTTTGTTTTCAAGTGGTTAATTCCGACTTCGGAATTCTTGAGCGCCTTATCGGCACCATATAAGCCAACGGCTTTTGACATAATTGTTTTCAAGATTCCACTGGTTTCAACCCATTCCGAAGTTTGAATTGAAAAATCAACAGAAACCTTAATCAACTGAAGCTTACTATCAAATTTCAACCCAGATATTCCGATAGGAAAACATCCATAAAGCTTTCCTTTTCCTACCTGAATTCCAACTGTATCAAAAACATACAAATTCAAATCACGAGCAAAACCATAACCACTGTTATGGTAAGGTAAACCATAAACACCGGTTGATGGATTATAAACACAATTCATCCAAGCTTGAAAATACTTGGTTACGGTAAAATCTTTGGATTCCAAAAAAGTGCAATTGAAGGAAGATGTTGATGAACCGGCTGGCATATCAATTTTTCTTCCTTGAACTTCAATCTGTTCAGTATCAATTTTTGGTAAAGGTAATTCAACTTCCATAGCTCGAAGCATAATAGGTTTGGATCCGATGAAAGCGGATTGAAATTCATTGGCAATACTTTTTATATTATCAGCCACTTTATCCACATCGATACCAAAATAAGTGGTAGATTTTTTCTGAGCGGTATCGGTGGTTTTTTTCATCTCCTCCAAAACATTAGGATCTGGTAAGGAAAGAAGCCATTTGCTGGAAATGGCATCATCATCCAACATTTGAATGTGGTATAATGTCCTTGGAACGGATGAAAATATCTCATTTACATCAACACCTGTTAAAATACTCAATTTCCACCTACCACTTTGGAATCCTTATATTACTTAAAGGAAAATTAAGATTTTTGAAAAATCCCGCAGTGGCAAACACCATTTTCTTTGATTTCTTTCAAACATTTTCGTGAGCCACAGTAGGAGGATTTATCATCACTTTGACAAGGACAATAAATCCCAATTCCAAGCAAATTTTTTACATTCAAAACCTTTTGAGCATTTTCAGTTAAATGGAGATTATGAAAATTTGCAATTTTTTGATAAGTTGATAATTCGTTTTTGAACATAGTTTTCCTCTTAAAAAATCAAATTTCATTTAACAGAAAAAGAAATGCCTGAATTTTACTTCAAACATTTCTTTCTCATATAATATATGAGGTTAACAAAGGAAAATCCGGTATTTGACTACCGGATTTTCCACCATTACCAACTCTTGGAGATAATCTACCTTTATGAACAATCAAAATTAAGAAAAAGGAGGAATTAAATCCCTCCTATTACTTAACCAAAACTCTAATATGTAATCTCTGGATGTTATAACCTCCGGCAACAATTGATTCAATGTTTGCTTTTCCGGAGGTTCCTTCAACAAAACCATTCAAAACACCAAAACCACGATTTCCATAAGTAACATGTAACCCGTGCCAGCTTGTAATTTCACCACATTTCTTTGCGGTTCTGTAAATCAAATCTTCTACAACCGCTGTTGCAGCTTTTAAATTGACTTCATTGATGCTTTCCCAATCCGCATCCTTGGCCCAATACAAATCGTCCCAATCCCATCTTTTCAACCAATCGTTTGTTTCCGCTCGATCTTTCAGGATTGCGTCGCGCTTTTTTATATCAAAATCATTCCATTTCTGGACCAACTGGGAACGAAAATCCCTTAAACATTCCGGAATCATTTCTTCCAACTTGGCTTGATGTTCTTCTTCCTTAGCCAAAGCACGATAATAATCATTCCGCTTATGAAGCATTTTTTGCAAATCCTTTTCGGCACAACCAATTTCTTCACAAATCATATCCTTGAGCGTTTTGCAATCTTCCTTGACAAGACTTGCGGTTTTGCGTTCAATCGATTTCTTTTTCTTCTCGATTTGCGTTTCAATGCTTGCGATTCTGTTCTTTAAGGTTTTGATGTCCATTTTATTATCTCCTTTTTCCATTTTATACTTTAGTATAATATGGATTCTCAGGAAAATCAAGAGGAAAATTCAACTTACATTGAAATTTTTGACATTAAAATTAACCCTGCAGCATTGGTTTTATACTCAACAAAATCATATCTTGAACATAAAACTCCTAACTTATTTGGATCAAATTTTCGTTGAAGAATTATATGTTTACCGTTTTTTGTTTCCAAAACAACCATTGCATCCTCTTCAAAACCTAATCCTTTTAAGAGATTTTTCAATTCAAAAAGGAACTCGTCATATTTTTCAAAATCTTTGGTATCAACGTCGAGCATATATTTCATTGCGGAACGATCAGTTGTTTCCGGTTCACTTGTAATTGAAGAATGGATTCTGTTGATAGCTCTACCGGTTAAAGACTTACCACCGTCAACACAACAATCAAGTTCTTCAATGGTTCTGTCCCTTAAACGTCGTAAAGATTTTTTAGTATCTTTTCGATCCAAAACCAAATACAATCTTGAACCAGGGAATGTTTGACAAAAGAAATTCATTTCAGGAAAATACTTATCAAACGCTTCCTTTGATTCAATAATCCAGTATTTGATAATTTTTTCCTTTTTTGTTGTCGTAAGATAATCCGCAATCGGGGAACCATCCTTTTTACGAATAACCAAAAAGAATTTGTAAAAGGTTCCAGGTTTGAAGGAAACCAAATCCATTAACTTGAGGGAATTATCAATTTCAAAAGGGTAAAGTTTCATTTTCATTCTCCTTTTTTATTTTATACTTCATTATAAAATGGAATTGTTTACGAATCAAGGGAAATTTTAAACAAAAGAAAAAGCCCTGGTTTTTAAACCAAGGCTTTCTAGTAGTTTCAATTTACTAACTCCAGTTTGTTGGCAATTCTATGAGAAACTGGAAAAGAGTTCAATAACGAAGAAGGATTGACCACCGTGAGATAAGAACGAAAACGATGGGTGAAAATAAACCCCGCGTTGCCCTCGGTATTCCCTTAACAAAAATCCTCATCGGATTCGTTAAAAGAATCTTCAAAATTTTCTATATGTTCCAGAACCTGATCTGGGGTGTAATTACCAAACCAATCAAAATCCGCACCATCATAAAAACCGGAGTCGGTATAAAAGGTAACAATTTCATAAGGTTTGGTAAAACCTTGTTTATCTAACCATTCCAAAAATTTACAGATTGAAATTGGATCTTCTTTTGAGCCACCATGGCTATCAAGATAAATTTTTGCTTGTTCGGTTATGTTGAAATCTTTAAGAACTTCACGTTCACCAAACTCGGTATAATCATCATAATCACCTTGACCAAAGTTAATATGAATACCTGCTTTCAGGTTTGGATTTTGAAACATTTTTGGATCCTTTTTGTTTGTAAAACTTTATTTCATTTTACAAAAAACCGTTTACGAGGAATGAATTGTTTTATTGTATCTCGCGAAAATACAACTTGGATCCTATCAGAATTCAAACCTCGTATTCCTTAAATTGGAAAAATAATCTCAACAATTACTTTTCCAATTTAAGAAGAAATAAATAGGAGGCTTAACGAACCTCCAATTGAGCTAGTCAAGACATCGCTTACTTATTCCAAATTTAACCGCCTTGAACTTCTATTGTAAGAATTTCCGTATTTACTCTGGTGAAACTAACCGCTTTTGAAATTGCAGGAAAAGCTACCTTGCAACGAACCTTACCACGCCGTCAATGGGCAAAACTCAACTCTTTTGCAACGAGGTGAAATTTTTCGACTAAAGGAAATTTCATTAACCTTCTTCGAAAAATTGAATTTTTGGTGATCAATTCCAAAGAATTCAAATTTTCAATACCCCTTTATAAGAAAGGAATTGGCTCCGCGAGTAGGACTCGAACCTACGACCCTCTGATTAACAGTCAGATGTTACTACCAACTGAACTATCGCGGAATAATGGTGCACCTGACTAGATTTGAACTAGCACCCGATCTCTCGGACAAACACCTCAAGCTTGCGTGTCTACCAATTTCACCACAAGTGCATATTGATTGTTTTAGTTTCATCCAGTAAACGGTCTACAGAATTTGGTTAAAACCTGAATTACTCACACTCAAGCCAACGTGAAGGCAACAATCGTTTGAGTTACTACGTCTTTTAACTACTGGGTTTAACCAGTAGCCCTAATCGTAGAGACCTAGTGAGAACTACCTAACCTGGTGGACCGAATGAGATTCGAACTCACGACCTACGGCTTGCAAAGCCGTCGCTCTCCCAACTGAGCTATCAGCCCATTATGGTGCCGGTTGATTGAATCGAACAAACATCTGATGATTACAAATCAACTGTAATAACCTTTATACTAAACCGGCACGTAAATGAAGGTTTTTACAGCATATCCTACCTACAAGGTTTAAGACTATTTATAAAGGCTGATCCTATTCCGCAAAGTATTAGGCGGAAACTTGGGTGCGAGCGGTTGGATTTGCACCAACGATCTTCAGCTTATGGGGCTGACGAGATAACTACTTCTCCACGCCGCAATGAATTATTCTGCATTTTAGGACTTCAACCTAAACCTCCTGCTTCTCGGCTGGTATTCTATTTTCTTTTTCGCTTATCTTTAGTTAGTGCACTTCATAAAGATTCACTAAAAGAGTTAAACTAAATGCAAACTTTTATCCTTGTTTTTCAAAGGAATTGGTAGGTTCTACTACATACCCAACCGAACCCAAGGGTATTTTCATTTTTGATTCGGTACCAAAACCAAAAACTACGGTATGCTCCAATCCTTATCTTGCAAAGGAAACTTTTGATAGGTTTCTTAAAAGCGCAATTTCACGAGCTTCTTATGAAAATTCCTCAATGGAAATTTAAAAACCAACAAGGAAGAAACTGTTGATTACAAGTGTTAACTCCTTTATTACCCAAGAAGCATTTACGCTGGAAACCTATCGAAAGGACTATCAACAGTTTCAAAATAAATAATGGTGGATTGTCTTGGGCTTGCACCAAGCGTGGCTTGCGCCAGCGGATTTACAGTCCGCCCCAATGCTATCTCTGGTCACCAATCCAAATTACCATATTCGCAAAAAGGTGTTGGCTGGAGTTGATTGAAAGCGTCCTTTCACCATTTTATAACTCATTTAACCTTATCTGTTGGCGTTATCCACAAGGCACCATAATAATGATGTGTTTTAATACAATCCTAACGTTATAAAATTTGATAAACTTCATAAAATACTACAAAAATTTATCAAATAATTTCGTAAGATTAAGTTCCATAAAGAACATTCATCTTACTGGGTTTAACGCAACCACACTATCAGCTATCTTTGTTACCAAAAAACTCACTGACTACTTTAAATGTAATTGGTTTTATGTTAGTTATGAACTTCACCTTTAAACCACATTACAATTCAAAATATAAAATAATTTGATATTATTGTAAACCAATTTATTCAAATTATTTTACTATACAACTAACCACATCAACGTTCACAAGTTTATTCCTAATGGTCGGAGATATGTGATTTGAACACATGGCCCTCAGTTCCCAAAACTGATGCGCTACCAGACTGCGCTAATCTCCGTTAAAAGAAATTTCTTAGTTTTGCTTACGCTACTTATCGGTTAAACCACGAAAAGGTGAATTTCTTCTTAACCGGAAACCTGTTTGACTGGAGATTATCAAACAGGCCTTTTAGACATTAACAACACGAAACATATTTTGACCTTTCGGTTAATGTTTTTGAAGACTTTTTGTTTCTGAAATTTCAAAGTGGAAAGAGAAACTCCATACTTATGACCAAAACCACGAAAAGGTAGTCTCCTCATTTATTTATTTGGTCGTCATATTCACGCTTTCTAACAACTCTTTGCAGTTGAATTTCAACCACATCTCTTATTAACAAAAGGTTGTTTGAAAATCTTTCAACCTTCCTTTTTCCATTTTATACTTTATTATAGCATAAGTTTTTGTGGAAAATCAAGAGAAAAATAAAGAAAACCTCAGAAATTTTTACTTTTTCTGAGGTTTTTTTGAAAATTCAGATTTTAGTCTTCTTTTGATGCTTTCCAATCAGCCAAAAGTTTGTTCAAAATATTTATATCATACTTTTCACGAACGCAGAAAATTCGACTTGCAGGAGTTTTCGGTTCCTCAAGTTGGAGAAAGCAAATTGTTTTCTTACCAAAAGGAATTTCAGCAACCCAAATTCCCCACATACCATCCCCAAAATATACATAAAAAGGACGACCAAAAATATCTTCAATAAATGACTCAATAGCAATATTGAAATCGGAAAGTTTTGAGGTTGAAACTTCGTTCTTAAGAATATTTATGTTTCCAAACTTGGATTTCACATAATTGTAGAAATTCTTTTTGATTTCCTGATTATCAACAAATTCATTGGTGAAGTAATAATCAATATCCTGCCAACCTTCATCAGATTTTGAAATTGAATAAAACTTTAAGGAATCAATTGGGTCTTCAACTTCGTTCTTGGTCAAATCAATTGTTTCCGCAACTGTTTCCAAGGAAGATTGTTCCTTTTTCTTCTCATTTTTCTTTTGAAGAATATCCTTGGCTTTTTCAAGCTCGGTTTTATTTGTAAGATTATCACCAGCACGATTCATATAAAAGGTTAATTTACGAATAGCCTTACCAATGTCATTTTTTGAAACCTTCAAAAGACCATCAGCAACATTTCGTGCAGGTTCTGTAAACAAGCCTTCCGGAATTTGTTCGTTTTTTGGAAGTGGATGTTTCTCACGTTCCTTTTGAGCTTCCTTTAACCAATCCTCCGCTTCAATTTTTAAGGAAGAATGTGTTTTGTAGTATTGTTCTGCAACTGGACCAAATCTATCCTCAAGAATTCCTCGAATAAGCTCGTCCTTGGTCTTTGTTACACCACTGGGAATTTTACCACCATAATAAAGTTCTGCCAACTGATAAGGTGTCTTTTTGGACAATTCAACCTTATCCTTCTCAAGTTTAGAAAAATCTGGCATTTTGAAACTCCGTTAATCTTGAAAACATTTTTTAAGAAAATTAAAGGAGGAAGAGGAGTAAATTTGAATGAAATCAAAATCATCCGTCTTTTCACCATAGTGTATTTTTCCGCATTTGCTAACGCTAACCCACTTTTGCCTTCCATCTTTTTCAAGACAAACATTAAACCAATTCTTTCTTGGATGTTCATAACGCATCCAAGGTGGTGAATTCGGAATTTTTCTCATTTCAATGATTTTCCAAATTTCCTTGTTCCGAAGAAGAACCATATTACCAACGTCTTTTAAGTTCAAGCGTCTCATTTTGAGCTCCTTTTTAATTGCTATACTTTATTATAACAAAATTTCTCAAGAAATCCAAGAGAAAAATTGAGGCTTTCCAGATTTTAGAAAGCCTCAATGAAACAACAAATGAAAGGATATTTAATGACTTTTGAAAATTAAGATCATTTTGGGACAGAAACGAAATCATGACCGCTTGTTGTAGCAGGAAGGAATGCAGGAGTTTCGACATTTGAAAGTTCAAACCCTTCCACACCAATGGTATTAGCAAAACCAACCTTACCATCAAAACATTCAAATTTTGGATTGGTTAAGCTAAAATGTTCACAAGGACCTTTGCTGAGCAATTTACCACAAACGCTGCATTTGAAATCCTCAGCGTAACTTCCCATACTGTAGCAATTTCTTGAACCATTTAAAATCGATTTAACCAGGTTAGGATCTTTTGTCCTATCATAACCGGCTAACAAATCAACGGAAACAAGATCACCTTTAAATCCTCTTGCAGGACGTAAGGTTGCATCAAAAATAACACCCTTTGCATTTTCTTTAATGCTATTGTTATGTTCCAAAAATGTTGGCTTACGTCTCCACGTTTCATAACCACAGCAACCTAAATCAGGATTGAATCTAACTAACTCACTTTTTGGAAAAGCAACACCATTTCTGTTTGGTAAATCACTAAAGAAAATTTTCACACAAACAATAACATAATCCTTCAAGTCATCGGAAATGTTATAAATTTTGGATGCTTCCTTCAACCAACCGGTATTAACCGGTAAGCCACGGATTTGTGTAATTTCTTCACTTGCAAGAACTGTTCTTGAATTTCCATTTGATAGATTGAAATAATCTACCACCTTATTAGATTGAATTGCATCTGCAGTTACAAAATATTTACGCATTTTGTATATTCCTCAAAGAGAATCCCTACAGTAAAAATAAAGAAAGGTGATTAAAGTATCAAGAAGATGCGTAAACAACCGGATGACCACTCAAAATTGATTTAATGGCTTCTTTATATGTAATTGTTTCAAGGACCTTTATCGAAAAGTTTCAATTGATTTTCATACTTCCAGTAGTTTGAAAAATCACCAATTTCTTTGTTATATTTTTCAACACCTATCAAGATTTTAAGAACTTTTTCAAGGTCTTCCTTGACAAATAAAGAATCATTTAATTGCCATTTATAAAATAATCCTTCAAGGAATCCTTGCATAAAATCAAAATTATTTTCAACAACAATTTTGGTATCTTTCTCAAGGTCAAAACCGGTTAAAAAATTTTTCAGAAAATCAATCTCAAATTTGAAACTTTTAGCGTGTTTTATAGTAAAATCAACAATTTCAAGAGTTGAAAGTCTTCTTTGAATTACAACAATAAAAGGTTCAAAGGATTTTGATTTGAAATATAAAACATTTAAGATATAATCTTTCTCAGAATCCTTCGGATTGAACCTAACACCGGTTAATGAGGTTATCTCTTTTGAAAGCTGAACAATAGGATTTAAAAATTTTTCAGGTTCCTGTTGCTGCTCAATTAAGTTAACCGATTTTTCAACACCAAAATAGTCAGGTAAATACTCTTTTAAAGAATATTCTTCAATTTTCTCCTGAGGTTTTTCTTCAACAGGTTTTTGAACCGGTTTGAGATATTTTTTACGACGTTCCCTACATTTATTACATTCAACCGATTTTCGTCCGGTTTCTGTGATAAAATCCTCATCAGGAAATTCCTTACCACAACGATGACAAATTGAAGACATTTTGTTATTCCTTGTTTGCTTTTTCAACTTCAAAATTCGTAATCATGGAATCATCAGCTTGACGCTTTTTTGCGTATTTTTTAGCTGCATATTTTGATTCAAACAAACGATTTACCTTACAAGGGTAACCTTTATTATAATACAAGGTTACACTAAATTTTTCCATTTCGGATTCTTCTTTTGTCATATTTTCCCTTTCCTTTTAAATGACAATTTTGATTTTACGATAAATATCAGCATCGGTTGCATTGTTGAAGTATTCGACCTCTTCCTGATCCCAGTAAAATTCCCAATCACGTTCAATATCTAAAAGAGCTTGCCCTAGTTCCATAATTGCTGTTTTTACATCCAACAAAGCATCTTGATATAATTTAAAGCTGCAAATTTTCTTTTGTTTGGTATAGGTAATTTCATAATCTATACCCTTTTCATTTAACAACTTCTTAAGTAGAAGTGGTTGGCAGGTAAATTTACAAGCTTTATCAACCGTCAATTGAAGGGTTAGCCAAGCCCGTTGGTAGGCTTTGATGTAATTCAAGGTTTCGTTTGAAACGTTCATTTTGATTTTCCTTTTGGAAAAGCTGTTCCATTTTGTAATTTTTCAATCCATTTACTATATTCTTGCTTATGAGGTAACCAACCTTGAGATTGATGTTTCTTAAAATAATCAAGAAGAGCAACATCCGCTTTTCTCATATTCATTTTGTTATCCCAAGAATTTAACCAATTAACCACTGTTTTTAAAATCTTATTAAATCCAGTTTTAGTATCATTTTTCCAAGCTTCTTCAACATCAAGGTTTTCAAAGGTATAAGGTTCGTTAGAATATTTCAAACCTACCGTTACCAAAGTAATATAATCTGAAGATTTATTTTTGTAATGTAGTGGTTTTCCAGTAAAATTATGTGAATTTGTTATTTTTACACAAACATGAACATGTGGAATATGAGTTATAAAATCATTTGTTGTTGTAAAAATTTTGCAATTTCCCAAATCTGCTAATTGGGTTGGTTCGGCCAAAACTAAATTGAGTTTATTTAGAATGTTTATTTTCATATTTTTCAACCTCCTCAACCAAGGAATCAACAGCAGCACGAAGATCTAAAACTATTTTAATAATATCAATTTTATCATACTGCAACAGACGTTGAAATTCATCATATTCTGATAAAGTCATTAACCGATTATCAACAATGAATTTCCTATAACCTGGGACATGAATTGCATCAAATTCTTCTCGTTCTTCAACCATAAGCAAGCTCCTTTTTTCATTTTATAATTTATTATAACAAAATTTCTCTGGAAAATCAAGAGAAATAATCAAAAGAATCCACAAATTCTAACATTCTTGAACGAAAACAAGCTTGCTCAATATCGCCATAGAAAGGTGAAACGATTCTGGTTTTGCAACGTTTATGGGTATATTCTTCATAAGCTTTTAGTTGATGTAAATTTTCAACAATCTTACTAAAATACTCATTTCCGGTGAATTTCTTGTAGGTATAAGGATTATAACCAAGCATTTCAATCTCAATTTCAGCTTTATCACCCAAATCATACAGGTAAGTTAAAGGAAGATAAAAATAACCGTCTGTTTTCAAAATGATTTTTGCATCAGGTCGCATCTCTAAAATTATATCAAGGAATTCATTGAAAAATGGATGACTTTCCTGTTGAATTTCTTTCTTTCCCGCTATTATAATTTCTTTGCAGGTAACTGTGGTATTTTTATCAAGCCAATGAATTAAATCTTCACGGTAAATAGGTTGACCTTTTTTAAATAAAGCCAGAGTAAAATCATTTTTATTGATCATGTTCTTGTTCCCATTCTTCCAAAAGTAGGTTGAATAATTTCTTTGGAAATGCACAGCGGTCACCTTGCCAGTATTGTTGGAAACAATCACCGTTGCAGTATTTATAAAGGTTACATAAGAAGCATTTTGGATTCTTTTTACGTTCCATAGCTTCAATGATTCCAAGTGTATTGCTTGGGGTTTGGTCAAAAACTGTTGCAATTATATGGTTATAAGAATTCGGGCAAGTTGCTATTGTTCCATCTGGGTTGATTGTTCTGGTTTTCATTGAGCAATTTCTTGCAAAACAACCGGTTAAATCACCATTGATAAGTGCTTTATATTGTGTGAAAATTGTGATATTTTCATGGAAATTTTCTTTGTTTTCCAAGTAACATCTATATAACCAATCATCAACTTCATCCCAAGTTGGAATATCAACTGAACTACCACGACCGGTTAAGGATAATCTTTCAAAATGTAAGCTTTTATGTGGAATTGACGATAAAAATCGTAACGCCAAGGAAGGACGTAATTCTTGTTTAGCAACCAAGTCTTTTGTAAGGACTGTATTGATTTGCAAATCAATCCCATTGTCAAAAAGAAATTCACAATTTTTCCTCCAAAGTTTCTGCTGACCTTCCTCCTTGAACCTTACTTTTATATCCCAGCTTGTTGAAACATAATGAATTCTTTTCAAAATATTCAAAATTTCATTGGAAATTTTATAACACAAATTGGTTGTTATGTTTAACCTGCAATTAGGATTAGGAAGAAAATGATCCACCAAACGTTCCAAGGTTTTCAAACACAAAATTGGTTCACCACCGTGGAAAATAACCTCGGTTGGTTCATTAGGATCCAATTCCAAAATCTTATCAACCACTTTAGGTAACATATCTTGGCCATAAATTGTACAACCGGCGTAACAATGGGAACATTTCAAATTGCACCGGTCGGTAAGTTTGATATAAAGGATTTTCTTAGTGTCGATCATTTTTACCAACTTTCTTAAAAGATAACATACTAACAGGTGCCAATGCTATAACTAAAATTAACAGAAGGAAGATGAAAATGGTGGTTAAAATACAACCAAAAACAAATTGAAAAAATTGTTTCATTTCAACCTCCAGACCTAAAGTTAAGTTAGAAACTCTTTTTCAAAAATATCTTTGGTAATCTTTTGCATACCTGAATCAAAATCAATCAAGTGTGGAATTTTATCATTATATTTTAGATAAAATTTGAAAGCTGCAAACTGATCGGTTACTGGATCATTAGGAAGAAGATCCTTACGAAGCAAAATCAAAGGAATTCGTATTCCGGTTACCATACTTATCAAATAAGCGTAAATATACGCTACAAAATAGGATTTGCTTGGATAACTAATTGGTTCATCAGGGTTTTCAAAATACTTTATGAATTTTGAAAGAGTTTCTTCTGGAGTATTTTCATAAATCAAGGATTGATTATCAACAAAATCATTGTAATCATAACTCAACTTACGAATATCCTCAAAATCGTCAATGGTTTTGAAATTCCTGTATTTATCCCGCAAGGTTGTTATGAATTCCAAAAATTTCCTTTGACCCAAACAATCATAACCGTCATCAATATAATAACCAGGATGCTCGTTGAAGCATTTGTTGAAAAATTTACAGGTTAAACATTTTAGGTTTGAAGCCTTGCAATCCTTTACTGATTTAAAGGATTCAAAATTATCCCGATAACAAACATCAACCAAATCACCTTTTGGATTGATGAAAAGATGCTTTTCTTTCTTTGGAAAAGTTTGATATAGAATATAATCACGATTCAGGAATTTTGAAGCAAGGTCATAATTCATCCAACGAATACAAGTATCAAGATATACTTTGAAATTCAAATCTTGATCATTTTCCTTGGTTTTCATACAAGGTTTTAATTCAAAAACATCGCAATTCTTATCAACCAACCTCAGGAATTCAGGATTTTCTTCATAAAGATTTGGTGAGGTTAAAAGGATTGAAATCTTCTTACTTGGATTTTCCTTACGAAATTCCTCTAGATTCCGCATAACAGGATAAGAATAAGGACGGTATTTATAATCCCAACTAACAGCAAGTTCAACATCTTTCCTCTTAAAATATTCAGGAAATCTACTTCCATTTGTAATGATCGAAATGGTTGGTACATATTTTTTGATGATTTCCAGATATTTTTCAACCAAACTATCAGGAAGATTTGTAATTTCCCCACCATAAAGGTCAATAAAGGTTATGTTGTATTTATGGGATAAAAACTGCAAAGTTATGTTTAACTTTTCAGGATCAAGAATTTCTTCAGAAAACAAACCTTGCAAATAACAAAATCCACAATGGAAATTGCATTTGTAAGAAGGATTGATTGAAATTTGAAGATTCTCTTTCATTTTCCGTAAATCAGCTCAGGCTGTTCCAATCTCAAATCATTAGGGTAAAGATAACGTTTTAGTTTGCAACATTCCTTAAAATCATTTCTTCGGAAAGTTATTCCAAACAAAGAATATTTCACATTTCCAATTTTACAAGCTTCGGGTTGAGGTTTTTTATAGAAGTTGTAAATCAATTGCGGATTTTCCCTTGTATAGAAATAAAAATCATAGAAATCTGATTTTTCAAAATCTTCACCATAAAATCCAATCCCAAATTCCTTGCCAAGGTAAACGTCATATTTCTTAAAAAGAGGTTTGAGATATTCCGGCATAAAATTTTCATATTCACGGTAATACTTGTAAACCAATTCCTTGCTTTTTAGGTTTACCTTGACACCATAATAATCACGAAGTTTGAAATCAGTTTGAATAGGTGGTAAGGTATTATAAATTACAACAACGGTTTCCTGCTGATAAGATAAAGAATCACAAGGATGGTAGGAAATCAACTCAACAATTTCCTCATTTTTAACCAAATCAATAAAACCATTTTTAATCAACAGATTTTTCAGCAACCAGCCGGATTTTGAATGAAGACGGAAGCTATCCTCAATTGTTCCATCATCGTCAATTTGTCTTTCGATTATATCAGGTTGAAACTGCATTTTTAACCAAATCCATCAAATCAAATTTCTTACAAAGATTCAAAAATAGAACCTTTTCTTTCAAACCAACATCAAAACGGAGAAAGGTTTTGATATAATCTTCTTTACATTTTGTCCCAATTTCACCTTTCAATAATAAAATTTTTTTGAAAAATAATAGGCATTTCTTTCATATCATACAAATCAGAGATATTGATTGGAAGGATTCTGAGAATACTATCTTCGTAAAATGCAAATAAGGAACAACTCTTTTCTTCAGGTGCCAATTTTTTGAAAGTAGTATGAGAAGCATCAAAAGCATCCCAAAAAATGTAAATGTTTGGTTCAATAAAATAACCACGTAACTCTTGAAGTTTTGATTTCTTACATAAAGAAGCAATTTCATTGATTGTTGAAATCGTTTTAAAATCAACCTGAGGTTTTATCATTAATCAACTCCAGAAGTGTTTTCAAATAGCAGGTTGATAATTTCTTTTCCATAAAAAGAAAACTTGCTGGACAAACCAAGTAACAGGTCCTATAATACTTACAAAACAGGCAACCTAATGATGTATTCCTTTTTATAATTGCTTGCTTTTTATTCATTTTCGTATATTTATATCCGGTTAAACAAAACAAACAGGTATTGTTTGATTTATAACCCTCAGGATAGTAAGCTGCTAGAACCGGTTTGCTGCAAGAGGTAAGAGTTCGCATTTGATTGTATTTTTCATTGTTTGAATCAAAGGTTAATGTTTTCTTCATTTTAGCAATATAATCAACCTTTGGGTAATTTTCCAGTAGGAATTTTCCGAAATCCAACATTTCAACATCACTTGGAACAAAAACTTTGTAATTTGTGCAGTTTGGAACATAATCCGTTATGCGAATTTTGAAATTTTCATAAAGATATTTGAAGTAAACAACATAAGGATTTTCAGGTTCATTCAAGAAAATTTCTATATTTTGTTTGATGTTGGTAAGAGAGGTTATTATAATATAAGGCTTATAAACCTCAACATTTTTCTTGAAAAGTTCAAGGGTTTCTAAGTTTTTGAACCTACCATATAAATCATAACTTATTGTAATTTTTACACAAGCATTACCAAGGTTTTCAAACAAATCTAACCATCGTTTGGTATTTTGGTGGATAAGGTTCGTGGTAAATTTGAAAATGATTTCTTTTTGAGATTTTTCTTTAATGGTTAAAAGGAAATTTGAAAACTCTTCATAATAAGAATTCGGTAAATTATCATTAAGAATTTCACCACCGTAAATGTTTAAATGAACCAAATTATAAGGTGCTTTTTCAATATCGTCAAGAACTTTTGGTAAAATTGCTTGAAAATCAACGGAAATGTTGGAATCCAACTTATCCAGATTGTAACAAAAAGGACATTTCAAATTACAATGGTAAAAAGGAATTATGCAAATTTCACTTTTTGTTTCCACTGAAAATCTCCCAGTATTTCTTACATATACCACATTTATAACAAAGGTTATCGCAAAGAACTCGTTCTGAAATCCAATCTAAAAATTCTTGATAATGCGGAGTAATATCAACCCCTTCAATAAATTTTGTTTTCTTCTGAAGGATTAAATACTGCAAAATAGGAACAATATCATTGGTTGGAGTTTCTCTGGTTGTTAACTTCCACAAATCAACCATTGGGTAGAATTTTTCAATCATTTCCAAATAATAAAAAATACGAGCCAGTTTAAGCCAAGGATATCTTTCAATTAACTTAAAACAAGATCTATTACAAAGTTCACAACATATTTCTTTAGTATCTTCAAAATGTTTATAATTTATCTCACGGTTTGGGAAACAACCTTTATTTAAGATATATTTTACCTTGATATTATTATCCTTCAAAAATTTGATTTTATCAAAAGCATTAAATTCAAAAACTGAAGATAAATTAACACAATCACATAATCCTATACAATCCTTTAAATCATAATTTTTTGAATAGTGGACGGAAAGGTGAATTTCCAATTGAGGAAAGAACTTCCGAATTTTCTCACAGGTTTGCGGGGTTGCAACGGTAATTTGAGTAAGGTTGATTTTTCCACCATCCAAAATCCTTGAAACCAAGCCTTGAAGAAAATCAAAATCTTCCTCATCACGCTTATAATTGAAAAGAATATTCCCTTTAATGTTATAAGTGTTGACTGCCTCAAGATCTTTTATAAAAGAATCAGAATCAAACTTATCCCAAAATTCTTGACCGTGAAGAGCTGAGAAAAAATAGGAATTGATATAAGGATGGTAAGTTTGAAGAAGGTCAAAAAATTCCTGACCTGCTACATTATAACCAATCGTTAAACAATCCTTTTTAATCATTTCAACTCAAATTCCCCTTCAACGACTTTTCTTCTCAAATTTTTGGATAATTTTTGAAGTTTTTCGCTGATTGGTATCAATTTACCATAGGTTTTTTCACCGGTTTCAAGGTAATGAAAAATATGAGAAAAAATACATTCTTCATAATGTTCCCGATATTTGAAATCGAAAAATAGAAAGCAGCCCATTGTGCATCTTGAATAATAAGGGCAGGATAAGCAATTATGTCTTTTGACAAAGCTATTTTCAATAGCACTATTATCAATATGATTATCCTCGCTCCAAAATAGATCTGGACAATCAACTGAGGTATCACGGCAATTTCTTACCCTACCTCTGGAGCTTATTCCAATTGTTGCTTCACAGGATAAATCACTATGTTTGCCGGATAACCAACTATTAACTGGCATAATCTTTGGATATTTATCTATACAATAATAGAAAAAGTCAAGTAAATCCTTATCTGAAGGCATTGATAAATGACAGGATTGAAGATCTGGATTATAATAATCACAGGCTATTGCATCAAAATTATCATAAATAATATCAAAAGCCTTCCTTGTTGAAACCTTTTCATTTTTTACGGTTCCAAGCATTATATCAATATTTTGTTTGGTTATTACCATATTGATTGATTTAATATAAGGTTTTAGATATAAAAGATTTCCCATAAACAAATCAAGTTTTTGCTGAGTATGAAATCTGCCATCAAAATCAAAACTTGCAGCAAGGTTTATATCAATACCTTTATTTCGGATTTTCAAAATGAACTTTTCAATAATTTTGTCAGTACGGTTCAAAAGATTGGTTACCAAGGTTACCGTCAATGTTTTATTTAAAGATTTACATTTATCAGAAACCTTCGTAATGAAATGTTCATAACTATTGAGAATTTTATCAGTTATGGAATCTTCAAAAAGCTCGCCACCGAAAATTTTCAAGGCCAAGTCTTTGTTTAATTCCTGATCAATCAAGTTGCAAATCAAATCAGCTTTTTTGTTGATAATATGAAGATTCAAATTTGTTCTATCATCATTTCCCTGAAAACAAAAAGAGCAGTTGTTTGAGCAAAATTCAAACAATGCAACATTGATTTCCTTTTTGAAATAACGCTTCTTATCCAACAATCGTTGAAGCGGATCATTTTTATCACTTATAAGCATTTTAACATTCCAAACAAATTCGTCTTAATTGTTTTAACAACTCCTTGAAGGAGGTGCAATCAAGGAGCTGATTGTTTTCAGTTCGCAAATCATGAACCACTTTATGACATCCACAACAAATCTTAAAAAATTCACAAGCAAGACATTCAGGCTTGAAAAATTTGAATTTTGATCCATCATCAATACCATCATCATTTAAAGATGGGCAATTGCTTATTCTACCTTCCGGTGACATACAGGCTATTGAGGTTAAACAAGATTCAGGAATCGGGCAAATTGTATTTTTCCCTAAAAAATAATTCCTAATATTTATACAATTTGATTCAAACCTATCCAACTTTCTCAGGAAAAGTTCCAGATAAATTTGAAATAGTTTTTGTCTGCTATACAAATATCCTTGACGTCCTGACATAACTGCGCCATTCAATTTACATTTTGTATCAAGACTTTGAGCAAGCTCAACATTCTTAAAAGCAAACTTTTCATTTTCGTTGGTTAAAACTGAAATGTAAGTCAATTTTTCATTGAAAGTATCTTCGAATTTATTGAAAATTTTCAAAAAATCCTCTTCTGAAAAAACTGAACCATCACCTTTTAACCTTCCACCACCATATTGAAAGCTTGTGCAAATTCCAATGTTGCAATCACGAAAACAATTATTCCACTTATCAGGATTCTTGTACCAATCCCATAAATTTGTTGTAAAGGAAATTCTTGATTTTGGATTATATTTTAGAAGAAGTTCGTAAAGCTTATAGTAAAAAGATGGTGGCATCATAAGAGGATCACCACCATTTACAATAACCTCATCCACGGAATGATTTTTTATAAAATCCTCAATCAAATTGAGGTTAATTTCCTTTCTTGATAACCTTGAGGAACTACAAAAACTACATTTGAAATTGCAAACATTTGTAGGTTTTAGAACCAATTCCATTTTTTAGATTTCCAGTTGTTTCAATTTCTTATCATCCTTTAACAGGTAAATGATTTTAAGGAGATTCAAACTGGAAAAGTAATTATTATCCCAATCAAGCAAGAATGAAAGCTTACGACCGGTATTTAAGGATTCCTCAATGGAATTGACAACTTGGTTCAGAAAATCTTTATCAAAAATCTTGCTGAAAAGATTCATCATGGAATGTTCCAATGGATTCAAATCCGGATAACAGCTTGATAAGGTATTTGAAATGGATTCAATACCGAAAGCATCAAGTTGATTCAAATCCTTAATGATAGAAAAATCCTTTGTATATTCTTTTTTCAAGGTTTTTGAAAGATTATCAAGATCATCAATGGTTAAATCCAAGGCTGTAATTGGCGAAAGATATTTTTTCCTCAAACCTTGGTAAAGTAACATTGTTGTGTAATTGTAAACAATCTTTTTGATTTTTTCTTCGTAAAGATTTTTGTTTTTTGCACTCAACAAAATATCAGCAATGTAATACTGAATACTTAAACCGGATAAAAGTTTTTCCCGTAATTCATTATTTTGCTTAACTTCAAGAATTTCAGGAGCACTTCCAAAATCAAAAATATCCTTGAAGGAAATTGCTTCATATTTTCTACAAAATAAAGACTTACCAATCAAATCCGCCTTTGCAATCTTATAAAGAATATTGAACATTTCAGTTGACATTTTTGGAAATACAAAAGAAACAAAAGTGGAAAAAATCTGGTTAAAAATTTCAGGTTCGGCAAGCAAAACAATTGGGTTATTATGGCTTGAAAGTTTTTCAAAAAGGTCTAAAATATCAGAATAAGGTTTATCCTTACCAACCAGATTTTCAAAACCGGTTTCCGATTGAAAAAGAAGGGCTGGATCAATTTTATAATCCTCAATCGATTTTCTATCTCTAAAATCAATTACCTTGCAATCCGAAAGGTGGTAAGATAAGAGACTAGAATCTTTTACAGTATGAAGCAAAACAACACTGTTGAATAGATGAAACATTTTTAACCACCTTCCACCGGTTCTTCGGCATTAAACAAACTTCCAAATACCCTTAAAATTATGTTGTTTTCCGTTTCAAGAAATTTGAAAAGATTATACCCTTTGAACATATAATCCTCAAAATATTCCTGAAAATAATAGGTATATTTTGGTTTATCCAACAAAAACTGGGCATAAAATTCTGGATATTTCAAAAGGTTGACAAAATTGATTCCAATGTAACGAGGATTTTGAATTACCTTTTCGCAACCTTTTTTCATCAATCCCCTTTCCTCCTCATTATAATAGGATAAGAGGTTAAAGAAGAAAATTGAGCTAAAAACCTCATCATATTTTTGAAGCAATTCCTGATTTTTATCAATGAAAGTTGCAATTTCTTCCTTTGATAAAATATTCAAATTACAATCTTCAAGGGAAATTCCTTTATATTGATTGAAGATTTGAAGGACGAGCTTTTCAAGATTTTCAATTGAAACCATTGAATCAAACGTCATGTAGGTTTTTATCAGGTCAAACTTTTGTTCCAAAGATAACCCTGAAAAATCAATATTACATTTCATTTCTAGATTGGAAAGATAAATCAAGGCACTTTCAACATTAAGGGTATTTTTTGAAAAATCAACTTTATAAACCTTATCCTGATTATCAATAAATTCAAGAAGTTGATTATCATCCAAAGGTAAAAACATTTATCTTCTGCTCCTTGAGCTATGACAACTACTGTGACAATTACTATGACAACTCGTATATTTTAGGGAAATATTTTGTTCATTTGCCAAAGATCTGAAATTAGATAAAACAGCATTGAACATTTCATAGAAATTTGAAACTGAAATTTCTTGACCTTTTACAACATTGTTTGCCGTAAAAAATCCTTGAACGTCAACATTGATTTTTGAAAAAGGAGGTTGACTTGTAGATCTTCCAAAACCTTCAGTTGCTGTATTATTTGCAGGATAACCATTTGTCCAACCAAAACTTGTTGAGGTGTTTGACATTATACCTTTGTATGTAGTAGACTCCGTTGTTGTAAATGTAATTGCACCACCATTTGTCCAATTACCAACCTCAGTTGAATAGTAAATGGTTTTTGCATAAGAAACAATATCAATAAAACTCTTATACATTTGAGCAACCAAACTTGCTGTTGCAGTAGAACCAAGAACATCTGTGTTCAAATTGGTGGTGTTTGGATTATTAAAAGCATAGGAAATCAAAGACAATTTACCAGGTAAATAGGTTGTATTTACCGGCCAATCGGAATAAATTGGCGACCCGATCGATTCATTAAAACTATTTACAAGGGAAGTTTTTGTAACCTCGTCACCAACTTTAATTACCATTTTTCAAACTCCTCTGGATTGTTTTAAACAACATTGGATATCCGGCACATCCAGATTTATCCTTTTTTAACAATATGCAATTTCCTTTGCAAAGCGAAAAGTATTTGCATTTATAACACTTTTTATCAAATTCAAAAAATCTGGCTTGCAACTCTTTTGAATTTTCAGCCGTCAAGAATGATGAATCGTTTGGACAAATTTTTAAACTACCATCCACTTCCATACAAAGACTTTCATCAAAACACTTTCTACGGAAGGTTCCTTGGGAATCATTTGTTTCAAACATTTTCCTAATTGAAGAAAATGGTTCAAATTTATATGGATTTTCAACTGAAGCAAAAAAGTTGCAGAGCCATTCATCAACCTTTTTATTATCCGGACGTTCCGGACCTTCACCAATGAATGGTTCAAACTTGACGGTATCAAATTTATCCAACGGTAAATGCTGAATAACAACCGGATCCAAAATAACCAGGCTTTTGGTTAAGGTTATTAAAAGAGTTGAATTTTCTGGTTTTATAAACTCAAGATTTTTGACCCAATTATCAAACTGGAGTTTTGTGAACCGACCAGGATTCCAACTGGTTGAAATTGCATCAAGATTGGAAAGAATTGCTTTTTGTTGATTTGAAAGTGAGGTAAAACAAAGATTTGTCGTTCCGGATACCTTCAAACCGTGACCTTTTAAAGTCAATAAAAGGTTAAGAACTTTCTTAGAATAACGTTCAAGAAGAAATTCCCCACCATATAATATAACGTGATTAATCTCAGGATGATTATCAAGAAATCTTCTTACTTTGTTTGGTTCAAGGAATGAAGTTTTGAAGTCTTCCTTGTAGCAATGAGGACATCTTAGATTACATTCATTTGTTATTGTAAGATATAGACTTTTCACAACAACCTTCCCTTATGACCAAAGAGCCTTTCTTGCGGTTCCTTCTATCGTATTTGTAAATGTTACCGTTCCACGAAATGTAACATCACGGCTTTCATCGGTTAGCAATCTGGTATTGATATTTTCCAACAAGGAAGAATTGACTTGATTGATTCTTGCCGTCAAAGAGGAGTTAACAGTGTTGATTTTGGTATCCAAAGTTGTATTGACATTATCAATTTTAGTATCCAATCCGGCATCTTGAGTATCAACATAACCCTTCAAAGCATCACGAACCGACATAACATAATCATGGGTTGCTTTTTCACTTGGATAAAAAACAGCACTTGGATTATTATCTGTAATGGTTTGAATTTTATTCAAAGTGGTTTCTGCAAGATTTCCAAGCAACAAAATATTATTTGTTATGGCTTTACCAACATAAAAATCATTAGGTGTAGTTGTTACGCCACCAACATTACTTCCACCATCTGCATAATAATTTGAGCCAGGTGTTAAAGACCAATCGGTTGATAAAAAGGCGCCATTACTGACGATATTATATAATGAGCCAACAACCCCAAGGTAACCTTTTGTTTTGTTGGTACCATCAGCCAACCTAAAAAGATCTGCAATAGGGTCAAAATAAACCAAAGAGCCAACATGAACCCCATCTTCAAACATACCAGGATCAAAACTTGCTGATTCTGAACCGGTTTGTCCTTTAACGAAAAGCCAACCTGAGTTTGACCTCAAAGCTAAAACGGAAGATTTTAAAACTGTATGATAAACAACCTCATAAACGGAATAAGCTGCCAAGGTTGGGTCCGGTAAATCATTTTCATTTTGAACAAAAGGAATACTTGCTTCATCAGGAACAATTACCGTAACATCAATCAATCCAGAAACACCTGATAAAACAATTGGAATCATAAAGACTTCACGATTACCAACTTGTGTCCCACTATTCTTCAATTTAGTTCTTTGTGTAGTTAATGAACTAATTGTAAACATTGTCCCATCTTTAAGGAATAAACCAATGTTTCCAATCGGGAAATCACCAATGCTTTCGTCAAGGGTAATTTTAAAAGCAAAAGTTTTTTCATCCAAAATCTGATATTGAATATAGGTTGAATCTCCCTGCCAAACAAATCCGGAAACATCCGTTGCGGAGGCACTTGGTGCTACAAGATCCGAACCAATTCGAACTTGAGTAACCTCAATTTTTGGGCCATTGATTCCAGCATCTAAAAGTGCTGAAATTCCAGCATCTGTAATATTTGATTTCATTCTTCAAATCTCCTTTTCGATTAAGCCCAACGAACTTCAACAACGGTTCCGGCTTCAATAACTTCAGTGTTCATAATTGTAACCGTAACCCTATCACTATCCAAAGTAATGTTTTTAACCGGAACAAGCAACTTTCCATCAATATAAACAAACAGGTTATTTACTGAACGACATTCCGAAGACAAAACGAATGTAAATTCGCTTGCATCCTCCTGAAGAACAAAGGACATATTATTCCATTCCGGGGAAATAAGCATTTCATCTTGATCAAAATACTTAATAGCCTCAATCAATAACCGACCGGTAAAAACCTCAGGAAATACAATGGTTACATTTCCATCAAGATCTGTTTTGAAGGTAACCTTACTGGTAACATCTGTGAAAGTATTTCCATTTAATCTCTGAACGTAGGTTAAAAAAGGTTTAACTCCAAGATTGTGAACATCTGCAGGAATTGAAATCTGACCATTAACAATATCTTCAGGAGCAAAATCCTTATCATAAAAAACCGATTTTGGTTCGGCATCAATCCCATAAACATACGACCAACCTTCAACGGTCCGTAAGGCAAGGCAAGGTAGATTTCTTGAGGTATTATTCAAAACAACATAACAGGAATAATTGCTTGAATTTGTTGGAGGTAAAACATTTTCTGAAGGAACAACCGGTAGGCTTGCTTCATCTGCAACAAGATAGGTAGTATTTAAGTTGGTTGAAGCACCACTGAATTGCATTGGAATTTGATAAACTTTACGATTACCAACCATTCCTGTTGATGAACCAGTTTTATATTTTTGTTCCTGAGCAATAAAAGAGGTTAGGGAAAACATTGTGCCATCTTCCAAAAAGAGTCCAATGTTTCCTACTGCAAAATCTCCAACACTTTCATCAAGGGTAATTTCATAACAAAAACTATCATCGCTTAGAACCTGGTATTGAATGTAAGTAGAATCACCTTCCCAAACAAGGTCTGCAACGTCCGTCATTGTGGAATCAGGCATAATGATTTTTGAACCAATCTTTACCTTGGTAACCTGAATTTTAGGTCCAATAGTGCCAGCCAAAATGATTTTCTTAAAGCCTTCCGTCGTAATTACTGTTTTCATTTTTTAAGCCTCGTTTATATAAACCGGAAAATATGAAAATGAAAGAATATGACCATCTATACAATCATTTCCATAATTTGATCCAATGCAAAAGGTTTTTGGAATTGGACATTCCTCTAAAATAAAGTTTTGATAAGTCCAATTCAGGTTGATTTGATTCTTCTTTATACCAAGAACGAATTGATTTCCATAAGGAGCTGTAAGGGTATTGATTTGTCTACCATCTTTCCAAGCAACCAGATTGATATTGCTACCTTGTCTTGTTACCTTTAAATAGGTAAATTGATTAACCTGAGCAACCAACAAGCAGCAATTTTGTTCAATATCGTCTTGAAAATCCATAACAATTGTGCATTCCTTGAATGGGTTTGGGAAACTCATCAATTGAAGAACTTCCGCATCTCTTGTTGCAGTTGTCATTTTACTGGTTGGAATAAAGGAGGTTGCCTTACTGGATGCTTCCAACTGGAACCAAGGTTGAAAATTGGGGATTTTAACCGGAAGGAACATAACCCGTTCAATATGATCAAGGATAAAGGTATAAGGTTCATTTTCAACCTCAACATACCCTGATCCGGTTGCCGGATTATAAATATGATATTTTCCAACTCCTGAAAAAGTATAAACCCCTGGCATTAAGGTAAGTGTTCTTCTTTGAGGATTCATAGAATCCAAAAATAGGTTTGAACTTTTTCGTTCAATAAACAAACCAACCGGATTCGTTGTTCCTTTTTCAAAGTCAAACCTCGGAACATTATTATTGACGATTGAAAAATGATCACTGTTGTAATAGGTAGTTACAGCATCGGAATCTCTAACAAACGAAAAATTGCTCATTAAAGGTTTTAAATTTCCATCTGTTACAAATCTTGGTAAGTTTTCAGTCGTCATAACATTACCGTTTTTATAACCGAAATCATTGTAAGTTCCGGAGCTACGTCCAACCATACGACCACGACGGCAGGTTAAAAACACCGGTGCAACATATTGATAAATACAAGGTAAAACATGATGACCATTTGTATAATCATTAGGAGCAAGTTTTAAATACAAATCCATTGTATTTGAGGTTATCAAACCAACCACTGAAGTTAAAACCAAGTGAGCAGGAGCAGTAGCATAGAAAAGTTCATAAACATCTTGAACGTCAATGTTGAACATTTCTGCATCATATTCCAACTCAACGTGACTGGTAGGATACCATTCTTTTGTCCCGGTCCCATCAATTTTTGAATTGTTTTTCACAATTGAACTGATTGAACGTTTAAATTCACCATATTCTTTACCTTTTCCATTAGCCCAAAGGTTATACATTTTGAAATGAGCACCTTTGATCCAACCAATGAAGGAAATAAAGTTTTTTGTTCCTTTATATTTCCGGTTGAACATGTTCAAAAACTGGACCAAGGTTTGATATTCACGGTCTGTAAACAAATCGGATTTGTAATTAAATCCTAAAAATACCGATTGCTGAATATTGATATCCCTTGATTGAACCTTAGGATCACGAATTTGTCGTAAGGCATAAATTCCAGCATAAATGTTTTCTGCAAAAACTTGAGAAGCGCAAGCAAACAAATCATTCCAAGTTGTGGATTGGCGAAGACGGTTGACAAGAACCTTCGTTAAATCCTGATAATATGGTTGTTTGCTATAATCTTCCACCATTTAATCAACCTTCTTCGGTTTGAATGGGATTACGCCAGTACTGAGAATCCCGTTCACTATATTTACAACTTACATTCAAAGATTTCAAGTTGATATATTGGTTTTTATTGATAACATAATCAACCATTGGGGCAATTCTTTCTATGTAATCAATGGTCGTTGGTAAAACCGAAAATGCAATATCTTCCAAGTCGGATTTATAAAAGGAACGACCTAAGCAACCGGTTTGTAACTTCAAGTAATTACGAATTGCAGCTTCAACCTGCTCCTTGCAAGAGGTCAAGGAAGCACCTTTCTTTAGGTAAAAAGTAACATTTATATCAATATCGACAGGCTCGGCATCATAACGAACATACTGGAAACCAGGAACTGAATGATTTTGCATATATGCAACAAGATCTTTCCAATTTTGTGTTGTAAAACCTTCTTTGGTAAGAATCAATAAACCAAAAACATTCATCCAATCCTTATCCAATGGAGCAATTTCTGCTTGACAATAAACGTGACCATCAATAATACCAGGATATCTGCAAAGAAGCGCATGCATATCTTCACGGGAAATTCCACGATTATTAGCAGCTGCACTTTGTGAACCAAGCTTTTGATAATAGGAAATATCTCGAGCGTCATCTCCACCATTCGGATTTGTTATGGTTTCACCAATCACGTCCGTAAATTCGGAGCAGGAAACTTGCTGGTTAACAGAGGCATTGTTTCCAGCTGAACCGGTGGTTACCGCATAAATAAATAAAATGGATTCGCCGGACGAAGGAACTGCACCATAAACACCATCACCAAACAAAACCTTTACATTACCTTGAGCGGTGCTGTTTTCATAAAAAATTGTTGAGTAGGATTCATAAGTGAAAATAGCTTCAGTTGTTTTGGTATATTCGGTATTACCAACATAACACAAAATATCCTCATCGGAAATTTCAAAAGGATTATCACTTTCAATTAAATACTCCTGCAAATCGGCACCATCACTGGTAAAGGAAATATTCTTGATTGTTCCTTGATGAAGCGTAACAGTTTGCTGCATATTTTGGTTATCAAAAACAATTGGTTCGCGGTTGAAATAATCAACCCCTTCAACAGAAAATTGCGTAAATTTTGGAATTTCCAAATAAGGTTGATTGTAATTTGTATTTTGAATTGAAACCTGACAATGAGCAGGAGTTGCTCTACTGATATGGTTTCCAAGGAAAATGTTGTTGGTATAAATACTATCTTCCAAAACTGCATTTTCCAAGGTGGTTTCATTAACAGCAGCCCAAATTGAATATTGATCCAAAGCACCAACTGCGGAAATTGCTTCAATTAAAAGGGTTCCAGTTTTGCTATTGCCGGTTGAAGCCCAACTTTCTTTGTTGGAAAGGTAGGCTGTCAATTGATTGTTGATTTGTTCATAATCCGGCTGGATAGTAGATAGTTTGAATGTCGACATTTCAATTTTCCTACAGTTTTCTTACAGGAAAATTAAAATTGGATTAGTCGAGGTCCTTAATCGTGTAGTAGCTAATGAACGCTATAACTTCCCCATAGGTATAATTCAAGAGCTTCAACTGGATCGTATAATTTTCGTCCATATCCGACATATCTTTTCCAATGAAAAGTTGAACCGGTTCGGTTGTAATAAATGGAACCATTGAACCATCAATGAATAGATTTCCTAAGGAATCGGAAACCTGAAGTGTGCATTCCTCATTACAATTATTACCTTCCGTGCACCAAAATGTAACGGAATCAACATAAGATTTTCCAATTTTAAAATTGGTAAATTGTTCTTGTGTTAAAAGGACTTTACTTTCAGATTTCGTAAAGGCAGTTTCTTTTGATTGAGCCTGTTGAATAGCACTATCAACATACTTTTTAGTGGTTAAATCATTATCAGAGGTGATTCTTTCAACATAAGTTGCTGGATCAATAAATTGACTTACCGCCAATTTACCAGAAGTTGGATTAAAAGTTAATGTTCCATCTGAGGTAATTAAAGCATTTGACGTGAAAAATAATGGAGCGTTTGAATAAATACCTCTAGACGATAATAGGTTAATCGCATCACTATTTGACACAATTTCAACTTTGGATTCACCCTTTATAATTATTTCGCCATTTTGATTCAAATCAATTGTCGTAAGAAAATTTCCAGGGTTTCCGTTGGCACTGATTGAAAAATTCGTCCTTGTTTGGAATGACCCTGAACCATTCGATTCAAGAGCAAAAAGTGTTGAGGAAGCAGGACTTAAAGTCAACGCATCAGCTGAACGAATAACCTTCAAAGGATTTTGCGTTGCACCTTCGTCTTTATTGACGTAAACGGCCAACGAACCATCAGGATTATATAATGAGTTTACATATTGCCAACTGGCATTTGCTGAACCTGAAAGTGTTGTCAAAACCTGACCAGCTTCACCTTTTGGTAAAGTAACCGGAATATCGCTTCCATCACCAACTAAAATCGCACCATTTTCAAAATCTGGAAAACTGAAAGGTTCACCTTCTTCAATAGCAACAATACGACCTTTAATATCAACAACAATATGTGGATAATCATAGGTTCCAGGCGTTACATTTTGGTCCGGTAAAACGGTATCCAATGATGAAAAGTCAATCCCACTTTCATCTTGGTTAACAACCAGCAAACTATTCGCATTACCGGAATAGGTGTTTGGAACATCGGCGAGTTGGGTAAAATACTCAATGTCGAGATCCTTCAAAGAATAATTCAAAAAGGTTAAACCGTTACCATCTTGTTTAACCGCAACAATTGAACCAGAATGACCATCATATTTTACCGGAGTATCGTTTAAGGATAAAAATGTTGAATATGTTTTGGAAAATTCCAAACCATTACCATCTTTATTAACGGTAACTGTTTTGCCGGCTGCTTCCTCATAGGTATTTGGGGTATCAGCAAGTTGGGTAAAAAGTAAATCCGAAATTTCCGCGTCATAAACTACCGTCTTTGCAACGGTATATTGACCACCTTGCAAAAGGATAATTTTTGTGCCTTCATTTTTGACTTCGGTAACATCGGTTGACATTTTTATCCCCTTTCAGGTTATTCCTTGATTGTTTTTTCCAAACGAGACAAAACCTTGGAAAATTTTAAGCGAGCATCAATTAAACCACGAATCTGATCAGCTGATTCAAACATTTCATCAAACATTGGTTTCATTGAAGATGGAATATTTTCACCTAATTCTTGGTTTGTAAGAATTACAAAGCCGGTAATTAAATCACGTAAAACCTTAAACATTGCATCAACAACATTATCCAAAAGGTCATTGTGCATATATTTATGACCTTCCTTGTTAGCAATCATTTCGACTAAATCGTTGACAATGTTCAACTCGGTTGTTTCATTACGCATTGCTAAACATTCAGCAACCTTATCTAAATATTCCGGCTTAAAGAAGGTCTCATAAATACGATCAAACAATTCATGATCACCTTCAAAAGTATTACCAAAACATTGCCAGTGGTAACGTTTTGCCGTTGTTCCAACCGCAATGAATTTTGTAACACATTCAAAAACTTTTAAAGTAACGTTGCTATCAAATTCTTCCATCTTAGAACTCCTTCAAATTCTTAAGAAAAATTAAAAGCCTGACAGGCGAATTTTTCCATCAAAAGGAACATCAGCTTCAATAGTTACACCGGAGGTTGAGTCAAAATCATAATCACATACAACATCACAATATGTACCATTTTGAAGCTTCAAACGAACATAATCAATCATTAAATCATCACCAAGGTCATAATCCTCTTTGGAAATGAAAAGTTTATTATGCTCATCAAAATCTCTTGCTTCAAAGGTTAAAACATAAAATTTTGTATCTGGACGCGCTGTAACCGGAACCAAATTTTCATTTTCAATTCCACCTTGGAAAATATACTTCCGCTGCTCCTCGGTAATATAAACTTCCAAGCCAATATAACGCTGAACCTTATATAAGGAAGCAAAAACATCTTCCTTGGTTGGAAAAACTGTTCTTTGATCAAGAGGTCCCTGCTGTCTTAAATTGAAACCATCTACAAGAATAATAGCCATCTTTTTCTTCCTTTTTAATATTCAAAAATGAAATTGTAATTGATAACGGTTGTAATTGTCTTGAATGTATAAACATTATAAGAGCAAATTACGCCACCCACTTCAATTTCCATTTGCTTGACATTGAAACTATTTGTGATAACGAAACCATTTTCATCCTTGATATCTTTCAAATTCTTGAAATTATCAGGAATTGCAACACAAGGATAAGATTCTTCAGCTTCAATTTCCAAATCCAATGTTCCAACATCATGAGCTTCTTTGGTTAAAGAAAGAATTTCCTCGCTGGAAGGATCTGGATTTTGGACGGAGCCATACATAACAGGTGCCGTATAATTGAAGGATTTTTCCCTTGTTATAACTTCCTTACCGTCATTAACCGCAACAACAAAAACTGAAGTGTTTGTAATTGGATTTTGATAATTATATCCAATTGAGCTGGAATGTGGATTATCAATATGGTTAATCACATTACCATTCAAAAGGAATTCCAAGGATTGAATTTTATTTGAACGTGGTGTAATTTTAGCAAGCAAGCTAACACCATCAATTTCCTGACCATAATATAAAAGTGTTGGCTCAGGATTTGTTTCAAATTCAACGACCGGAGGAACATAAGCATAAAGGAGCTTCGTCCACATTGAATCCATTGTTTCGTGGTCGAAGGTGGTTCCTGCTTCAATATCACCAACCTTTTCAGTTGTTGGTTGATCATTTGTATACAAATCTTGAGCTTCACGCCAAACCAGACTTTGACCATCATTGGATAAGAATAATCCTTCTGTCGAAGCATTTGGTTGAGGAATTGGTGTTTTACCACTGCCACCGGATTGACCTTGCAAATCTGAAAAATCAACAAACAAGGTTGTTTCTCCTGAAATGTAAGTGGTATTTTGTTTGGTACCATACATATTAGAAACCGACCAACTAACAAAAGTAGGTTCTTCCAACTTCAAATCGGTTTTTCCTTGTGAACCATTTACGGAAATTGTAGCATTTTCTGCATTGGTTTTTATTCTAAAATAAAACATTCAACAACTCCTCTTAGTTGTTCAAATTTGCTAAAACCTGTTCAATATAATCCTTAACCTGCTTAACGGTTGGACAACGAACCGTTGAAGTTCCTTGATCCCAAACCGCATCTGAAGCAATTATACTGCTTGCAACCAAAACGGAATTTGAAAACCACCTGAGGTTAACGGCTACGCCTGCTGGTATGGTATCAACAAAAGTTACAACAGTTCCATCTTCATTAAGGGTATATTGATTGGTATCCATTATTGTATTACCAACCGAAACAAACAGGTTTTCTGCTGAAATACAAGGACCTTCAGTTAAGGTAATACTTGAAAATCCGGAAACATTATCTTGAGCACTAATGAATTTGTTATAAAGCATAACCTTGCTTGAGCTTGATGAGCTATCAGCATTGATATAATCGCTCTGCTTCAGAAGGTCAACCGGATAATCAGGATAAAAATTTGCTGCTCCGGATTCAACAACCAACTTACCAATTTTAATCCATTGAGCTGGAACCCAAGCATTGGAAGAATACTTAAAGGTTGAATTCAAACTTGGATTGCGATAGAAAAGTATCAAACCATCAGAAGGCGGTTCAACATCATCAACAGCAACAAAATCAATCTTTGTAGCTTGTAAGGAAAGGTTGGAATCGTCATATATAATATAATAAGTGCCATCCTCGGATAAAACATCGGAAACATCAAGCTGCAAATCACTTACATAACGAATGGTTGATTTCATAGTGGATAAATGATTTGCACTATCAAAATCACGACCATTGCTCAATTTCAAACAATAAGGATCCTGACCAATGGAAATGATATTATTCTGGAAAGATGCTACAGTTTTAAAACCAAGGATACAATTGCTTACATAACGACTTTCTTCAAGACCAAAATCCCCATTTAAGATACCGGTTTCAAATTGTGCGCTAATTGTTGAATCTTTGATGATATATGTTTCCAAAGAATTCACACCGGTAAAGGTTAAGGTTTGATTTTCAACACTATATGAAGCAGAAACACCTTCCGGTAAAACCATGGAAAGATCCGAAATAAGAGCATCCCAACTCTTCATTGGATTCAAATAAGTTTCATTAGGATACAAACTAATGTATTCAACGGTTAAATCACCATCATCCGTAGTTAGATAAAATTTTGAAATTTGATAACTTTTGATTGAGCTAACATCAACTGATAAATCAGTGCTAAACAATTCCTGAGAATAACCTAAACCTAAGGTTTTGTAACCGGATAAGGGTTCAAAAGAAACATTTTTTGAACCAAAACCAAAGGAAGGAATTTGTAAGGAATCAAAAACTGCAACCGGTGCACTTAAAGAAGTTCCAGCGTGAATTTCCGATGCCTGCATTGAAGTTAAGGCTCTTATTTCATTAGCGGTTAAAGTCTCTTCAAAAGTAGCATTTTTTCCTGATAATGATTGAACATTTATTGAAGAAAATTGCCCAAGGTCCCCAGTTATTGACCCAGAAACTGTTATTGATGTTCCGGTTAAATTCGTAATTTCACCATTTGCGGCAGTCAAAGCTTCCTGAACGGTTACATTGGAAGCTTCAACGGAATTTGAAAATTGAGCTGAAACACCGGTTAACAAAACGGTTGAATTGATATTTGCAGCCTGTAAATCAGCAAGACGTAAGTCGTCCGAACCATTAACTACCTTAATTAAATCTGTTGTAGTTGATTGGAACTTAGCACCACGTCCCAACTGGACGGAATAGCCAACAGAGCTGATATTTGTTTTCATGGTTCTAACATTCCTTTAAAAGAATTCTTCCCCAAAAATTAAAAAAGGCGGTTTGAGAAAACCGCCTTCATTATTTTACAAACAAAGCTCTCACTTTTCCTCGGAGGCTTTAAGGGCTTCAAGTTGCTCATTAACCTGATTGACTTCTTCAGCCAGCTCATTCATTCTTGCAATTTCTTCGGCATATTCTTCTTTTGTTGCACGGCCGGTTGCAATTTTGACGCCAATGTAATCCAACTGGGATAATTCATATTTTAATTGACCCAACTTCATATTCAATTTATCTTCCTCAGTTGGTTCATAAGGTGCTGGTTCCTCTTCTTTTTCAATCTCTTCATAAGACCAGGTTTTAGATTCCTTATCAAACTTAACTTTAAAACCTTCTTTTTCTTCAAGAGGTTCAACGTCTGTAGCATTAGCAGGCATCAACCAAACGTCGTGACCTGCCAACTTGGATTCCAGAGGATCACGTTGGCGATCAACTGTTCCAGTATAATAACCATTATCATCATAATGAAAAGCTTTCATTTTTACACCTTTCTTGATTTGTGAAAATTTTGTTGAAAATTAAAATTCTTTGGCTTTGTATATTTCCTTGGAAGAGGTATGTTGTGATTACGAAGGAAACCACGGACTGTTTTAACATTTAACTCCAAAGTTCGACAAATTTTGCTCAAGCTATAACCTTGATTAACCAGCTCACGAATTTCTTTTGAATAACGTTCAGCTTTATAAAACTTTCCGGGGCAACATCCAACCTTACGACCAAGATGGACTCCTTCCTTTTTCTTCCTTTGTAAGGCTTCTTTGGTTCTTGCTGAAATCATTGAACGTTCAATTTCAGCTGACATACCAAAACAAAAAGCAAGCATTTTACTTTGCAAGGTATCATCAAGCTTCCAATCTTCCTTAACGGAATATACTTGAATACCACGACGACAAAGGGATTCAAGAATACCAAAAAGCATAAAAAGTTTACGACCAAGCCTTGAGATTTCACTTATTATAATAACATCACCGGTTTTAACCCTTGAAATGAGCTTACCAAGCTTGCGTCTTTCAGGATCGGTTGCACCAGAAACATGCTCCGCTATATACTCATCAATTTGAAGACCGAGCTTTTCTGCTTTATAATCAACACCTTCCTTCTGGTTGTTTTCGTCCTGCTTATCAGTTGAAACACGTAAATAGGCATAAACAGTCATCTAAGACCCCCTTATAACTTTGGTTGATTTTAAAGTGTCCTAAAATTGATTTTGTATAATGAATTTTATGATAAAAATGAAAATAATGAAATAAGGGATAACTTTAAACGTAAATTATCTTTTGAGAGACAATTTTAGGATAATTACCTTTAACAAAACTAGAAACTGTTAAGAAAAACATAAAAAATTTGTGAAGATTTTTGATGAAAAATCATATGACTGTCTTGAACAGTACCGTTTTAAAACATTACTAGATATATTGAAATTTTATATAACGAGAAAACAATTTTGGTTTTAAAATAGTGGGACCTTTAATTTGCCAGATTTTCAGGACAGAGTAATTCAAGGAAGTGGTACCCGTGGAACTGTTGGTACTTATAAAGCTGAAAGTTTGCCGAATATTACTGGTACGTTTGGACTTGCTGGTGGTTGGGAAATAACTGGCTCTGGTACATATTCTTATGGTACTCCACCATCTGGAGTTTTTAGAAATATTACCCAAGCTAATCACTTCACAGGTTCTCACAATGCTAATGCAACCGGCACCGGTGCTATAAGTTTAGATGCATCACGCTCATCTTCCACATATCAAAATGGTACACCGGTACAACAAAATGCCATTTTGATTCAATGTTGTATAAAGTATTAGTATTTTATACAAAAATTAACTGTAATACTAAAGGGGTTAACTTCAGTACCCTCAGAGGTGTTTCCATATATAGAATTGGATTTTGAAGCATCAAAATTTTGCAAACCCTCTGCGTTACCAGCACCTGTTGATGTACCTCTGTATGTTGCAGATAAAAAGGAACGATAAAAAGCGCCTGTCGCTTGCATAGGTTGAGGCCATACATCGTTAGATATACTTCCTGTAATGTTTGGAAGTGTTTGTTGTCCATATCTACCAACCGGATTTGAACTGCTTGGACCTTTCGGATATCTTGCTGCAAAATTAGGTAAATTAAATGTCGTTATATTTTAATAAATGAATTCATACACTAATATTTTATTATGTGAACATTAGTTATTTTTACGGAATTAGATGAATATCCGCAAGCTTGCCAAGATTTTTGTAAAGTTGTAGCTCCACCGGCATTCGTAAATACCATTTGTGTTCCTGAACTTTTGTTAATACATTGACCATATATATATCACCTTTAACTCCTAAAGAGGTTGCACAAACAGTATAATTTGTATTTTTGAATGCCTCAGGAAATGTAACTGTTACACTATTTCCAGCAGCAGCAACTCCTCCTTGTTCAATCCAGCCATCAGACCAAAGCCTATACCAAGATGCACCTGCGGAATATGTTTTGACAATTGTTCTTTCATCTGAATAGTTAGGTAAGTTAAAAGTCGAACTAGAATCCCCCGGTCCATATGTCGTGCCAATGGCAGAAAATAAGGCACTATAGGTCGTTCTAGAAACAGCACTTCCATCACATAATAAATAACCTTCTGGAATTGTCGTTCCTACCCAAATTGTAACCATTCCTGGACAGACAATAAAGGAAGATCCTTGATTATCCAAGTTTTTCAAGTCACGATCTGCTTTCCAGTTAATAGTTTCAACAAGCTGTCCAGGATTAATATCTGACATTTTCAAACTCCAGGTTTAGAAATTTTTAATTACCAAAAAATTAAAATCTTATCAAACAAAAGAAAAAGTCACCTTATTCAAAAAGTGACTTCTTGTCTAGATAGGAAAATTTTATTTTTCCATCAAGAAAAGATATTCT